GCCCTTTGGCTTCTTCTTCACCATGCGAGAGCCGGTCGAAGGAACCTGCCGCCAGGATGTTGCCATTCTGGGAACGCTTGTGGATGTGTCCGCCAAAGACGAAATACCGGGTGATGTTCTGGTACCGTTCACAGTTGTGCTTAGGGGCCGGTACGTGATCGGGTAGCTGGTGTTCAAAGGCGCCGTGCAAAACGGTAAAGTCCACCTGTTCGATCTGGTGTTCTGCTAGAACCCGTTGAACGTCTAACCACACGTCATCGGGGTCGTGTTTCCACTCATCGGGGACGTAGAGGATGTGGATACCCAGTTCTTGGATATACTCAATCGAGAGGATATCGGCGTACTTAAGGTTAGCCCCAATGGTGTCATTGGCGTAGACCATGTTCGCGCTTTGTTGCCAGTCGTGCGAGGGTGTCCCTTCCAAGACCCTTAAGATGACGTTACGTCTCTTACACTGCAAGAGAAAGTCGTTCATCCATTTGTCGATCAGCTCCACATTGGGGTCTGAGTAGTCTATCTGACGGTCGAACAAGTCACCTGCGATGATGAACAGATCCAGCTCACCAAAGGCATCGGTGTCGGGGAACTCCCGGTACAGGTTAGCGATGATGTGGGCAGTGTCCGTGTTGTGGTGCCCCAAATGCACATCGCCAATCTCTGCGATGGTCAGTTCACGCAAGTTCGTAGTCATCAATGAAGTCTCCACTCGCCGAGGGAGTGTCAGTGGAAGGCTCGGTGGGTTTCTGGGTAGCCTCTGGGTCTTTGATTACCCCGAAGTGACGCAGCACGACACGCCATTCAGCTTTCTCAGCTTCGCTTAAGCCCACCACTTGGGTTTTGCTCTTAACCGCATTGCCGATATAGCGCTGCCCCAAGGTGGGTACCACGTCATCCTTTTGCAAGGCTTTAGCGACGTGTTCGAACATGGTGTCGCCCCGGTGACGAGCAGGCTTGAAGCTGAACCTGCGGGCAATCGGTGGGCAACGGAACAACAGCTCATTACCCCGATAGACATCCAGAGGACGCTTAACGTTGTCAGAGACCTGCAACCAAGGAGCCAAGCTTACGTGTTCTTCGGTGCTCAGCAACATCGGCAGAATCGTCATCTGGAAGTACTCTTCAGTACAACGAGGCACATCGTTCTTGAACAGTTCGGATAGTTCGGTGATGGATTCTTTGACGAGGGAGCTATTCTTTACAATCGGTTCTTTGTTGGTCATGGTTTGGTCCTCAACACAAACGACTAGGGTCATACCCTAGCCGTTGTGTATAAAGAGTTACTTGTGGACTTTTTACGATTGTGTTGAAGCTGGCACCCTGAAGGAATCATCGTTCAGGGGCTCGGTGGTAATCAGGTTAACCGTGATATACACCAACTGACCAGGTTTGTACTGGCCTTGGCGATGCGCCTCGAGGACGGCAGTCGCTAGTTGACTGTGGTCGGTTTCGGTATTGAAGGGTTCGTACTTAGGGAGGCCATTCGCATCACGAAGCACGTCGTAGAGATGCAGCCCACCGTCACGCAGTACACACATAACCAAAGCATTTTCGCTGTACTCGGTGGACACGTCGAGCTGGGCAGTACCGGCTTCGATCATCTCCAAAACAGTTCGGGGTTGGGACGGATGGTCGTGGTGATGACGGGTACCCTGACGCACTTCCTGTAGGATGTGTTCGATCTTCTCGATCAAGGTGTTGCCCAAGCCTTCAAGCTGGGTGCGGGACGCTTTGTCAGACAACGCACGGCCCATGGCATCGAGCTTACGGTTCTGCTCACCAATCACGATGTCGATCATGTCGACCAGTTGGTTGTGCAGCGAAAGCAGTTGCGCCGACTTATCACCCTGGGGGAAGGGTAGGGCTTGCATGCGGGCACGGAAGCTGTTTTCAGCACCTTCGTTGATACCAAGGTTCTTTTGCGGGTTGTCATTGATGGGAGCGGACATTCGGGATGCTTCCTTATTAACCGTTGTTGATTTCGGCAATGCTGGCGACTTTGGAGTTGATCAAAGACAGCTCACGGCCAGCGTAGTACTGTTTACCCTCAACCATCACTCGGATATCCAAGGTCAGGTCGATCAAGTCGGGGCGATTGGCATCAGGGGTTCTGGCTTCGGCATCGACTTCAGCAGCGTCAAAGTAACGCGACAACAGGGCGACTAACGTGCTACGAGTCTCATCGGCCAGGCGGTCAGCCTTCTCCGTGTTGTTTTGGATGATTGCTGGAAAGGAGGCTATGGAACCTTCGTAAAAGAAGGACTGGGACTTCTCACTCACCAAGAAATACCCCAGTAACTTATCCAGCTTTTCGGGGACATCACCCACCCAACCCGAGGCACTTAGCGAGGGAATCTCAATGTTCATACCTACCTCAGTTTACATAGACAAAAAATAAGGCTTCATAGTAAAGGGAACGGGTGAGGGGACAAAGCCCCCTCACCTATTACCAGAGTGCGGAATTGTAACGACTGGTAGGGTCATCCCGGCCAGTACGGAACCGTGCCAGCAACTCATTCCAAGAACACAGGATGTCTACCTGCTGATCGAACTTCAATTCGTCCTCAGGATTCTCATGTTCCAAGAAGTACGTCACCGCACGCCACTCCTCACCTTCTTCAGTGTCTTCCACAATACCGCTCATGACGCACTGGTAGTGATAATGTTCCTCACCCACCGCATTGCCATGATGGTTTACGTACGTGTCACTGTAACCGTCGATCTTCTGGTCCAGATACGCCTGGCGGATCTCCGGCTGGGCCATCAGGAACGGTTGCATAACCACCGGTGCTTGTTGCAGGGCTGCGATACCAACCAACTGGTGGATGGTGTCATCGTCCCACAAACTGGCAACACGACGAGCCCCTGCTCTTGCGAGACGAGCAGCATCCTCACCAAAGAAGCGCGACCACTCGTTCCGCGTCTGCTGAACAAAGCTTAAGCCTTCCTGAGTAAGCATGGGAGTGATCTGTTGCTGCAACGTGTTGACGAACTGCTGCACCTCGGGGTTAGGTGCACCGTACAACATGTGGTCAAACGTATTGGTACCGCCAATTACCATTTGGGCCATGGGTTACTCCTTCTACATAAAGTAGTGGCTAATGGTAATTTTAGATCGCAGAGATACCGCGCTCGGCATACCACTGTTCCGTTCCGCGCTTAGCCACAAGGTAAAGACCCTGTGGGTTAGTCAGGTACAGTGAGTAGGTGGGTGCACCGGAGCTCAGAGAGGCGCCGTTAGCAGCCTTCTTGGTTTCTGGTTGTTCATCCGGGACCAGCGAGAAGGTGTACCGGTGTTTAGCCAGTTCTTCACGCATCGCCTTAAATTCCTCTGGAGTGGACTTAACCACCAACAGATAGAGCTTAGGCGTATTAAGCTGGTTTAACTGCGCCAACTGGAGCAGCTCTTGTGCCTTGTTCATGCAAGGTGTCCTCAGTGAGAGGGGACTGAAAGCCCCCTCAAGTTTATTTACCGACCTCGATGTATGTAGTTTGAGATCGTGGTTACCACGGGTGCAGGGATTGCAATGTGGCTGGAAATGCTTCGGGGTTTACGGGTGTCGTAGACGCCGTTACGCGGGGCCAACTCATCCAGAGCCTCCAACATCTGGTGATCCAGAATGATGATACCGTTCAAGGCGTCACCGTCGTAGTCTGCGTTCATGCCGGGCAGTACCAGTACCGAGAGACTCACGGTGTTGATGCGTGTGTCTTCACTCTTGATACGGGTGACATACAGGCGTTGGGCCGACAGTCGGGTCAGCGTAGGGTTACGCTGGAAGATCACTGGGATACCCTTACGAGGGGATTCAGCAATCATTTCCTTGAAGATCTCATCGATCAAAGGATGGTAGCGCAGGGTATGCTCGAACAGCAGCTTGTTGATCTGCTTGGGCGACATCCCTCGGTGCAACAGTTTAGCGGTCAGGTGGGTTTTAAACACCATGATCGACAACGACCAAGGCAGCTCGAGTTCTTCGTGATGGTGTTGCTCGGACCGTGAAGTAATCACCGCTCGGAAGCTGAAGTGGTCACGTGATCCAAACACATGCTTACGCCACCAACCGGTCTTACTGCCAAGCTGCGCACCGATGAACGGGGCGTAGTACTCAGACAGCATAATGACCGCAGTGACGGTACGCTTCTCGATTTCCTCTTGGCTCAGCTTCGTCTGGCTGTGCACGATACCACTGATGGTGTAGATCGCATCAATGGCTGGCCGCATGGTGAGGTCACCATACAACCCAGTGGCTGCTTTCTCGATGATGAAGGCAGCTTTCGACGGGATCGGTACTTTGTGGCTGAAGATCAGGTCGCGGTAGATGGCAATGAAGGTACGCAGGTACTCAACCTTACGCTTCTTCTTATTGTCATACAACGGCCCTTCCTCCGAGCACATCAGTTGCATGATGCTGTCGAAGTTACGGTAGTACGAATTCAATCCCCGCTTGTACCCTTGAGTGATCAGGGCTTGGGTAAAGAACTCCATCTTTTTGTTCGGGGGACGATATCCAGGATTGATAAGCCAATCCAGTAGACTTACGCTCTTAACGGTCATCTCTGACTTAAGAATCACGTACACCCAAGGGTTGATCAAACGATCCACACCCTGAGGGGCAGCAATCCACAACAGCGCATCCAACGGACGTTCCGTTGAAGGCAGGCAGAAGTGGTTGCAGAGGGGACACCGCACGCCGACGTTATACTGGTACTTAAGGTGACCGCAATCGCACGAAGGTACGATATCCAACGATTCACCGGTGTACTTCGTAATAGCCAGGTTGTGCAGCGCGTCTCGATCCTCTTTACTGTCGATTTGATAATCGTTAATGATGAGCGGTACGCTGGTCAGTGAATCAAATAGCTGATCGTGGTTAACGATCTCTGCACAGACACCCATCTGTCGAGACTCCCATTGTGGCTGACATAAAAAATAAAAAGGGGAGGCAATGCCTCCCCCTTTCACTTAGGCCGCTAGATTAGCGACCCCACACACCGTTGAACTGCTGGTTCCCGAAGCGGGTACCGTAGTTCGGCTGGATCGCGCCGCTGGACATCCAGTTGCCGAGGCCGGGGTTAACCAGCTGACCCTGGAAGTTGTAACCGCCACGAGTGGCACCCTGATTGAACGTGTCAACCATGTTGCCCGGACGTACGGACAGACCGGCTTCTTCGATCGAATCGCTCAGAGCCTTGATGAACTGCTCGGAGAAGGTTACGCGACGTGCGAAGCCCTTGACCACAACGGAGCCCGACAGCAGGCGGTCGATGATGGTCTTACGCTCATGCAGACGCACAGCCAGAGGGATCGAACGATCCAGGTGAGTACGCTCCCACTTCTCTACGAGAGTCGGGTCGTCCTTGCCAGCCAGGTTCAGGATGGCGAGGTAGTCCAACTCACGCAGGTCACGCAGGTGGCCTTCGCTGTTGGTGTAGTACCCGAGGTGGATACGGTCAGCGTCGTCGAAGCAGACCGGCGCATCGAACGGGAAGTGCTTCTCGAAGCGACCCAGCGTCAGGCGGTTAGCCGCCAGCAGGATGCTCTTACGCGCGTCTTCGTTCTTGTTCGCAGCAGCGATGAAAGCCTGCTGCAGCCAGGAGAGTTCGCCTGCTTCTTCGATGTCCAGCGTGTACAGCAGCTGCTGGTTGAAGAACATGCTCATCATCTGGGCGAACTGCTGGTCGCCGAAGTTGGTAGCGCTGGTGTCGATCTTGTTGCCAGGCTGGCCGGGGTTAGCCGGGTCCTTGATCTCGTAACCAATCGCACCCACGTCACGCAGGTTCAAGCCCTTACGAGCATTGGTACCTTCGCTGTAGGTCTTCAGCGGACGACGGAACGCATTCCACCAAGCGCCATTGCGGCCGAGCTGTACGGCAGTCGACAGAGCCAGGAGCTGAAGCTCCATGGAGACGACGTCAGTCAGCGACTCGACGTTGGTCAGTACCAGACGCGGTTGGTACATGATACCCTGCATCATTGGCTGCTGCTGCATCGGGAACATCCCGAACTGCTGCTGCACTTGCTGTTGCTGCGGGTTGTACATCAGATCGATGTAACCGGTAACGCGAGTCAGTTCACGCGGAGGACGCATGTCCAGACCCTGAGTCTCGGCGTTGTTGGTCGCCGATACGGTCAGCTCGATGTCGCCACGAACTGGCAGGCCAACGATGTTGGTGTCATGGACCGAACCGTACTCGGAACGAGCGGTCAGGATGTCCTTCTCGCCGAACTCGGCCAGGGTGAACGCAGGAGCTTCAGCGCCCAGCTTGGTGTCGAGAACTGCCCAGACTGCTTGCACGGAGTTGTGCAGCCAATCTTGGAAACGCTCAACCGGGATTTCTTTGTCCAGCTCGGTCGGGATCACGGTGCAACCTGCATCATGAACCTGAGCATTGACGCCGAAGGTGTCGACCACGAACTTCTTCACGGTGTTCCAGTGGGAAGCATGGTTGTAGATGTCCGACGGTGCGAAGATCGTCTCGATGGTGTGGCCATCGATGGTGGCGATGTTCGGCTGCAGCGGACGGCCCGAACCTTCGATCAGCAGGTCGTAGACGCCGATGTGAGTCTGGTTGCCATGAACTTCCTTCATGCACACGAGAATGCTGGAGTAGTTCACTTGCAGCTGGTTGGAATCCAGTACCAGGAAGCGGAAGGCGTCCAGGGTCTTGGGGTCCATCACACGCTTGGCACGCTCGAGCAGGCCGTCGTGGATCTTCTGGACAGTTTCGCCAGACATGTTGCGCGACACCAGGCCACGGTGCTGGCTGTTGACGTTCATGATCGAACGGCCCGGCTGGCCAACACGAGCGCCGGAGTTATTGCTGGTGTTCATGCTTGGGTTCCCACCCGACATGTCGGGAGCTTGTTGAGTTTGTACTTGAGGTTGCAGAGCAGGGGCAGCCTGCTGTTGCTCATTGGCCAGACCGGCTTGGCGCATTGCATCAGCCAAGGAACCGTTCGACTTACCGCTGTCTTTATTAACGCTCATGAGTTTATTTCCTTCGTTATCGTTTGTTTGCGCAAACAACCCACACAAGGTGAGTATTCATGTAGGTAATATATACCCGATTCTTTTTTCAATACGATCTATTCCGCTGATAGCGATCATGCGTCCTAGGTCCCTTGGCGGAAATTCCACCAAGTTGTATTTGTCTATACCATAGGTGAGAAAGTATTTAAATATCGAAATGCCATCTCACCCCATTGGGTCATAATGTCACGCGGTGGTTCTCCGCTGTGACCCAATGTACAAACCCAGCTTTGCGAGCTGCCTTCTTTGCATCACACTCGGCACCAAGTTCTGAGAACTCTTGACTGTAGTGCTCAAAGTCCAACACAGGTCCAAAGGGTGCACCTGCATTAAGGGCTCGAACCTTAAGCCTTACATACTGCCGTTCTTTCACATACCCTTGGCCTTTAGGGTTTTTATTTACAAGGCCAGTTGGATTGGAATGGCGCTTAACAGCGAGGGCTAGTGCTTGTTCAAATTCCTGCATCGCTTTAGATGACATGGAGAGTCCTTATAAAGAAGGGTTAGCGGTACCAATTCAGTTGGATAGTATGTAGGTCAATTTCTTTTAAATCGTTTCTTTGGGGGCTTCTATGTATTCCCTGTTTAGTAAAGGGGAGTGGGGTGACCGTGGAGGTGCTCCTACCTACCTCAATTATCGCTACTCCTTAAAGGGGTTGCGTAGTAACCTTGAGCGTGTGATCCACTACAACCGGATCTATCCCAGGGCTGTGAAACCCAATCACTTCCTCGTACGCTTGATTCACTCGTTAAACATTCCCCTGACCATGAACTCCCAACGCATGGTCGATCTGATCTCTGAACGGACCGAAGGGGTGGGGATGACCATGAACATCACCTCGCCGCTTAATAAAGGAAGGATCTTCAGTCCTGGGGTCTTCTATGGGGAAGGCTCTCAAGAGATCCTAATTGCTGACTCTGCCTACTTTGACGTGCGGGCCTGTGAGGCTAACTGGGAAGACTTGCGTCCCTTGGAGTTTCTCTACCACCCCAAAACTGACTTGGGGATGGATCAGCCGTGGGGTCTGCAGAACAACGAAGAGCAAGGTTTGGCGGTGATACGCGTTAACGTACCGATGCTTGCGTTCCAGTATCAGCAGTGGCGTCAGCGTGAGTGGTCCTTTAACCCGGACAACCAACGTAGCGTCATGCAGTTCATTTCAGCCTATCCACTGAACAACCTGTTGTACTCGCAAGTGGACTGGGCCATCTTGAACCGAATCATTCACACCTACTACGAGCTACCGTGCTCAACCAGTCAGGTGCGTAAGCCCTTTCAGTTGACTGACTACAGTGATCGACTCCAAGTAGCCGTGGACCAGATGGTACATGACTACCGTACGCGTCGCTTTACCATGGAGCAACTACTGGACAGCATTCAGCTGGTGGGTGCCTACAGTGCGTTAGAGCGTGTGGCGTTACCTCGTGTGCTGGCCACCCGTCAAGTGAAGTGGGCGTTGATGTTAGCGCGTGAGCCGTTGATGCGGTTCTTAGTGGATTGGAACACCCAGTCCGGTAACAGCAAAAACCGGGCACAACTGATCAAGGTCCGCCAAGAGTTGGTGCGTTTTCATAACGACAACGTCCTACGGGGTTCGGTACCTAAGAAGGCTGTACCCTATTGGGAACAACGCTTTAAAGAACTCATTGACTTAACGTCATAAGGGGTAACTAGGGAGGCTTGCGCCTCCCTAGCGTTTTATGCCGCAGGTTCCCACTCTTGAACGAAATCGCTGACGAGTTTGGTGTTGTTGCCATTCACCAAGAAAATGCCCAGCGCTTCAAGGATGAGATAGAACGGCCGAACAGTTGAGTACACGAGCTTGCGGATGTTCATCGCCTGAACCACTTCCTTAGGCAGTCCGTGACGTTCCACGTTATCCTTAGGCAGTAGCAGGGTCGTCATCCCAGGTTTGTTGGCAAAGTACTTAGCAACCTTAGCTGCAATGTCCTTGTCCTCAATGCTGGCTATCCACTCTTGAATGGCCGTCTTGTTCGGCAGGTCCAAGGATACCTTGATGGCCGGGTACGGTGCTTCAGGGGCGTCGCCGTAGTTGGGGGCAAAGATGTCTTGCCAATACACGTAGTGCTGGTACGGGGACTGTTGGGGGTTGGTGTAGGAGTTGGCTGATTTCACCGAAGACCGGGCCAAGTAACGCGACTTGCCTTTGATCACCGATTCAATAATGTCCATCTCAATGGCTGCGATCTTACGGTACAGGTCGATCATCGAGATCTGCTTGTCCGCAATCACCGTGTCCATGACCTCCTTAATCGTCTCGGTCACTACCGCCATAATCTCAGGCGGGCAGTTCGAGTCTTTCAGGTACACCCCTTTGATCTCTTCCTCCAAGTGTTTGAAGACGTTCCCTTCACGGGCGGCCTTGTAGGCAAAGTAGTGCTTAGCCATCGAGGTCAGACCAAAGACTGAGAACGCAAACTCGTTCTTCATCGCCAACACGTTAAGCTTCTCAGGGATAACCCCCAAGATCGTGGAGAGCTTAGCCAGAACGTGAATGATCGACTGCGAAGCCAGGTACACCATCGTGTAGTTGATGGAGAAGGCTTCATCGCTGAAGTCCACGTGACCCATGTACCACTCAACCCAGTTCTCCACCGCAAAGATCGTGGAGTCTGTGTCTGAGGTGATCGCGACGTGTCGCACCGAATTACGGATACGGGCAACCGAGGCCGGTACGTTGTCTGTCACCCAGAAGGCTTCGATCAGCAAGGCAAACTGCTCAAGCGTCTCAACCGTCTTCTTGGCAAACTCACCCATCACCCGGATACCGTGAACCGCTTCCTCGACCCCTTCTTCAGCCATCCCTTGAAGTTTCTTCAGGGTACGTCCGTCGAGTTCTTTGGCACAGATCAAGCTGACGTAGGCCTTAAGGTCGTTGTCCATCCCCTTAACCCAGACTTTAGCATCGTCATACGGCAAGGTCTGACCTGAGGTCTTACTCGACATCACCTGCAAGAAGGTGTGAACGAACTCCTTGTTGTATTTACCCAAGTGCCACATATCCCCGACATACACAAAGGCTGCGCGCTCTAACGGCTCGAGACCTTCCACCAGTTTACGGATCTCGGTTTCCTGCTTACGGTTACGCCAGTAGTGCACCGTACTGTACAGGATGACTTCCATCACCTCATCCACGGTTGGGATGTGCAGGTTGTAGGTGGAGACCGCCTTACCAATCAGGTCGTAGTTCACGTGACCGATAATCGAGGTGATGTTTGCCAAAACTACATCAGGTGCCCAGTAGTGACGGTTACCAGCCAAGAACTTCTCGTTGTTCGAGTTACCGTAGCTGGTCGCAACCCGGCAGGTGGACGTCAGGCTTGAGTGAGCTGACTTGTTGTAGAAGATCGTTGAGGCTGAGGCTTGACCGCCTGAGATCGAGTTGTTGGCAATCTTGTACGTGGACTGCTCGTTCTCCTTAATGTCCGCCACAACGTGGTTACCCGCCATCTGGGCATCGAAAGCTTCGGCTTTAACCTTGGCTCGGCCCTCAATGTTACCGGTAACGTAGATCGAGAGTAGGGACTCTCGGCGGTTGGGGTTCTCGTATACCGTCATCGCTGGGGAGAACAGCAGCTTACGGTCTTTGATGTTGTTCAGGTACTCGGTGTAGGTCAAGACCTTTTGTTCACGGTCCCCGTTCTTACCACGGGCCAAGTGTAACACTTCTGGGTCTTTGATCTCCAAGCGACCACCGGCTGCGGTGACTTGATTGACCCACGCCTGACAGTCAGCCAGAGGCTTGCCAGTGCGCTTAGACAGATACAGAGCCATGTCGCTACGGTAATTACCCAATACATCCAGGTCACGGCTGTAGTGACTGGCGGGCTTCAGAAAAGAATTGTTCACGACTATTTACCTGCTTTAGACCACTCTTATCAGATAGGTCTTAGTAAGATTTATTTACAGCCGGGCATACACCCGCCCGAAGGCGGGGTAGCTTTTAGCGTTTGATCGCCCACGTGTCGAACAGCTCACCGACCTTCTTGTACTCTTCAGGGGTGCGCTGGGAAGACTGACCCATGATGGCTTCAACCGTTGGAATCGGCAGTGGAGGAATCTCCATGTCCTTATCCTCGATGTTAACCTCCAAGTCGATCTTCACCCAATCGTACGGCTCGCCGTCGATGTTCTCAAAGACGTCCACCTCAAACTGGTAGTTGCTGCCTTCGATCGGGTAGCAGTAACGCTTCTTACGCAGAGAGTGAGGAGCCATCAGCAGCATCAGCTCGAACATGTCCTTGCTGACTTTGGTCTCGGCTTCCTTCTTACCCAACTCGCCTGGGGTCTTGAACTTCAAGCACAGCTCGTAGTCCCGGTCATTTACCGCCCGTACCCGAATCTGGCCAAAGCCTTTCTCGCCCTTGTCCACGTGGATCTCGGCCTGCTCTTGCTGCTCCTTTAACAGTTCAGCATTTAGCCAGTCGAAGTTCTCCACCCGAGCAAAGAACGTGTACTCGATCTCTTGCTTGGCTTTACCTTCGCCTTCTGCGAGTTCCTCCAAGCTGATCATCAGTCGTCGTAGTCTCACTGGATCACCTATAAAACAGAAAAAGAAAAAGGCAGTGCACCCAAGCCGAAGCTTGAGCGCGACTACCCGTCGAACGTCATTACATAGCGGATGACTGGCTGACGATCTCCACTTGATGGAAACCGTTAGCCGCCAAGGCTTCGATGACCTTTTCTGCTTCACCAGGGTTGACGTTCCCAATGCGTACCATCAGGTTCGTGTAGTCCAGTACCTGTACCGAGGAGGCTTTGATCCAAGGCAGCCCAAGGATCGACTGTTGACCGTTGCTGTGCTTGACCCGTACGTAGAGGTACTCGTCGTACGCATCGACCGTTCCCTGCGGCAAGGTTGGGTAGACGTTGGCGTGCATGGCAGGTGCATCCAACCCCAGCATGCGGGCGGTGTCAGCATCAACAAGGCCCATCACCTTGACGTTCTTGAAGTTGTTGCCCAGAATCAGACTGGGGTAGACTTCAAATGAAACTTGCTTTGAAAGTGGGAATTGGTCTTGCGTGGCCATTGTGTTTGGACTCCAGTTCAATGAGGATCAAACCCTCATCGTTAAGAAAAGTGATGTCACGAATCTTGCCTTGTTTGAGGAGGGGTTTTAGCAAGGGGTCTTCTGCCAAGCGTTGGACGCATGCGATAACCTGATCGAGGAGTTCACTGTCAAACTGCTCGATCTCTCCTGACAACACCGGTTCATCAAACGGATCGATGGCCTCGTAGATCGACTGAACGATATAAGCCAACATGCGCTTGACTGCAAAGCTTAACTCTGGGAGGTCATCACTGACGTCTTGGTTGAGGTGCCGCCCCACCAACTGAAGGGCTTGCTCAATGTCCTCAGAGGTGGTCGAAACATTTATTAGATTCATGATAAGGTGTTGCCTCGATGTTGGTTACCCCAACAGTTTAGGTTTTAATACCAGCAGTTCCCTCTCTAACCTGTCCAGTTGAAATAAGCTCTGGCCATCCGAGGTGTACACCAGCATTGTTGAAAGGTGTGTTTGTATGGTGTTGGCTAAGACGGAGATCGCAGTCGATAAGATCATGCCGTCATTATTAGGGTTGTTGATCGTTTGGCCATACACCTGATAGGAGAACACGTAACTATTCACCGCCATAGGATCATAACGGCGTAACATGATGTCGGTAAGACTGACCACGATCTCGGCGATGTCGTAGTCCATGTTAGTCATAGCGCGTGTAGCTCCCGTGAAATCCGATATTGCATCACGCAAGTCAATGACTAAATACATCAGGAAAATCTCCGGCATACTAGAGGGCATCGCCCCCTAGATTCTGCGGTAGACTTTAAGTAGCATATTCTGACCTTGCCAGCCCACTACTGCACGATGCAGCATCGGGTGATCGACAATTTTGTAAACCTCAAGAAAGGCTACTAGCTCATAATACACTTCTAAAGCCAACGCAGTAAGTTGATGATGAAGCGCAGCTGCGTTCATATCCTCATAACAATTCGTTGGATTAGCCTGTTGTATTTTTTGCTCAAATTCAGCTAACACACTGGTCGAGGTGGTGGCTGTTCGGTAGGGGAGGGGACTGTTGAAATCGAGGTAGTACGCAGGGTGACTGCTGAATGTACGTTGATCGGCTGTCTCTATTTTGTCAAGGACTGTGACTGAGGATTCCACAAAGTCCTTAAGAGACATCTTACTCTCTTGCAGGTGAGGCTCTACGTGGTTGTAGGCCTCCAACAGATGGTTCATGGGGATCGAGAGGATCATGATGACATTCCACAACTATAACCGCGTTGGCTTGGGCGACGACCTTGAGATTGCACTCAGACAGGTACTGACCGATGTATTGGTACAATACCTGATCTAAGGCATTCATGTAATCGAAGTACTGCTGATGCAACTGGGTCACGGTGTCGCTGTAGGCGATCCCTTCGTCGCATAACACCCGATCAAAGAACAGGTCCACTAACGGTTGGCTATCGCAACGATTGCCTAACAGTTTAATCGCCAAACAACGCAAGCTTTCTGGCGACTCGTTTAAGTACGCCAAGAGTTTAGGGGGAGCAGGTGGTAGTTCGGAGTTCGGGATTGCCAACACCACCACCTTGCTCATCGCATGGCTTCCAAAGCACGACGGATACGTTCTGGGACGTAATCGAAGTTCTCATCAGCCTCTTCTAAGTATTCCTCTACCCGTTCTTCAATGCTGAAGGTAATCGGGGCATCACGCTCACGCAGGATCTCAACCAGGACGTCTCCCCGGCGGATCAAACGGAAGTTACAGACGTACTCGCGAATGTCGTACTCAAAGGACAGGTTGAAGATCTGGTTCATCTGATCGCGTACTGCGTCAAAGACCTCATCCAAGAGCTGTTGCTCTAAGCCGTATTCGGCCAGTTGTTTCTTGATGACGATACAACACGCCATCACATCCCCACTGATGCGATTCTCAATCAACTGATAAAGGATCGATTGCAGGTTCAGGTACTGAGCCGCAGCACCGAAGTGATCACACAGCGCAACTTCCATGAACCCCAACACCCGCGAGGTTTCCACCACAACCCGTCTATGGCTTGATGGTTGGTCGGTATTTGTCCCAGAATAATGCACGGTAGTCTTCCCCGCGAGTTAAGATGTAGCTGTTGCCCATTTGCTTGAGTGTAGCGTGTTGCCAACTCGGCTCGAGGGAGAATGTGGTTGCCAGGTGATCTTGCAAGTAACTGTCCAGCGGTTCGATCACTTCAAGCTCGATGATCTCGCCCCACTTCTCCATCTGTGGGTGGACCTGGTGGTCACCGATCACACTGGCGAAGTTTGGATAGACCCGAGCGATCAAGCCTTCCAACGGTTCGAGGTTAAAGGAGATCATCAGGTCTGGGCTACCGACCAGTTTAAGTTCAAGCTCGTCGTCGAACCACAGCATCAGATCGCGCAGACGCATGATCAACAGGTTACGCACCACGTGAGTACAAACAGAATTGCTAAAGCGCAGTTCTTCTTTCGGGATCAGGCCTTCTTCAATAATGTCGGCCAGTCGCGCTTTTAGGAACTCAACCCAGTCACGGGTGGGTATGACGTATTTCACAGGTTAGTCCTTTCTTTAAAGGGGGTCGGCCAATTCACTTAGATGATATATGTCTGAAACATCTTAGGATGCGCCACAAGGGTTCTCTATAAAATAAGCCACACGGTATTGTTTAACAGACGAAAACCTTGCCACGGACTTCCTAGGACGTTATAGGACTATTTAAAGAACAGACGGCATAAAAGGAGGACCGAAGTCCTCCTTCTACACCCCACCCCAAGGATGGAAAAGGGACAGGACAACCGGCCTGGTGACGCACCGATGTTTCCCCTTAAGCAACGCCGATGCCCACCAGCGGCACTCTCTGTACGGCGCAGTGCCGTTCCCGAGTCGTTGCCACGCCAGAGTACATCCGATCGCACCTGTCCACCTGTTAAACCGCTACCCCGACCTACGGAATGTAATAATTCTGCTCGCTCCACCGTGCGCAAACAAACAAAACAACGGTGGCAGAATCCGGGTCACCTCAGTACGTTTCTGACTACTCTTTCACCAAGACCCATAACTCGGTTATCCGGACAACCGGTGCAATGCCATAGACACTGCTCAACAGAACAACATCGGTGTTAATCCATCGACCGTGAAACCAACGGATTTTTTAAACGCATGTGTAAATCGCATACTATAGGTTATTGGCAGCAGAAAAAAAAAGGAGGCCGAAGCCTCCTGGAGCAAAAACCTACCTCAAGGAATCTGAGGCAGGCCAACGAGTTGTGATACCAAGTTGCGGCGATACTTGTACCAACCATCTGGGTGGGTGTGTAGGCCGGCTTCTTGACTGGAGTGACGGATCTTGTCGTCATCTTCAAACAGGAGCGGGACTGGGAAGTATCGGTAGCAACCGGGTTGCCCTGAACGGACCAGAGCGTGACGAGAGCGACCTTCCCAATTACCGGTTTCAATACCTTGCTTGATCAACTCGATCATCTTTTGACCGTCATTGGCCAAGCTGTGGATACTGGTGTAATGGGTGTGGGTGCGCGTTGGGTCGTCTTGTTGTGGGACGATGTTGCGGATGAACACGGTTCCTTCTTCATCGTGCTCGATGGTGTTGCCGTTATTCAAACGGACGAAGGATCGGTCAGCGTTGATCGTGATGTCTACCATAGTTTATACTCCACGTATATTTCCGAACGAGTCGATAGGAATGGTACTCAAAGGCAAAGCTTACACAGCCTGCCGCTAAACACCCCAACCACCCTAGGAAAATGAAAGGGATAATTCCGACCACAATGGTCATTAACATCAGGCTAGGTTGATCCACTGCTGCGTGTCTCAATTGCCTGACGGCTTTCTCCCCCAACACCGATAGATACAACGCTCTAAAGCCCGCATAGAAAGCCCATGCTAAAGCAGTCCGATAAGACAAAGCCTCATCTGCCCACTTATATATCCCCAGCATCCCTACTGCTATGATGAGGTAGATCACAAAAGGTACTAGAACCTTGTAAGTTTTCATGTTGGCTACTTCTTTATTAGTTTAAACCTTTCACGCCTCACCTAGGAGTAACCCCAATGGCGAAGCTAAGCGCCCTCTTAGAACCGAGCCCAAGCTTGGTCTATAGTCCTGAGGGCATCGAGTTGGTGGATGCGGCCAAAGACCGTAACGCCCCCTCGATCTATGTCTTGTTGACGGACACTAAAACGCAATTCAGTAAGGTCAGCCGGTTGATCACAGGCGATCCCTACAACCACGTGTCCTTGATGTTGTCAGATAACTTTAATGACCCTATCTACACCTACGCACTCAATAACGGTATCAGCTCCGTTAAAGGTGGCTTCATGGTTGAAGATCGGGATAATCTCTACGGATCATTGTATTCGCTTTACGAGTTAAAAGTAACAGAGGCGGCATACAAGCAAATCAAGGAGCGTGTCGAGTTTCTGGCTAATAACCCTAACCAGACCCGGTACAACCACCTAGGTTTGTTCAACGCCATCTTCCGTAAGAACATCTTTTCTTCTGAGGACGGGCAGGTCTCCATCTGTTCTGAGTTTGTGGTTGAGGTCTTGCGCTTTGGCGGCATAGAACTCTTGAAGGGCAGACTCGGTAGCACCATCCGGCCTTACGACCTGGTGCGTTCTAAGCTGCTGAAGTTTGTACGTCGGGGTAAGATTACCTGACGGCATAAATAGGAAACGCCCCCGTCTCGGCTCGAGTCAGGTCTAAATGACTAAGCGTCACCAACTCCCGCCAAGGGAAGTGACCTTCGTACATTGCCTGGGCTGCGGCCGAGGGGGGTGTTCTTTATTGCTTTTGAAGCTCTCAAGTAAACCCTAGGGGGGGTGGACAGCTGATAGAAGCCGTTCGTCCTGGGTGTGTTACTATTAGCAACTGCTGGGTTGGTAAACCCTTTATGCCGAACTTAATCGGTTCATTATATAGCGCATCTCAGGCGCACTAATTCTTAAACCAGGGCCCTGAACCCTGTGAACCTGGAGGGGGTTTTATGCCGCGCGTTGAAAGGTCGCGGACTCACCTCAGATTCAAGAAAAAGAATAGACGCGCCTAAGACCGCCAGCGCCAGCCACAATTGCCATTCATAGCAAAGGGCCAGCATGTAGAGAAGCACAAAGAAAAATATTTTCCTAGGGTCTCACATGAGCGGTTGAGAGAAAGGGTTGCGTCCACACCTTACACCCGCCCTATGGATGTGGTGGGACGCGCCCGCTAGGTATTGTCGCCTAGGCCAACTCCCAGTCAGTCCGAATCCGTAGTCTGCCCGTGTCCGCATGAGGTCTAAGCCTTCTCGGGTGGCAGCTTCGTGTTCGAATGACCGCAGAGCGTATACCTTTTGCGACCAGCTGTCGGCGGTAGTACCATACCCAGCGTTGTCCGTCACCACTTCAACCCCTAAGGCTCCGTCGTGAAGTAACTGGGCAATCGCTAAGGATATTGCACCACCGATGATTAAGACTCTTATACAAAGCCCCCTTATTAAAACGGCGGGTTGGTAGAGCGACCAGGAAAAGGTATCGCTCTAGGCTCCAACCCCGCCAAAACTTAACAGACCATCTCAGGCACGGGAATGCCGAGTTCCTCGCATCCTTTTTCCAAGTCAGCTTGCGCTTGCTGGAACTCATCCACACGGCGTAACGTCTCGAGTCGAGCGTTTGGGTTAGGCGGTGGGAGTTTCAGATCACTCAGCTTAATTGGGGTGAGCATGCGGTGTCCTCATATGGATAACGTTCAAGCATTGCAATCTGCTTGCGCGTCAGAGCCATACACAGTACAAACTGGAACAGCCCCAGTACGACTGCCGCTTGCCATGAGAATAAGATCCCAATGACTGCACCCAACACAGTAGCAAAGACTACGAAGAAGGTGCGTAAAACCACATACTCTTTCTGTTCTTGCGTCACGATGGCGAAGTCCTACTCAACATCCTAAAATTATCAACCCAGACCAATACCAGAGGGTCGATTGACCACGAGATGTTTCTCGGGATCGTACTTCTCTTGGGGAAACTGGTTGTGCCAGGGTTGGCTCATGCAACAGGTACAGAGCCACTTACCGCTCGGGCAAGGTTGCGGCAGGATCGAGAGTGTATCCAGATCGACCGTGTCGCAGTTGTCACATGCAAACAAGTGGCTCATATACTACCTCTTACAGAACCAAACCATCGTCTTGTGCTTCGTCCAGTTCCACAATCTTGCGGGCTTGGACGCGGCTGTCGCGACGAGCGTTGTAATCGTTACGGGTGTCCTCGAGGCGCTCGTACGTCGCACCGAGGTGTTGGGTTGAGATCACGAAATGGATCTCTTCGATGTCCTGGACCTTGTGCTGGAAGTAACCGGCGCACGAGTAATCCGGGACTGGATCGGTCAGGTGCGGTTGGTCACGGTCAGCGTAGAGGCTGGCTACCGAGATTGGATCGGTGATGCTCTTGGCTGTTTTCTGGTCGACGAAGATATCCAGCAGCGAGAGCTGAGGGGCCACTTCGGTCGAGTGGTTGTAGCGCAGCCAGTGACTGACGTCTTTGGTGTCCAGTTCTGCGTTCTGGCGAGAAGCCAGGTACGACAGGCAGGACGTTGCGAAAGCCAGCTTCTTGTCTACCGCCGAACGGGTGTTGTCGCCGCCGTTGTGCAGGTAGTAGGTCACAACCGGAGCTGCTTCCTTCTTGCTGATCGCCGCCAAGGACTTCAGGGTGTTGACGGTGTTGTTCGCCGTGATGTTCGATTCCGAAGAACCGGCTGTCAGGACGACCACAGGCAGACCACGCGCCAGCAGTTCCGAAACAATCAGCGGACCCAGAACCGAACCCGAACCACCGGAAGCCGAGAAGACCACGATGTTGAATTCAGATGGCTGCTGGGCTTGCAGGATGTGCTTGATGCTCGAGGAGATCTGGGCGTGGTTTTCACGACGCACTTTACCAGAGCCATCAGTGTTCTCGAGGATGTAGACCTTTTCCTCGGGAATCTCGGGAACGAGGTTGGAACGGCTGGTGTCGATGAACGCAGGATCGATTGCTGCAAAGCCATCACCGCTTTGGCTCTTGATGTAGTTTGCTGCGAAATTGACGCCGAGGCCACCACAGCCAAAAATTCTGACAGTGCCGACAGAAGCATTTTGCTCTTTCATAGTTTATTCCTTGCTCTACGAGATTGTAATGTACCTCTGGGGATACCTGTTGCTCTTGAAGCAACACCAATGTTTGGATAAGTAACCCCGTCGATAACGACTGGTTTGATGTTGGCGGATCTTGATGCAGCTACTCTGGCTCTATACTCAGGATCTTGCCAAAGTTCTCTAACGGTGTCTCTGATCTTTCTTTTGGTAGGTTCAGCTTTAGGCACGCCTTCGTGTTTTTGACGATACTCAGGATCTTGCCATAAAGCTTTTCCTCGCACACTCTGGGCTAGACGAGCCTCAGGATCTGCAAACTGTTCTTTAGCCGCTTGACTCAAACGCTCACGCACTTCATCAGTAAAGACCAATCCCAACGCAGCTTTGACTGCATCTCGGGCCAGGTTAAACAACTTCCCACTATCAAAGTGATTAATGAGGAGTTCCTGTTCCAAACACAACGCTTCTTCCTTAGACTCGGCCTTAGCAAAGACCAAATCAAAATAGGGATTCTGGTCATAGGCCTTTTGAAGATTGGAGTTCTTGTGAACGCCGCACTTTAAGTCACTGTTATGGTGAGCAAGCCTTTTGTACAGATCCGAAGTGCTGCCAACATAAGCAGAGTCGCTACTGGGATGTAGCAGCGCGTATGTTGCGGGATGGGAATGTTCTTTGCGAGAAATGCTAGCGGGTTGGCTTGGTAGAACAGTCTTTAACGAGGTCGTGAAGGACTCGGACATTTGAAATCTCCACCGCAGCCGTAAAGACGTACTTTTCCAACTTCCATTGAATTCACCTATTTGTTCAGGTTAAGTTTAGCACATAAGACTAACCGAGGATTGGTGTGGTTAGTCCTACATAGGGTGTGCCGGCAATCTCTTCAAAGAAATACCGAGCACGTGTCTTTTTTTACTTACAACAAATCAACCAAGTCTCGCTGTTGCTTTAACTCGGCTTTAAACACCGCTTCATAGAACGAGGGATACACGGCGTATCCATTCGATCCAAACTTCTCTTTGATGTGCGTGATCGCGCCTTTACGGGCTTCGGAAGGGTCGATGCCTTTGTGTAAGCGGTACTCAATAGCACGTTGGATCATGTGCTTAAGTGACGGGTTAGGAAAACCCCGATCCGCTGACGACATCAGTTGTGCAAAGGCATTGGTGAAGGGTTGCTTGTTAGAGGCCCGGTGTTCACGACAACCTGAAACAACCAACGCACGTTCTTCAGGGGTCAAGGCCTGAATGATCGGGTAGTTCGTCGTCGCCACCCACTCACCAGACATCCAGTGATGGTTATCGCGTGACCACGAGAACATGTCATGGAAGTAGGCCACCAACATGATCAGCTTAGGATCAAAGCCTAGACGCAAGGTCTCGTTGATGTAGTTACCACACGACTCGACGTCGTTGAAGTGACTGACCCGATGCGCACCGTCGTTCAACTCCCACGCATGCGAGAAGTCGCCGATGATCTGTTCACGTAAAGCATCCACTTCAGGGTTTGGGCGTAGCTTCATGGTATTCTCCTTAGAATTACAGGTAGCGGTCGGTTAGGCGATCGGCCTGCTCAACCAGTTCGTTTGCAACTTTGTTCGTGGCATCCTTAAGACGCCCCTCTTGCATGTGCAAGGCTTCTTCAAACATTAACTCTGCTTGATACAACAACTGCTCAGCCTTTTGCCGATCTTCCCACTCGCGAATCAGCATAGCTAAGCTGTAACCCCAGTATAGGGGGTTTATCCATTTTAACATGACTCCACTCCATTAAGGGTTACTGTGTTGTATTGCCATTAGATAGTATACACCTGAAATTTTTTACATTGCCCTATCAGAGTTACGTAATTTTATAGAAGGGGAAATTAACGTAGGACCTTATTTATGAACGCCATTCAAAAAGCCCTCAAGGACATTCGTTCCAATATCCCCAAAGAGATCCTGGAACGGACATTCTTGACTCAGAACATGTCCGCCTTCGGTGGACGCCATAACTTTCAACCCTTGTCGCTGGATCAGCGCATACGCGAGGCCGTAATCGATGGAACTGTTTTGCCGGATTGTCATCTTGTGGGTGGCACTGAAGTTACTGTCCCACTTGCATCAGTACGCCCCGAGTACGTTAACTCGTATAACTTGGTTTATCGGGTGCCCAAACACCTCACGCAACAACGTAGTATCGTCCGGGTTCTGCACATCACCTTCGGGGACGGTGGCGTTGCTGGGTCGATGAACATGGGGCTTCAAGGGCGCTCTGAGCTCTTGAGTAAAGCCCAAGGGGTGCTCAACAGTCGTTCCAGTATTCCTGTGGTCTCAACTGCTAACATTGAGTTGATTGGTGAGAACACGGTCCTGGTTCGTGACAACATCACCATGCCGGGTAACCCGTACCTACGTTGTGTGGTGGAGAACGACGCCGAACTCTCAGGCTTTCTCCCCGCTGCAATCTTGGTGTTTGGTAAGTTGTGCGTACTGGCTTGCAAGAGCTATATCTACAACAACATCAACATCAGTATCGACCAAGCGCAACTCTCAGGCGGTATGGCCCTAGGCCGTTTCCGTGAAGTCGTTGACGGCTACAGCGATGCTCAAGAGCAATACGAAACCATGTTCGATGAACGTTGGCGTAAGATTGCGTTGATGGCAGACCCTGAACAACACAAACGTCACCTGAAGATGATCACAGGCGGTTTGTGGTAAACCTATTAACAGGAGGGGCTCCCACCCCTCCTCCAAGGATTCTTTTATGACCCCTTATCAAGAAGGCCCAGACAGTACGTTCCGACACATGGACCGGGACTACCAACTCGATCCCCTGTTGGCTGATGCGGCAAAGCTCCCCGTCAAGCAGGTCCACACCAATAAACTGGAATGGAACTTACGCTACGGTGAACCTGACCCCATTCGGTTAAAGAACGCCGATACGCGTTACCCGATCATCATCACTGAAGAACCTCGATTCGGTTGGGTGATCCTAGACGGCTTTCACCGCTTCTGTAAACTGATCGAACAAAAGCGCACCACCTGTTCGGTTCGGATCATTCCTCGAGAGTGGCTCAAACGCTACAGGGTGTCTCTGGAGAGCGATTCACCTGTAACGGTAGGCCGAGCTACCTTAGATCAAGCACAGAGCTTCCTGGCGGCTCTAGGGATCTCCTACAGCTTACCGGCTATGGGAGCGATTAACTACAGTGATGTCCCCCACCAGTACACCTTTGCGTACCAGAACGAACAACCGGTTGGGATTCTGATCACCACCACGTTACACAATGACTTCGTAGGACTCTCTACTAATCCTGAGGTCGACTATTTCACAGTAGGGAGTGTGTTGCTCAACTCAGTACGGGTCGGTCAAGTGTTAGCCCGTGTGGAGGATGAAACCTTAAACGGTCTGCTCAAACATGCAGGTTACCGGTTAACCGAGCCCTTGGTGAAGTTTAACCTGTATCGCAAGTACCACAGCGCCTCACAGTTCCTATCCATTCAGTAACGGCATAACAGGCGAGGGGTAACCCTCGCCGTATGCTGTCTTAAAAGGTAATGGGTAAGTTGACACCTGTTGGAGGCATGTAGGGAGTTTCCAAGCGATAGATGATGTAAAGGATATTCTCCTCTGGACTATAACCCTCTGTCACATAGGTGGCCGAGTAACCGTTGAAGTTAATGACCTTAGCCATCTTTCGTGTATCTACCTGACCAAAGAACTGTACAGACACCCATTCCCAACCAGACTGTCCTCCGACTACGTCGCTGCCTGTCTCAATGCCTCGTAACCGATACGTCACACCGTCGATATCGTAATCTAATTGACTTACACTACCTACGTAGTTGGTGTAACTCCTACGGATGTGTCCGTTAGACATAGTGAACTGAAACAAATTCACCAATACGTTCTTACCCACAAAAGGGTACTTGAACTTTCGGTACACACCGTTCTCTTTAATCCAAGCAGTGTCTACATTCTTCCAGATCCCCTGTACCCGAACTTTAGGTAAGGTGTGTCTCCAAAGTCCCGCTATACGCGATAGCATAACAAATCCCTCGCCGTATGCTGTCTTAGAACCGAATAGACAAGTTGGTATTAAACGGGAACTGATGCGCCTCAATCAACTCGTACGTTAAGAAAGTCATGTCAAAGTCTGGATTGTACCCACCGGTCTTAAAGATGGCAGTGTGACCATTCAAATAAATGACCCGAGCCAGCTTATTGGAGTCTAATGACCCGAACCATTGTAGTGACACCCACTTCCAAGCTGCAACGCCCCCTACCACATCAGAACCGGTCTCAATACCACGGATGTCCCACACAAGGCCATCAACGTTGTACTTAAACGTAGTCAGGCTACCTTGGATAGCAGCGCCAGGTACTCCACCCACTGCAGGCCCGTTACCGCCTCGTATAAACGAACGTCGTTCAAACTGACTACCGTCAGGACGAGTGTTGATCCCACGATACAAGCTAAGGGTTTCCCCAGCCGTTACAAAAGGGTATTTGAACTTACGGAACACTCCGTTCTGTTTAATCCATCCAACGTCTACATCCTTCCAAACCCCACCTACTTTCACTTTGGGTAGGATTTGTCGCCACAAACCCAAGATACGTTGTTTCATGCTCCACCCCAAGAAAAAAAAAAAAGCCCAGCCTGCTTTCATAGGATACCCGAGCATAAAGCCCTGCCTCCCCGAAGGGAGACAGGACTCTACTCAGTAACAGATATTGCGTGCAGCGACTTCAGCTTGGGAGTAGTCCATGTCAAACAGAAAAGTCCCCACTGGCGTAGACGCTTGGTAGCGGTGAGCTGTCGGCTTAGGGTTATGACTCCGGGTAAAGAAGACCGGGTCATCAAGCTGTACCAGTACTTCGTGATGACGCTGTACCACCGCAATCAAGTTACCCAAGGTCTTTGGGTCAATACGGATCGTACGTTCCAGATCACGTGCAGGGTTCTCCCCAACCTCTTCACGGACGGCTCGTAAGGCTTGCGCGTATTGTGCACAGACAGCGTGGTTGTTTTTCCAGATGGTGTTGTTCATGTTAAGTGTTAGCTCGGGATTAGTGTGTTAGCGAGTACATAGTTATTGGTATTGGAGCATATATCGCTCACGTGAAGCACGTGCCTCTTCCTGACTAAACGTCGGGAAGGGTTCGGTGTTGTCTTTAGTCTTAAAGGCATAGCCTCCAATCAGGTTGATATTCTTAGCTTTAAGGGTGTATTTGATCGTAGTGTTCTGGATAGCGGTTAACAACGCCATCATCAGCGTAGTGTCCGCCACTATGGTTCGCTTAGAGACATAGTCGTAAGCCAATAACACACGTCGACCTTCTCGAGTGTTAGGAACGTAGTCTTCGATAATGGCTTCTAAGGTTATATCTCCATCGATCTTAGCATGTGGGTACCCGGTAAGGTAACGGACAGCTTTGTAGCGATCAATCCCCAGAGCCGCTGCAGCGCTCTTAATGGAAGGGTAGACGATAACCTCCCCCGTCTTAGTACTGTAAGCTCTAACACGGAGTACGTTGCTTAATAGACCCGTCTGAACGGCATGTTGACGGTTACCTGCAGGAGTAGACCATTCAAGGTTGGTGTAATGGTTGTTAGCCTTATCCCCGTCTAGGTGGTTAACTTCCTTCGTAGGTTCTCCTGGTAGGAAGGCTAGGGCAATCAGTTGGTGAACAAACCGTGTGTAGACGTTACCTTCGACGTATAGATTAACCCGAAGATATCCATCTGAGTCTTTACGCTGAGACAACGTTAGTGGTGTACCGTCCTTCCTGATCTTGATGATCAGTCCGTCTTCACTTGCTCTGTAATCCGGATATCCTGGTATTTGTCTAATTGACGTCATAAAAGGTAACTCCCCTCTAAGTCTTGCGCTTAGAGGTTGTATATGTTTGTAAATCGGTTAACACCAAAAGCAATAAGGATAGGAATCTTCGATTCCTGCTGTTGGTTACCCCCCCTCCCCCACGAATGTTCTTTCCGCTACGCTCCAAGACCACTCGTGGTAACGAGGTGGGATTGGTTCAGCTGTCAGTCATCCAGTCCTAGTTTCTCCGCTTTGTGCGTAGTAACTACTCCTTTCTTCCTTCCGCTTGTATCTACAAACCCATACCTGAGTTCTGTAAAATAATACTGACATAGGAAAACAGAGTCCTTAAACCTAAGAGATACCCCAGAGGGGATCTTAAAAGCAAACATTTATCTATGCCCCGCCGGCCCGGCCCGCCGCCGGCATAACCGGGCGCAACGGCCGCAGCCGCCCGCCCAGTTCGTTTAGCACGCTGTGGCTACGTACAGGGCTGCGTCTTCAAGGGACGTAACCACTGCAATGCCTTTATTACGCAACTCAGTGACCACCAGCTCTTCAGGCCGCTTGGTAACCACCACCGAGTTCTCCGGGTTGTTCATCGCAGCTTCCAAGAAGTGCTTCTGAACGGACTGACCTAGGTCTTCCTCAGGAAGGACGTAGATCTGGGTTGCCTCACGCAGCAGGTCTTGGGTTAACTCAGCGGCGTGCTCTTGCAGTTGGATCGTCTCCAAGGACGGAATCTCAACTCCACGACCCGGCAGATTCCATACACGAAACTCCTTGTAGGACTCCTGTAGGATCGCCTCCCATTCACCACCCTGGATATTTCCATGGAGGATCACATTGCGCGAAGGTTCAAAGCCTTCAAAGAGGGGATGCTGGACGCTGTCGTCGTCTACCATGCCCACTTCGTGATTTTCCTGACTTACTTGGAAGAGTTCACGGATGCCCATTGTTGGTACTCCAGCGTTGTCTGCTTATTGGGTGGATAAAAAAAAAGTAGAGCCGAGCACACCGCGTAGGTGCACTCGACTTCATACTTATTAGGTTATACGGTGGTGATGAATTTTCTCAAGTACACCCGACGACTGAAGCCCACCCCACAAGCATGCAGAACCAACAGATGTCCATCACCGTCCTCAGAGGGGCACAGTGCGACGTGGATGCCTGCAGCCTCAAGACGTACCAGGTTCTTGCGAATCAAGCCTGTATCGCTTACCAGGAGCGCACGGGCCGTGGTTAGCATGGCTTGGATGTGTGTTGAGAACTCCCGACGGGCCTCACGGGTGTCATTGTTCAGTAGAGCAGCTTTCAGGACATCGAAACGCAGGATCAAACGACCCACGTCATCGGTCTTGAAGGTTGGGCGGATAGCATCTACTAGCATGTAGTGCTCCAGTGGGCGGCTAGCTACTTCATTGTCACCGAAGTCACGGGTCTGCGGGGTGTGGTTCATTTCAAGGCGCTCCTTAGCGCTAGGTTGACGTTCGAGGGTTTGGGGTACCATGAAGCCAGAAACAGGTAAGGTCTCATCTTCAAAGGTGAAGTTCTCAAGCAGACGATCCAGGTGCTCTTCGATGGTGGGGTCGAGCACTTCAGTCTTATTCAGGTTGTTCATGGTGTCATCCTACAAGTTTAAGTTTAAGGGTCTTGCGATTAGGCCAGTTTGTTGATTTGGTCTAGGGCTTCTTTACCGTACTCTTTCTCGAACGAGACGAGCAGGTCAGCAAGCTCACCCAATTCACGGAAGGTCGAACTCGCACCTTGGGCGTAGAACAACGCTTCCATGTAGTAAAAGCCTGAATCCTCAGTCATGGGGAATCTGCGAAACAAATCAAACCACATGTAAGACAGGGCCAACTCGATCTTGTACAATGCTTCTAATTGTTCTAACACAGGTTAACCCTCCTTAGGGATCAATGGTGAATAAGACTTCGTAGCCTATTCCCTTGAGTAATATGTATTTGAAAATGTTTTATCTGGTATCTTGTGACTACCCCCTTGTTTAGGACGTTTTTATTATGGCCTCCACTATCAAGGACACCTTTAAGAAAGAATTGTCCTATCTTGAGATTGACAGTAAGCTGGTCAAGCGTTTGGCCACCTTCAAACACAGCTTCATGAACCGCAACGAGGAGCACATCAAGTTCTTTGGCGGTAACCTCCTAGGGGTTGAAGTGGTGCGTTACCTACAAGCCGACCGCGACACTTGGTTTGGCGAAGTCTTGGACATCGATGACGATGCCCTGACCGAATCGTTGTACTCCTTGGAAGTGATCAACGAAGAATACAAGCGCACCTCTGATGTGGTGAACCTCACCAGTGCCTGGCTACTCCACGCGTTGTACAACTCCAGTAAGCTGACGGTACGGGAGAAAGAGCAAGCGATGGTGGATGTGGCATACATGCTACAGGTGAAGTTTATCACCAGTATTTTTGCCCACTACTTCAAGTACCCAGCCGACAAGGAACTGGCCCAAGCGGTCTACGAGTCCTTGAGCAAGAAATATGCCTTAAAGCAACACGGTAGCTGGCACGCCTTGTTCACCGCACGGTCACAAGACATCATAGCTCGCAACGGCATTCACCATAAGACCATCAAAGACTTCACAGATGATGATGCAATTTTGTACCTAATTACAGACGTACAGGGTCGTATCCGTGAAGTGGTCAAGAAGATGTATGCGGTGATGATTGAGTTGAAAGACGACAAGCAGCGCATCTCTTCAACCTCAAGCACCGTGGCCATCGACGGAGAGAACATCCTCAAAGACCGCCAGCGCAGTATCAGTAACTACAAGCGGTACATCCACACGATCATCACTGACCGCGACACCTTCATCCGCAGTGAAGTGCTCTCGGTGATCAACGATGCCATGCACACCATGCCTCCGAAGCTTTTGGTCGAGGTCTTGGAGCATTGTTCAGCGAACTACGGCAAAGCACGCCATGAAGGCATTGGTGAGCTGTGTGATGAGACTTTGTTGCATGCGTTTGAGTACCTGTCGCAGAACCGCGCCTTGATCCGGAACCAGTCGAACCTGTCCTCCCTGGTCAGCCGTCTGCGTAACCTGTACATGGCCTCGAAGATGAATGACCCGGTCCTGCTCAAGATGAAAGGCTTGGCTGAAGAGATCGTCTCTAAGTCGGCTACCACCAAGTCCAGTTCGGTTCAAGCGAGTCTGCGTACAGGTTTGCAACTGTACATCGTACTGCGTACGTTCACGATGGAGTACTACTCATGAAGAAACTCTTCAGTCGGGCGGATCGTTGGGAACACTACCAAGAGTATGTGCGCCTACCTTTTGGTCGAGAGGAGGAGTTTCGTGGAGTTAAGCGCAGCCGGTTCTTGATCAAGAAACAGTACACGCAGATCTATGCTCACCTTGGGTGGTTCTCGTGGAAGGTGCGTCGTGAAGGGGAGAGTTTCTCTATCTTCCTGTTTCATGAATTCACGGACGGTAGCGTCGGTGGTGTAACCGCCCACAACATCCCCCACGCTCGGTTAGATGCAATGGTCGAAAAGTGCTATGCTCGCCGCCCTACACATGGTTGGACACTGCTGGCATAAAAGCCTACAGGGAGGCATGAGCCTCCCTGTATGCCGCCTTTACGCCTGTTCTTGATAAACGGTGTTGATCTCAGCTTGACTTAACGCTCGATTATAAAACAACAGATCACGTTGATAACCGTTGGAATATTCCTCCTCATGACCACGCCCCACGTACATGTTCACAGCCGCTTGAGACACAGTGACATTAGCGGTGGTTTGCAAAACCTTATTCAAATAGATCTTCAAGACCCCTGCTTCATGAGTAACCGTAACCATTGACCATTGGTTCAGAGACAGTCCAGCACTTGACAGTCCGTAACTAACACCTTTGTAATGGAGATAAGGTCGACCATCCGTAACGGTCAACTTGAGTGCGAAGTTGACCTGACCACTTAGATGTGTTAGCAAATGACTATAGGTCGCATACCCCAATGGGTAATACCACAGGTTAATGGTCCAGTTCCCACTTAGGCTTACGCTAGGAACCAATGCATACCGACCCCCATAAACGCGCAGAGACATCCGACCCAACACAGCCGCAAAGCTCGCCCCCGATGAAACGGTCAGTGAAGTTCCGGTGATCGGATCAACGGTTTTGCTTTCCGACAACCACCAACGGGTAAGTCCATTCATTACCGAGAGGAGGTGTTGGATGCCTTGCCAGACCCCGTTGACCTTCGTCAGTATCCGCTGAGGTGTTTTCCACAACCCACCCCATTTCACTCGAAGGTGTGACCACCGCCAAGCCCCCCCTGCTTTAACTTTCATATCCAATCCACCGTACGTTAGGTTTAAAGCTTAGCTTTCATAGGATTTCCAGCCCTAGACGGCAAAAAAAAAAGAAAGGGAGCCGAAGCCCCCTTTCTTTCTTGTTACCCCAGACGGTACGTTTCGTGCTCAGGTTTATCCGACAACACGTAGCGTTTGATTGAACGTGGGCTCAAACCTGTAGCTTTAGCAGCGCGACTGTAGTTGGGATACTTCACCCCATTGACTACCACCGGTTGACGGATCGATGCTTCGCGCACCAGCGCAGCCTTACGAACCTTCTCGCGGTGTTCTTTGGACAACTTACCACCTTTATTCCAAGTCTTGTGACCGGGTTTAAAGCGCGTGTGCATCTCTCACCTCCTAACAGTCTCGTCGGCCATTTTAAGGCTCCTTAAGGTTAAAGGTCGCTAAGGTATAGCGGGTTGTGGTGGAGGGTTACATTACCGCTCACAGGAAAGATATCGTTATCACGAATCTCGTAATCGGTGCTCCAGGTGCCGGTGTGTTTGATGTCCAGTTTACCAATCAGACGACGGATCAAGAAAGGGAGGTTTTGCCAATAGCCTTGCTTTACCGTTAGGAAAGCATAGGCAACGTCGTTGGTGGTGTAGCACAAGCGATCTTCATCGTCACGGTAGAACGCCAGCGTGAACGCCAGAGGTTCTTTGCTAGAAGGATGTACGGTGAAGTTTTCAATACTCACCACCAGTTCATCACTTGCCAAATACTGACCCACCAGAGTCAACTTCGCCCAGTCTGGAGTCGAAGGCAGGTCGTCCTTAAAGGCTTCGAAAGCACCGCCTTTCATTCCTTTAACAAAAGACAGATACTCTTGGCGAAACCTTTCGTAATCAACGAACGCCACTGGGTTAACGTTCAATAACACGTTCAGATCGGTACGCTCGACCTGTTCCAGTTCATTGGTGTAATAGACTCGTTCGATTTTTACGTCAGGACAGAGGACTTCAAACTCAGTAAGTGCGTGACCACTACCATTGGAAACTTTAACCAAACTGTAAAACCGTGTGCTCCCCGCCCCGTACGAGTACAACTGATACGCACGGACATGGTCCGGTAACTCTCCTGCAATGTACAGTTTGTTAATCAACAAGTAGATATACCACCCCACCAACTGAACAACCTCAGGCATTGCCGTGTCAGGACGATCATTCTTTTTGAATAAGGGCGTTCCATAACTTTCTTCAGGGTTTTTGTAGATCATGCGGTGGGTCTGGCTCTTAGGTCCTTTGCCCTCCACCATTTCCCAGAACAGACGCTTGCGTTCTTCCTGAGCCAACACACCAACATTACAAGCCATCATCATGAAGGCGTGCTGTACCCCAGGAACCGCCGCTGCCATTCCCGAAGCTTGGTTCATGGTTGCTGCGATGTCAGCGCACACGCGAGTGTAATCGTTTTCCATAGTCTTGCCCATTGATGCGTTTAAGGTTATGCTACAAGGTCTGCTTCACGCAAGGCTTCTTGTGCGATCGGGGTGTTCAAGAACTGACTGGCCCAGATCTGACCTTCAGTGGTGTATAGGTTGATGCGGTGTTTGACTTCAGCTTTCTTAGCGATCTGCAAAGCCGTATTCGTACCACCTTTACAGCGTTCGGCTTTACCCACAGGAATCGCCCAGTAGATCAGGTACTCAACTTTATCCTGTAAGTTAGCCCCGTGGATCTGCATGACGTTACGACTATGGAGATTAATCCCCCAGTCGTCTAAGCCATGAAAACTACCGCGTGCTTCCAGCGCCATGTTCTTAGCACGTTCAAAGGTTGGAAACCGTTGGGCATTGAAGAAGAAGTTCTTAGGGTCAGCACTACGACCCCGCACCCATTCATCACAGAGGTAGATGCGTGCACCTATCTTGCGGTAAAAGGGACTCAGCAGAGCACCCTCCCAAAAGGCTCTATCAGCCCCTCTGGCATCCCCTGAAGATAATCCGTACCCTAGGGCATAAAAGACCACAGCAAGCTTCTGCATGAGCTTACAGACGTCTTCTGGGGTTTCTCTACTCCCCACACCTGCAAACCATCCTTTGAATTCGGGTGTCTGCACCTAACTACTCCTTCACAAGGCCGATTCGCTTACGCAGGTCTTTTGCCACCCCGTCCATGAACCCGGTTTTGTCGAAAGGGGTGTCGTAAACAATGGCCGTCTTATCGCTGGTGTTGGTGCGAGACACGCCATAGGACTTGATGTCTTTGGCGTCATAGATCTGGAATTGACTAAAGACTTCCGTTAGACAACTCTGAAGCCACTGGGCGTATTCGGTGGCTTCTGGGGTATCGAAGTCTTTAGGTGCGTCGTAGAAGATCGTGTGTAGCCGATCAGAATCGTGCGTTGCGTCGTACAACACGAAAAGATAACCCGACCCTTCTTCAAGTTCGATTTCACGGAAACGAACATTGGTGTCAAATTGTTTCCCACTGAATTTTTCGATGCAACCGACATAGTCAAGAGACTTATCGTTCGACAAAGCTTCTTCACGAGCAAACACTATAAAGACCACTGACATCGTTTCACTCCTTGGTAGGTTCAGAAGCCACAGGCTCCTCTTTGTTTATATAGCGCAAGTCAACGAAGACGCTGCATTCGGTAGTACGTTCTTGTTCGGTGTAGGTGACCGGCACTTGCTTGGTTAACACCTGCGACTGTTCGTCTTCACACCCACCTAAGGAAAGTGCTTGGTAGACCGTAACAGTCTCTTCTTGAGGCGTGGTGCATCCTAACAAGACAACGTATACACCAAACATTAGTTGAGTGCGCATGACTCATACTCCCAAGTTCAGTAGGTATATGCGTCTTTCTCACGAAACACTATCCTGCCTGCTTCGTTACGCACTTCCCTTACTTCCCACCCCAGACCTGCATACGTCCGACACCGCTCAGAGATTTCTTGGTGAGTTTCCTCCAACAAGCCCTCCTTATTTAAAAACTCCAGCTTCTCATGTACACAACCCCCGTACAGGCGAAAGGCTTTGTTCAGAGGTTCTTCATTGTTTACTGCTTTGCCGATGAAGGGAATAGCGACCCCTACAGCGCCGGAGAACACAATCACAAAACCCATTACCAATATTGGTGCTTTTCGAATACGCATGTTTTATACGCTCCTAGTTTAGAGGGGTCATAAACAATCAGGACTTGCGTCCCGATTGCTCACTAACTTTTGGTTTGACTTACCTGATATTCCTCATCGATACTGTACGAGGTAACCCACCCACAGGAAGGCTGTGATGATCAATCCGCCTATTAGCACTTCCCAAGACCATTCGTGTAGGCGCACCAGGAGAGAACCACGATAGCCACGCGGTGGTATTACCAAACGTTCTACCGCACCCCACAAGCTCCGACACACCAACGCTAACCCGAACCCCAACAACACGAGAAACTGATAGTCGTTCACCATTCCACCAAAACCGGTAAAGGAGTTATAACAGGCATTCCTGCCATCAGGAGATACAGACCAATCATTACCAATACCAAGATCGCCTTGATCGAGACGTATTGGAGAAACGCCTTACGGCGCCTCTCCCACAGGTAATGTCTGAAGCCTCGTCCAATGATCAGTTTGTGATAACCGCGGTATTTGTCCCAAGCCAACAACACCACGATGGTGATGGACAACACAGAACTAATCACCATTACACCTAACATAACAACCTCTTAAACGCGTGGAACCACAAAGTCCCAATCTTTATACTTGGGGTCTTTGACTCGTCTGTGGGCAGTTGAAACTCCTATGCCGTGTGCTCTAGCAGCACAACTAATACTCTCATAAGTCACACCGGCAACCATAACTTCTCTGATTCCTTTCCTCTCAGCCCACGCCTTTCTAAACTCGGGATCTTCCCAACGACGCTTATTAGCTTCACCTACATTACTGGCGTGAGTAGTATTTAACCGACGGTTACTTAACGACTGCGAAATTCGATCCTTTACCTCTTGTGTCATAGGAGGTCTCCCAAGAGCATTTATCCGCATGCGCTCTTTAGTTTCCTCGGTATGACCCACCCCTAGTGATGATTTAACATCACGATGGACATTCATCAATTCGGGTTTGCCCCAACATGAACTAATTAACAACTCCTCAATCTCGTAGGCGATTTCTCGGCTATCGACCACTAAGGCTTTATAGGTCAGTTCGAATTCAGGGTTGATCAAATCAATCGCACGGAAGAATCGGTTCTTGTGTACTCCTCGGGTTAATGAACCACGATGATTAACCAGTCTTTGGTAAAGATCGTTAGTGCTACCGAAGTAATGTTGTCCCGTAAATCGTACATGGATAGCATACACGGCCACCCTTAGTTTAGTTGCAACAGTGTCTAATTTGTTTTCAATATAGACGCCTGTCACTGAACGTCCGTCTGGCAACTTTAAGACGCACTCTTCATCAGTTAATCCTAACGGTTGCCCGGAGATAAGGTGCTCGAGTGTGATCTCCATGAAATAGCCTCATAAAGCCCAGGGAAGGTCCCTGGGCGATTAGTTAGACACGTGGGGTGACAACCCCGGTTTGGAACATGTACTTACCGTCACGGTCAGCGTAAGACGTCATGCAGTCTTGATCACTTTCAAAGAACAAGAACTGGGAGATGCCTTCGTTGGCGTAGATCTTCATCGGAAGGTTCGTGGAGTTGGAGATCTCAATCACCACGTTGCCTTCAAACTCTGCCTCGATGGGTGTAACGTTCACAATCGCACCCGCGCGAGCGTAAGTACTCTTGCCCAAGCACACTACTGTAACGTTGCGTGGGATACGGAAGTACTCGATGGTTCGGCCCAACAGATACGAGTTCGGTGGTAGGATCACGTACTCGTCACCGGTTTCATCGGTGTGAACCACGGCGTCAGCCAAGCACTTGGTGTCAAAGCGCTTAGGGTCAATGATCGCCGAGTTGAGGTTGGTGAACAACTTGAACTCATTCGACAGACGGACGTCGTAACCGTAGCTTGAAGTACCGAAAGAGATCAAACGCTCCCCTTCACGGTAAGGACCGTCTTCTTTCTCAATCACCCGAGCATCCAGCAGCCCGTTGTAGTAATCGAACTTGTCAGACTCAGACAAAGGGTGGTCTTCACGGCGACGAATTTGACTCGGTACAAACGGCTCGATCATCGGCTTGAAGTCGAGCTTAGCGAAGTCGTGGTCATCGATCTTGGAGGCGATATAACGATTGACCATCGAACGCAGTTGTTCTTTGGTGTGGGTAACGCCTTCCCAACCAAACCCTTCAACCCGTGCGCTACCGGGTGCTGTGGTGAGGAAGTGAGAGGGGCGAACAGACTTGGTGTAAATCCAACGATCGGATTTGATCATGACAATACTTCCTTAAAGTTTAAGGTCAGCGTGAAGATTCCTTTATATAGTTTAGGTTTTTAATATTTTTTAATAAGGCGGCATAAACGGGAGGTTGCCCTCCCGTTAAGCTTGGTGTCTAAATGTCAGTCCACACGTTCACTCGTTGAAATACAGTTTGATAGGAACAGGTTGTCCTTGTCGGGCAAGCAAGTAGTGATAAAAGTCCGTAACTCCGTCGTTGAAGTAATGTTGACTCCACAACCCATCGAATCTCACAGATGAACTACTGAGCGCCACTTTCTCCAACTCCCCCACCTTGACGTGTGTTAAGTTGGTCAATAAGGTGGGTCCATAAAAGCCTAACTGTAAAGAAACTGGATTTTCTAAGACAGTAAGACACTCACGAATCAACAAACCATCGTAGTTGTTGGGGGTCATTGATCCTTTGATACCGTCATCGTTAAGGTAGCCACACCAATGATAGCTACTTACAAACGTGCTCGGTACTAATTGGAAATCCACAATACGCTCTTGAAGATAACCCAGAGTCCACACCCCACTGACTTTATGGTAAAGGCGCTTAGCCCCCACCCACCGATCACCCATACGCACTTGAAGTTGAGTTGGGCTTTTCCAGAGGTCGTTTACTCTAATTAACATAACTCAGTACCCCAGTGTGAACTCAAAGTCTTTAAGTCCCCGTAATGAGAACGGATAGTACTTGCCGATACTGCTTTCATACCACCCAGCCGACTGCAACGTGATGCCAGTGACCGTCAAACCTGCAGGGACAGTGTAGGTAAAGCGTTCACCGACAACGTTGCGAGTTGCCATGTTCTCAGTACCGGCGTCGCCTTTATAAATCACCTGACCACTGGGACCATAATCCCAAGAGTCCGAAGTCCCTAACACCACGTTGGTGTTGTTACTCAACCGAATCACCAGCATGTTGTTCGACATCGATCCTGCCGGGTTATCGTAATAACCTGTGACTAGAACCGACACCTTACGCAACTTTGACAAAAACTCAGGGGTGAATTTTGAGTTATGTGACGTATTCCAATCATAGGTGTTGCGGTACCAACCGCGCGTAGCATCGTACACCCAACTGGAGGTATTCTGGAGAATGTCAGAGATTTGGTTGAGGGTCACCACCTCAAAACCTGCCACCATTCGCCACACCCCGTTGTCCTTAGTCAACACCTTATCCGGTATCGACCAACTCCCTGCACGCTTAAAGCGCAACAAACCTTGTTTCCAACCCCCCACTTTGATTAACATGATTTAGTACTCCATCAGGAACTCGAAGTCCTTCATGCCCCGTAATGAAGAGGGGTAGTAACGACCTTGTGTGTAAGCCGGCCACGACATGAAATCCAAACCGGTTAACGACACCCCTGCTGGAAGAGTGTAGCTGTACCGTTCGTTGATCACATTACGCAACACCTTGGTTTCCATCCCTTGGTCACCCTTGTGGATATTCTGACCCATGGTTGAGTCTGTCCAGGCGTCATTGGTTCCCAACAACTGAGTGCTACCGTTACTCAAGTGCATCCTGAAGTAGTTGATGTGCAAACCGTCCGCAGGGTTATTGTAATAACCTGTGAAGGTAGCTGTGAGTTTCCTTATTTTAGATAAGGTGTCTTGACTCAACTTGGTGGGGATCGGTGGGTAGTTGTCATTGACGGTCGGATAGATATCTCGGTACCAACCTCTGGAGCTGTCACGTATCCAATCGGACGTACTGGCTATGAGGTCTCCCAGGTCTCGTTGGACGATCTGTTTGCCTTGTACCGGCACCCAGATTCCGTTCTGCTTAATAAACGACAGGTTAGGTTCCGACCAGCCCTTACTGGGATGTTTATACTTCAACGCCCCATTGCGCCATGTTCCTTGTTTGATTAACATGACAACCCCCTCAGATCAAAATGCGATGCTGGTTCTGGTTCTGCGGTAGATCCCGATACGTCCGGAACCACACTCGCGTTGCCCCGTATTGGGGTTGCCAGACATTCGAGTGGAAGTGCAGAGGGATGTCGTTGAACAAACCAATCTGTGGCCACGGTACCGCGCTCTGATCACCTGCCAGATGAAAGGTAAACCATTTCCATGGTCCTACTTCAGGACCTAGGGCCGGATCACCACCCCATTCACAGCTAGCGAATACGATGTTGTTGTTATAAAGGTTCAGTCGATCGGTGCTAATGGTGCCGGTTGGAACATAGGACTGGGCGTATCCGTAACGCTCACCATACGACGGCATCTGATGAGTCGGGATAATCGATAGGTCAATGATGCTCGCCGGCTTAAACGGTTCGCTGATGTCCTTCCACTGGCCGTTCACTTTACTAAACAGGTGTTCGCCCTTGCGCCACATACCCGCTTGTTTGATATGGGGAAGAGACTTACGCCAGTTCCCCGCATTACGAAGTCTCATGTTGTCACCTATTAAAATTAAACGGGATCGTGGATAACTTTGATGGTCAGGGTTTTACCGTACTGACTCTTCAAGTATTGGTGAACGTTCTTAGTACCATCGGAGAACCAGCGGCGCGTGACAGTGTCGTTGCCCCAAGCATTTTGGTTAGTGTTCCTGAAAGGCAGTCGACCCAATCCCTCTACTTCGATTGCTATAGCCTTAGACGAATCACCCTTGTTGTACAGACCAAACTGAAGACCCAGTTGATCGTTGTCGGGGGAGTTAAAGTCCCGAACTTCATAACCGCGATAGTAACCTGGAGACACTGTACCCGGATCAGGTGTACCCTGTTTGAAGAAACCATACCAGACCTGTGGGGCGTTGAACGTCCCTACTCGGATCTGAAACTCTTCGATCAACTCGTTACGGTGAGCAATCTTCCACACCCCGTTGTCTTTTTGATAGACCAGGGTACTGCGGGTCCAACCGGAGGCACGTTTGAATTTGAAGTCTGCAATGTTACCCCACTTACCTCCTGCTCTAATCAACATGGCGTTGTCCTCTGTTCGTAAGTCCGTGACATTGTGCCACCTTCATAAAATTTCTGAGGATAGCGGGCATAAACGGGAGGTTGCCCTCCCGTTGCTTTTATGCTGCTCGACGTCCGGTCATCCCACCGCGCCCCATGATCTTGCCCCAAGGGTTCAGGGTTTTGTTCATAGAGGCCACGTTGTGAGCACGGGCTGCTTTGATATTGCGAACACTGCGCTCCTCAGAAGCCTTCTGAATCAGGCCTGACAAGCTGGTCACTGTGTCTTCATCCAAGTGATCCATTGCAGCAAGCTTACGCGTTAAGTGCTCAAGCTTAGCTTCCAGTCTGACCACCACGAAGGTTTCCTTGGTATTGATCAACTCCTCGTAGATCTCCTCCATCTCTTTCTTCATGCGGTTAAACTGACTGCGTTGGTACAACTCTTCAGGCGACAACTGCTTGTTGTTCGACGTCACAGCCGAGAGCAACTTACTGGTGTCGATGCCGTAGTGATCCAAGTTCCGACCCATGGTGATTAACCATTGTGCCAAGAGCCAAGCGATTACCGTGTCATCGTGTCCAGAGGCGGCGTGGTCAATCCGTCCCTTCTTCACCACCAAGCCACGAATCTCCTCAGAGAGTTGTTTGTCGTGTACCAAGTGCCCGCTATCTTTTGCCGCGTTTTGAAGCACCGGTCCATAGAGCAAGGCGCGGGTTTCGGCATTCGTGTTAAAGCCAAAATAGCCCTTTGTCTCATCATAGAACTGTTCCGATCGCGTACCCATCGGTTTACAGATGGTCTTGTAAAGGTCTGCCTTCTCATTGGAGTTCTCCACAATCCGGTTAAAGATCCGTTTGAAGGGGTCCTCACCCATAGCAGGCAACTTCAAGATCAATGCATCGACGATCATCTGGCCTGTGGATTTCTTTTCAGGGATCAAGGTGATGTTCTTAAACCGCACCAAGAACTCTGCCAAGAAGTTCGAGAACCGAATCAGGTTAGTTTCATTAACGTTGAACGCACCGACAACCGAGAGGTCTTTGGTGTTGATGATCGTACCGGCAATGCCGTCTCGTCCGACCGCTTCGGAGGTATCCAGACCCAGAATGAACTGATCGGTCTGACACATCCGCTGCAAGCTGAGTTCATCGACATACCAGCGTACCACGTACAGCTCTTTGGAGACGAAGTTGTATTGCACGTCTTTGACCGAGTTCTTGATCATTTCGTTGAGCTGCGGGGTCAGAGGCGAGCTCTGCGTACCCGAAGTCCACACGTTGAAGAAGTCACGGTTAGCGCCGTCACCATAGGAGTTAGCCTCCGCCATGGTCTTGTACAACCACTCGTCGGTGTAACCTAACTGACGGTGTGAGAAGGTGGCGTTGATGATCAACTTACGACCAGGGTTGTTCTTAGCGACCATCTCATGGAAGGCTGCCTTGTCCGCACAATCGTAGTACAGCTCAGTCCAACGTGCGCCACCGTGGATCATGTCGTACATGTACTTACCGTCCCGGTCATCCTTCTTACCAGCGGTTGTGGTGAAGATGTTACCGTGTGGACGGTTGTGTTGACGGGCTTCTTCACGGGCTGCGTTACCGGCTGCCAGCGCCGCCGGTAGGGTGATGCCAATGAAGTTAATGAACGGACCTTCGTCGATGTGCGAGATCGGTGAAGTCTGTCCACGACCCAAGTTGTTTGCCGAAGACTCAGAGTTCTGAGCAACGCCTGTGGAGTAGGTGTTCTCCCACTTCTTACAAGTCACTTCAAACTGGTTGTCAGAGTCGGCGCGACCTTTAGCCACCAGATAACCTGGGAGCAAGTCACGGATCTTCTTTAGACGCTCAACGTTCGCCTTACGCAGGGCATCGTCCTTTGTGATCATGTTGATCCGCGAGTTACTGGTCCCTAAGAACAACAACCAAATCATCAAACAGTCTGTGGACACCGACTTACCTGTCTGACGAGGCTGGATCAGAGCAATGTCCATGTTGTTGATAAAGGTCCAGGTGGTGGCCATGTTACCCCGGTTGGCTTTGTACTTCACCGGGTTAGGACCTGCCACAGGCGGAATGCGGACCACTTCACGCAAGTAGTACCAGATGTTGTACCGGCATTCCAAACCGATCTTCATCTTGTAGGCATCAGACAACACCTCAGAATGGGGGTCGACGCCAATCAGCTCTGGCTGCATAATCGCCAATGGCCACAAGCAGTTCTTCACGCCCATTTCTTTTAGCAGGGCGGTATAACGCAAGAAGGATTCGTTAGTGGTGGAGTAATCCACTCTGGCCATCGGGTAACGATGCCAATCGTTTCCAAACAAAATCATAGGGTCACCTTTTGACATCAAGGGGTAGTAGAGTCTATAGCATAAGGAAACCCCTCTCCAACAAGGCAAAAAAAAAGAGGCCCGAAGGCCTCTTTTCTAATTCATTGTGCCTGCAGTCGCATTCGAAGACAAACGCCCTTATTTGTCTCCATGCGATGTAGGGCTGCCAGACAATTTCGACCTTGATATTTCAAGGGGATTACTTTTCCCGGATTGGGAATATCAGCAATAATCTCTTGTAGTAGTTCATCCAACAAGGGATTATACTTCAAGAGCGCCTCACTCAGTATGAGCTGTGTATCGACCACGGAAAATTGTTTAGATAACAACTTAGCCGTAAAGTGGGGTCTGAAGATCAAAACAATCTCACCCCACGACAGTACCAGTTCTTGGTTATCTGTCTTACGACTGGTGATCAATTGTCTGAAACTGGATTTCAAGTTCATAGTTGCTCCACCACATAAGTGGAGATACCGTTGTCGCGAAACTCTCTGAACAGAATTTCTGAATATTCGGTAGCTGACTCCAAAAGCACTTCTTCAACCTTGTAGTTGGTTGCTTCCTGTACCAACGAGACGATCTCTTCAGCCAAGCCTAAGCGTTGTAGATCGTCAGTTGCCTTTTCAAGTTGGGTCAATAAGTTAACGACTTGAGGATGCTCTTTCAAATCACAAACCCGACTCTTCATAGTGACAGTCAGGCTTCGCAATGTAACATTTACTATGTCCATGTTCACATCCTTCAGTTAACGAATTTGTAACCCAGAACGGATTTGCCTGATTTACAAAAATCTTCAAGAGCCTGACGATCCCGCTCCAGACGATCGACTTCGCAATCGAATTCTTTCAGAGCTTCTTCAACCGACAGCAGAGCAAAGTTTTGGTTCTTTTCTTGAGTAGCCATTGTGTGTTCCCTCCTTAGGGATACAGTGATAAAAGTTCAGATATCAGCGAGGTCGAACTCTTCGACCAGTAGATCTTGTTTAGTGGGGATACGAGTCCAGAGACCCGAGCGAACCATGTCTTGTGCATTCATTGAACGCAGGAAGGCAAGGTGATCTTCGTACATCGAGTTGGGACCTAAGTTCCAACCTTCTAATTCCAAGTGCATGCGTTTAACGAGTCGGCGTTGGTTGGCGTCATCGATAATCGCTTCACGGTCGCATTCCCAAAGGATGCGGTATTGATCGTACGGAATCCCGTAGATCAGGAACCCGTTGTCCGTTAGACGAACCAGGTTCTCACGATTGTGCAAGGCTTTAGAAGCCACCATCACAACCGTCATCAAGAGTTGCTTGGTTTGATCCAAGCCTAAGTTCAACATGCGGGCATAGCGGTTAACATTCACAGGTGTCATGGGTGTTCTCCTAAGAACTGATGCGGTGAATACAAGACTTTTGTATTCTATTCAAGTGAGTAATATAGATCTGAAATTTTTTTATTTGGTCTTCTAGGCATAAAATCCTGTAGGGGTTGCCCCCTACAGGTTTCTACGCTTTTTTTTTAGCTAACTTGCTTGGTGTACATCACACCCATACCGAGTTGGATATCGGTCACAGCTGTCCGACGGAAGAAGCGGATGATCACCGGCTCCCCTGTCTTGATAGCGTGCGGCGAAACCAATTCGCGGTTCCACATCTCAAGCGGGTACTCAAAGTCCTGCCCATTGATGAAGAGTGCGAAGTGCGTCGGTTCTGGTGCACGCTGTTCCACAGACGGATTGAACAACGGTTCAGCGCGGTAGAACACTTGGTCCAACCAAGCCGCGTAGTTGCTAAGTCCATTGCTGAGGTCCAGCTTCCAGTTGTTGACGTTCTCCATGCGCGAGATGGCTTTAACACCGGACCCGTACATTGGATTCTGTCCTGGGGTGTAACGAATGGCCCAACGGTCTTCGCTGATCACGTTGTCAGGCTGACGCAGCACGATACCGATCGTCTGACTGTGACGGTAGTTCTTAAACTGAGGATCAACGTCTTTCATGTTGATACCCACAGTCAAGTTCTGCAGCACACCGTAGTCAGTTGGACGGAACTCAGCCGAACCGACTGCCATCGTGACCTGACCTGTGACCTCGAACCATTCTTCACGATCCAAGTTCAGCAGGAACCAACGCAGACGGTAACCGTAGACCGCATCGACCCACACAGGCGCACAGAAGAGCTTCACGCTGTACGCACCATCCATCCGCAGGGTTGTGGCTTTGTAGGCCACCGACATGTGCTTACCTTGGTTCGCCGTAGCGCCGTAGTTGTACTCATCATCGCCCAAGCGGTAGGTCAACACCAGATCCAGACGCTGGCCTTGTTGGGTCGCCATGTAGTTGTTCAACCCGTACAGGTTAAACTTACTGCCGTCCACCGCCATGCGCGTTTGACTGTTGTCGCTGTAGGTCACCACACCAATGGCGTTCAATGCCGAGACCGGCAAGTTGATCGGGAATTGGAGCAGGTTCTGATCGACTTCAGACAGGAAGGGTGATTCCAGATGAATGCTGCGGATGTACTTACGCGACGCATCGGTCGTCCGAGCAAAGGCTGTATTGCACACCAGTACCCGTGCGATAGACCGTACGTTACCCGCTTGGTCATACGCCACCACAGTCAACGGCTCGTTATCCGGCAACTGACGCATGGTGTAGGCAATCATCGGTACCTTAACCGCTTTGTTGTAAGCAGAAGGTTCACCATCTGGGTTGTTCGGCACCTGTACCAGTTCCAGAGGAATGTTCTCCCCCAAGAGCTGACCGTTCTGGTCGTACATCGCCGAGATCACTGCAGCTTTGTCTGCAATGTCTGAACCCAAGAACACCTTAACCGTCGTGACAGTGGTGCCTTTGAACGACAGACGCGAATCCAACGCCAAGGTGTGTGGAACCACCGAGGTATCGATGAACGCACGGAAGGACTCGCTTTGATAGCCAGGTCCCACACCGAGCAGGACGTCTTCATCCGTTAGGGCACCACTTTCCAACGGCTCTTCGTAACGCTGCAGGCGAGACAGACCCGTGGTATAATCCACGCTCATCACCCGCCACAGACCTGTCGCCCAATCCCAGACTTCATCGTCCAAGTTCGGGCAGTAACGGCCAGTGCCGTCCGGACCTGTGTAGATTTCACTTTTGCGCCAGCGACGATGGCCCCGATCGGGGTTGATCACTGGCACCATAGGGGTAGTTGACATAACTCACCTAATCGTCAGAGATGGAAACAAAGTGGTTGACGTTAACTTTGTCATCGAGGTAATACGCAATCGCACGTTTCAAGAACGTGAGCTTGTAGATATTTAACTCAAAGACCGAGTCGTACGTGTGAGGATGAACCACCACATAACGGTCATCGATGTCCTTTTTGGACGGTTCGAATTCCAGCAACCATTCGTAGCTTTTGAGCAAGCTGCGGATAAAGGTCACGTTGTAACGCCCGATCATGCGATCGTCCCACAACACCCCACGGTCCAAGTCATCGAGCAGACGCGCGACAAACGGACTGTAGACCCGATAGCGATCCGGAATAGGCGTGATGCCTGGGAGTGTTGGTTGCTTGCGCTTACCGTTGACGTACGTCTCAACCACCACGTCCACACGTTGCGACTTCTTGCGCAAGGCGTAGGTTTCGGTGGGGGTGTAAAGACCCAACGGATTGACAATCTCATCCACCTGATACGGTCGCCCGTTTTGGAGCAGCTTGGTGGAATCAACATTCGGGTAGTCTTCAACGAAGGCCACTTCGCTACGATGCTTAGCACAACCCCCAACCATGATCCGCACGTTTTTATCATCGCGTAGGTTGATCGTGTTGTTCATGCTGAGCAGGCCGTATTCAACGTAACCCACATCCGGTTGCGGCTCACACGTTAAATCGTCTTGACAGAACCCTTCGGCCATCACCACGACTTTCTGCTTACCACTGACCAGATACTCTTTGTTGGTCAGCACAACCTTAGGCCACTTCACGTAGTAGTCGATGTTTTCAATCAACCCAAACCCGTTCAGCCATACACTGAGCCGCCGAGGCGGAACAATCATATTGCCGTCGGTGTACGCGCTGCCGTCACGTTGTTCCAAACTGCGCACTGTAAAGTGATAGATACCACTCTCAGCGGCCAGATCTTGCTGATACAACAAAAAGCCTGCATCGGATTTAACCATGCCCTGCCAGCTCACCGGATTCAACGCCCACGTCAACACACCCTTGGAGATGGTGTAGTCAACGTTCTCAACCGCAGGTGTCCACTCGTTGGTGATAATCCCTGCAAGCTTTGGTGACTTGTAAAACCGGTAGTTGTGCTTGCTGTTGATGACAAAGGTACCCAAGCCGTGTTTGGTACTGACTTGTTTACTCCCCACCCCACGATGCGCTTCGATCATCCGCGTGTTGCGATCAATCGGGTTGTAGTACTCACCCCCGACATGGACTTGAAAGCCCAACAACCGACCCTTAGCGTCGAACTCGAGCATGGTTGAGGTGTCATAGAAGCCCACAGGCACCTTGACAAAACGCGTCCCGGCCATGAGATCGGTCTTCTGGGGTGTAGGCACCACCAGCTGAGTAATCGCATTGTAGCCGTAAGCACGCTCGACCATTTCGTTGGTGATCTGACCGTCATACACGCGCATCAAGGCTGTGTACCAGGACGACTCCAAGTGTTCAGCCCGCCAGTTCGGTACGGTAGATTCCAGACCCAACATCGCATCAACAATCTGCTCGTCGCTGAGTTTGTACAACTCATGAATGCGGTTGTGTTCAAACACCAAGGGGCGCTTGTAACCGGACTCACGAACAAACAGATGCAGTTCCAAGTCGTTGATATCGGTCCACTGTGGGTGGTCGGTCACGTAACCTTGGATATAGCTCACCGGAATCGAGTACGCATTGTGGGTGATCATGCGCAACGCGTCTTCTTGGTTACGGTGGTAATACACCCCCGAGAACCGGCCGTTGACTTCGCGCTTAACCAAATAGATGTCGATGTCGTCGCGGTAATCGATCCAACTATCTGCATTGGTTTTATCACGATAAATCAGGAACTTACGTTTCCTATCAATCGTGCTGTCAAAGGTTTTGAGGTCTTTGACTTTCAAGATCACCTGTCGGCGCATTGAGGCGTCGTAGAAAAACTCAGCTTCATCGCCCAAGACCATTCGACCCGGTTGTACGTCATCGACGTAGTAGCCGTTGTGGAACGTTAAGGTTTTACCCTCGCGAGCTTTGAAGGTGTTACGCAAGTTTTGGAATGTCACCAGATCCTGCGTCGAGCCCCAATGGGTGTACCCTTTGCACGCAATGGTTTCAGACTTACCATCAGAGCGTTGGGACCCGTAATAAGCGTTGGAATAAAAACGCACATACAAAGGCTTGACGTAGCGACTTTTCAACACATCCATCTGCCGCAACGCCACGATCACGTTACGATCACCCATCACCATCACGTACGCCAAGTGCCGAGGGAACTCGAAACCGTCTTTGTGATAGAAGTTGATGGTAATGCCTTCAAGACCTGCCAGTTGATCCACACGGTGCCAGACTTTCTGCTTGGTAGCTAAGCCTAGTTGACGTGGATGGATCTGACCGATCGAGTACACATGAAAGACGTCGGTCGCTGTGGGTAGAGGCAGGGTTTGCCATTCCACCGCACAGGTACGACTAACGCCTAGGTCACGGGTAATGCGGGCAACTTGAAAGATGTGTTGGTAGTCTTGATCTGGAGTACACCAAACGTTTTTCGTCCCGTGTACCGCCAGAAAGTTTGACATTAGAGCACCTCGAGCATACGAGCCAAGTTAATGGTGAATTGCTTACCGGCCCCGTTGCGGTCATGGATTTGTACGACGCTTGCAATAGGCGCTTTGCGGAAGCTGCGGTCGATCAACGAAGAATAGATAATCGCATACCACGTTGGGATGTGTTCCAACGCAACTGCTACCACTTCACGGGCATTGAAACCGAACCAGCCACCACCCAGCATTGCGTAAAGCAGTGCCACGTCCAGTTGTTCCAGACGACGGTTAGGGATCAGTTCTTTGACCACGGTCACAAAGTCAGCCACACCATCCATATAACGGATAGGACCGATGTTGTCGAAGATCCACTGAGCGTTGAGCTTGGTGCACCGTGCTACACGCGGAACCATACGCTGCAGGTCACGCTCGGTGAGTTCGTCCATCTCACGCATCCCACACAGATGCCAGAAGGCTGCCACGAGGGTCAGCTTCATTTGCTCTTCGGGATTTAAGTTCAGACGACGGGTGATGTTCTCAGCAACGTAACGTGCAAAGGTGGTCAGACCCAAGTCGCCAATGTTGCCGATGTCTTCCATGTTGTGACGATGGGCATAAAGGGTGAGAGCCGCCCGCGTCACGTTGAATTGAAACTCGGTGTGGTTAGCCACCTTGTACGTTGCACCGTCTTCACGGATCAATGCACGGGCATCGATGACTGCAACGGTGTACCCGCCGTGTTCGATCAACACCGGGTGAGTGAAGGGTTTAACTTCTTTGTTGCGTGGAGACACCAAGTAGATGTCACTGAGCGACGTGCCTTCGAGCTTGTAGAGAGTACCCTCCACAAACGCCAAACGGAGGTGTTTGAGCGTATCGGCCATGTTATACGACGCGCAAGGCTTGGTATCGTATGGAGAGACTTTCATCTATTCAATCTCCTGGTTTACTGGGACGTAAAAGTTTACTAAAATTAGGTATGTAGTTCGTCTCTGGAATAGTATGATGTACTACATCAGTGTACGGCAACTATACCATTCAAGTTATTTCTCCTCCGATAAGACCATGGCTTGGACGAGGAGTAGGTTTGCTTGGTCCTTTAATCGCGATTAATGATCTATTTTGATCACGGGAGCTGTTATGATCACAATCAAAAACGCTGCCCCTCGCGCCATCCTGAACGGTATCAAGGATGAGTCTGGCCGCGCTCCGGTTTATCAACCAGAAGCACGTCCAACTCACATGCCGCATGTGTTCCTTTTTGCACAGCGCGGTCCTTTGGTTCCTCAGGTTGTCGTGGGTGACAGTCTTGTGTCCACCTACGGAGCGGAGTCGTTTGACTATCGTTCCAAGTACGCTACTCACCAGACGGTGCTGATCAACACTGTCAACGCTCGCGGCAACATGATGGTTGCTCAGCGTGTAGTAGCCGATGACGCAGCTATTGCTGCGCTGTGCCTGTGGGCTGACTATGTCGCGGACGATGTCCCTGATTTCCGCCGTGCCGAAAATGGTCGCTTCCTGCTTGACAGCAATGGCGCTCGTATTCCGACTGGCGAGACTGTTCCTGGTATCCGCGTTCGTTACGTCATCGAAGGCGTCGAACACGGCGTGGGTCTCCATACCCTCGAGCCTCGCGTTGGCGCTCTGGTTGCAGAATCTGATGGCGCTCAGTCGACCATGATTCCTCTGCATGCCTGGCGTGTTTCCTCTCACGGTTCTTTCGGTGACCTCGTTGGTATTCGTCTGTCCTCGCCGACGATTGATTCCTCGAGCCCTGTCAACGACGAACTGATCGAAGCTGCCCGTGCGTACATGTACCGCCTGGCGCTCGTTGAACGTCCTTCGGCCAACAGCACCCCTGTGGTCAAAGAAACCCTCTACGGTGACCAGTTCATCGACTTCACCTACAAAGCAGGTGTGGTTAACGAGAAGACGGACACCGAAGTTTCGGTTGAAGACATCCTGCTGCAAAGCTGGAACCAGCCGGCCTCCAATGGTCTGCCGCCGACCATCGGCCTGATCGACACTCAGCATGTCTACCTCGAGAACATCGAAGAGCTGCTGAGCAAGATCCAGGAAACCGAAAGCCTGCACGGTCTGGTCTCCGACGCTGAAGAAGATCTGCACATGATCAACTTCATCGGTGGTCACGACTACAACGGTACTCCGTACCACAGTCTGTTGATCGAAGGTCCTTCTGCTGGTGGCGTGTTGCTGAACGAAAGTTCGACTCACTATGCCCGTGGTGGTGCTGACGGTACCATGGACTTCGCAACCTTCGACCGTCTGGTAGGCGACATCTGCGCCAACTACGGTGACGGTGCGTACCACTTCCTGGACAGCGCGGTGTATCCGCAGTCGATCATCTGGGACTCGGGCTTCAGCCTGGCGACCAAGAAGAAGCTGCTCACCGTAATCGGCCGTCGTAAAGACATCGCCGTGATCCTGTCGACTCAGGATGTGTCTCAGCCGCAAAACAGCAACTCGGAAGAGTCGTCGATTGCAGTCGCCCTGCGTACTGCTGCCCGTATGTTCCCGGAATCGGAAATCTACGGTACCTCGACCTGCCGTGCTATGGTAATCGGTCACTCAGGCTACCTCGTTAACTCGAAGTGGAAAAACCTGACACCGCTGACCATCGAGTTGGCGGACAAGTGCGCAGCGTACATGGGTGCCGGCGACGGCGTCTGGAAGTCGCGTGCCAAGTTCGACATCTCCCCAGCCAACCAAGTCACCATGTTCCGTGACGTGAACGCGACCTACAAAAAGGCCAACGTTCGCTCCAACGACTGGGACGCAGGTCTGGTATGGGTGCAGAACTTCGACCGTCGCAGCCAGTTCTTCCCTGGTCTGCAAACCGTGTACGACGACGACACCAGCATTCTGAACTCCATGTTCAACATGCTGATCGCTGTTGAACTCGAAAAGGTTGCTGAAATCACCTGGCGCCAGTTGACTGGTATCTCCGGTCTGACCGAAAACCAGTTCATCACTCGTTCGAACCGTCTGATCGAAGAAGCCGTTGCCGGTCGCTTCGATAACCGTGTTGTCATCGTACCGGACACTTTCCTGTCCGACAACGATAAGCAGCGTGGCTACAGCTGGGGCTGCAACATCGTGATGTACGGCAACAACATGAAAACCGTGGGCTCGTTCACCATCGTAGCCCGTCGTCGTGAGGACCTCGAACAATGAGCCGCCTAGCAGATACGCTCCTTGATAACAAGGGGTTCAATCAGTACGGTCAAGCGCCCGCCGTCGACATCCGCAAGGGTGGTCAAATGGGCCATGCTCCGGTATTCGATGCTTACGTGTCGAACGCTTCGTACATCCGTCGGAACCTGATCGCGATCCTCATCGAGGCCCCGCGTGGATTCCAGGACCTCGAAGATCCGGAGTACTGGGTAGCCACGTTGAAGAACCTGGTTGAATTGGCTCCGCTGACTATCGAAGGTCTTAACCAGACTCTGTCGGTAGAACACAGCGAGAACCCGTTCGGTGGCGCTGGTGAGATGCAACAAGACATCACCAACGTTACCCGTCAGCGTTCGACGCCGTCGTTCACCTGGAACGAGAAGTACGGTCGCTCTGTGGCCAACTTCTTGAACGGTTGGGTTCTGAACCTGATCATGGACCCGGAAACCAAGTACCCCCGCGTGGTCAAGCTTGCCAATCGTCCGATTGACTTGCTGCCTGACTACACCGGGATGACTGTGTTGTTCATCGAACCCGATCCGACCCACTCCAAAGTGGTGACGTCGTGGCTGTCGACCAACATGCGTCCGAACGGTACTGTGGCGGACATCCAAGGTCGTCGTGAACTGACTGCCGGCGGTGACAAGACGGATTACACCGTTGAATTCACTGCACTGACTCAGGTCGGCGAAGGTGTGGATCTGCTGGCTCAGGAATTCCTGGACCGCATGACCCTCACTGGTGCTAACCAGAACCTGCGTCAGGCCTTCATCACCGAAATCGACGCTGACGTCGAGGCCGCTGGTGCAGACGGTAACGGTTACAGCGAGCAGATGGAAGAGATCGCAGCTGCGGCTGTTCTCTAACCCCTGGGCACGAGTGGTGGGCTTCGGCCTGCCACTTATGCTGCCTATTTAATGAACCCTTCATTCAACCCTTAAAGATAGGTGCCACATGCTTGCCAATCTTCTTAATGAAGGTGACCTTAACAAACCTCAGTACAGCACTGAGTCGTTGATGGTTGCCCTCGAGCATTTCAATCACGTTCAAAACAACTTCGAAAACCTCGTGGCCACCATGGAGGAACTCGAAGAGCTGGAAGATTCGATCCAAACCCTACAGACCTCCGAACAGGTTTCTGAAACCGAGACCTTTATGGTCCATTCGCGTCTGCAGAACGTCGGCGACAGCCTGGGTCTGGAATCGGTCGCGATCTCCTTTGAAGACGCAGCCCAAGACCCCCAGGCGTTTCTGACAGCTTCTTTGGAAGCGGTGTCTGGAATGTGGAACCGCATCAAGCAGTTGTATGTAGCTGACTTCCAACAGTCGATCGACAGTTGGGCACAGCTGTTCAGCACTGCCGATGGTTGGGGTCGTCGTCAACAAGGTCGTATCCACAAACTGCGTCAAGAGTGGAAGGACAAAAAGCCTAACCTCAACCAGACGCGTCACAAGAGTTCGTTGGCTGGTACCAGTCTGCCTCTGTTGTTCACCGTCGATGGGCGTCCGAGCACCAAGCCTGTTGAGCACCTGAACACCGACTACGGCTACGCCAAGTACGTAAGCTCGCAGTACCCCAAAGACTTGGCCGTGTACTTAGAACAAGTGCGCAGCATTCTGAACGGCGGTACTTACGACAACGCTGAGAAGTTTGAAAAGAGCGTTGTAGACAAGGTAGCCAAGCTTCCCCACCCGTTCACCGTGTTCAAAGGTAAAGGGGTAGGCGACGGTAACGTGTTGCTCGGCAACCGTGGTTTCGAAGTCTGGAAAGGCCGTCCGGTCAAGCCCGTGTCTGCAGACAAGCGTCACCAGGCCATCGCTGACCTGTGCGTTAAAACCCACGTGCGTGAATACGTCTTTACTTGGAGTAACTTCAACTCCTCGGTCTTGGAAGACTTCTACTTCACCACCGATGACGTGGACAAAATGCTCGACCATGCTGAGCGTTACTGTCAGCTGATCATCGATGCCAAGACGCAGTTCGTCCCGCTGACCAAGGCCTTCAAGCACTTGGCCGATTCGACCAAGCGGATGAACAACGCTGACGGTCTGGATGCTGTGAACAAAAAGGTCTTCAAGCAGATCCTTCAGTTCACCCGTGGTCTGACCCGTTACTCCAAGACCCCGTACCGTCTTGAACTCAACCGCATCATGAACCTGGTACCCGGTATCCGTATTCTAGCCAGCCGGACCATTGCCACCTCCGAGTAACCCTTTTGTCAGGGTAGCTCCTCCTACCCTGTCATTCATTTAGGTGATCCCCATGTTACAGAAACTGGCGCGCTCCAACCCTCGCCCAACCAATCTCTCCATTGATCAGCTGCACATGATCGTCCAGACCAATCAGAACTGGTTGGTGAGTATGGAAGAGTTGGCTGATACGGTTGATGAATTGGATCATTTGGAAGTTACACTCGAACACCTAGACCAGTCCGGGGCATTAAACCACGGGGTTGGGATTCTTGCACTGGAACGTATTCAGGCGCTTGAAGGTGTAACAGGTCGCATCTTAGGTGAACTGCCTTCGTTGGAAAGTGATACCTACAGCAGTGAAGACTTCAAGGACAGCGTCCTGCCTGCTCTGCAAAGCGTGGCCAAGCTCACCAGTAAGGCGTACCACGATAACTTCGCCAGTGTCCTGTCGGCGTTGTCTAACGTGTCGCTGGGTAGTATCCACACCGCAAAGTCAGGCATCAAGCGTACCCAAGGCTTAAAGCAAAAGCTTAAAGCCACACCGGTTAAGGGAAGCTTGGAAGTCAGCCTCTCCGGTAAGAACGTAGGCAATGCCTTTACCCGTGATGGTAAGGCAGTACGGGACTTAACAGCTGCCCTGCGTAAAGACGTGGCGCAAGCTAAGATCCTGATGCAGGACATCCCAGCTGAAGTAATGGCTTTTGCCAATGCGTACCACAAGCTGGTCTCAGGTGCTGACCTAAGTTCCGATGACGGGTTTGAATCGACGGTGCTTAATAAGCTCTCGACCCTGACCCATCCGGTTGAAAGCTTTGCCAAGAAACTCTCGACCACTGAGGAGCTGCTCTTTAACACCTCATTGTTCGTGGTGAAGAAGGCCAGTCCACGTTCGCGTGGGATCTCACCGGCCTACACCCGTCTAGCAGACCTTGCAACGAAGCAGGTGGTGCGTGAGCGCGGAGGTAAGCCGCTACAACGTGCCGACGCCGCAAAGCTCTCACAGAGCGATTTAGAGGCCTTGCTGGGCTTCTCGGAAAGTTACTGTGAACTGGTTATCGAAGGATGGGGTACTTATCGCAAGATGGCAAGTGCGCTGGACCGTGTGATGAAGTCTGTACAGCAGTTGGATCTTAAGTCCGCTGAGCTGTCGTCCAATAACGTTAAGGCGTTGAAACAACTGATCACGATCTCCAAGCACATCCCGCAGTACTACCGTTCACCGTTGGCTGATGAAACCGACCGCTGCATCAAGATGGCGTTAGCCACTCGGGTGTTAGTCGCACGGGCCATCAAAAGCGACCAGCCGGCATAAAAGCAAAAAAAAAAAGAAAGGGGCGTGAGTCCCTTTCTTTTTATGCCGGCGTAAAGAGAAAGACGATTGTCTTCTCTTCACACTGACCGAGTTGATAGGTATCTACGTGGACGCCACGATCAGATACCGCTACGTTGAAGATGACCGACATGGCCAAGCTCAGTGCAATCTTACGAGCCATGACTTTTGTCAGGCCAGCCTTGATGAGTGCAACGTAGTTATTGATGAGTTGTCTTTGTTTTACCGTTAATATTTTTTCCATTTTCATTTTTCTAATTTCCTTTTTAAGGTTGATTTGGACGTGGACATCTAAGATGCCCACGCCACTGTTTCTTGCTATGCCGCTTGTGCGGCTGTATTCTTTACCGAGACGATCTCAATGAACTTACCCACGGTGTGGGCGTCGTCATTGTAACGCTGGCAACGCTCAAGCATGCTCAAGCTGACCGCATCGACAGTCCCACCTACCGAATTACGGCTAAGCATGATGTCGCCACCGGTGATGTCGATGTGGTTGATGCAGAACAACACGCCGTCTAGCAGGGCCACCAGTACCGGGTTCTTGGAACTTGGGGTCTGGAGGAACCGACCGACGTGAGTGATCTGGATCATGCCGTTGGTACGATGTTCGTCTTTGATCAAGCCGTTTTGCGCTTTGATCTTTTCGATGGCTGCATCGTGATGCTTCTTGATGTTTTCGCTGGTGTAGGACATAGCAGTTCTCCTGAGAACTTAAGGGGTTAGGCTTTGACCAGATCGAGGATCTGTTCGAGCGGCAGCAAGATGCTGAGGTTAGTCAGTTCATCGACCGAGTTGATCTCAATCTCACCAACGCTCCAAGTACCTTCTGGGTGATCCAGATTCAGACCGGTGAGCACCAACTTGAGAGTGCTGTTACCTGAGGTCGTCAGGTTGCCTTTCTCTTTGCTCAACACAACGTTCTTGAAATCCCATTCCAGATTCAGCGATTCCACACTGAACTTGCCCTCACCTTTAACGGCGAAGGCAAAGTTGTTCAGCTTGATTTTACCACTGCCATTGCCTTTGTAGTCAGCAACCAGTTTAGCAACGATGTTCAGTACGATTTGCTTGTTCATGCTTGTTCTCCTAAGAACTTGGGGGTTTGATTAAAACTCGAGGGTGGAGTGAGTGTCACGTTGTACTTGGGTACCGCCCACCCACACCTTAGCGGTAGTGGTGATGAAGTTGCCATTGCGGTCGATGATGGTTTGGGTCATGTCGCAAAACCCATTCTCACAGTTGGACATTGGGGACTTGTAGCTCAAGTCCTTAGTTACGTTGTAAACACCCATCAACGAGATCAGAGTACCGATGCAAGCGGCGATGGAGATGACACGGATGATGTTGAACGTCATGGCTAAGATTCCTATTTACTTGAGGGGGATTGTTTTAGTTATTGGCTTCGAGTGTACGGATTTCAGCTTTGAGGTTACTGCTTTGTTCCCACGCCTGAGTCGGAGTGAGTTGGGTATTGGTGAGGGCAGTGCTTACAACGACTGCAACACCAAAACCAAGGGACAGGGTGTACAGGGCAAATGCTTTCATGGTTGGTTCTCCTAAGAACACAAGGGTTAGATACAAGTTTTTGTATCCTATTCAAGTTAGTAATATAGATCTGAAAAAATTTTATTTGGCATTTCGGGCATAGAGCGCCCACAGGGACCTAAGTCCCTGTGAGCACCCGGTTTACTTACAGAAGCTTTGGTAGTCGAATACCGCAACCTTCTTACCCAGACTGATCACGTACAAGTCAGCAGGCATCAAGATCTGAATCCCTTGTTCCCCTTCCCCGACGTAGACCGATTGCCAAGACCCTTCACTGAGTCCTGTGATGGACATCGCATTGCCCCGGACATTGATCACCGTCTTCTCCAGCACCTGCTTACTGTCACGGTACTGAATCCCAAAGAACTCTTTCTGAACGTAGGAGTACTCCCGTTTGCCGGTCAACTCAATCTTACGTTCGGCGTCCTCGTACAGACACTCACGATAGTCCGTGACCCGTACACCCGGCTTTAGGTACTCTTGGTACACGCGGTGACCTGCAAGCCCCAGTGCGATCAACACACCTAGGATAAAGGCGGTCAGGGTTAGCCACAGACCTTTACGGGATTTGCGTTTAGCCTCGAGCTTCTCACGGGCTACAAGGCCTGCATCTACTTGAGGTTTCTTATCCATCGTCAGGGCATCGTAATCAGTAAATTCAGTCATGGGTGTCGCTCCAAGTTTAGGTGACGCTTAGGGTTGTTATAAGTGGTTGAGCATAAAACAGCTGTGGGTTGCCCCACAGCTATTATCACCCGATCAACACGATGTCCAAGTCACTACCCCGACTGGACAATAGACCGAAGAACGCAGAGCGCCTGACCTTGTCAAAGAACTGCGCTGCATCATCGACGTACACTTTAGAGAAAGTCTCACGCAGCTCATCTGGACGGTTGATCCGGCGTTCACCGACCGCGTCTAGGATGTCCCGTGTTGAGTAGACTCGATTCTTTACCGATGCTGAGAGCTTGGTGCCCCGGAGCTGTTCATACGCACCAAAGACCAGTTTCTGCACTTCCCGTGTACTGATGATCGCAATCGCTTCTTCATCGTCTACCAGCTGATCCAAGATCCAGGTGGTCTTACCCGTTTGACGAGGTGTGCTCACCCCAACGGTACAGAACTCACTTAGGATTTGACCCGGTGTAAACCCCGAGTTGGCTGCATGCTTGCGACGATGTAACTTTGCCTCGATCAAGAGTCCCTGCACAATCGAACTCAGCGTGATTGTCGTGGCGACTCGTTCCCTGCTCATGTACTGCTCACTTGATGTTAAGCGTGAAGCTCAGCCTCACGTATCTGTCCCCAGACTTCATCAAAGTACGCTTTCTCAGGCACCTTGTTGGAGTCCCCTAGATACCGGACCAGTCCGGCATAACATAAAGCGTTGTCATTTAAGTAGACGTCCCCGAACCCCAGAATCCACATGAAGGTCAACTGAAGGGGTGGGAGTTGTTTCTGGACCTGGACGATCCGTCCTGGTACGTTGCGGCGCTTCCACGCCAGTTTGATCTGGTCTAGCCATTTCGGTTGCTCGGATGAGATCGTGTCCTTGAACACGTGTTCGAGCAGAGCCGTGTCGTTCACCTGCTCCAATGGTAAGCTCCCCCAAAGGTTGAACTGTAATGCCCCGTTGTGTTGCATATGATCGGAAGTAATCATAGAGTAAGTGCCTGTGACAGAAGCGTCCGCTGCTGCAGTAGCACGCAAACGCGAACTTAGGTTTGGTCAGTAGGTCGGCCCATTTGTTGGGTTCTCGTTCCAGACTAACCGTTAGCATCGACAGATAATGCTCCGTGTATTCGGCTTCTGTGATCTCCCCTCGCTTGATCCCCATCACGATGTCCCATGTGGGTGCCAGAAAGGAGTGGCCGGATTTCACGGTTGAGTCAACAACCTCAATCCCTAAGGTCTTCGCCAATCGCCACCGTGCTAATTGGATGGTGTAAAGTTCAATCATCTTGAGTATCCAAAAAAATAAAGTGGCGACGATGTAGCATAAAACCCAACGGGAGGGAATGCCCCCCGTTGGATCTACTTTGGGTTATTCGCCCAGAGCGGCCAGCGCCAGAGCGCCGATGTGCGTACGGACTTTCTTCAGCTCGCCTTTGTTACCATTGCTGGCAACTTCGTACGAAGCTTCGATCACACCGTACTTGACGATCTTCGCGTTCGGGTCGCGAACTTCGCCTTCTTTCGGAATGCCACCGGCTGGGTATTCGCGAGTGCGGATAACAGCGGTGGAGATCTTGTCGCCCACGACCGGGAACTCGGAAGTAACGCGGGTCAGTTCCTTGTCGGCCTTGAATGCGTCAACGGCGATCTCGCCCACAGCCAGAGCCGAAGCTGCAACCAGTGCAGTGTTGTGCTGCTGGATGGCTTTGATCTGATCGGTGGTGATCCCTTCGGGCAGAGACTTCTCGTACAGATCGGCTGCCGGCAGGACCACACCGTTTTCGGCGAGGGTGAACATCGGCTTGATCAGGGCGGCCAGATCTTGTACTGCTTGCTTGACGTCGGACATTGCAATGTTTCCTTGTTTGCGTTTAAGGGGATCAGGGTTCTTTCATACCCTTGGTTGTGACGATAATCTTTTATCGACTAACAACCATCAAAGAAGGTTCAGCGCTGAATCTTCATGTAGGTAATATAGGTCTATCTTTCTTTTCAATCCGATACTAACGGGGTTCTGGTTAACTCTCTTTCCTCTTGGTAGCTGGGATCTTTACAGGGATGGTACCCATGTCTTCATCAGGCATCACCACCTCTTGTGGCACTTTATCCAGAGCGTTTAAGGTGGTGCGGAACATGGCCTTGACGTTAGGGTGGAGACTGTTGATCAACACCTCAGGGTCCAAGGGTTCTTCAAAGCGTTTGATAGTCTTGTCCAAAGTCCAGGTGCGTTCTTTGCTGTTATAGACTGCCTCAATGTATTGTTCGCTACTGGAGCTTTTGTCTGTGGTGATCGACAGACGGAACAAGGTCACAGGGTCAATCTCGAACAAGTCTCGGATGGCATCAAAGTAGAACGCCCCGCTACCACACGCTTTGACCTTGGTGTTAGGTTCAATCCAACGACAGAGACGGTCATTGAAGAAGACCTTAACCGAAGACCCGTCATCCAAACAGAGGATAAAGGTTGAAGGTGTCTGTAGCGACAGAATGTTGTACAGGTGTCGTTCACGATGTTCCATGCTCTTCAGGAAGTCTTTCAGCGGACACTGAAGTTTCTTCAGAAAGCGGACGAATGAGTCTCTCCCTGCAACGGTACCAGCAGCACCAACCATTTGGATCTCACGGTCCCCGTCCCAGAAGTGCCCTTCAGAAAACGGTACTAGCTTGATGGTCTGGTCGTTACACAGCGTCTTGTCGCCACTCTCACTCAAAAACCCTTCTTGCTTGATACTCGACCGAGTATCGGCTAAGATACGATCGCCTAGATAAACTACTGTTGTCATGGTACTACTCGCTTAGAGTTTGTTGAGTGTAGGAGATGAGCTTCATCTATTCGAATAGGTAATATAGGTTTAAATATATTTTCGATGGGCATACACCCCCTGCCCCGAAAGGCAGGGAGGTAGGCTTACCATGTGGCACTAGGGGGTTCTTGATAGGAGAGCATGTCAGCGTGTAGCACCTTGATGCCCTTGTATTCAGCAGAGGTTAACTGACGAACGTTCTGGGCGTCTTCGGTGTCCCACTCTTTCATCGACCGGGTGAAGGTCATGATCCAGTAGCCTTCGGTCAAAGTCAGTCCTTTGAAGGCACGGACTTCGCAGCCACGGTTGACTTCAAAGAGGACTTCACACTCCCAGATACTCTTGCCCTTCAAGACGTTCTGCGTGCTCACAGTGCGATAGAAGAACTTACCCACGACCTTGGCCGGGTAGCTCCACTTCTTCGCCGTGTAGGGCACCAGCCAGCGTTCGTCGCTGATGCTGACATCATTGAGCAGCTTCTTCTTAGGCAGCAGGCTACACTCGTTCTCAAAGCCGTAAATATACCAACCACTTTTCCAACCACCGTCTAGGTCGTTGTCCAAGAACTCGTTGATGTCGTTCTGGTAACCTAGGATGCAACCGATGATAGTCGGGGCTGTGGAAATACGTGGTACCGAACGGTCTTCTTTCTGGGCGGTGCGTCGGGTCAGAGACGGGACGAACTGCTTGATCTTGCCGTCGCATGAGATGTGATACAACCAACGTTGACCCAGTTCCGTGGCAGGTACGATTGTGACGTTCTCAACGACCCCGTTGTTGAAATTGGAGATATACTTCTCCATGAGTTCTGTTTCGTTCATGTGGAGTTACCGGTGGAGGGAGTCATAGTATCAGGAGGGCATAAACAAAGCTGCCGGTTGCCCAGCAGCTTTGCTCACTTACCAACGGGCGCTTGGTGGGAGAACCAGTTCAGAACCGGCTTTCTTCTTCCAGCCAAAGTCAACAAAGATCGTTTTGCAGATCTCGTTAACCGACTCCATCCCGATCCCAGAAGCACTGGCTTCTAAGTTCTCAACCATCTGCCGGCTGAAGACTGCGTCGTCGAACGATTCCAAGGACGGTGCATGCCACTTCTTAGCGACCGCAATCCCAGGCTCGTTCACGTAGTCCCACGTGATGATCGAACGGATGTTCTTAACCAGACGTCCACCTTCAACCCGGTCATCGGTCAAGCTGCGAACCGAGAAGCACACGTTCTCATCCTTGCTCTCCAAGGAGGCACGGAGGAACTCGCCTTTCGGACCACTGGGCTTAACCCGACCCACGACTGCAACCACACGGTTACCGTCTTTGTCTTTGACAGCGTTCTGTTCGATCCGCACGTCTTTGAAGTGGCAACAGACGTTGTCTTCGTAGATGGTGGATACACGCTGCAAGAAGCTTGCCATGTTCTGGCTTGGGTCTTTCTTCGGGTGACCGTATTCGCCACGGCACGCCCCGCTTTCAATTCGACGCATCAGAGTCGAGGAAGCCTCGAACAAGCTACGCGCCGTAGACAGTGGGTAAAATGCCCCACCGCTGTTGTAGCAGTCCAGCCCACCGAGCACCAGTTCGTAGTAGCCATCGCTGTCAGGCGAAAGCTTCCCGGTCTTATTGGTGCCAACCAGGGCCGTACAGCCATAGACTACACGTTCCATTGACTCACCCCTTACCTTCTTAAGAGCCCTTCAATCGGTTCGACTGTTTCGGTCGGATTCACCAACGCTGAGGTGAGGCCTTCTTCCCAGTACGCACCAATCAGTTTTGCTGTGGTGTTACTCGCCCCGTAAGTGACACTGCGCAACGGGATGAACGCCGGTACTTCTTTCTCCAGATCCTGCATGCTGTTGAGCTGGTGACGGAAGTATTTGGTCCGGTCTTTCTCAGAGCGACTGATTGCCGCCATGATCATCTCGATAACTGCGAAGTTAGCGCCCACCGAAACGCCGGCATGGTGCGGTGCACTTTCAAACAAACGCCCCATGTCCTCGTAGTTCATAAACCAAGGGACGTTACCTTTGGCAATGATCTCTGAGTAGATGAGGTAGATGAACGTGTCAGACTTCACCAACTCAGTGCTCGAGATCACCGTACAGCCTGGATCAAATACAAACTCCAGGTAGTCCTCGTCCTCAATCTTGATGGTGTTGGTTATAGTGGGTTCAATGCGCATCATGGCCATGGCCGAGGAGACCCCAAAAAACTGGTCATCCACGACAATTGCAAAGATCCCACAGATGTTGGTCTCAGTGCCTAACACAGCCAGTTGTTGCTCGGCGAAGCGGCCCGGTACCAAGATCTTACAACCCTTGGTGGTAATTACCGAACCGTCGTCGAGTTCCTTTAATGCCGCATGAACCTTCGAAGCATCGCGTGTCAGCTTTTTAGGGTCCATAACGTTCTCTTGTTAAGTCTTAAGCTTACGCGTCGACTTTGATCAGTTGTACCAGCCAGTCTGCTACGACTTCCATTGCACCGTAGAAAGCCGCTTCACGGACCGGAAGGTCAGGATGCGCTTCAGAGGCACTGTCGATTGCAACGAGGATGTCGAAGGCCATCGTGTGCGGATAGATCACACCACAGACGATCTTGCGCGCTGAGTAGTACAGGTTGTCTTTCTGCCAGCCGTTCGGCATGCTGCGGATGTAATCGTTCAGCACCGACAGGTACTTCTTACGATCAACCAACAACTCGTCTTCTGGCAACTGCAGGATTTCTTTTTCCACAGCTTTGCTCAGACCCACCAACATGTGGTTGTCCATCTGCAGGCGGCGCTCGCTTTGCAGCAGACGCTGTTGACGTGCCCAGGCAGCGGTGTACTGATCCTTGCGCTCGAGCAGCAGGTTGTAGTTGGCTTGACGATCAACGCAGAATGCACCGAACAGTACGTCAGGCGAACCGCCTTCTTGTAGCCACTTGCTGTACACGTCACCGTTGACTTCGATCACAACCGGCGTTACACCCAGGTCACCGACTTGAGCATTCGACCAGCTGGCCACGAGGGTACGGTTCTTAGCAGCCGATTCACGGCGCTCGATCTGACGGCACAGTGCACGACCTGCTTGAGCCATGATGCTCGTCACGTACTCTTTAAAGAGCTGCGGCGAGGTCTGGACACCTTCAGGGATGTTGTCGACCAGTTTGCTTGCAATGAGGAACACAAGCAGAGGCTGGTTCGGGCTGACGCGCAGGTAGTTCAGGTACGGCAGCAGCGAGGGTACGTAGCTATCGTCCTTGTTCACGAACAGGCGGCGATACAGATCGGTCAGGCTACCGGGTTCCATGGTCTGAACCATGTCACGCAGTTCGTCGTCGAAACGCGAAAGGCCTGTGCTGATCAGGTCGAACTCAGTTTCCACAACAGGCAGCGGAATGCTGAGGGCGAGGTTGACGTCTTTAACTGGCGTCTCAGTGAAACGCTCGATCATACCAGTCAAGTAGTGGCTCGACCAAACGCTGTGGTACTGAACCGGCGAAATGCTGATGGCACCCGGATCAACCGCTTGCTTGTTCGACACGTACTCTTGCGTGGCTTCCAGAACAGCCTTAACCATCGGGTTAACTTTGTTCTGCGTGAGGTCCAAGTTGTAGTTGACCGTCTTCTCAACGACATCTACGACTTCATCCATCACGAGGTCGTGTTCACACACGCCTTGTTGGTTCTTGTACAACGAACCGTTCAGCAGCTGTTGTTCGAACGGAATGGTGAGCGAACCGTGATCCGGAAGCGGGATAGAACCTGCTTGGATCAACGCCGAGAGTGGCGAGCTTTCGACAGGGGCCAGTGTCACATTGGCATTGGCGAGCTTGTCGGCCAGCGCAACTACGCTGGTCAGTGTGTTTTCACGAATCATCAGACCACCCCGTGTTTCTTGGTCAGCTTGCGTTGAATGACTGCCACCAAGGCTCCCTTGGTTGCGCCGTCGCTTTGCAGTTGACCATCGATGTGGTTGGACACTGCGTTGCCCGAGATGCGACGCATGATCGCTGCACCGAGTTCGGTGGCATGGGCGAGCACCGTTACGTTTTGCTCGAATTTCTTACTCATGGGAAGACCTTCCGTTTACTAAAAGAAAGGGGCCTTACGACCCCTTATAGACCTTGACGGCTTGTTTGGCGATCACCTTCAACAGGGTGGTGGTTGTACCAATCAAATCAGGCGACAACACGATACGTGCGTTGATACTGGTGTAGCCGAAGATGGCATCCAGTTCCTCACCTGACTCTGTCCGGTTCTCACCTGACATCACCCGCCCAAAGATGGTTTTCAACTGGTTAGCGAACACACCCTTATCACCGACCCCAGTCCCGACCTGTGTGGTGATATACACCCGCACAGCCATGGAATCCAAGTTCAATGGGTTGCCTCCGATTCGCATGGACGTATCCACTTGTCCGGTCAGAACAGTTTTGTTCATCCCACGGGCAAACTTAGCACGCAGCTTGTCAGCCCCGACAGCGACCGCTCGGATGGATTCGGACATGTCCTCCAGATCACCGTTGTAGAAGACTTCAACCCGTTCAACGATTCCTTCGTACTTAGCACGCGGGGTTTGGGAGCCCAGCAAGCGCAGTGTGTCGATGGAGTTTTCATCAAACAGTTCGTTGTCTGCCGTGACGGCATCTTCAATCGTACATAAAATATCGTCCGACTCAAGCTTTTGCCCAACCTTGACCAAAGAGTGCAGCTTTTGATCGAAGGTTACAACGATGTCACGGACCTTGGTGATCTTAGTCCCAAGCTTGTTAGCCAACTTTTCTGAGATCACCGAGGAGTCTTCCAAGGTGTCTGTCGATTCCAACAACGCGGTCTTGGCCAGAATACCAGTCTTCATCAGAAGCAGTTTCGGGTTCAAGGGGTCGAGCTGGAAGTAGTTGGTGTTATAAGCAATAGGTTCACCGGCTTTGAACTTGTCTCCGGCTTTAAGCTGAGTCACCACGTTGTGTGGGAACATCGTGCCGGCAACTGTCCCGAAACGACGACCAAGCTGAATGCTCTTGGTTTTGCCGTTCTTATACGCAATGACAATGGCATCTTCAGTCACGCTTGAGACCACCCCATCATCTTTTGCCGTGGAGGCAAAGAGGTCGTCTACCCGATGAGCCACCATCTGTTCGTACCCTGTCCGTACCATCGCAGGCTCGTAGCCTTCGGAGAACATCGTTGAGTGATACTGAATCCCGACGAAGTTAACACGCTTGGGGTCATCCCGGTCAGAACCTGGGGAGATCAAAGCGGCTGTACTGAACAGTGTAGCAGGACTGTCGTTCTTAGCGTCGTAGCGGTTGGAGGTACCTCGCAGTGATTTGAAGTTAGGGTTCGCTGACAGGAAGGTGTTGATCGCCACGTCGCCTGAGTCCACCGTCGCCTCGGAGATTACCCCCATGTCGTTACGGTGATAAATACGGCTACGCTTAACCATCGACCGACGACTCCGACCACCGGTACCGCCCATGGTCACAGCCTCTTGCTCACGCAAACACTCAATCGGGTTGGATTCTTCCACCATCCCTTTTGAGGGGTCTTCCTGAATTGCTTGCCAGATCGCATTCGGCGGCATCTCGATCTTGTTGCCCGAAGCACCCCGACGGGCCTGATGCGTTCTGATCGAACGAACCATTTCCGTGTAGACGGCGCCTGAGATCCGCTCGTAGCCTTTAATGCGCATGAACTCCATGTCCGTTTCAGCAGGCGACCAATCAGTCGTCAACAGTTCGGTGGCACGGGTAACCAGACCAATCCAGTCAGTGGGTTCTTTCATCTCCACCAAGAGGTCATGTGTGATCGGGTCAATGAACATGTCTTTCAACAGGTCCAGTTCGCGCAGGTAACGAATGCCAATCCCGTTGGCTTCGAGTACGTTCAAGTACACGTCTTTGCGATCAAAGTCGTAGACGTTGTAATTGCGAATGGTTTTGTGGTAGCTGTTAAAGCCTGCCAACACCAATGCTACCAAACGATCGTCTCGGTGGAAGACCAAGTTCTCATCGGCAAAACGTATTACGTATTCGCCATCGGTCAACTTCAACCGGTCGCCTACTTGTACACGACGAAACGCAGACGGCTTCAATGCCTTGATCAGTTTGTCCAACCCTAAGTAGAAGCCCAAAACGATCCCGACGGGAATCTCTTTGTTCAACACTTTAAGCTCAGCGACTTCAATCGGCGCTTTGCTGGTATCAAGGCCTAACAGCTCCTCGATCCCTTCGATCGGTTGGGGTCCACGACCTTTGAGGATGAACATCATGTTGCTCGAATCGATGTACACCACCTCAGTGCCTTTCTTACCAATGGGGAGCATCCCACGGGCTTCAGGCCGGTTTAAGGCTTTGTCGCCAAAGTTCTCGACAATCTGACTGTAGTCAAAGTAGAAGTCTATCCCTGAGGCTGTAAAGCTTCTGAACTTGTGGGCCAGCATGCTGTACAACTTCGGGGTCTTGTTCAACGGATTGAACACGTTGGTGGGTTTAAGGTTGGTGATGCGTGTATCCTTTTTATCGTGACCAATGGCCATGATCTGGTTACACAACCAACCCGGATAATTGTGCACGGCTTTCTCAGAACGCGAGACAAAGCTTTTGCCGTAGTAACTGGTCAACGCCACCCGATTCGGCAACACCTTACGGATCGGCATGTCACCACGCTGTTTACGCATGTGGTAACGTACACCGTTCGCAAAGTAGGTCCCGTCTTCGTGAATCTTCGGCACCCGGAAACGAATGGTACTGCCCACGCCTGTCACAGGTGAGAGTTTGATGGTGTGGATTTCGTAATGGTTCATCACGTCTTCCACGGTCTCGACATTATAGTCAGTGACCACCACCCCTGCATTCTGTACCGACATCACCGAGTTCACGATGTCTTTGGGGAGCACTTCTTCAACATACCGCGAATCGAATTCGAACAGTGTGGAGGTCAACGTACGCTCGTCAAAGACTTCCGAGTTCTTCGGCATCTTCGGCGGGTTGGTGATCTTCAGCGCCTGAGGCGGTAAGGTCATGACATCAGCCAGTGTTCCTTTACCACCATAGGGGTTCGGTAGCGTCTTGTAGGTCGAAGCCAAACGTTGTGCACGCTTGTACTCAGAACCTGACAGCAAACCGGCATCAGCCATTTCGTTGGCTTTATCCAGAATGCCTTTCTCAACATCCCGTGGTGCGTCAGTGATCGTCACCAAAGTAACCGGTGCTTGCTCGATCTCAGCGGTGTCCTCTTTGACTTGTTCGATAACTTCCAAGCCTTCAAGTTCACGTTCGATCTTGGCATCATCCAACTCGGCCTGACGCAGCAGGTCGTAGTCTTCTTTGAGCATCTCAGCGACTTCTTCCTCAAAGTTCAAGTCTGAGGTTTCAGCACTCACCGGATCGTCTTTCACAATGATCAGTTCAGGCTTGGTGGACTTACCCTTAACATCCACCTCCTCCTCTTGACGGCGACGACCGTCACTGATACGAGAAGGGCCGTCATCGTCATCGTCAGAATCGACTTCAGGTTCCTCGTCATCTTCCAGAACTTCAGGTTCTTCCTCAAGCTCAACCACCGCACGCGATTCGATCAGGTGCATCAGGCCACGCAATAAACGCTTTTGCAGCGCATCAGCGGCCAAGCCTTCATCTGTCCCTTCTGCGGCGTTGGTGGTTTTACGCCACGCGTTGAGCAGCCCCAGATTCACGCAGAACCAACGATCCTTATAAAGGAAGACCAGGTTCAGGCGATCGAGGTTCTTCGTCTCCAGATGCGCCATAGGCGCTTCATAGCGATGCTCACCCAACCACGTCCACAGATCCAACACATCCAAAGACTCATTGGTCGGGAACTTCTCAAGCGTGTTACGCACGATGCTTTTCTCAGCCCGGCGCAGCGCCGACAAAGAAGGCAAGACTTCAGGCAACACCACGTTGACAAACAGATGACGCTCAGGGAACTGGTTTGCGACCTCGTTCAGCTTCTTCCACATTGTGTGGCGAATGTTCGCCCACTTGTAATAGGAGGCAAAGAAGTTGGCGGTGTAGCGTTTTACAAACTGCAGCGGGGCGAAGTTCTCAACCACCAAGGTTTTGGGGTTCGACATCACCGTCTCAGGATTCAACAGAGGACGGATCTTGCCTCGGTTGGTACGCTGGTAGTCACGCAGGTGTTTGTCTGCAGACCAGACCACAGGCTTCGGATTACCAATGTCGCTACGCAGTTCCGTGATGTGATCGACATACACGATACGTTCAGCAGCCTTAACCAACGGATCGTCTTTACCGGGACCGAGTGAAGTACTGTCTTCAGGCAGGTAACTCAACACCGCCCCACGGGGCAAGCTCAAGTTCACCACGCTGTGGGTATCCGGAGCAGTCAAGGCTACCAAACGACGGATACCCCGTCGACGGTACCAAGCAGGATAAAGAAGCATGGGTCATTTTCCTTAAGAGTCAAACAAAGGGGCCTGGCGACCTTAGTCGCCAGTCATATTCTTCAAAACCAGGGTAATGGTGTCGACGTCACAGCCGGCTTTAAAGCCACCACGCGGGTCGAGGTACGCAGCTGTGCTGTCTAAGTAACGATCCAGTTCGGCGAGTGCTTCATCACTGTAGACGATCGTAGCCGAAGCCGTGTCACCGTCGTAGTCCGCTGCAAGGCCTGCCAGTCGACTTGGATGAATCACTTGCGAATCCACAAAGGCTTCAGGTTTACGGGTTGGAAATTCCAACGCTTTGTATTCCTCACCCAAGGGTTGCCAGTCGTCACCTAACTCATAACGCACTTCCCCCACAATCGTTGTTTTGCAATAGACGTGTGAAGGATACGTTGAACCAATACCCGCTACGGGGTAGCGGGTTACAATCGCTTTGAGTGTGTTCCACCGACGGTAGGCACAGAGATAGAACAAATGGACGTACGTCAAAGGCTCGACGTATTGACGATCCAGATGCTCTGGCAAATCACGGATGTCCCCGAAGATCTTAAAGGTGTTATCCGGTCCGATGTAAATCAGGCCTAAGTAACGCCCCTCAACCTTAATCGGTTTGAACCGGATGCCTGGGTTACGAAACCCTTCAATGAGTTTCTCCAACCCTTCGACCGTGACCCACTTGTCGCGTACGTCAAGCGGCAGTTCCACGATGTCTTGTTGCAAGGTCTTAGGATCAACCAGTCGGGCTGTGGTGCCCGAACCACCGACACCAAAGACTTCACTCAACCAACCATTACGCAGTTGGTAAATGGTGACCGGCAGTGCCCCTTTCATCACTTGGAACAAACCAATGATGCTGTCATTAAAGCCTGGGGCGTTCTCGGCATCCAAGTCTGCAACCGAGGTGTCCATCGCCGAGATCACGTTCCGGGTTCCGTTAAAGATCCGGCGGCTACCGAACTTCTCTTGAAAGAAGCCCTTCTTGCCCGTAATCATTTGTGAGATCGTGTCGTAGATCTCATTAAAGCTTTGCTGTATGGACTTACGGCTGTTGTCAAAGACCGGTGACAATTCAGCCCCTTCAGCACTGACGAGTACCTTCGACGCCCCGATGATTTTACGGTAGATGTCGTTGATTTCGTCCTGAGTCCCACGGCCTGTGGAATCGATGACATAGTCACGAAGCCCTGCTGGGAGGACGAGGATCTTATCCGTCGTAGCCACCTTGCGGTACTTCTCGATCATCCGAATGCGTTCCATCCGAATGGGCGACTTGGACTCTTTGAACTTGAGTTTGTGCCAGTGGGTTAGAAAGAAGGCGTAACCGGTTTCACCTTCCAATTCAGTGGCCGCCTCGAAGTCGGCTTCTTTGGCGTTCCAGATGGCATAACGGGTACCGGACATGATGTCCCGGTACAAAGCTTTTAGTTGACACAACGCACGGAAGATCGTCGGATGAAACACAGTCACCACAGCGTCAATGTAACCAAAGCGCATGTCGCGTTGTTCGTCCCCGACTCGGCCAAAGGTCAGTACACTGAAGAGTCCGTTCTCATGAAAGTTACCGGTGATCCCGTCGTAGATGTCGGGAGCTGTGACCGGACGGATCGTGGCCAATTTTTCCGGGGTCAGTTCCAGAATCGAGACGTTAAAAGGAATGGAACTATTTTTCACGGTGACGGCTCCGAAAATGATATGATCTATTTAAACCCTGAGAGTGGAGTCCAGCATGGCTAAGGACAAGGACCTCGATTTCGACGATGATTTCGACGATTTCGACTTCGGGTCTGACGGGGATTTTGATACACCCCCTCAACCTGACGATAGAAAACCTATCACCAAGGTCGCGACCTCCTTCCTAGGGGGCGTGGCTGATGAATTCACCAACCCGACCACTGTTAAGCGCTTGACCCTTGATGCCCTACCAGACGGCTATTCAAAAGCCGACAATCTGCTGGGCGAAGTGGCCGGGGCCGGACGTGATCTATACAATACCACGATTACCGAACTCAAACCGGTGATCAATGATGCCAAGCGTGTGGCCCGTCGTGCCCTGCCTGGTGTTAAGAATTTCTTGCCTGAAAAACTGGCTAAGAAACTCGAAGAAATGACAGCTGCCGAAGACAGTGGGGTGAGTGCCCAACAGTCTCGTGAAGCCGCTGTGCAATCGGAGGTGGCCAGTATCTTCGGTGCGGTAGCCGAGCAAGATCAGGAAGACCGCATTGTTGATAAGGCCGAAAAGGCACGGGAGAAGGTCGAGGATCGCAAGAAGTTCAAACTGGAGATTGATGCACTGTCCTCAATCCACCAAGGGATCTCTCGCCTCGTCACCTATCAGGATCAGATCACCTCGAAGTACCAACGTAAAGTGTTGGAGCTTTCGTATCTTCAATACTACACCTTGAAAGATACCTTCGAGTTGCACCGTGCATCGACGCGTGAACAGAAAACCTTGCTCGACGTTATTGCCAAGAACACAGGTCTGCCTGAATACCAGAAGACCACGTTAGGTGAAGCGGCCGGTCAACAGTTCCGTGATCGACTATTAACCGCAACGCAGGCACGGGTCAAAGACGTCGCCGGTAAGTACTTTGGGAAGTACAAAGACAACCTGATTAAAAATGCCAAAGGTCACCTCAGTAACTTTAAAGAAAGTGCGATGGGGGCTTTGACAGGCGCCGAGATGGCGATTGATGTCCAAGAGCAGATGGCCGATATGGGGGAGCAAGCAGACCCCTATAAGACCGGCGGTCGGATGGCAGGCTCTGTGGCAGGCAATTGGGTTGGAACCAAAATTGCTAAACTCCTAAAGCCCATTTTGGGTGATATGGATAAAGTGAAGAAAGGTGGCGCTGCACTGGAGTACGGGGTAGATAACCTGCCCGGACTTGTTGAGCAGTGGGCCAAAAGCGACAAGGGGGAGAACAGCAAGTTCCAATGGGCTAACAAAGCCATGCGCTGGCTCAAGGATCAAGCCCCCAGTGAAATTGATGATCCGTTGTTGGACAGTAAAAAGGAAACCGACCTCACCAAGTCTAACGATGCCGTGGCGTTCAGTCATGCAGCGCGTAAATCGCTGACTGACATTATTCCAGGTTTCCTCTCACGCATCCACCACGAACTGGCCATTATCCGTACGGGTGATTCCAGCATCGCACGGGTTGAGTATGACCTGCGTGATGGATCGTTCCGAGACTCAGGCTCTATCACCAAAAACTTGGTGGGGTCTTTGTTCTCTCAGGACAATTTCAAGAAAACTCATGAAGCAACCGACACCCTGATCAGCGACTTGACAGGGGGCGATGCCAGCAAACTTTCGCCGGCAGCCCAGAAGGCTTTGAAGCGCCGCATGATCTCTGAAGCTTCACGCCTAAGCGGTCACTACGATGCTAAAAAGTTTTATGATGTCGACGGGTGGGACGACAGCAGCCTGTCTGATGAAGACCGGATTGCGCTGTCTGATTTGTTCTTGGAATCCAAGGACGACATCGTTAAACAAAATGCTCAATCCAAAAAGTTCCACAACATCCGCGATTACCTGAATAACCCGGCAGAGGCGATCAAAGCGCTGTCGATGCAGGCCGGTGGGTTGGAACATATGCGTCGGGCCGGTCTGGTGACAGGGGAGAATGAAGACCGACAGGTTAACTTCGACCGTATCACCGATATGCTCGTGCAAGGGGGTATTGGTGACAAATTTGATCAAACAGGTGGTGATCCTCGTGTCGCTTCTAGTCTGTTTGGTCCTGTTGGCCCTGGTGGAGGCAACTCTGGCGGTGGTCTCAATCCCACTCACGCTAATCAGAGCAGCAGACCACGTTCTGCGGCCGAGGTAAAAGCTAAGGTGGAAGAGTGCGTTTGTGGAGACGAGTTCGATCGTCTGATTCAAGCCGTCAAGGAAGGGAACGATCGGCTGGTGGCTGAGATCACTAAGTCCCACACTCAAAACGCACAACAGGCTGAACAGATTGCGCTGTTAGCCGGCATCTACGAATACATGCAGTCCGGACAGATGATGGTATTTTCTGTGGACGGTACGCAGATGTTTAAATCCCTTAAAGATCGCATGGCTGGGAAATTTAAGGGACTCGGATCTCGCATTAAGGGCTTGAAAGACAATCGTTTGGTCAAGGGTGCAGGAAACCTCTTTGGTATGGCAAAGACTGGGGTGGTCAACACCTTGAAGTCACCGCTGTGGGCTGCGAACAAAGTAAAAGATGGCTTGAAGCATGTCTGGGATAAAATCTCAGGTAAGTTCAACGACATCAAAGAACTCTACGTTCGTGGTGAATTTGCAGCCAAGCTGACCAAAGCTAAACTGGAGGCGGGTGAATACATCGACGCCAAAACCGGGAAAGTGATTCAGAAGTGGGAAGACATCAAAGGGCCTGTCAAAGACCGTGCCGGAGAGATGGTACTCACCGCTGAGGACTTCGCCAAAGGGTTGTGGACTAACCATGGTAAGCCGTGGAAGGAAAGCTTCACTAAGCGACTCGGTAACGCCTGGTACAACACCAAGAGAATTTTAAAGTCTCCTGTGTCGTTGGTAAAGGGTCTGTTAGGCGGGGCTAAGAAGTTTGGGGAAAGTCTGCGCGATGCGTTTAACAAACCGCGTGACATTTATATCCCAGGACGTGAAGAGCCTATCATCCTTGCTTCGGTAATGAAAGCAGGCGGTTACAAGAATGCCGATGGTTCCGTAATCTCCAAATGGACTGATATCAAAGGCGCTGTCTACGACCTTGAAGGTAACGTGGTTGTTACCCTTGAGATGCTCACCAAAGGCATGATGGATTCGGCAGGTCAAAAACTGGAACTCGCTCGCGGGCTTTTGGGGACTGCTGTTGACAAGGCCAAGAAATACGGTGGCATGGCGATTGACGGGGCTAAGAAACTTGGTCGCGGGGCGATGAGTCTGGCCAAAGGTATCGGCGGCTTTATGAAAGGCGGCCTTAAAGGTATCGGCGGTAAGCTCGGCCTTGGTAAAGGTGGCTCGTCTGAAATGATGGAAGTCATTGGCGAGTACCAGATTCTCCTGCTTGAAGAAATCCGTGATGGCGTTCGGGACTTGAAACCTAAACGTATTAAGGGTGACTTGAGTGGGGACGGTTTGCGGGACGGTTCTTGGGAAGCGATCACAGCTAAGCGACAAGCCGCGCGTGATGCGAAGAACAAGGACAAACCTGAGCCTAAGGAAAAGAAAGAAAAGAAAGGCGGCCTGATGGGTCTGTTGATGTCAGCGGTAGGTTTGCTTGCAGGGATTCCTGCAGCCCTTAACAATGGCATTACCAAGCTCGGTCAGATCTTAGCTCAAAAGGCGATGATCCGTGGTGCAGCCGATGCCCTAAGTGGCGGCATTGACGCCCCTGATGGGAAAAAGAAAGGTGGTCGTTTAGGTCGATTGGGTAAAGCGGTCGGTCGTGGCGCAGGAATTGCAGCCCGTGGTATCGGTACGGTAGCCATGATGGGCGGTAGTGGTTTGCTCACAGCAGCCGGTACTGCACTCGGTGGTCTTGCCTCTGGTGCAGCAGCCGTGGGTGGCGCAGTACTCAGTGTCTTGAGTGCACCTGTGGTCTTGGGTGCAGCAGCGGTTGCAGCGGTGGGCTTTGGGGCGTGGTGGCTGTATAAACGTCACAAGAAAAACCAGCGCGGTGGTCTGCTCAAACTGCGGATGGCTCAGTACGGTTTTGCCATTGATGATCACGACAACGTCGACAAACTCCTAGCCTTTGAAGACCTGGTTAAACCTGCGGTCAAGACACGCGGTGCCGATCCTTTGATCGACTTCCAAATGCTTGACGTAGATAAAATCCGGGAGATGTTCAACATCGGCAAGGATGACCCAGAAGGGTTCCAACGGTTTGCTAAGTGGTGTGATGCACGCTTTACACCTGTGTACTTGGCACACGACGCCGCGACTAAGAAATTCTCCCCCAACGGTAAGATGGATGAGAACGACGAGAAGCTAAGCGTTGAGGACAAACTTAAGTATTTGGAAGTGGTAAAGCTTCCAGACGACCGGGCTTACGAGGCGTTGGACCATCCAATGCAAGACGGACGTTTGACCATGACTACTGATGAGATCGTCTCAATCTTTAAAGAGCTTAAGGTTGAATACGAAAAGGGTGTCGCTGAAACCAAGGCTGCAGAAGCAGCAGCAACCGGATCGGCTGCAGCAGCGGCCGCTGTAGGCGCTACTACCGAGGAGCCGGGTAAGCTTGCTAAAGCCTTAGGAGCTGTGAAAGACACAGCTTTGAAGATCCTCAAATTCACCCCGATTGGTATCATGGGGTCGATGGCGGTGAAAGCTGCTGAGAAGATCGTAGGTCTGGGCAAGTCGATGTTTGAATGGATCAAGGGTAAGTTCTTTACCGAAGAGTTCAAAGTGCCGTCGATCCTTAATCGGGAAATCGATCCACTGACGAGTATTCGGTATCGTCTCTATGGCCTGTCGGTGATGGAATATGCCAAAGCAGGTCCGATCAGTAAGCTTGAAGAGCAGCTGATCAAAGACGTGAACTACTCAGGTAAAGGTCAAGCGAAATGGGACGGAGATGCCAAGTCTCTGTTTAAACAGGTCGGTGGGTTGTTTGTGACCAATACCGATTCTGAAGAAACGTTGAAGATGTGGTGTGAGTGGTTCTCTAAACGCTTCCTACCTGTCTTCCTATCGTTCCTAACCGCTGTCCGTGGGTTTGCTAAGAATGGTAACCCGTTCGAAGCCTACGAGCGTTTTGCAGCACCACAAGTGCTTGAGATTGCTCGCTTCATGGCACAAGCGGTCAGTAACCCTGACGCTAAACCTGAAAACCGTTTGTCGGTCTGGAGTATTGCCGACATCCCGTTTGATCGTCACGAACCGAATATGGACCCCTCAACAATCGCACCGTTCATGACGTTGCTTGAAGAGGACGCCCGTACCGCGATTCTAAACGAGAAACAAAATGCTAACAAGGGGACTACTGGTGCCCCGACCCCAGGTCAAACCACCAAAGCTCAAGTGTCACTCGCCGCAGCACGTAGCGTAGGTAATCCCAACGCAACGTACGCCACACCGCTACAAAAAGCGATGTACGGCTCCATGCCTGTTTCCACAGAAGTAGGTAAGACCGGTGGTGGCATGCGGGTTGCATCAATGGAAGCTCAAGGCGGGTTGTGGACTAACCTTCCGGGTGTAGCAGGTCCTGATGGTGAATGGAGTTCGTACAAAGACCTGATTCTGGCAGCCTCTCAAATGGCCGGGGTTGACCCTGGTTTGATGGCCGTCATGGCAGGGGTGGAGTCGACCTTCCGAGGACGTGCTCAAGCGGCACAGGGGAGCGCGAAAGGCCTGTATCAGTTCATGCCTGGTACGTGGAAAGACATGCTCCGTAAATACGGGAAGAAATACGGGCTGACCGAAGATGCTGATGTACTCGATCCACGTGCTAACGCGTTGATGGGGGCTGAGTATCTGAAGGAGAACTCCAAAGGCATTAAACAAGCCTACGGACGTGATGCCACTGACATCGACCTGTACCTGTCGCACTTCTTTGGCCCTACCGGCGTGAAGAAGTTCTTGGAAGCCAATCCAAACGAAATCGCCGCTAAAGTGTTGCCGGCGGCTGCGAAACAAAACGAGGGGATCTTCTTCAGTAAAGACGGTAAGGCGCGCACCATTGCCCAAGTCCATGCTGAGGTAGATGCACGCATGTCTAACTGGCGAAACACAGCCGGTCAAGATGCTCGTGCAAGTGCTGGGTTGGGTCGTCTGGAAACAGTGGCTTCGGCTCCTGTGATCCCAGGTGTGACATCACCGACCTCCATGGGGACGAATGCTCCGGCACAGTCGACCATAGGCACGATGATGACAGTACCGGGTGCGTCTGCTCCTGCTGCGAACACCACAGGTCCTATTGGGGTGCTTAAGCCTAACCAAGGTACTTCGGTACCCGGACCGACCGGTAGCTACAGTGGTGGCCCTAAACCTGTCAACCCTTCTGTCACTGCAACACAGGCTAAAGACGCCGGACAGGCCATGCTCATGCGAGAGACTTCGCAAGAGGACGGTACGTACGGTATCCTCACCCTACCAGATGGGTCTACGTTCAACACTTTGGAATTGCCGTGGCGTAACAACGAAACAGGCAAGTCGTGTATCCCACCGGGTACCTACAAAGTGGAAATGCGGGACTCACCTAAGTTTGGTCCGTGCTACGAAGTCAAAGGTGTACCGAATCGGTCAGCGATCCTGATCCACGCCGGTAACACCGCTGGCAACGTAGATAAAGGACTGAAGTCGGACGTACAAGGTTGTATCCTGCTGGGCTTAGGCCGTGGTCGGGTCAACAACCAAAGTGCTGTGATTGAGAGCAAGGCTGCCATGGCCTCGTTCATGCAGAAGATGAGCGGTCGCTCGTTTACGCTGAACGTCGTCGGGTCTGCTCAAGACACAGCGAGTACCCCGGTTCCAGTGAGCACTGAAGCCCAAGTAACACCAAGCGTCCTTGCACCTGTAGGTCCAGACACCACACCTGTTGCCAGTCCGCTGGTTAATAAGTTGGTAGGACCCACGTCTGCCCAACCGGTAGGCAATGCTCCGGGTGCAGCACTGAACGCAACGATGGAACTGCCGAACCTGTTGGCTCCTCCGACTCCGGCTAATGTAACACCAGAGGCGGTGGTAGAACAACAGCAACGGGTTGCACAACGTGCAGCGAATACTCAGCGTCAATCGACTGAGGTGAGCAAACAAACCGAGGCAAATACAGCTGCAGTCGAAGCACTGATGAAACAGCAGCTGGAGATACAAATGTCTATGGATGCAAGCCTTAAGAACATCGACGCCGGGATTCAACAGATGGCCCAACACCTTGCAACAGGTCAGCAGGCTTCCGAGCCTACCAATCCTGCTAAGTCGGCTCCCACAGCGGCCAAGCGTGCACAAGCCACACCGGCGACACTCACGCCGATCAACTTCCGTCGACGCGTCAGTTAACCTGAAGTCAGGAGGGGAGGCAACTCCCCTCCTTTCTTTTTCTCTTTTCATTTTGAGGTAAGTTTATGTCGACTTCTCCTTTGCGTGACGTGGACTGGGTTCGACAGTCGTTCATGCTGCCTAAACGTACGATTTCAAACTCAGATGCGTTGCGTCGTACTTTGAGCGATGCGCGGTTCAAATTTACCGATACCACGCTGGGTGGCAACTTCGCCATTAACCCACCGTACCAATTCACACGCTTTGCTGATATCCCCGTGCCGAGTTTGTACTCAGGCTCTAAGGGTATGGGTCGGTACTACAGCGAAGCGATTGACGACAGCGCACAGTTGATTCACATGCGCTTTGGCGTCCCGCAGTTCAACTCGTTGTTGAACTTCTTCTTTAACTTCTTCAACCCACAAGCGGCCCGAATGGCCCGTACGGGTCGAAGCTATGACTTGGCGTTCTCGCTCGGTAAGATCACCGGTACCTTGTTCCCGTTGCCGATCCAGCTCTTTACTGCAGCCGGTACAGCCTTGCAGTTTCTGATGGGGCGTGATACGTCCAAGTACTACTACTTGAAACCGACGATGCCTTTGTATTGGAACGCGGTGAACACCATTGCCAACGGCATTGCCGTGAACATGGGTCTGGTCCCTCGGATCATGGGGGATGCTGAAAAGAGTACCGTTAAGGGTTCACCTGAATACACCGCCAACTTAGGTAAGCGTTACCAGAAGCTCAACCCTGAGGTCTGGCACGAATCCGGTGAGATTGACGTCTACTCCTTGGCCTCTCGTGCACAGCGCTTGGCTAACGAGCAACGCCGTGAGTTGAACAAGGCTCTGGAGACCGGTGAGAGCGCAGCAGCGGTACAAGCCAAGATCCAACAGATGGTGGACTCAGGTCGCTACACCAGCACACAGCGTGGCTTTCAGTCGTACGAGGAATACCTCAAGAGCTGGCACTCGTTGAATGACCGCTCGGAAAACGAAGACGATGGCAGTGTGGATCTGGTCGGTAAGAAGATGTCCTTCAAAGACAAAACCTTGAAGTTCTTCGAAGCCGAATACGAGGACGGTTCTCAGTTTGTCACCTTCCACGTCGAGCACACAGGTACTGTGTCTGAGTCCTTCAGTAACAGTGCCACCGAACCCGAGATCTCCAGTAAGTTGAACGGTCTGTCTTCAGGTGCCCGTCAAGCGCGTTTCAGTTCAGCTGACGGTCAAACAGGGATTGGCTTTATCGACGACATGCTCCAGATGGGCGGTGCATTCATTGAAGGTGTGGCTTCGGCGGTGAACCTTCAAGGACTGTTGGCATTCTCAGGTTCTGCAATTGCCGACATTCCAAAGATGTGGGACAGCTCTTCTGCGGACCTACCAAAGTCAGATTACCAGATCAAACTGCGCACGCCGTACGGTAATGACTACAGTCGCTTTGTCGACCTGTTCATTCCTTTGAGCATGTTGCTGGCAGGTAGTCTACCGATCTCCACCGGTAAGCAATCCTACACCAGTCCTTTCTTGTGTGAGGTGTATGACAAAGGACGTACGCAAACGCGTCTGGGGATGATCCAGAACCTACAGATCACACGCGGTGAAGGTAACTTAGGTTGGACCCGTGACATGAAACCTCTCGGGATCAACGTAAGCTTCAGTGTGATGGATCTGTCCTCGATCATGCACATGCCGATCACCGCAGGCTTTGACCTAAGTGACTCAGTTGAACTTGCAGGTGCTGCAGGTCTGGCTGCCCGTGCGGCTACGGCAACGAGTGTGGGTGGGGTCATTGGTCGGGCTGGTGGTGCTCTGGGTCTGGCTGCAGGTACGGACTTTGCCAAAGGCTTCTTTGACTCAGATACCGTGTACTCCGACTACTTGGCTACATTGTCCAGTTTGTCCTTGGCCGAACAAGTCTACACCATGCAAAAGCTGCGCATCAACATGACGCGTCAGTTCAGCTCGATGAAGACCTGGTTCTCGGCTTCTCACTTCAGTAACTGGGTCATGGGTTCGGCTCCGGCTCGCCTGATCTCAGCCAAAGCTGTGGGTATGAGTTTGTGACAGCATACAGGGCGGGTCACCCCGCCCTGTTTATGCCGCCTGTTACACAGCCACTTTCGGGTAGTTCTTTAAGTACAGCGTTGAGAGGTTCTCATTGCGGTACAAAGGGGCCACCAATACATGCAGTTGCCAACGAGGGTCACTGCCAAGCAACGTCTTAGCCGCTTTGGAGGCGTAGGCAAAGGGTGTCAAGTCGGGAATGATCTCACCCTTACGGTTGTAGACGTCCCATTGACTATTGATCCGATTTAAGGTGTTGACCAGTTGGGTTAACTCTTCGACACGCTTGGAAACGTCCCCACGGCTAGGCGACTTGTAGAACGTCAGGATTTGTTTGGTCGCATCCGGTACCTGTGCCAATACACCACCGACCCCAATCTTGTCGATGATCTGATTGAGGAGTGTTAGGTTACTCTGCGTGATCGTTACCCGTACGTTTAGCGCATACGACTTCTTGATAATGCGTTCATCACGAGCGGTGTTAAGCAGTCCTGGAATCAGGTCAGTCAGTCCTGCTTTGATCGAGTACTCCAAGATGGTACTGAAGGTGGCTACTTCAGAGGCCAAGTCAAAGAGTTCAAACAGATCGGTCCGTCCACTGATGCGCTTAACCAGATCCGAGATACCCTTAAGGTCATTGAAGTCCCCACGGGTATAGGCCTTGATTCCCTCGCCCCCTAACACCAACAAGTCTTTGGTGATATTAGAGTTAACCCCGAAGGTTTCCATGGTCTTAAACAACTTACCTTGGACACCGGCTGTCAGAGACTTTGTAAGGCTCCCTCCGCCGAGTTTCTTGCCAAGGTTAGTCAGCACGTCCACTTTGGACATACGGCCCGCAGAGAGCTTCTCAAGGTCCTTGGTGAGGGACTTAATCAGCTGGGGGTTCTTCTTGAGTTTGTCAACCGCCGACTCTGCTCCGTTGTTCAGGATGTCCGGGAGGTTGTTTAAGGTTTCGTGTTTCTTGATCTTGTAGGCGTCAACCGTCAGAAGGTCGTCAATAGGCCCCGATTCAAACAGTGACGATATTCTCTTTTTAGAAGCCATTGTGGACTCCGAAGGTCAAAAAAAAAAGAGGGACCTAAGTCCCTGGCTTTAAAAGGTGTCGCTCATACTATTCACGCCCTGCAATGAAGTCACAGACCTTGGCAAGCTTATCTGCAAAGCCTGAGGTGTCAGCAATCACCTTACAGTTGTCTTCTTTGCCGTAGAAGTAGTAGTGCACCAACGGGAGTTTGTTGTCGAGCACTAAGTAGTGCAGGTCACGGTTCTGGGTGATCTTACAAATCCAACCAATGCGCATCAGGTGATCGAACTGGGGATTGTGGACGTAACGCTTGTGGTCTTCTTTGCCTTTCTTACGGGCTTCAAAGCCTGAGAGCTTAGCGTACTCGTAATCGATCATTCCGGTCTTCAAGAAGAAGTGCAAGCCTTCTGCTGTGTCGAAGTATCCGAAGTGGGGGTGTTCAAAACCTAACGGTGAGGGGTTAGTCAGGAGTCGTCCTAGGCGTGTCTTACCACGACTGTAGACATTGCAATGCGTGACCCCATCTTCTAAGGGTGTCAGTTCCATATCAAATCCTTAAAGGGCATAAAGCGCAGGTTGCCCTGCGCTTGGTTGCTAACCAGAGAGTTTATCGCCAATACTGCTTCGACGAATGCGCTCCATGTTCTCGTTAAGCTTTTGGCTTTGCGGATCAATCAGGGGCGTGTTCACCATCTGGTACGGACTGGGTTTGGGTTTGGGTTGTCCGAGATCGCGCCGATAGATCGTCATGGGTAATACGATCTTCTCTTTGTCGAACTCAACTTCAAGGGTGATTTTAGCAGACACCGGGTCTATGAAAGACAAGCCCTTCATAAACACGTTCCACGTCATGGTGTTACGTGACAGCTCTTTAGACAAGTTACCACGCGCGGACGACATGTCCTTGCCATTTTGCGGAATACGGTTACGCGCTGCACCAAGATACCGAGGCATGTTGGTGTTCCAATCAATCACGCTAAACCGAGACTCCCGCAAGATGGTGCGAAACGCCTTACTTAAGACATCGCGCGCCTCATCTATCTTCTTGTCAGGATCGTGGAGTATCTCCAACATCTGACTGCGGTTTTCTCTGTCGTACATGGGGTATCTCCAAAAAGGCCAGCGTGAGTGCCTCCACTTCACCCATCAGGTGAGAGAGTTGCCGATTGTAATAATCGACACTGCCCTGACGAGTCAGGCCGGCGCTGGTGAGTCCTTTTTGGATAAACTCCAATTGTAAGATGACAGCATTATATACCTCCAACGGTACAATGGGCGCATCAGCTGGGGTGACCAGATAGTCATCCAACGTCACACGCCTTAAGTTTAAGGGGTTGTCTCGACTGCGTTGAATCTTTTCTCCAACAGGCTCACTCGCCGAAATATGCTTACTGGCAAGATTCAGTAACCGAATCAAGTCGTAGGCATTGGGATGTGCTGCGGTCAAATGGATGCGAGTCCCAGTGGCCACAACGTATCCCCTCAAGTCTTCCAAGTCCAAGAGACGCAGAAGCTTAAGGCAATAGACTACATTTCTATGAAGGTAGTCATTGTCTGTATGTTCCGAACGAATGCGACTTACGGATTCTTCAACAGACTCAATACGAGGCCTATTAAAGAGTTTTCGTAGGTACTGCTCGAAAACATAATATAGGTTTGTAATAATTTTCAAGGGAATCACCATGACCGAATTTACTTTGACCGATGACGAGATCATCCGACTCACACAAGGCCAGCGCAAGAAGCTACTGGATCACTACACAGCCAATGGTGTTCCGGCCACCGCCGAGGAGCAAGACGCCTTGATGCGCCTGTTGGCTGACATGGACCGCACGGCCTTGGGTAACAAGCGTGTGAAGACTGACGAGAAGCTTGCCGGTACGAACGAGCTAGTGGCTCAAGCCATTACTGATGTTATCAAACACTTTGGTGGCAAAGACCCATTCGAGAACAACACATCCGGTGTGATCATCGACCATATCCCGCAGCCTGACGCCAAGTTGCTACCTGCAGCTAACCCGGTACCTGGGGAAATGAACATCGGACTGGAGTCCCACGACTTCAACGACTTTGTCAAGAAGTTTGAAGATTAACATATAATCAAGGTATTCAGTAACGGTTTACTGACGGCATACAGGGCGGGGGTGACCCGCCCTGTTTATGTCCGCAACAAACTGAAGAAGTTCACCGGGATCATCTGGACCGTGATATACACAGACATCACTAACTCACTGATTGCAAAGGGATTAACCTCTCCAAAGTGCTCCACCGTCCGGTCTTCTTGGGTGATCACGTGGTCATGGCTAATAGCAGGCGTAATCAGGTTGACTTCAGGGATCGGGCTGATACCGAAGTTTTCCTTTTGTGCCACCATCCATGCCCAGTAGTCATACACCACCATCAAAGACACTTCCCGCTTAAGCCACTGCGGGGTGAGCTTCTCAGGTGGGTAGTTGATCATCTTCACCTGTACAACGTTGCCAGTCAGAATCTCACAGGCTTGTTGTATGGCTTGGACTTCCAACTCCTCCAGCTGGTACGGCCAGTAGTTCACCAAGTACGTGGTGTTCGCCACAAACGGCAGGTTAACCTGACTGCTGACCAAGGCTTCACTGAGTTCTTCCAAGATTCGAATGATGTTGGTCGGACGTGCCGCCACTAGGGCTTGCTTGTCTCGTGCCTGCCACCATTGACGAAACAGGGCGTGGGTGACCCGCCCTTCGGTGAGTTCACTGAAGTCATCGGACTCACGTAGCCAGTAAGGCTCCTGCATCAGCATAGACGCCGCTTCCGGGTCATTGACTGCCACTACCCCTACTCGGGTGTCCAACAGGCTGTCAAGGTCCAGATAGACCGTCTGGTCAAACTCAGACGCTGCCTGCGAATGCTGGTTTAACATACTCTTCTCGCCCCAATGCAATTAGCAGAACCAACGCAAACCAAGGGTTCTCGCTGACCAACATTTCAATCTCATCCGTCGCCACGATCCGTTCGTAGTAGTCAGCATCCAACGCCCCTTGGGTCTTAGCCATGGCTTCAACCGCTTGGGACACGATGCGCGCCACTACATTATGGAAATCGACGTTGACCTGGGTCAGCATCTTGAACGTAACGGTGCTGATCATCTCTTGCAGTTCTGGAGCCGTGCGGATTTCTTCCCAGAGGTCGTCCACCACCGAATCGGTGATAAAGAGCGGTTGGAAATCCAGTCGCAGCTTCATGACAAATTCAAAGACCCGAACCCGTTCAGCAAAGAGTTCTTTGATGGCAGTGTTGTGGTCAACGTTGATCAGGACCAACTGATTGATGTAGTCGGTTACGATCTGGCGGGCTTGATTACAAAGGTTGGGAAACAGTTCGTGCTCGTTCATCATTTGTCCAGAGTGTTGTCAAGGTGCATGGCTTTAAGCAACGTACTCAACGTAGTCACCGACTTAACCTTAGTCCCCGCCAGTGCCAAGTGTTCGATACTGGCCCCACCGGTTTCGTAGATGCTGCGGTTCATCGCGTTAAAGCCTTTGGTGTCACCCCCACGGAACTTGATCAACTCGGTGATCGTGCTTTGCAAGTCTTGAGCAAACAACACCTGCAATTCCGGGAAGGAAATCTTCGAACCCTTAGACGCACCCGTGGACTGACCTGAGAGTTCATCAACGTGTTTGTTGTTCTCAGGAATCGTGACCTTCTTCTGGAGCAACTGTACCTGACGCCGTACCGGTAGATCAACCACCATGTACTTAAGCGGTGTGAGGTAGGAAAGACCTGTGGTGGGGTCTGTCAATACCAACCGCTGGAAGAAGTTGTGACCCAACTCGTCTGCGATCTTAAGGTTACGCTCAAGGTCCAAACGATCCTTTGTCAGATTTGGGGAGATAATGGAGAGGTTAATTTCCCCACTCTCAAGCTGTTGCATAAAGGCGTCGAACTGCTTGTCGCTCATGGCTGCAAACATTTCTTCGTAGCGCGCCCGGTTGGGGCTGCCCGGCAACAACTTCTCGACATACTTCAAAATAAATTCTGTTGCCGCTTTACGATCACCCATTACTACTTCCCCCTACCAATCACAGACCACATCCAAAACACCCAAGCAGTAGTTTCTGGCCATATCACGAACACTCAGGTTCACCGCCTGATTCTTTTCGTGAATGACCACCAGATGCGTTAGGTGTTTGAACTCATAGTCCAAGTGTTGGTAATGCTCCGCGCTAAAAGGCGCATTAAATAAATAAGCTACTGATTTTGAAAATGCGATGTCCTGAACCAAACTGGTCATTCGCATCACCGCCTCACGTGGTCCGATAAAACGCACAATAACCCCGTGATGCGGGTTTTGTTGATCCCACCCCAAACTCGTAAGTGCCGACAACAGAGTATGGCGAAAGAAGGTAGCATCCACGTTAGGCGATTGGGTATATACACCCACAACAACAGAATCGTACAACCCATTGGTGGCTTGTTGCACCTTGGGTGAAGGCTGTGGGGAAACGCCTACGAGGAAATCTTCCATGACTCAGATTCCGTGTTGAACCAGAGTGGGGAACACGTGACGTTCCAGATCGCGCAGCCACAGACCAACCGGACGCTGGTCAATCAGGTACTCACGTTCAGATTGAGTGTTGATTTCCAACGAACCCAACTGACGGCGCAGGTAGCCATTGATCTCAGCTTGTTGCCCTTGTGGGGTGGCTGAGGTACAGGTAAAACTTTGACTGAGTTTCTGTGCTACTTCAGGGCAGGCACGCTCCAGTCTCTCCAGCAATTTGTTCATGGTATTCATCCTAGTAAACCTCGAATGAAGTGCGTGGACTATAAGGAAATAGCCCTTCGTATCATTACGAGCAGTGTTGGCATTTGTTCTATAAATTAGGTGAGGACTTTAAAAAATAACCGTCATACGCCCAGACCGAAGTCTGAGCGCAGAGGACAGGTTGTTTTAACGCCGGCTGAGACCTAATGTAAACTTCAACAAACCGTACATTCCAAAGGAACGGGTCTTCAATCGTACAGCCGTGTACGGATCACGCTGGCGGTCTTCTGTCACCAAATCCAAGGTGCGCAGACCCAACGGACTTAGCATTTAAAGTCCTTAGGTTGGTACTCGCCTTTAGCCATACGTAGCAGGTCAAACGTTGACAAGAACTTGCGTGGATTGGTCGCCTCGTCTTCCTTGTAGATCCAGTAGCCACGACTGTTCAGAATCTTCTTCCAATCGTAACCTTGTTCCTTGATCTTGGCATACAGTTCAGCCGGAGCCATCATGTAGTCGAGCGTTTGAGTGAACCCCAGAACATCCATCTGGCACAGCTCAGAAGTAATTTCAGCGGCACGCTTTTGCTCGTAGGTTTCAACCAGCTTACTGCGCACAGTGGTACGCTGCATCACAACTTCTGGGTTGATGTCGAAGTAGTACGCACGGTCATGACCGCCCATACCGAACTTGTAGAACTTGCAGTAGTTGAACTCAGACAGTGACGCCAGCAGACCATCACGCTGTGAGTATATCACCTCGAAGGGCATCCCGGTAGGACCGGACTTCGCCCGCAGGTTTTGCAAGGTCAACAGGTTAAGGTCGGTATCACCTTTGAGGTTGTCCTCAGCGTTCTCAGGATACTCAGGACCTTTGGTCGCCGCGTTCTGCAACACCGAGACACTGTGGCAGTACCAGAGGTTGTTGGTCAGGAAGGTGAACTTCTCCGGTACGTTCTTAAAGACGTTCTTGCCTTTGAGGAACGCAAGCTTCTTGGGGTCCGGTGCATACGGATCGAGTTGGTGTTTGTCACCGACGTGTGCGGTGGTGATCACAAAGTTCGAAGCACCAGCCGTCATGTTCGGTAGCTGCATCAACATCTGTGTCTTAGCGGCCGCAGAACGCAGTGCGTCGGTGTTCGCCCCCGAGTCACCGATCTGGTTCTTTTCGTAGATGCCTTCGACCGAGTCGGTGATGAACATACTGAGTGAGTCGATCTCAAACAAGTGAGCCATCAACGTCTGGATGTTAGTGCCTTTGTTGTCCACGAATGGCAAGGTGCGCATCATGGACTTGCCTTCTTTGCGCTTGGCTTGCGAGAAGTCGCGGAAACGATCGAACCACTTGTTACCTGAGATCATGGTCGAGTCAGTCAGGATCAGCTTACGCAGATCAACCAAGTCTTGGCCTTGCAGTTCCGGGAAGGAGGCGGCCAGGTGGTACAGACGCTCAAGCATCAACGATACTTCAGTGTCGTAGAAGTTAGCAGGACTGCCGTAACGTGCTGAGGCACACAGCATCATGAAGTGGGCGACCAGGGACTTACCCATGTTGCCGCGTCCACCAATTCCGGTGAAGGGGGCGAGGCCACCGTTCAGGATCATTTCACCGTCTTTACCTTCGTAGTAACGGCCGGTGGGAATGTCCATCAGACAGCCGATGTTAAGGAAGGGGCGCAGACGCGGCGCCTGGTCAAAATAATCAGAAAGTTCCATTCAGAATACTCGCTTGAACCGTGTTGGGTCGTGGTAAGTGTTGTTACTCACAATGATACCCGAAAGATGTTTATTTTTATGACCCCCACCACCCTACTCACTTGAGGTACTTATGGATTTCACAATTTCCCTAGAACAGCAGGCTTCGCTGCTGTCCATGGAGGCCTTTAATGTCAAAGCCTCGATGCAAGCGGTGACGCGGGTATTCCCGTCTTTCGCGCGCAACATCCAAGAACGTCTGAAGACTTTCCTGACCAATGAGTCGCCCATGATCCCTGCGGTCAAGCCTCTGAGCATGGCGAAGATCAAAGGCATCAACTACGCCGCTCACCGTAAGACCCACGTCTACGGACCCCTGGGTTTGAAAGTTCCCTACACCGATTACCTGCACGCACTGGATCAGTCGGTTGACGTTGTGACTGCTATTCAGGAAAAGCAAATCGGTGCCCTGACGCAGTTTGCCAACGGACTGCTTGCAGAACCCGGTCGTTTCAACAGCGCTCGTAGCGACAAGGTAAGCCTGCCTTTCGGTGAGGACACCATCGCTGAGTGCCGTAAGAAGCTTGAGAAGTGTGTTGACCGTGCCAGTACACAGTCGGTCCACGAATACGGCAAGCTGTATCGCAACAACACCGAGATCCACGTCGTCAACGAACAAGTCAATGGCATGATCGACCGCTACCTGCGGGTGAATCGTGAAGAGCTGATTCGGTCGGTGACCGATTGTGTAGACGTGTTGGAGCGGATGGCAGACCGCCTGGAGAACGATGACAGCTTTAAACCGAATGGCGCAACGCTTGCATCCCTTACCCAAGGCATTCTCACCACGGCTAAACTGGTTGAGTTCTTCTCCGTTACAGGTCACCTGCTCGCAGAAGTCGCCGGTTGTGTTCAGGAAACCAACAAAGGTTTGGAACGTTTGGTTTAACGGGCATAAACACCTGACTACCCCCTCCGTTGGAAGGGGTAGTCAGCCTATGCCGCAATTACGCTGCTTGTAGGCGCGTGTGGTCAACCACACTGCGAATGTCTTCTGCCATAGCCTCATTGGTATCGTAACGCAACCACTGAGGGATCTTCGCCAGTACCGCGTCAGTTGAACGTTCACAGGGCGTGTTGAAATCAACCTCATCCAGCTCGCATCCCTTCCAAATTGCTTTGGACACCAGCGCGGGAAACTCCAACGCTTCAGGGCAAGAAGCCAATCCGAGTTTGGTATTCAAACGCTCCAAGTCCACCGGCGTAACGGCATTGAGATGTCGCAGTCCTGAGAAGACGCTGACCAACAGCATCAGCTTCTTCCCGTAACGCGGCAAACCAAACCGAAGGATCACGCCAAGAAGACGCCGGTTAAGGCGTTGTAACTTTGCCGTCACTCTTCCTATTAGGTTCATGAGCTATCCACTTAACTTGGTAGTAGACAAATGTTTGAATAAATGCTGGCCCAGATACCGACGTCATCCGTTGTTTCAATCACCACGCCATACCGGAAGGCCTGATCGCTTTCACGCCAGGTAACCACCGTTACAGTCGGTGACTGTTCCGCAATCCCAGACATCAGGTTACGGATGCCCACGTCCAACCCGAAAGTGATTGGGATTTTAAATTCCCCATTCTTAACTCCGGTGTCGTACGCAACCAACACATCCATTTTCTTAACGGCGTTGTTGATCGCAGGCAACAGCTTGGTGACAGGTTTCTTAGCCGATTTATCCTCCGCATAGAACATCGAGGTGATATCCGTCTTGACTAACGGGATCGACTGCTCCGCACCTAGATGGTTACGCAGGACCTCCTCGAGTGTAGAGAGGTTCTCAGCCAATCGGAACGCCGTCAAAGGCGGACGCAACTCACGTGTCAGTAACACATCCGTAGCTGTACAGATGTCATTACGACCATAGTTTGGGGTGTGAAGGAAGTTGGTACCATTTGTCAGAATGTCGGCGTAGTTCGTCGCATTCGTGATGTTGGTCAACCGCCCCACAATGACGTTACTGAACTCACCCTTGTCCAGTTCGTCTTGATAGGCAGCCAGTTGATTTAATACCGGATCGCTTTCTTTGAGGTACAAGACCGCAAAGCCTGCTTCGCTCACTTTCTTACCGATGAACTCGTCTTCGGTTCCATGGTCACCCACAAAGTAGACAAACCGATCGTCTGGTGACTTGAGAGGGCCACCCACGTGCGTGTTGAAATACCAGTACGGATGATTCAGGAGTTTGTTGTACGAAACCTTGTTCGACCAGTACCCCTTAGCGTCGGTGATCTTGTGTTCATCAACCGCAAGCCCCTTCCGGCCGGCAATGATCGAACGGGAGGCGTAGTTATCGACGAGGTTGTTACCAAAATCGCCTGAATGACCTTGCACCCATTCCAGTTGAACATTGCACCCACTGGCACGCAGTTGACGAGCGAGTTTCAATAGCTCGATCCATTCTTCCACGTTCGCCACAGGTTCGCCGTCGCGACGACGCCAGCCTTGCGCTTCCCAGTTGTCGCAGTAAGTTAAGCCTTTGATGACGTAGTTACTGTCCGTCAACAACAACAGGTCTTTCACACCATGCGCTATAGCATACCTGAGCGCATTGGTCGCTGCGGTCAATTCGGCGATGTTGTTGGTGCTGATTGGAATCAGACTGCCAAAGCCATCGAGGTACTTGATCGGGGTGACGACTTGGATTTTGTCCACCGTCATCTGAGTGCGAGGAAAGAACGAACCCATGCCTTCAGAGGACTTGATGGTTTCATAGGCGTCTTTGTCATCGACGTAACCCATGTTGGTCAGTACTGCGGCACACCCCGAACCCTGTTTCGGAACATCCAGGGTATAGAGGTAGCCATGTACACCCCAACCACCAATACCACGGCTTGGCTTGCACCCACCGTCGCTGTAGAGCACTGCACCTAGGTCAGTGTACTCCTTCGCCTCGATCACCTTCTCAGCGAGCTTAGCGGCAGTCAATACCTTTTTATCGTCGATACCCGTCAATGCTTCGGCTACAGTCGCAACAGCTGCCATGGCTTCCGGGGAGAGTTTACCTTTGCTGGACATACCAAACATCCCAGCGGTCTTGCTTTTAGTTTCTTCAGTCACGATCTTTGGCCTTTAGGTCCGGTCTACTACTTCATAGCGCTGTGCTATAAGGTTTTACTCCGTCTTGTAACCTAGGCGACGCCGCAGAACCTTGATGGTGTTTTTGTGATCCTCAAGTCGCTCTTCACGTACCTGAATGATCTTCTGTGCTTCAGCGAGCTTGACTTCAAACTCGTGGTTCTCCTCACGTAAAGCCACCAGCTCAACTTTAAGTTCGGTCAGCTCAAGAGCTACTCGCTTGTTGTCCCGTTCTACCGATTCAAAACCTTGGGTCAACTCACGGATTTTCTGTTGGTTGTGCATCAGGGTGTCGATGTGGTCCAGGTTCAACACAAACAACACGATACAGGCAAAGAACACACCAATGACGGCTCGGTTGGAAAGGATCGCCTCACGAAAGTCTTGGTTCTTTAAAAACACTTCCTTTAAAAAAGGAATCAGCTTGATCAACAAGCCGAGCAAAGCAATGATATTACCCATAGACGGCTCCTCCAAATACTCGTAATACTATAGACAGCTCAGTCGGAACTCCCAGATAATTGAGGTAAATTCCATGTATATTCTCAAAGGCTTTATGGTGATTGCACCACTGGCCGACAACACGGTGAACGTGATTGCACCGCTGGGGGAACTCTCCACCCAAAGCTACACGTACGCCAAAGAAAAAGGTCACTACACCAATCCCAGCTACCGTGACGTGATCCTGACGACCTTTCGCAGCGAAAACTTCGTAGACGGTATCGAGACCCTGACTCAAGTACCGATCGCTCACCAGAGCCCGGCCTTGCGCATTGGTCAGTGGTTGTACACCAAAGCAGAACTCGGTGAGATCACCAGTAACTACGTGCGTTGCTTGGAGCAGCTGCAAGCTGAATTCGGCACACTGGTTAGCAACATCGAAATCGGTGAGATGAAAACCGACCGTACCCGTTGGTTGCCTGAGTGGATCAGCTACACCCTAACCGGTCAGCCTGAGAACGAAGTCAAGATCTGGTTCTGTGACCAATCCTTCCAAGAGCAGTACGACGAATACGAGATTCAGTTCGTACCTGCCCTTGAGCCGATTGACAGCTTCTTCTTGGACCCCTTGGTCGTGAAGTCGATGCTGGCCCAACGCACCACGGTCGACATCTTCAACCGTATCGAAGAAGTCAAGAACAAGCTTCCCTACACCTTCCTCCTGAGTCAGGAGTTTGAGTACCGGGGTCAAGACACTGCCCAAACGCGGATCATGACCAACTGGACGGTGATGGTGTGGGGTATTGCAGGTAACAACCCAGACATCATCAAACAGGAACTGGCTCGGTACATTCTGAGCTTGACGGCGTACACTGAAGCTGACTGGATCAAGATCTTCCCGGACATCTTCACCAACACCGAATACATCCTGATGCCCTTCTGGGACCAGTACGCCATCCCTAACCGGACGATCGTCACAGGCATGTACTCACCGTCTACTCACCTGCTCGCGGCCTTGAGCTTGGCGTATTCTGCGGTGGAAGGTAAAGGCTACTACCGTGAACACGTCAACGAGAACTTGGTGTTGTCCTCGGTGCTGTACAAGTCCTTGGCGTTTGCAGCAGTCGGCGGACCCTACAACCGTGACGGTGTGTACCGTTTGGATCAGAAGTGGCCGGACTACTTGATTGTACCGACTACTTCACCGGACTACAACCGGATGGAGCTTAAGACCCAACAGTGGATCAAGCTGTTCTACGACATGCTTGTGGTGGCTGAGAACGCAACGCTGACCTCCAGTGTTCCGCTTGGAATGAGCCGTGTGATCCGTAACGGGGTGATGTACATCGCTGCAAGCTTTGACCGCGTGTTGTACCTGGTACTGACTCGTTTCTCGGTCATGGAGATCGAAACGACCCCTGAGAAATTCCCATGGGTTGAATCGAAAATCATTGGTTTGACCGATGGTTCTGGCGGTGTCTATTTGACCAACGAAGAGTCGATTCGTTTGTCGCGTGCCAACATCAGCGCCATGTCTTAAAGCGTTCACTCACTGCTAAGGTTCTTCGGAGCCTTAGTGGTGGGTTTATGCCCGCACTTCAGGGGATATCCCTCAGTAATTCTATGAGAGAGGCCAAACTCTTAACAACCACGAGGAATAGTAAATGTCTACCCTTCTCGATTCACAAACTGAGGTGCACGTACAGCTTGGTAACGGCGCTCCGGCGTTTGTACCTACTGCGATCGGTCAGCACTACATCGACATCGCCGCCCGTCGGGTATACCAGTCGGTAGGCATTCAATCTGTTGCAGATTGGTCCTTGCCGCTGGTCACCACTGCCGATCTGGATGCGCTTCCGAAAACCAAGGAAGACTTTGGTCTCGGTAATGTTGAAGACTTCGCAGTAGCCAGCCAGGTTGAAGCCGAACTGGGTCAGGTCAACGATCGCTACATGACTCCTCTGCGAGTCACTCAGCTGCTCAATGCCCTGTTCATGCCGGTCCTCGACGCCTTCATGGCTCGTCGCGACAACCCGCACGAAGTTACAGCTGACCAAGTTGGTGCGCTGACTTCTGCTGCTACCCAACTGCTGTTGGATGAGAAGCTGAACGAAGGCGACCTCGCTGGTCTGCTACAGGCCTTCTGGGCTGAGAAAGTCGGTACCGCTCCTGAGACTCTGGATACCATCCAGGAAATCGCTCAGGCGCTGCAAAACAACCCCGACGTTATTACCGTTCTGCAAGATCTGGTCAATAACAACGCGGCTGCCATTGCTGCCAACACTCAAGCTATCGAAGCCAACGCCACTGAAATTGCTGCTCAAGCCGGCCGTTTGGACAGCCTGGAAGCAACTGATGTTGCTGTTCAAGAGCAGCTGGCTACCAAAGCCGATCAAACTGCTGTTGATGCAGAGTTCGTTGAAGTCCGTGGTGAAGTCGACGCTGCTGTACAAGGTCTGCAAAGCCAGGTAGATACCAAGGTCGAGCAAGGCGGTAACATCGACACCAACACCGTTACTCAAGGTGAAGGTGAGTCGGCTACCCAAGTTGCACTGAGCGTTCTGATCAGTCAACTGCAAGCTGGCATTTCTGAAGCTGGCGATGCCAGTGATCTGCAAGCCCTGCAGGATGCGTTCAACGCGTTCGTTCTGGCCAAAGCCACTGGTGCTGATGTTATCGCCGGTACTGACGACACCAAGTACGTCACATCGCTGTCGGCTAAAGAAGCCATCGACGCTGCGGTAGCTGAGCTGGTTGGTTCTGCACCAGAAGCCCTGAACACCATTCAGGAACTGGCACAAGCCTTCCAGAACAATCCGGATATCATCGACAACCTGATCACTCAGATTGGCGAGAAAGAAACTCCGGCTGGTGCTCAGGCTAAAGCTGACGCCGCTGAAACGGGTGCCAACACCTACACCGACGGCAAGATCGTTGAATCGGTAGCGGCTTCTGAAGCCTACACCGATACCTCGTTTGAAACCCTCATCGAGGAGTTCAATCGTTTGGCTGCTGAAATCGAAGGCCCGACTCCTTCTGAAGTCTAAGGTATCGACCTGGTGGTAACAGGGAGCTTCCCCTCGAAATAATATGAAGGGGGAAGCTTACCTGGAGTTGTACTCTTTAAGTAGATTGGGTGATTTGAGTATTACCCGGTCTCGATTAATCTGTCCACGAGGATGACACACATGGCAATGTCTAATGCGGAACTTGAAGTTGCTCTCAAAGCATCTCTTCAACGTCTGGTTACCGCTCTGGCCAACAAGGTTGCGCCGGATTCTCTGTTGCTCGAAGGCAAGTCTCTGGCTGAAATCACCAGCCTGATCCTCGCCGGTAAGGCTGCTACTGCAGGCACTGCCGATAATGCCCTGGCATTGGATGGCAAAGATCTGACCACTCTCGAATCCGAGCGTAATGCACAACTGGTTGCGGCCATTGATGCACTGCGTACCGAACTCGAAGGTTCGATCGACGGCGTAACTGCCGAATCCATTGGTCTGGGCCTGGTTGAAAACTACGGCGTTGCTACCGATGAAGAAGCACTGGCTGGCGCGGTTGACAAATACGTCACTGCTGCTCTGGCTGTCAAAATTGCTCAGGCCAAAATCGACTCCGTCGTCGACGCTGCTCCTGAGACCCTGAACACCCTGAAGGAAATCGCTGCAGCTCTGCACGACGATCCGGACATCGTCAACACTCTGATGTCCAACATTGGCGCCAACGCCACTGCGATCGAAGCGCTTGAAGGTGCTGTTGCTGCCTTCGAAGCTAAGGTGCTCGGTTTCTTCGACGTTGAAGGCAATGCCAACAACGCCAACCTGTTCGCTGGCAAGACTCTGGACGAAGTCCTGGCTCTGGCTCGTGACGGCGTTGACATGTCCAACGTCGTACTGAAGACTGATGACTTCGGTGCGTACAAACTGGCTCTGACTGGCGAAGAAGAAGGCGTAAGCCTGAAGGAACGCTTCGAAGGTCTGGCTACTGACGCTGCTGCTGTCGACGGCCGTCTGGACGCTGCTGAAGCTGACCTGGCTACCAAAGCCACCAGCCAAGCACTGACTGACGCTGTTACTGCTCTGGAAGGCGCTATCGCCACTCTGGACAGTGAGACTGACGCTGCGCTGGCTCAAGCGGTATCTGACCTTCAGGCTGAGATCGCTGCCAGTGGTTCGGCTAGCGATGACAAGATCGCTGCTGTTCAAGCGGCTCTCGATGCATTCGTTGCTGGTAAGGCCAGCGGTGAAGAAGCCATCGAAGGCACCGACGACAGCAAGTACATCACAGCTCTGGCTCTTAAGGCTGCGCTGGATGCGCTGGATCTGTCCGGTAAGCTCGACGTAGGTGCACAGGCTGCTGACTCTGCCAAGCTCGAAGGTAAGACGCTTGCTGAAGTTATCGCCGATGCCCAAGACGGCGTGGACATGTCCAACCTGGTCTTCAAGACAGACGACCTGGGTCAGTACAAGGTAGCGTTGGCTTCCGATGGCACAGTAACGGTTAACAAGCCGCTCTGGACCATCACGCACAACAACCCAGTACTGTCTTACGTTATCACCTTTGATGGTGAAAACTACGTATTCCAGAAGCGTGTCTACAGTGGCGCTGCAAGCAGCCTTCAGCCGGCCAGTCAACTGACTGCAGAAGAAATTTCTGAAGGCGTCAAGGCCATCGAAATCTACTGGGGTGGTACTCCACCTAGCGGTCAGGTATTCGACGGCAACCTGTTCTATCAGGAAGTCCAGGAGCCTGCTCCTGCTGGCAGCCTGAAAGACGCTATCGAAAGCAAAGCCAATCAGGCTGCGCTGGTAGCTGTTGAATCGGATCTGCGCGGCCAGATCACCCAAGTCTTTAACGACCTGGATGCCTGGAAGCTGTACACCGACGGTTTCCTCGACGAAACTCGAGTCACCATCGACGGTCAAGAAGTTCCGTTCCTTCAGGTCATCTCCGACCTTAAGGCTGGGATCGAATCGGCCGGTACTGACAGCGACGAAGCTGTAGCTGCCGTTCAGGCCAAGCTTGATGCCTTCATTGCTGCAAAAGCTTCTCTTGAAGAAGCCGCTGCTGGCATCGTTGACGACAAGTACATGACCCCGGCTGCCGCCAAAGCTGCCTTCGACGCCCGTTGGGCTGAAAAGGTTGGCGCTGCGCCTGAGACTATGGACACGATCGAAGAGATCGCGGCCGCTCTGCGCAACACTCCTGATGCACTCGATGCAATGGAGAAGGTGGCTAAGGATTACACCGACGCAGAAGTTCTGGCTGCCATCAAGCAGATCTCTGGCGAGAACATGGAAGCCGGTACTACACTGGCCAGCCTGTACGCGCAAGTCGTGGCTCTACAAGACACCAAGCTGGACAAGACTGCTACTGCAGTTAACTCCGAGAAGCTCGGTGGCAAGAGCCTCATGGACGTCATCGACGCTGCTGTTCAACCTGGTCGTCTGTTCTACCCGGTTGTTCACGTCAATGGTAACCTGGAAGATGAGAACTACGTGATGCCGTCGCCGGCTGACGTGTGGGCTCAGACCAAGACCAACTCGGTCATGGAACAAGTGGATACCATCTACGCAATCGGCGTTAAGCGTCTGTTGCCAGGTAACCTCTTGGCTCTGTCGAACCAGGAAGGCATGACCCTGCGTGGTGCTGTCTCCGAAGCTCAGGAAGGTCCTGAGTACGTGGTAATGCGTGCAGCCGTTGACGCTACTGAGTGGGAAGTCATCACTGACCCGCTGCTCGGTTGCCTGGCGCGTCTGTCCAAGCATTGCACCGTCGTCGGTGACAACGTGGAGCGTTTCGTTCCAGGTCAGACTCTGTTCTACAACGGCTTCGAAGCCCTGTCGGACAACGTCTACTACGACTGGTCCATCCTGGCTGACAAAGAGTGGGAAGTTGGCGTGTTCACCGGTTCTGAACTGGTAATCGACAGCTCTCGCTTCCATCGCAGCGAAATCCGTATCCAGTCCACCGGTCCGGTAACTGTCACGTTCAACGTGGAAGTTGACCTGCCGTACGAGCTGGAAATGCGTTTCGTGAACCAGACTGGCGTTGAGGTTGTCTTCAGTGGCACCAACGTGGTATCGGTTCCGCGCATGGAACAGTACTCGATGTCCAAGGTTAACGGAGTCGTTCGCGCCGTACGTTACACCAACACTGCTGTTCAGGTGATGGGTGACCTCGACGAAGCGTTCTTCGAGAACCCGGACTACGCTCCGGCTGAGTAAGTAACAATCTGCAGCGAGGGGTGACCCTCGCTGTATGACGCCTATTAAATGACCCTCGCTTACTTATAAAGGTTCTATCATGGCCCGCATGACTCCTCCTTTGCTTACCAAAGGACGTTATACCCTCGTCAGTCCCTTTGTGGCTGAGGGTACTGTTTTATACACCTGTACTGCCCTGCGTACCTTTGCTGAATGTGAAGTCGCAGGAGAAGACGTTCTAACCGATGTCTACCTCAAATACAACCTGTCCCAAACCGAATACAACCGTGACTTGGCAAAGGGTGCTCTACTCGTCACCTTGATGTCAGAAACCCAACCACCGATCTTTGTACCCGATACCTACATCGAGTCCTACCCGAACCTTTCGGATGTGACGTACAACCACATCGTGTTGACCGCCTCGTTAGGTGCGGTACCGGACTTTCTGAACTTAGAGTTTCTAAAGGCGCAGATGCGTTCGTTGATCTCTGACGTGATTGGCTTGGAACCTACCGTACAGGTTGCACGTGCGATCAGCAGTGGGATCATCACCCCTGAGCAACACGAAGCCATGGAAGTCGGTCGTCAGTCGGCAATTAAGCTGCGTACCACAGACCGGGCTAATGCAATCGTCTTGCAAAAGAAGTGCACCCGCTTGGAAGAGCAGAACAAGATTCTGGTTGAGCTATTGCAACAACACAACATCATTCCGAAATAAGCCGGCATACAGGGAGGCCTGAGCCTCCCTGTAGCTTATGCTGCATAGGTAAACATGAAGATCGACGCACGATTGTCAATGTGACGATCGACAACCAACAGTTCTTCGAGGTACTGTTTAAAGTCCAACGGCCACCCTGCAAAGTCACGCAAGAAGCGACGCACGTCAATGGTCCGACTCTGCATCTTTTTGGCATTGAACGGGAAAAGAGATTTGAGCACCACAACGGCCATCGTCACTTGAAGGTCGGTGGTGGTGTCTTCTTCGAACTCCTGCATAAAGAGTTCAACCACAAGCCCTGTGCGTTCAAGGACTTGGTACAGGTGATCTTTGTTGCTACAAGCTACTGCTGTGTGAAGAGCAAAGTCCTCACCGAGTACGGCGACCAACAAACGCAAACGCTCTTTGGTGTACTCATCAACCACCGCTGCCTTAAGCGTAGGGTTCAGAGTCAGTACTCGATTGGCTTGCGAAGATTGGGCGTCGGCTTGGGTAAGCATACGCCGTGTAAATTTCATGACAACTCCCACTTAAGGTCGGCTGGTTCATAACGTTGAAAACTACCATAACCCCCTGCTTCAAACAAATAGGCAGGTTGACCTAAGGCATCTTTAGCATGCCCTAGGCGTCCCTGGTATAGACACAATGCAAAGGAGTCCCAGGCATCGAAGCTACACGGAAGAATCAGACTCTCATTCTTCACCCAGTTGAACAGGTAGGCATGTAGTAAGTGTGCTTGTGGTGCACCAACCACTTGACCGCGTTCATCGATCGGCAAGTAGAACAGCACATCACCACTTAGCAATTCACGGCTCGTTAACGTGAAGTTAACAAATTCCTTGACCACTACCACACACCACCTCCGATTACTGGTCGTCTTCTTCTTCCTCAGGATCGGACTCAGGCGTGGTTTCTTCCTGTTCCTCTTCCTGCTGTTCTTCTTCCTCTTCGACTTCTTCTTGCTCTTCCTCTTCCAACTCGCCGCCGTCCGCGCCGCCAGTAGGCTCTGCGTCGTCAGTGGTATCAGTGTTGGTCAGGTCAGCAGGATCGGTGCCTTCGTCGTTCTCGCCGCCTTCGTTAGGCAGGCCAGCATCGGCTTCGTTAGCACCGCCAATTACCACGCCGGGCTTGGGGTTGTTGTCGTCTTCAGACAGGACCAGCGCACCGGCCTTCTGGGAGATCTCGAGATGTTCAACGAACTTCTTCTTCGACTCGCCCACCGCAGCAGGATCGCCGATACCGGTCAGCACCACACCACGGTCACGCAGCAGTTCGATCACGGCCAACAGGTCGTTCATCTTAGCTACGATGGTTTGATGCGAAGGCTTCTCGGTCTTCGGGTCGATGGATTGCAGGCTGAAACGGTTACCCTTGGAAAAGGCCACAGCCAGCTCAGCAGCTTCTTCAGCAGCGGTTTGCACCAAGTTCTCAATGAGGTTCATGAGTTACACCTTTGATTAACGGAAAAGGGACACAAGACCATGTCATAACATCAGGCCATGGTCACGTGTTGATTATGTCTCATGGGTACGGTGATATTGGCAGCATCCATAACCAACACCTCCGCGTTCGTAAACGAACCGTGTGATGAGGCATAGTGACTAATCATAAATACTTGGCTAAAACCTTTTGTTTCAACAAGGTCTTTAACGAAGTTCATGACATTGATCCGATGTTGTTCATCGAAAGAGTGTCCGAGTTCGTCCAAGTACAAAGGGTAGTCTGTCAGTCTGAGGTAGAGCATCACGATCAGCTTAAACGCAAAGTCGATGATCTCGCACTGTCCTGTAGACCCCTTGGCCACATCAGGTACCCGATTGCTTTCGGATTTAACTTGAATCGGAAACTTGTAATCCAACTCTCCAGATTCCAACCCACACGGCACAATGCTCAAGTCGTATTCCCATACGTTCCCAATCAGTGTGTTCATGTGGTCTGTGAACGCTTTGATAAAGCCAATCAGTTGTTCGGCAATCAATCCATCCACCGGGGACAAGATCTTAGCCAGCATCTTGTAGGTTTCCCATTTCTTGCAGGTCAGCTCGTGGTCGAGCATCAGGTCGTTGATCAACCCTTCCACCGCATGCTTCTCGGTAATCTTAGACTTGAGCGTACCTAAACGGGCTTGGTGTGAACTGATGACGTTGTCAATACCCCGGTTGCGGTACTCCACAACCAGCTGCTCATACGCGCCCAGCTTTTGTTCGTGTAACGCTTTAAAGCGTTCCCCTGCCTCAGTGATAGCCTGAGCATCACGCATCGCTTTAGCGAGCTTCTGGTAATGTTCCTTAGCCTCTACCAACTCGGTGGTCAGGGTTTCGATCTTGCCTTCGGTTTCCAGAATGTGGGTGGAGAGACTTTCAAAGCCTGTCGCCGATTCCATGGCCTTAAGCGCCATCTCAAGCTTTTGCAAACGCTTGTCGACGTCTTCAAGCTCGACCCAGACTTTCACATCTTCAGCAAAGAGGCCGTAGTCTCTGATCCAACGCTTGGGGTTGTCGTGAATCGCATTGGCTTCAACCATCCGATCCCACAACGGCTTCAGGCTCCGGTAGCTATTGACCAAACCTTTGAACCGTGTGAGGTAACCACTGAAGGTTTCAGCCTCAGTCAGGTAGGTCTCATTGACTTCCAACTCTTTCTGAAAGTCCGTCACCTTGATCCGTGCTTTGGCCACGAAGTCTTCGATCATGCCCTTACGGTCATCCGCATTGTCCGGATACCACCGGTGCTTACAACTGGGGCACTCTTGTTGACACACCCCATTTAAGTGCTCAAGCTTGATCTCTTCCCGACTGATCCGGTTGTTAAGGTTTGCAATGTTCTCCCGAAGCTCACGCGTGGCTTCTCGTACTTGGGTGACCGACTCACGGTTAAAGCGCATGCCCACATTGTCAGGGATCTCTTGAACGATCGCCATGAACTCTTCACGTGCGTTATCCAATGCTTGTAAAGTACCAAAGGCATCGGTCTGTCCGTCCCACTGATACTGGCGGATCTGTTGACGCAACCCTAAGCTTCGATCTTGGAGCTGGTGAATCTCTTGACGAGCGGCATCAACGTCACTGACCCCAGACTGCTGCACCGTGTACTGGAGTTTAAGCAAGTCGTCCAAGGAGTTACTGGTGTGGTTAATCGAGAGTTGCAAAGCTTCGACTTTATACCGCGCCGTTTCAGCCGCTTCCCCTAAGGACTCGAGTGAGTCAAAGCGTTTGATCACGCTGTCGCTTTGACGCAAGGCTAGGACCCGTTGAGCGAGTTGTTCTTCCTCTTGTTCCAACTGCTTAAGACGCTGGTGAGAGCCTGACGGGGGTCTGGCATCACGCGCCATATACAGAAGGTTCAACTCCTCGTTCAAAAGCTTAAGCTCGTCCTCGTCATCCTCAGAGACCCCAAGACTTTTGAGCTTTAGGGTTTCATCAGTCAACCGGTTAGCGACGTGCTTAACCGCACCTTGGTGGTCACGGGCTGCACTGGCGAGTTTCTTGTGCATGGCCAAAGCGTAACTGAAGTCGGTGTCACACAACTTGGTCAACCAATCCCGACGTTTGGTGAAACTCATGCTGGTGAACTTATCCACCCCAACCAACAACTCGTGAATCTCTGGGGTGTAATTAAAGTGAGACTCCACCAACTCTTTTTGAATGGTGATCGTCCCGCCTCGATTGAGTTCTTCCTCACCGTCTATTAAGAAAGAGTGTCTGGCACTCCCACTTACAAAACTTGAGGACAGTTCGTAAATCCGACCGTTATGGAGCCACTTGCTGTACTTGCGACCCCCCTTAACGAAATCGGCAGGATTCGCTGGCAACGGGGAGGCTTCAAAGACCACAGAACTCTTACCACTCCCATTGGTTCCCAGGATAATCTGGTAGACATCAGTGGGGGTATAACGGAATTGCTTGATGTTATTAAGCATCAAACGTTTGTAGCCATCAAGATGCAATTCTAAGAGTTTCATAAAAAGCTTTCCCAGGTTCCTTACATAGTTTATGACATCAGATAGTTTTTTATAGGTGCCCTATGCAAGCCTCGTGCTTTAAGAGTGTGTCCCTCGGCATTGTCGCTGAGAACAAGAAGATGGCTGACAGTTCAGGGAGAATCAACCGGGTCATCTCGGTCACACCCATTGAAGACTTCAGCATGACCAACGGGGAAATCCGTTCCAACCCCGAACAGCTAGAAGCCTCAGGTACAGATGCCTCAGGAAAGGCCTTCAGCAGCGCTGTACCGGTCGATCAGGTTGTAGAGGCAACATGGGTGCCCTTTTTAAGCAACCGCCTCACACCGCCTGACGTGCGCCGCGGTGAGCGTGTGCAGTTGTGGCGCAGCGGTGACGCCGACAAGTACTATTGGTCGACCATGGGCTTGGATGATCACTTGCGTAAATTGGAGACCGTGATCTTTGCCTTTAGTGCCACGACCGACGAAGGGCAGACAGAACTGGATCTGGATAACTGCTATTACTTCGAAGTCTCCACCCACAACAAAACCATCACCTTACAAACCTCAGCGAGTAATGGTGAACCCTTCCGCTATACCGCACAGATCAACGCAGGCGAAGGAGCGTTCTTGGTCGAGGACGATATCGGTAACTCCATTGAGATTGACAGTGGGGAGAACCGGGTCTGTCTGGAGAATGCTGATGCCTCTAAGGTGGAACTCAAGGCAGGAAAGATTGCCATTGTCGCCAATGAGGAAGTCTCGCTGACAGTCGGTGGAACCAAACAAGTCTGGACGCCGGGTAAGACCACGCTCAAGACACCGAAGTTCGATGGAGGTAAGTGATGCCAGGCATTACCATCAAAGGAGCCGATACCGCAGGCGGTACGCAGTTAGCTGGGGGACAGAGCGAGTTTACCGTGAACGGTCAACCTGTAGTGGTGCTAGGCGATCCTGTGGCAGGTCATGGTAAAGACCCACACGCAGCGCCTGTAATGGCTCAAGGTTCTTCGTGGATGACTTGGAATGGGATTCCTGTGGTGCGGGCAGGACACTTAGCCAGTTGTGGACACGCAGCCACTGGACAAAGCAATTGGGAAATCGATTAATGCGGCGGGGGTAACCCCGCTGTATGCCCAGAAATGGTATGAGTGCCGAAACCTTTTCTGAGTGACCACCATGAGAATTAAACTGCCTAATGCGTGGAAGATTCCCGCAATGCTTCGGTTGAAGCGCGCCGGGGTATGGACCCCCGCAAACCAAGTTTTTGCTAAGAACAGTGGGACTTGGAAAAAGACTGCCGATTACAACCCAGTCTTTCGATTTGTAGCCAACTGCACCACAGCCGGTTTGAACGCTTACGCCTACGAAACCGTGTGGAAAGGTTCGATGTTAATTGAGACAGGCGACACCTTTGAGTTTGAAGTCTACTCTGATACCAACTCTGCAATGGTTGGGATTGACTTTTTCTTCCCAGCTGAGAAGATGCGTCACTTCGACATTCGGGACCAAAACAACCAACCGATTCATCCTGCGTCCAACATTCAAACACTCACCCAACGTTGGCATAAACGGGTGTTCTCGTTGAACCCGGTAGCTGGCATGACAGCCAGTTCTGGGGCGATCTGTATTGAGAACGATGAAGTACGTTTGCACCGCGTGTACTTTCGAAACGCTCGCATTCGTCGGGCTAACGGAACCGTGAAGTGGGACCTAACCGGAAACGGTTATAACTTCGGCTCACACGAAGCGTGGGTAGGGGCGGGTTACAACGGTTATACCTTTATCTCTAAAGGCGTGACCGATCCGTTGAACCTCGATTAACGGCATAAACAGGGCGGGGTGACCCGCCCTGTATGCCGTCATTCAAATATAGCCGCACCAATCAACCACTGAAACGCCATCGAGTACCGATCAGGCTCTGAGCTGTACTGGGTGTCATCAAAGGAGTGTTCTTCAAAGAGCGCCGTCGTCTCGTGGTTATACATCGGACGGAAATTCTCCTTGCCTTTAATAACTGCGCAATCCATCTCAGTGATCTCCCAGCTGTCGTACAACATGCCTTTGTTGTAGAGTGCCGGTAGATACGAAGACGCTTGACCTAAGTAGACACCCGGTGTACGGGTACGTTCCAAAGGACGATGATTGACCACCACATCCGTGTTATCGACCAAGACCACAAACGAATTCGAAAGGGTCAGTAGGGCCGTTAACACCTCGTCGCTGAACAACTCCTCATTCGCCACTTGTGTGTAGCTGTCGTTCTTGCGGGTCATGTGTTTGTGCAGGGTTTTCAAGTCCAGGCGCTTGAGCATTTCGAAGTAACGAGACTCCCAGCCAAAGTTACCGAACTCGATCTTGTAGGTGTTGTTACCCAGATAACTGAACACCGAACCCAAGGTGTGCAAGAAGCCACCGATTGAAATCATCGGGAACATCTTTTCAACATCGTACTCAGCCGGCACTTTAATCACACACATGTCAGCTAAGTCTTTCTTACCGTTCAAGCCTGCAATCATCTCGTCGGTGATTGGGATCGTGGTGAGCTTACCAATCTTGTCAAAGCTCATGATGCCGACGTGGTTGTCATTATAGATGCGGTTACTGACCCCTGCATCAATAACCTGTACGTCTTCATCCGCACCGTGGATTGCCAAATGGATCAGGTTGTTGACACTGACCAAGCAATGATCCAAGAACCGTTGTGCAGTGACCCCTTCCTTATACATCCGAACGTCGTCTTTGTTCGACTTAGGCATCGGGACGGAAGGATGAGCGGTGCGGTGACACAGGTCGAGTTTCCAACCGGCTTGTAAGGCGTCTTTGTATTTAACGTAGTCGACCTTAAGGTTCAACGACTTCTGCGTAACCGGAAGTGAGGCGTCACCCAAGCTGGCTAACCACTGGGTAATGGTCAGGGTATTGCTCACCTTAGCGAACTGTTCTTGGACATCAGCACAATCGAGCGTCAGGTGTGTTTCGTAGAACGGGTTGGACAACACGAGGTAGCACTTGGTGTACAAACTACTGATCTGACGAACCGGGATATTCGCCTCAGTGGATTCAAACCAAGTCCCCGTACGCCCGCGTGTTTTAGCAATCAATTTTACAAAGCTGTACATAGTGGTTCCTCTTTCAAAACCGACGGCATTGGCGGACATGAGGGGGACTGCCAATGATATGGTGTGTAATAATTTACTCTCTATTTAGGGAGCAACTATACCATTCGTTTAAATTCTGGAGAGCGCGGAATGTCGCAGACCTACGTTTATCCATTCGACCCGACGGGCTCGTTGACTTCCAACGTGATCCCTAATGAACGGCATGTGCTGTCTGGGGTAACTGACCGTGAATTCAATTTCATAGTCCCAACCTTTGCACCGTTCTTCCGCAACAACCTGCGTATTCGCCATCTCGGTATGGGTCGCGATTTGGTCGAAGGGGTGGATTACCACCTCACGCATTGGTTCCACGCAGCATCGCACGGTGTTGGTCGTCCTGTATACGGCTCGATCACCTACTTAGACCGCAGCCTGACGGGTGTGGTTGAACTTCGTTACCAGACCATCGGTGGCGATTGGGTGTATGATGAGAACACTGTTCTCGAGCTGATGTCCAACCGGCTGATGAACCCACGTATTACCACGTGGGAACAAGTTGTGGATCTACCTTTCCAGTTCCCGGTCATTGACCACCAATGGAACTTGGATGATCTGACTGGCGCTAAAGATATCGTTGCGAAACTGAACGGCATCACAGAAGCGATCAACGCCGCCAACGATGCCAACGGTACCTCACACGTCGCGGACTACAACAACCCGCACCGTGTTAACAAAGTTCAAATCGGTCTGGGGTTGGTTGAAAACTACCCGATGGCCAACATTGCAGAAGCCGTAGCCGGTTCGAGCAATGCGCTGTACATGACACCTGTTCGAGTGCGTAACTTCGTTGAAGCTTACGTGACTCCTTTGCTGGAAGGTCACACCCTGCGTAACGATAACCCTCACGGGGTTACTAAAACGCAAGTCGGTTTGGGGAGTGTGCAAAACTTCGGTATTGCCTCGCCTGAACAAGCTGCAGCCGGTACCTCCAACGTTCTTTACCTGACACCTGTCGGGCTCAAAGCCTCGCTTGATGCCAACATCGTTCCTGTTATCTCGGCACACACCAGCCGCATTGATAACCCGCATGGCACGACCAAAGCACAAGTCGGTTTAGGGAACGTTGAAAACTTGCCTCTGGCCTCTCAGGCAGAAGCAGTAGCCGGTAGCCGTAACGACCGCTATATGACACCGCTGTCGACTTACCAGATGGTGAGCCAGTACGTCGGTGAAGGGATGAATAACCACATCTCTGACCTGAACAACCCACACCGAGTGTCCAAAGCACAAGTCGGTTTGGGCAACGTGTTGAACTATGGCATTGCAACTGATGCCCAGATGGTCGCAGGTACTGCTGACAACCTCTATACCACGCCTAAGGGTGTTCGTCTAGCGATTGAAGAAGTGGCACTGGCTTCGTATCGTGCTCACACCAACGATGGTAACAACCCTCACGGGACAACCAAAGCTCAGGTGGGTTTGAACAACGTTGACAACTACCCAACTGCCACACGTGCAGAAGCGGTAGCGGGTACTGCCACTAACCGCTTTATGACCCCTGCTACGACTCAGGCCATGCTTGAGAACATCGTTGGGGATTCAGTAGGCAGTCACGTAGGCCGTACGGATAACCCACACGCGGTCACGAAAGTGCAAGTGGGGCTGGGTAACGTTGAGAACTACGGTGTTGCCAGTCAAGTCGAAGCTTTGGAAGGTACCTCGTCTGAGCTTTACATGACGCCTGTGACTTCGTGGCAGGTAGCGCAAAGTGCTGCACGTAACCTGTTGCAACAACACAGCGAACGCACCGATAACCCACACCAGGTCACGGCTGCTCAGTTGGGCGCGGTAACAACTACTGCGCTGGAAACCAAACTGTTGGGTTATATGACCAACGGTAGTAAGGCCAGTGACTCTGCTTTGCTCAACGGGTATTCCTACGAACAGATCATGGCGGCAGTGTCGGGCGGGGAAGCGGAAAACACTGAACGTTTCGGTGGCTACACGGTACCTGAACTACAAGACATCTATACCACTCATATCGCGCCTCTAGCGACACGTTTGGAAGGTAAGTCTTACAGCGACATTGAAAGCGGCATTTTGGCAAAAGTCCACAGCCCGGTGAGCGTCAAATATCCAGGCTATGAATCCGAGAACTCGGAACTGCGTGCGTGGACACGTTTGTTCACCACACGTGAAACTCGCTTTGAGGCGGTGATCTCGTTACATGAACAAGATGACGCCCGTAGCAGCACGTCGTTGCTTAAGTTCGTTGATGCTGACGGTTCAAACGGCGCGTACCGTGAAGCCAAGCAGGTTGTGATCACCGGTGAAGATGGTGGCCATGTTCTGTACATCAAGAATGTAGGCGAGAACTTGGAGGTGTGGTTGGAAAGTGGTGATCGGATGCGTGGTGACATTCACTGCATGTTGGTCAGCGCCACTAACAATACTGCGTTCGAGTTCTCCGGTGAAACCTTCGAAGCAGAACCGGATTGGAGCCAGTGGGATGAAGAAACGGCTGAAGAGCCTGCCATTACCCCCACTAAGGTCACCTTGATCGATAACGTCATGCTTGAAGCACGCCTCGATGCCTTTGCAGAAGAGATGCGCCAAGAAGCGATCGACGCCACCGGTCCTGTACCTGAATGATCAACCTTCTAGGGGTGGGGTCTTACCCACCTCACCCTAACTCGGAGTAAAACCGTATGTCCTCAACCTTGACGCGGGGGCTTATTCTTAAGTACCCCATTGACCCCACGGCCGTCAACCCTAACAACCGCATTGTTGGGGAAGAGCACGACCTGGGTACCGGAGTCAACCGAGCGATCGTTCCACACTACAGCGCCTTCTACAGTGAATCGCTTGTGGTCTGGGTCGAAGACCAAGTCGAACCTCTTGTACCTAACCAGCACTACATCGCAGCACAACTTCACGCTGATGCCACTGCCTCGTTGAACCGTGAGGTTTGCATGGCGGTGGTGATCATCGACCAGAACGTGATGGGCAAGGTTACCCTTGAATATCAAACGGTTGGTGGTGACTTCAGTGTGTCGGTGGACGCTTTGCGCCAAGCCATCGAAGACGAAGACTTGGACGAGCGTACCGTTAGCTGGGGCGACATCATCGCGCGACCCAGTGCGTATCCACCAGCACCTCACCTACACGACATCGGCGACCTTTATGGTTTCGAGTATGTGACAGAAGCGCTGGAAGCATTGCGTCATGCGATCCTGATTGGTGACGAAGCCGTCCACGAAGAAATGCGTCAGTGGATTCGTTACGAAGACGGACTGTTGCGTGAAAGCATTGCTGAAAACCGTCAGAACTTGGCCACACACGTTCAAGACAAAACCAACCCACACGGCACCACTAAGGCGCAGGTTGGGTTAGGCAGCGTTGAGAACTACGGTGTTGCAACCACCGCTGACATGGTAGCCGCTACCAGTAACGCGTTGTACACGACGCCTGTACGGGTACGTGATGCGATCAACGAACATGCCATCAAACCACTGAACGCCCACATTGCCCGTACGGATAACCCGCATGGTGTCACTAAGGCACAGGTTGGTTTGGGGTTAGTCGCTAACTACAACGTGGCCTCGCAAGCGGACATGATTGCAGGGACGTCGCCTTCGTTGTACGTAACTCCGTTGCTGACCAAGCAAGCCATCGATGAACACGCCATCAAACCCCTCAATGCTCACACTGCTCGTACGGACAACCCGCACGCAGTGACTAAAGCACAGGTAGGTCTTGGTAGTGTTCTGAACTATGGCGTGGCCACTGAAGCACAGGCCCGTGTCGGCACCAGTGACTCGCTGTACATGACGGCTTTGAAGACCGCACAAGCGATTGACACCCAAGCGTTGGTTCCGCTTAAGGCTCACGTGGATCGTGTGGACAACCCACATGCTACCACCAAAGCCCAAGTTGGATTGGGAGATGTTGATAACTACGCAACCGCTACTGAAGCAGAAGCCCGTGCAGGCACGGTCAACACTCGCTTCATGACACCGCTGCGCAGTTCTCAGGCCATCTTCACCCAAGCGTTGACACCTCTGAACGCTCACATCGCACGTGCCGACAACCCTCACGGGGTGACGAAAGCACAAGTGGGCCTCGGGAACGTGTTGAACTACACGGTGGCAACCCAAGCGTTGGCAGAAGCAGCGACAGATAACGGTACATATATGACACCGTTGCGTACAGGACAGGCCATCAACACCTTGGCTGTGGTCCCGATGAACGCACACATCAGTCGCTCTGACAACCCTCATGGCGTCACGAAGGCCCAGGTGGGCTTGAGTACCATTCCTAACTCGATCACAAGCTCGCGTGGTTCTAACACCGACGCTTCGTTGCTGACAGCCAAGGGAATGTTCGACCACGTAAACTCCGCAGACCACGATGCACGATACGCACCTAAGAACGCCGCAGGTTTTGATTGCAGCGTTCACTGGAACGGAACGGGCGTGTATATCTGGGGTGGTGGTGCTTGGCGTCAAGTTTGGCCGGCTCAGTGGTCCTGATGTAAACCTCGAAGAATCAGGTATGGGTTAACAGCCCATACTTGTTTCTTTCTTTATTTTGTCCTGTGGGATTAACACCATGTCTGAAATCACCCCTGAACAATTAGCCACGAAACTGGACCGTGACGGGACAGCGAACGACACCCAACTGCTACAAGGTCGTACCTTGGATGAGCTGTATGCCTTTGTTGAAAGCGAAGGGCGCGTCCATGAGGTCAAGAGCCTCGGCGGGTTTGGGTTGGATGACTTTTATGCCATAGCCCAACAAGCCAAAGTGTACGCAGAAGAGGTTGACAAGTTTGGTGGCCTGACTGTCAGTGAACTCAAAGCACAGTTGAACCAGTTGGTTGAAACCCGTACCTTCCAACCGACGTTCTTCACCCCAACTACTAATCCGTGGACACTTCTGGTCACTGTTGAAATTCAACCTGATCGCGAAGATTTTGTCTTTGGTTTGATGGGTGGTGGTTCAGAGGGCGAACAACCTCTGGTGATGTTGCGTGTAGGTGCCCAAGGACGTCCTTCATTGGCGTTGGCGTTAGCTGGTCAGATCAACGGTCAGTTCTACAGCCGCAGTCGTTCTGAGAACGATGTCATCTTCTTGGAGATTTGGCACACGGCAGAGCGTCGAGACACGTTACACATGGCGTGCTTGAACTCGACCCGTGCACACACCTACGGTCCTTGTCAGTTTGATGGAGAAGTCCCTCCCATCGATACACTGTTTCCCATTGTGTGCGACGAAGCCATCACCACCGAAACGTTCATTGAGTCTGTCACGCCTTTGCAAGAAGAGCTTAAAGCGCTCAAAGAAACTCTACTCAATCGCCGGACTTAATCCCGAGGTAAAGAAATATGGACCAGAGCAAGACTATGAGCTTAGAAGACAAGTTGGGTGTCTTTGACACGGCTCAAAACGCAGAACGTTTCAATGGACACACCTTCGAAGGTTTGCTTGAGTACTTGGCTAAAAATGCCTTTGCTCGTAATGCAACGTTGTTAGATGGCGTCTCGTTGGAAGAGTTGCTCAACAAGATTCGCGATATGGATAGTCGAATACTCGATGCCGATCGCCTGAACGGATTGACCGTTGAAGACATCCTGACCGATGTCAAAAACCGGATTCGGGAACTCAGTCACCCCTACGTCATGATTCCCTTCAGTAAAGGGGGTTGGTCTCGTCTGGTAAGTATCCCTGAGAACTCCACCAGCACACTGGGTAAAAAACACGCAGTTAACGACGACCTGTTGTTTGCGTTTGTAGGGGGCGGTCCTTACGGGTTCATGGCCGAACGTCCGGTTGCCTACATGCGTATTGGTCGTGAAGGCCGGGCGCCTGTGATCAACGTGATGAGTGGTCGTTACACCACAGAGTTCTTCTATCGTCGCGTTAAGATAGAAGACATGATCCATACCGAGATCTGGTGTGGGGATGCGGCTCGTAACGATTTCCAAATAGTGTTACTGAGCGGAATGCGCGGTTGTACCTTTGGTTCTCGTGAACGCCCTGTGGCTGAGAAACCGGAAGGCGATCTGGTCCCGATTCGTCTGGAACAGTTGGTACATCGTAGCTACGCCGATAAAGTACTTGCCAACTTGCGTGCAGAGATCGACGAGCTGAAATCGGAGATCAACGCCACTAACCTTTAAAGTGAGTATCCTCATGCTGAGTTATAGAGAGATCTGCGCCAAAGCTAATCAGTACTTTGATCTGTGTATCAGTTCTGACTACGCCCGTGAGCAACAGATTGTCCATGTGATCGCAGAACCTAACGTTGTGAACGCGTTTCAGAACTCCACCTCATTGATGGGTCGTAACACCACCATCAAACTGGAGCACTTCGAAACCTTCGACCGTGGAGTATGGGAATGGTGTAAGCTACAAGCTAACGCCTACAAACACTACGGACCGGTATCTGCCCACGTCTTTATAGCGCCAGCAGGGGGTTACACATTCAACGAACACACAGATCCTGATCATGTCTTGGTCTGTGTAATCGATGGCGAGAAAACCATGGTGGTGGACGGTATCAGTCACCATCTAAAGGCGGGTGATACGCTTTACATGCCGGCGAATGTGAAACACTACGCTGTGAATGAGAAAGCGTCCATCATGGTCAGCCTAGGCTTTGAGAAGTGGATGGTTGAGAAGCTATGACGGTCAAAACGATCTATGTCAAAACCACGGGGTCGTGTAACCTCAATTGTAGTCACTGTTTTACCAGCGGACGCAATGGAGACACTACACGCTTTGACCCCGATGCGACAGCCAGTTGGATCAAAGGCCTTAGGGCGACGTTTGAGCCCGGTACACACACGCACCTAGAGTTGCATGGCGGTGAACCGTTCCTCGTCCCTATCGAGCTATTAGAGCGCTTTGCGGCGCACTTCGAAGGCGATGACTTGGTGTCGATGTCTGCCAACAGTAATTTGACGTTCACCATCCATCCTCGTCTACTCAGTTTCATCCAGAACCAACTAGGCGGTTCAATAGGTACCAGCTGGGACCCCTGGATTCGGTGGGAAACTGGTGAGCAACAAAGTCTGTGGCGTAAAAACCTTCAGTACTTAACCGACCAGGGTGTTGAGTTAGGGTTGAAGGTGTCGGTATCCAGACAAATGGTGGAACAGAGTCCTGAATGGTTCTTAGAGCAGGTCTCAGCCTTACCGGTTCGTGATGTCTCCTTGGAACGCTTGACCGTAGGCGGCAATGCGCTGCGTAACGAACACGTGTTTCCTGACAACGAGGCGCAAGACAACTGGTACTTGGCGTTACTTAAATTGTACCAGACCGGTCAGTATTCAGCCCACATCAAAACCTTAGACATCTTGATCGAGAAGATCCAGTACAACATGGTCGCTGTGGACACCAACTGTCGGAACTGTGAGCAGAACCTCACCACCATCAATTCCAACGGGACCTTAGGCGGTTGTCCTAATGTGGCCAGTGAGCACAACCACGGCAACATTCACCAACCTGTCCAAAACTACCTTGCCTCAGAGGGTCGTGTCGATCAGATCGTACGGGAGTTAGACTTCTCTGAGTTGTGCATTCGTTGCGACGTGTTTGACTTGTGTGGTGGCGACTGCCATCGCTTGTCTTGGCAAGGCTACCGCTGTGCGGGCCTTAAGAACACGCTACGCTATTTAAGTGGTCGACCTAACCCGTACGACCCCAACCTGATATTCAAGGCATAAACGACATGGCTGATATTACACGGCAGGATATTGCCAACATCATCACCGCGTATCTACGCGACCGTTTGGACAGTCGTGTCTCTTACGGTAACAACAACTACCCAAGCGACTTTGGTGACCCGAACTACGGTGGTAACACCGGTATTGTCACCGGCGGTTTTGCTGCAAGCTGGTTGCCGGCAGGTCCTGTGAATGCCGAGGCGGTAGTGGCTAACATCGCAGCCTACGGTCGTAACTGGGCACGGGTACGATCCATCCAGTTCTTGTCCTACTACAACAGTGGTGGAAGTCTGTCGGTTCGTCAAAACACCACAGGTATCACTCGACTGACCAGCAGCGTTGCGTTGACTCGGACTCAAGCGGCTGTAGCAAACGCCAACAGTAGCGCCGGTGGTTGGTCAGCAGGCGATTACGTTGATCCCTATTTACACGGAGTCGATAACCGTGCGGCGTGGCCGCCTTCAGCCGGTCAGGTGGTAAGTCGTGGTGAGTTGATCAACTACTGCGAACGTGTTTACGCCAACATCGTAAACCTCAGTAACCAGACGCTGCGGATCACCAAAACGTTCTGTCACAGTAACTGCCACTCCGACTGCCACAGCAACCGCGGCCGCCGTTAACAGGAGTTCCCCTTATGCAAGTCATCACTACCCCGGCTCCCATCCCGGTGCTCGAACTCAAGCGCAAATTCACAGAAGACCTCCACTTTGAGATTCAGTACAACGAATCCAAGTTCAAAGGTCTGGCCTTTCTGACATACCTGAGTAACCTGAAGCTTGAGGTGGATCTCTTGGTTGCAGGTGAAGAGGCATTGATGGAATTGACAGCAGCTTACCTGAAGTTGCCTGTGATGTACCGTCAAGAATCTTTGGTTGGGATTGTCGTCAACCTGTTGTTGATCCGTGAAGGCATGCCGGGGTCTGTACCGTTTGATCCGCAGGTGTTCTTCGAAACTCACGGGGCGGCGTTGGATCTTTGGGCTGAGCGTTTGGATTGCTGTCCCTTGTTTGCTGCTCGCTGCGTTGCAGGCGATCACCTACAGCTTGATGAAGCGGCGTGGCCGGGTGTGGATGAATCGGCCTCAGGATTGAACTGGGTGCACTGTCTGACTCACCCAGGGATGGCGTTGTACTTTGCTAAAGAGCGCCCATTGCGCTACAGCAAGCACTGGTTCGAGGAGCGTGTGTTTGCAGGTAAGAACCTGTATCACTACTTCGAGTCGCCTGACAACGTGTTGTTCATTTCAGCAGGTACTTTGTACTTCCCTGAGTTCCAACCGGAATTTGCCCAAATCGTCCAAGCCCACGATGCGGCGCTCCCGGCGTTGTTGGAAGGAAACTAAGTCATGTTCCATCTGTTTAATAGCCTGTACGTTGAAGTCGATCGAGAGATCGATGATGAAGCCAATCGGGCGGTGGTCTCTAAACAGATGGGGATGCCTTTTCTGGTGTTGGAAGGGAACGAGAGCGCAATCAGTCCGATCTGCGTCAGTGAGTCGTTAGATGAGCTTGGAGTCACAGGCTTTGAAGAACTGCTCGAACAACTGGCGTGGAAAGACGAGGCGTATCTGTACGCAGACGAAGCGACCTACATTCGGTTGTGGGCCGCTTTGGTCTTCGCTTATATGCCAGGTGTTGACTATGAAACGTTCCGTTATCTGTTTCTGTGCAAGAAAAGCATTCTCAACTGTCGCACCACAACCACCATGCGCGAGCGCACCAGTCACATTAACCCGGTGACGATTACAGGTCCCAAAGTCCAAGCAGCCTTTGACGAGGCGCACTGTGATTGGTTGGTTACGGTCCTTAGTCGATGGATCTGTAAGGAAAGGATCGTCCGTTCGTTTGAGTGGGACGTTCTAGGGGTGCGGTTAGGTCAACCGATGGGATCAACCGGTCTACGGTTGCGGCGTTTGATTGACCGTGTGTTGTTGACTAACGTACCCGACACCATGGGGTATTTGTCGACCTTTATGAGCAATCCTGATCAGTGGAAATTGATTGGGGCCGACCTTGACACCCTCTTAAATGAGGACACTGTGTTTCAGGGGTGCTACAACTTTAAGTACTTGAACAACGCCGACTTCGTGATGCTGTCTAACATCAACGATCGCTTCCCGGTGGAGTGGCTCGCTGAGATGATCGGTGAGATGTTGTTCTTGCTCCGTCACAACAACGACTTGAGCATTGTGGCCTACATGGAGAGTATCCATGAAGTCTACTTGAACGGGTTTGTAGTGGAGGACAAGGCGACCCTCTTTGAACTGCTCCATCGGTTCTTCGACCACGGTCCAAAGATGGTTCGGGTTTCCCAACGTGACATTGGAAAGTACGACGACAACCTGTTGCGGTTTGTAATCAACGCACCGCTTGAAGCGTTCGTCAAAGCAGGAGTAGGTGCAAAATGGCTGGATTGATTCCGTTGGTCGATTTGTTGGCTGACAAGAAAGGGGAGTTGAAAGAAGCTCATCTGATTCTCTTTGAGTACTGTAACCTGCGTTGCAGTTTCTGCCACCAAGACCACGACTCCAAAGTGGGGCTAAATGTGGACGCCATGTGGGAAAAGGTTGAAACCCTGATGGCCAACACCAACCCCAAAGACCCTTACGTGGTGAACATCACAGGGGGTGAGTTGTTCTTGGATGAGTTTCCTAACTCACAGATCGACGTCTACTACAGCATCGCCCGTAAGCTGTTCAGTTACTACGATGACGTCACGATTGTGTTTGGGGCTAACTTGGTGTATCGCAACGCCAACCGTCTGAAACATCTGGTCAAAGCGTTGAGCTTCCACGGCAAGGTTAAGATCGCCACCTCGTATGACCCGGCGGGTCGGTTTACGTACGAGGAACGTGAGCTGTTCTTCCGCAACCTGCTGCAAGTACAAGAGTACGTGGACACCGTAAACGTGGTGATCACCAAACAGAACATCGAGACCATCATGTCAGGACGAGAGGCTGAACGCTTAACGTTCTTGTGTGCAAATTTCTCGGTGTACTTTGATCACTACATCCCAAGTGTCAACTACGAACGCATCCAACCCTCTGAAGACCTGATCGGTCAACTCTACCTGTACCTGAACGAACATCACCCGAACTCTCATCCACTGATTGCGTGGAAAGAGAATCAGGAGAACATCACGACGTGCCGTTCAACCAAGATCGTCAACAAAGACGGTGTGGTCTCGACGTGTTGGTCAGAAGCCGGTAAAGATGCCATCTTGGACGAACAGTTGGGGCTGCAGGCGAAGAATGCGGCTGAGGAGCGTTTCCTGGACCACTACGGCTGTTTCTCCTGCGAGTACTATCAACGGTGCGGGTTACGGTGTTTCTTGCACCACAGCTTCGTTGAGGACACTGCAGGCGAGTGTCAGATCAAAGCGATGTTCAAAGCTATTTTGTAACCTAGGCCGTCGGGGGTAAAACCCTGACGGTCATTTATTACGCCTATGCGCGATGATATAAATAAACCTATGGAGGTTGCCATGTTCCCCCTTAAAGTTGGTGACAAAGTTTACGCCCTATATGAAATCACGTCTGAGAGTTTAGCAGGCGTGAAAGGTAAAACCCGTGTCCACGCCCAACGTGCTGACGTGCTCTACATCACCCAGGTCAATGACAAAGCCCTCTACGCCTATCAAGTCTCTAAGTCTGTTGAAGGGACCGAGCCTTTTTGGGTAGCACCGAATGAAATCATGAAGGTAGAAGAGTAGTTTTATGGACCTATAGAGGACCTTGCCAAATTTAAGGAGAACTAAAATCGATCTCATATTGAAACCAACGAGTTCTTGCAATTTTCGGTGCACCTTCTGCTCCAGTACGTACCTGTCCGAAGATCCTAAGGACCGTGTACAGTTAGATGAAATTCGTCAATTCATCAAACGCTTTCCTGAAACCCAGACCATCATCTTAAACGGTGGTGATCCGCTGATGATGCCTCCTCAGTTTTACTGGGACCTGATTGCGTTGTTAGATGAGTTGGGTTCTGAGGCCAGTATCAGCTTTACGACCAACCTCTGGCCCTTCTACAAAAAGCCTGAGTTGTGGAAAGGTTTGTTCAATCACCCTCGGGTTGGGGTCACGACCTCGTTTCAATACGGAGACGGCCGACGCAAAGGGGACGGCTCAGTCTTTACTGAGGAAGACTTCATTGCCTGCAGTGATGCCATGCTCGAACACGTAGGGTACCGGCCTGACTTCATTGCGGTGATCGATCACACGAACGCCCACACGGTGTTAGACACAGTGCGTCTGGCTCAGCGTTTAGGGGTGGAGTGTAAACTCAACTACGCCAATGCCTCAGGTGAAGAAGTCGTGGTCGGTGGTGTAACCATGGGTAACGCAGACAAACTGTACACCCGTGGAGAGATGTATAGTCACTACGTGGAGATCTTTGAAGCCGGCTTGATGCAGTGGGAGTACAACACCAAACAGGTGGCAAAGAAACTCCAAGGTCACTCTACAACCTGTCCGACTTCGCGTGATTGTGATTCGGGTATCCGCACTTTGCAGCCTGGGGGTGGTTACTACAGCTGTGGTCACTTCGGGGATGATCAGCAGAACGCGATCGACTTCAAACGTGAGATGGCGGGCGAGTTCTTCACCCCACTTCAGCAGTTTGAGTTAGACAGTTTGAAAAACTCCTGTTACACCTGTCCGATGTTTGAGTTATGTAATGGTTGCAAAAAGACTATTGCCGATACCAAACGTTTGGGTCTTGTGGAACAACACTGTCGTGCTATGAAAGCCAACGCCCCAGCCATCATTCGCATGAACGGTATGGAGGGGATCTTAGAACCTACGCCGTATGTGGATGAAAGTCTGCAGTTGATTTTTAAAGGATAGTGTCATGAGCAAGCCCAGTATCACCCTCTCTCTGAATCCGGTGTACTACTGCAACTTCCGGTGCAGCTTCTGTTACCTGACAGAGCAGCAACTGAGCGATGTCACCCTGTTGTCGTTGGACCGGTTGAAGGTGATGCTGGCTGAGATCTCTGAACACTACAGGATCGAACATGTCGACATCTACGGGGGTGAGGTGTTGCTACTCCCGCAACGGTATCGAGAGAACTTGTTAGCCTTGGTGCGTGAGGCCGGTTGTACCGACATCAACATCAATACGAACCTGTCGTTGGTCAATGAAACCGCACTGGACCCTGACATCACGTTGTCGGTTTCGTATGACTTCGGGGCACGCGAGAAGGCTGATAAAGTCTTTGAAAACATGCTCACCTTGCCTCGTGAATACCGAGTGCTGACGCTGGTCAGTCGCAAACTACTCGATACCGTCAGTGTGGACGAGTGTGTGCAGACGTTTAACCTGTTGGGACAAATGTATGGGGTGGAGTTCAAACCCTATAGCACTAACCAAGCCAACGCTGACACCGTCACCTTCAGCGAGTTTGAAAACTTTGTCTACGGTGTATTGACTCACCCGGATCGCAGCTTCGAGGTGGAGAACGAGTTCCTTTTGCAAGATGTCTTGGCAGGGACCCGTAACGCCTTCAGTGATGACCACCTGTATATCACACCCAAAGCTGAGTTCGCCGTCTTAGAGTTTGATGACCAGGACCGTGAATACTTTCTCCCCGTTCAAGGGATCGCCGGGTACGTGAAATGGTGTCAGTCTGAAAAGCAACGCGTCAGTCACAACCCCGTCTGTGGTAAGTGTAACTACTTCGGCAGTTGTCTCTCTGAACACTTGCGACCTGTGGTGGATCTAAACGAATCCTGTAATGGATTTCACAACCTCATTGTTAAATGGAGCGAGCTATGATAGTTCCCCATCGTCAACGCCTAGAGATCACCCTCGATCTGTACGAGGGGTGTAACCACCATTGTAGCGGTTGTATGGTCAACCGTGAGATCGGTGGCAACCTTGCTGACATGCCAGAGATTCTGGCGTTGCTCAAAGAGATGGTCCAGGCAGGGTACGTAGCCTTTGACTTAGGTCTTGGGGCAACCGACACCATGTCGTCCACCAACGCCTACCAAGTGTTGCGTGATCCGGTGGTACGCGAAATCATTCACATGTTCCATCAGTTCACTCTTCAGATGGCGATGCTTGAGAAACGTCTGGAGTTGTACGATGAGATGTGTGCGGAAGTGGATGCAGCCGCTCCAGGGCAACGCATTCGGTTTTTGATCCCGGCCGCTCCTGACTACTTTCGTAACACCAAGTTCTCAGACGGCATAGTACACCGCATGCGCCATGCACAAGCGGCGTTTAAGTCGGCGTACTTAAATGAAGCAGGCTTTGTGGTCAACTGTACCACCGAGACCATGAACGAGCACTACATCGAGAATCTGATCAATGGATTGGATGTAGAGTTCCCTGTCGACAAAGATGACATCTTGAACATCCCGTATGGCCGTAAAGAAGTTAAAGACCTGCTGCTCGGTCAAACGATGCGCCGGATGTCTTATCTGATCTCTGACTTCTACAAAGAGTTGGAAGGGGAGGATGAGCGTCGACAGAACCCGGATCTGTGTTATGACACCGGGACCATGATGAACCTGCTCTATACGGATGGTAAGTTGTATTGGGTGCCGTTCTTGAAAGACGACTGCGCCTTTATCGACCCGTTTTTCGAGATTCCTCGCCCGTGGACGATGGAGCACTTGTTAACTATCCGTACAAAGGCCCAGCAAAGCTCTCTGGAGCACCTAGAAGGCACGCAGTGCATGAACTGTGTGTATCTTAGCAGTTGCAACGAGAAGGGCATCACGAGCCTTATGGAGCGTCTGAGCATCAAAGACTGTATGGTGGGGGTCGAGCATGGATCGGTTGTGTGACATCAATCTAACCCTTGAGGTATTAGAAGGGTGTAACTACCACTGTGGTGGCTGTACCGTTGACAAAGACCACAAGCCTGACGTGGTTGCTGAAGACGAAGCCACGCGTTTGTTTCAACTGGTGGATGACTTACACAGTAAAGGCTTTCGACCATTTGAGTTCAGCCTTGCCCCCACTGATGTCCTGTCGGCTAAAAACGGTTGGGAGGTGATGCGCAGTGACCTGATTCAAGGGATGGCGGATCGCTTTAAAACCGTGGTCTTAACGATGGCGATGCTGCGTGATGACGGGATTGCAGAACTGGCCCAACTGGTTGACGAACTGATGGCGGGTAAAGGGGTTCGATTGGTCGTTCCCTTAACGGTTAAGCACAGCTACAACCAGAAGTACTTAGCTTTGTTGCGAGACCGAGTCCAGCTGTTTGCCAGTCACCTGCACAAGTCTACGCTGCGCAGTGTTTACCTTACGATCAACATGTTCCGTGAGAACATCGCGGTCTTTAATCCTGAGTATCACCACCACATCATGAGTTTGGATCTGGGGGTTAGGACCATTAAAGACTACACCTTCACCCACTCGCGTAATGGGTTTGAAAACCTGCTGCGTCACGATGAATTCAAACACGATGTCTACAAGTTCACGCAAGTGATTGCAGACCACGACTCCAAGTTTGTAGGTCACCTGTTACACGATCCGTTTGACGGTGTCGAGTTAGGGTATCGTGATGGGGTGTTATATCACATCCCTGTGGTGATGGAAAAGTTTCCCATCTTTGACCCCTTCTACGAAATCCCTAAACCATGGGATGCCGAGCAGGTGATGGACTATCGGCAAAACCAGTACATTGAAAACCTCACCAAGTTCACAGACCATCCGGTGTGTGGCGATTGCTGTCACGTTAACGTCTGTACCCACGGTGATCTTCACACCACCATGCGGTACTTGAACATTGATCACTGTCCGCTCGGGATCAAAAATCGTCATGACTTACATCGTGAATACGGCAAAGAACTGCAATACTGCGGCACTGAACTTGACAACCTAATTAGCAGTAGACAACTCCCATGAACACACCTGTTGAACACGACTACAAACTGTACCAACGTCTATACCACGAGCTCGTACGTGAACACGCTGACGACTTCGAGAACATGGACTGGGTACGCAAAGAAGAACTGGTTCAGAACGCCTTGAACTATTTCCGTAAGGCTGAGTTCCCGCTGGTGTATCCGGCTAAGAGCTACGCTGTGGCTATCATCTACGCCACCTTGTTGGAAAAGGAATACGGCATCCCGTTGCGTGAAAGCTTGGATGACTCGGATCTGTTTTTAGGTCACGATGATTTCTTTGTGATCTACAGCCAAGACCCTGACACCTACGAAGCCATTCTGGCAGAACTTGCTAAGATGCCAAATTGGATCGATGGGGGTTGGGCACCGATGTCGGCTGAGTACTTCCGGTTGGAATGTACCGCTGAAGGGTTGGAGCGTGTCAATGGGTAAAATCGTTCGTCATCAACCGTGGAACACTGTTATCTGGACTGTCGACCTCAGCGATCGGTGTGACCTTGAGGCAATCACTCAGGCCATGCTCACCGTCCCGACGGGAGAGGAATTGACCGAGGTGGTTGCTGACGGGACTGCGGTGTTGCAGGCCTTACAGGAAGACGTTATTCGACCCATCCTGAAGCAATACATGCAGGAAGTGTATCAGGTGGATCTGGACAAGTACCCACATTACTTCCAGCACTTTGCGTTGTCGTTAACTGACGGACGTGGAATGGAGCCGCATCAACACAGCTTCTCCACCTTAAGTTCGGTGTTCTATCCCATCAGTGGTGAAGCACCCCTGATTGCGTTGGACCCGCGTGGTAGCAGCAGTCGGGGTTTTCCACAAGCCGTTCGGGACCACCACTTTGCTAACTTCCGTCATGAACCTCAGGCTGGTCAGTTAGTGATCTTCCCGGCGTACTTAACGCATTGTGTGGGTGGACATGATCCTGAACTGCGTCTGTCGTTAGTCACCGATTTGGTGGTGGAGGAACAATGCAGATAATCGAACCGTGGCGCACACGCATTGGGGTGGTGAACCTTAAAGACCATTGTGACTTAATGCAACTGGCTGATGAAGTCCTAGCGTTAAGTTACATGGTGGCCTCAGATGATGACAAACCTTATACACCGACTGATCAAGAGTTCCGGTTGATCGTTGATGTAAGGCAGCGGTTGATCACACCGGCTGTGATTGATTTCATCCACCAAGAGTTCAACTACAAGTACCAAACGGTACAGGTAGAAAGCTTTGGTCGTTGGCTGCCTGAAGGCAAAGCGTTAGGGGCACACTTGCACGGCAGTTCGGCGGTTACCACGATCTTGTATCTGGGCGATTACGACTCTGAGATCGTCTTGTACGACCCTCGGGGAAATGCGTGTCGAGGGTATCCTCGTGAGATTCGTGACAGCTATTTCGGTCAGCATCATTACTCACCCAAAGCCGGTGACTTGGTGATTCTTCCAAGCTACTTGGAGCACTACGTGCCTCCAGTAAAAGACCAGATGCGGTTAACGTTGGTCAGCGATTACTACTTCAATTGTCTATAGTCACTAAGGAGGCTTCGGCCTCCTTAGGTGACCTTTTATGACGAATTTTATGAGAAGGGGGAACTTAAGGAGCCTTTATGAAAGTCAAACAAGCGGGGGTTTGGAAAACGTTATCCTTACGCATCAAGCATTTGGGTGCCTGGTGTTATCCTTACCGTACCCTAGTAAAACACAACGGGGTGTGGAAAGACGATTACCTAAAAGGGATACTCAACAGTCTCTATAACGGTACCGTCACCATTGGAACTGTCACCAGTAGCTACGTCGTATACGGTTACTCAACCAACCTAGGTTCAGCCAATCCGACAGCCTCTAAATTCGTTAACAAGATGGTTTCGTTGATCACCGGCAGTAAGCCTTATTACGGTGCACCTGCGTACCAATGGATGGAGATGGTGATTGAAGGAAGTTTGATGCACGTGGCCAACCAGATAGGTGACATCACGATCAATGGTAACTACGGACGTTTGGTGAGTGTTAGCGAAGGTACCAGTGGGGGTGCTCGAACATTCATTGGTTGGGTGTTTGATAAACCGTTGTCATTGTCGGGTCAGTGGTCCGTCAACACTTAACAGGTACTTGTCATGAAACTCAAACTTGCAGGGGCTTGGATCAACACCATACCGTTAGTAAAACAAGGTGGGGTGTGGAAGAAGCCCGTTCGTTATTTGGTCAAACAAGGGGGTCGGTGGATTGAGTTTCTGTATCGGGGGATACTGAATAATCTTTACGCCGCCACAGTAACCGTCGGAACACTCAACGCCGGCAGTTACATCCAGTACGGATTCAACCATATTACGTCCAGTCCTTACGGTAGCACCACCGTCCCTAACTTGAAAACCGGTCATCGTGTCCAGTACATGATCACCGGCAGTAAAGACTTCACTGGGGTGGGACCTCGGATGTGGATTGAGATGGCAGTTGAGGGTAACGTCAGCGGTACTTACGCAGGCGACATGACCATCAACGGACACATAGGTCGATTGGTTCGTAACGCCTATTTGGCTGAACAGAACCGGACCTATTTAAACTGGACGTTCGACGTCGCACTGCCCGCCACAGGACAGTGGGTCGTTAATACGTAAAGGGGTAAGTATTTCAAACGGGGGTTTGAAGGCTTACGTGAATTTCATTATTAACCAAAGAGAGCACTTGAGTTTTAAGTAAGTGAGTTTCACGCGGTGGTCGAGGGGACTGAGTCGTGATAGTGAAGCATGGAGGAAGGTGGGTTAATGGGATTGGGCGATTTGTTAAACTGGGTGGGCGTTGGCGTCCCGCTATTCGTATACAGATTAAGGTCAACGGTCGTTGGGCTGATCTGGTCAGTGTTATTGTGGCGCAATTGTGGGATACCACGATCACGGTGGGCAGTAACATCAACGGAACTTTACACGGTTACAATACAGTGTGGGGTTCAACGTATGGGGTCTCAAGTGCACCGTCTATCCTTGCAGGTAATACGGTCGAGTCCTTTCTGACAGGAAGCTCAAGCAACTTGGGTGTTGGGCCTTTTCAATGGCTCGAATTGTGTGTAGTAGGTAAGGTTCCTGACATGTCGTTAAGGACCATCTACGTCAACGGTATTGTAGGACAGAACATCCGTAATTTTCGTTCGGGTAACCGGACGTATTTCCAGTGGGTGTTTCCAACTCCAATACCTCTTACTGCCCGGTGGGCAGTCATTGTTTAACAGGTGATAATCATGGCAGTAACCAAAGAAACTTTGAAAGACCTGCAGCGCTCAATGAAAGCGTTGGGTTTGTACACCGGTCTGATTGACGGGTTGTGGGGTCCTGCCTCACACGGTGCGTTTGTTAACGCGCGTCGTCTTGCAACAGGTAAGAAAGTCGCACCCGTTGACATGTCTGGTGTGTTGTTTGCTTACTGTCAAGCTGCAGCATGGTCGGATCGCGTTTCGGATGCGTTCGTCGCTCGGGTTAACCGCATGGCGGTTGAGTTGAAGCTCGGTTGGCAGGGTGCTGATCAACTGATGGCGTGTATGGCGTTTGAGTCGGGTGAGACCTTCAGTCCCTCGATCAAAAACGGCGCCGGTGCTCCGTACTACGGACTGATTCAATTCGGTGCAGCCGCTGCGACTGACGTCGGTACGACTACCGCTAAGCTGATCAAAATGACAGCTGAGGAACAACTGGAATACGTACAGAAATTCTTCCAGCCTTACGCCGGTAAGATCAAAGTGTTGTCTGACATCTACATGCGCATACTTTGGCCCGTAGCGGTTGGCAAACCGGAAGACTACGTGTTGTTCTCTGAAAGTAAACCCGGCAAAGCGTACATCCAAAACCGGGGACTGGATCTGAACAAAGACGGTCTGATCACCAAAGCCGAAGCGGCCTTTAAGGTTGAGCAAAAGCTGGTACAGGGTCTGCATCCTGCTAACATCCGTGTGAAAGCGGCATAAAAGCTACAGGGAGGCGTGAGCCTCCCTGTATGCCGTCACATACCTACAACCACTGCAAGCAACGCCTTAACAGTCGTGACCACTAACTCAGTCAACTGCGACTTTTGCTCATCCCCTACGCCATTAGGGTTAAAATGATAGGTGGCAAATGTACTGATCATTGCCATGACGACCGAGAGCATGACCAAGCCAATCCGAACGTAATTCGATTTAGCTTTAGCCCCACCCTCAAGGATAGAACCTACTTCCATCGACAACAGCTTTACTCGGACAACGCCCTTTAAAGCCATTATCTTGGTGTATGCGTCATTCCCCGAGTCGGTCAACAACAATTGAGATTTCTCACTCAAATGGCTGTTGCAGATCTCGACAATCGTTTCCCCCCAATCGAACTCCCCCAACGGGCGCTTCCCAGCTGTACCCAACGCCCCACCGATGTTCATGTTACTTACCTCGCAAGTTAGCCCTCTTGGCTGTTTCCTCATACCATTTCTGGAAAGAGTCTTGCGTTGCGAAGCAAAGGCCTAGGTTTTCGGTTTGAACCATGTAGGCCAACGTGACCATCAACAGCTGTTCTTCAGGGGTTGCAGCCAGGAATGTAGCTCTATCTGGCGGCGGCTGAAGCGGTGCCTTTTTCTGGAACGGTAGCGGGATCTGTGAAGGCAGGTCCTGCGTAGGCTCCGGTGGCGGTAAACGCGTTCCACATCCCGTCAATAGCAGGAACAGCGATGCTGTCACCAATGCGATAAGAAGGTACTTGGGGTTCGGAACTTTCGGTTGCCATGGCTTTCGCTTGCTTGGCAGTAAAGGCCAGTTCGTACTGGAACTTAGCGAGCACATCTTTCACCTCGGACTGATGACCTTGCTGCACTTCACGCAGCGTGTTGGTTTGTTCAAACCAGCCCTTGACCGCTTCCCTGTCGATGCGCATTTGCTCACGCAAGTTACTGACCTCTTCTGTGAGGTTAGATACCTTTTGTTGCGAATCAGATAACGAGGTGTTGAGGTCCGAGATGGTTCTCTCTTGATTGTAAATCTTCCACTGAGTCCAGCCCACAACGGCCATAACAAGCAACAGCAGAATCGTGCGCAGATCGAGCTTAAACATTAAATCTCCCCTTTAAGCCATTTGCGAATCAGGGTGTATTTGTAGTACCCGACTGCAATGGCGTCGATGGTGTGTTCATCCATGGTCTCCAACGGGATACCGGTTTTGTTCACCAGGTCTTTTAGTTTCAGAATGCTTTCTTTGACATTCTCTTTGCTACCTTTTTTAACCAGAGCACCCACGGCGGATTTCGCACTGGGGGGATCGATGGTCTCCAACGGCATAAAGGAATCGTATTGTGACAAGGCCCTGCGAATCGTTGCCTTGCACTCAACGAGTGATTCAAAGGCTTGTGGGAAACGTCCCAAGAACGGCGATTCACAAATCAAGGCGTTGGGTTGATAAGTCCGTAACCAGTTGAGGATGTTTTGTTCATGCATAAAAAGCTTGGCCCAACGATCACCGTGAACGGTAAAAGCGTCAGGCGCTTTGCGACTCATGCGTAGACCTGAAGACGTATAAGCAGACACCAAGTCCAACTCACACGTCATCAAGTCAACATCCAATACCACTAACCCCATCGTATCAGTTCCGGGGTCAATGGCACAGATTCGGTACTTACTCACCCCCATTGGGACGGTAAGCATAGCGACCTCTACTTAGCTGGGCAGTACGCCCGCTGTGACAACATCGGTGGCCGACAACAGAGGCTCAGTAGCACCCAGTTCGATGTTTTGCTCGAACCCGCTGTTGGTGAAGGCGACGCGATGGTCAGTGGTGATGAAGCTACAGATCTGAGCGCAGGCCACTTCCATCATGTTGAAGGACTGGTTGCCGCTACCTTGAACTGTTGCCAGACGATCAACACCTGAAACCAGACCAATCTCAGAGATAATGGCGTAGGCTTCGTTGTTGTACTTGATCCGGCACGCTTCGATCAGCTCGAGTACGTCTTTGGCGGTGAACAGCAACTTCAGAATCGAGGACACCGACAGGTAGTTCCCGGAAGTTGTGATCACGCCATCGTTCGGCACTTCAGGCGGCGTGGGATTCAAGTTCGCCATGGTGAAGTTGTACGGCGAGGAAATTTCGTTGTCACCGTTAACTACCGTGTGCTCGATCACAGGCAGGACGTCTGCCAAGTTGATACGCTTTAGGTAGTAGGCGAAGTAACGCAGGTTGTTGTGGGTTTCCACCACGCGCAGACCGTAGTTAGCACGCTCGGAGACGCTCAGGTCGTTATCGACAGGACGCAGCACGAACGGTAGGTGACGGTAGAGAGCAGCGTGAGAAGACACACGATGATGAGGGGTGGTGTACGGCACGCCGTCTGCACCTGTACGGTTGCGATGACCACCGTTACCGATGGCAAAGTAACCCAAGTGAGGAACCTCACCTTCATTCAGTTGTGCACCAGCCAACACACCAAACTTCTCATTAAGCGTGGTATAGGGCAGGATTTGCGGGCGGATGCCCAAGAGCAATGCGCTCTGCAGGGCCGAACCCATAATGGTACGCGTAATCGTTTTCATGTGGGGATAGAACCTTAATTGGGTGAGACTCACATAATAGGGCATAAAATGTAATTTGGCATAGACGGGACCGAAGTCCCGCCTACGACTTGCTGCACACAAGTGGCCCAACTCCCCAACGAGACTCCCCACGATCTCGTCTGATTGAGAACAAAATGACTCTTGTCCTCCCTCATACTATTCGTGAGGATCAGCGGTCCAAACTGGTCGCTGGAGGCAACGCACGCGTGGGACCTATGTATTGCAAGTCAGCTGAGTTCGGATCAAGGATGCGGATGTAAATCGAATCCCCACCCCGAACGTGTGGAACAAAACGCGGTGAGTTAGGCGCAATGCGCAGCTCAATGGTGTTTTGAGACCCCACGTAATCAGCTTGCTTGAAGCTATAACTGTCGGCGATCGTTTGGGTCGTGTTACCGGGAGTGAGGATATCCGCATTCTCAAGCAACACGCCATAGGTGCCGAACAAATGAGCTTTAAGGGCTGCGAAGGTAACCGGCCACTCTCCTGTGTAAAAGAAAGTGGGTGTACCGTTGAACAACACCTTCAAGTTCTCCCGCAAATAACGCACCACCGTTTCATTGGTATATCGCCCTGGTTGGAAGTCGTCGGTCAGTGCCCGTGCTTTGATGGCCACTAAAACGTAATCCCCATCTGAGGCGTACGTTAAGGTGGTGTGCGCAGTGTCTAAGTCATGGTCGTTAACCAGACTGTACAACTGCTCGAGCAAGTCCTTAGAGGTCAAACTTAGGATTTGACTGATGGCAAGTAAGCCCATGACATTATCTCTTGTAGTAGATCATCAAGCGACCGCCTAAGTACGTGGAGTACTGTGGGTCCAGGCGGACTACCCAAATCAACGTGAGGAAGGTGTTGTACGAAGGCCAATAATTAACGTTGCGTCCTAGGTACTCGACACGGGCGTTAAACAGATTCACCTGCGACGGTGTAGGTGAGCACTTAACCGACCCGGCTGGCAACCCGAGGATGCGATCCATAAACCGCGTGTCAGGTAGTTGGGTGATCACCGTGTCTTCATACAGCGCTTCGAAGTGAGTCAACTCAGGCGTGCCGTCTAGTAACCCCGCCCACAACTCCGCAGGATAACGATAGCCTTGAGCCGGAAATTCAGGCACGAGGTTCACCACTTGCGCGTTGTAGTTTAAGGTCAGAGGTCCCCGCAACGTTGTGTTAAGGTTCTCATCCAACGTGATCTGCACCACACGACTGACCGTGAACAGATACGACTTAACCCCACAATCAACTGCCCGTCCATTAAAGGTGACGCGTGCCCCTTTAAGGTTAGCTGAGGTCGGTGAGTTCGAGTACGTCCAGTTCGGGGCTGTTTGACCTGCAACGAAATACAACCGCTTAAGCAGTGCTGGCAACACCGTGTCCACAGGGACTGGTCCTAAGGCTAACCGCTTAAGGTAATCGCCGTAGAAACGTCCGTCGGTGTAATGCTGGGTGTGTTGTGGGAACCGTTTGGTGTCGGGTGTGATCAGTCGACCGAAGTCTTTAACCAAGGACACCGCTTCCAACGATTCTTTCTTGAGCAATGAAACCTGTACCTCACCGACCCAGCGCAAGGAATACGGGGCTGCACGCAACTCGTACTCGTACGCGTTTTCGGCGGTGATCAACTCGTTCACATAGTCACTGCTGTCAAACACGTAACCGTAGTGGTGACTTAACACCTTAACCAGATCTGAGGTTTTGCACGGCAGATCAATCTTGACCGAGAGCTTGGTTCTGGCAAAGAGTTCGCCAAAGTCAATGCGCTTGTAGGTAAAGTCAATGCTGCCGGTGTAGACCTGTCCTGTGAACAAGTCTGTAGGTTTACGCCCTGTGACCTTGATCTTGGTTACACGACCTTGGACCACTTCAGGTACGCCAAACTCCAAGTGTTCTGGTGCGACATCAACTTGGTTACTATGGGCGATAATTCTGACCAAGGCTTCCCTTGGAGGCAGACTTAACAACTCCATGAAATCAAGGGCATCAATCATAAAACCACCCTGAAAAAAAAAAAGGCCCCCGAAGAGGCCTCAAAGTTAAAGATCCAAATCCTCAGGCGGTGTATCCGGATAACGATAGTCCTCAGCACTGTGTACTGGGAACACGTCTTCCACCGCTTCCAACTTACGCGTGTGCAAGGTTGCATACACCGTTGGGAGTGTCATCCTAACGTGACTTACGTAGCCGCCCTTGTGCGTCAGCTCAATGGTTGGGTCGTATTGGTCGTGATGAAACTGCGTGGCTGAGGTCGCGGTATCGAAGGTTGCATCGGACAGGTCAATGTACTCGTCATTGCGTCCTTTACCTTGCAGGCCTTGGACGTACACGTTGCTTTGATGCACGCGTGTACTGCCTTGACCTTGACCTTGCGAGTCACCCACCCGTATTGCAGGACAACCCACCACGGTGATGTTCTTGCCCTGAAGTTCGGTCACCAACTGAATTGAGTAACTGCTAAGCTGGCGCAGCAAACGCACCATGCTTTCTTGCAAGTCACTCAACCCCACCGAGACTTTAAGGTTAGCACCCGTCGCTGTGGCCATGAGGTTATTAGCCAGCAGATCGAAGTCTTCCTTAGACAAACTCGACAAGTCCAAGTTCTTGCTCTGCAACCACTCCTCGTAGGTAAAGCCGCCCCCTAAGTCATACAGCACATCTTGGTAGAGGTGATACGCCACGTTCTCCACTTGGCCACGGGTGGTCATGTGTTCACGGAAGGCAATAAAGTCACTGTGCTTTTTCCAAGCGGCGTGAATCTCTTGACACTTCTCATAGAACCCTGCGGTGGAGATGACGTCGCCTATCACAGGCTGGTCTTCACGCAGGTAATGAATCCACGAAGTCGGTACCCGTGAAGGCTGAGCGAGTTTACGCATCTCAGCAACCGAGGGGATCACAGGCTTTCTGACAAAGGTAGCTACCACGTCAGGGATCTCGATCAACTTCAACCCATGCGAGGCATTGTACGCATAGAGGAAGAGGATAAATGCCTCTTTGGCATTGAACCACAACGACTCACCGTTAGCCGGGTTGTCAAAGTTGGTCATCGCCAAGTAGTTACCTTCACACGCCCAACTGATCCAGTGGTTTAAGAGCACGTCACCGAGTTTCACACTGAAGGACTCAGAGCGATCGACCACGGAGGATTCCAACACTTTGGTTGGCAGTTCGTTGTGAACGTCGCGGCGGTACTTCTGGTTTAGGTCCTGTAGCGCTTCGGCTTGGTAGAGGTTGTTGTTCCGGGTTGCGGGGACTTCTTTTTGAATCAGCTCATTCGCCGAATAGATGTCCCGTGACGTCCCACTGACGTAGCGTGTCAAGTCAATGCGTTTAGCATTAATAGTGGGCAGTAATTTTTTAGGCAATCCCGAAATATTGTGTTGCAGGTGGTACTTAGCCAGCGGCAGGAGACGCTCTGTTAGCAGCGCATCAACCAGCCAGTCAAAGGTTTCCTGTTTACCAGCATTGCGATTGATGTACTTAATGTTGCGGTACAAAAACAGCATCTGCTTTTTATTCAGGTTATCGATGTAGCTGTCCAATTTACCGTTGGATGCTAGGTATTGTCTGATATGGAAACTGTGCACTTTTTCGGTACGGCAGTTCGCCATCCGGATGTTCATAATGAACAGTGGGATGTTCATATACAGCAACGCCAAGTTGGCAGCCGGATACAGGTCGTCAACCTTGGCATAGTCGACAATGTCCCACCGCACTTTCCACCCATTGATTTTCTTCTGAAGCTCAGGGATCAGATTGGTCTCATTGCTCTCCACCAGACTGGTGTCGTAACTTAAGATCTGGCCATCGGCTGCATTGATTGCAAAGTCAATGTCAATCGGTCCCAAGATCCCCTGAATCAGGTCAACCTGTTTGGGGTACTTTCTCACCAGTTCCTTATAGAAACGTGACCCGGTACCATAGCCCCGCTTAGTCGCTCGATGCTCGACCAGATTGGCCTTGTTGAACTCAATACGTTCACGGGTATCCAACGAGGTGACGTACATCCGGGTGTCTGAGCTGTGGTACTCACCTGCAAGGTTCAGGTAATACTTCCACGTTTCTGGTTGCTCTTCACGAACTTCGGCCACTCCGCTTTCGCGGAAGTATTGGTTGATTGAGTTCGCCGTACTTTCGCTCTTGAGGACGATTGAACGCGCCAGTAGGAGCACATCGTCGACATACAGCTTATATCGTGCATTGGACACGTCCAAGCCCCCTTTTAGTGGAATTTGAAATAGGAGTTAACCATGAGTCGAAGTCCCGATTCTAACGAACTGGCGCAATTGGGCTTGTCTGCCCAACAGCCTCGCCATGAACGCATGAAAGCGTTTCGTCGCAACCCTGCCTCAGCGGCCGTGGTGAACAAACTGGTTCGCGAGAAGAACGGTTTGTATGACCGCGACACTCGGGCACAGGATCAACTCAATGTGGGTGGTTACCTGCGGCGGACTTCTGAGGAAACCGCGGCCAACGTAACAGACTCCAGTAACCTGTATCAGTTGCTGCCCGATACAGAGCTGGCTGAACAGATTCTGGTCAGCTCGATTCTGGCACCTAAAGACATGGTGACCGTTGAATTGAACTTCAACGTCAACAGTCCGAAAATACCCTTGGAAATCTCCGGGCCGATGCTTGCCATCGTCGAGGAATTCTTTACCAAGACCTATAAGATACCAGCACTGTTGCCGAAGATTTTGTCTGACGCACTGTTCAAGCGTGGTAGCTATCCGATGCTGATTCTGCCTGAGAGTTCGATTGATGAAATCATCAACTCCACAGGACAAGTCGGCTTGGAAGACCTGTCGAACAATGACCCCTTCAAGCTCTCTGTGGGCATTCTGGGTAACTCGGTAGACAGCGTCGGTCAGTCGATCCCACGGCGTAAAACCAGCGTGTCGATGGAGTCTGCGCGTGACATCCTGTCCACCCGTGTAGGCACCTACAACCCGGTGGTTAACAGCAAGACCAGCAAAGACAAGCGCGTTGACTTGAAAGTGATGGTCAGTGACAACCCGGATATCCTCAAAGCCCCGTTCCTGTACAACCGTGTTCGTAGCCAAGCGGTGAGTGCACGTTTGGGTCTGGGGATGGAGTCACGGGCTGAGATGTCGCGTTCTGATATTGAGGCAAGCTTTTATAAGCCGCGTCAGTACCAGTCTCGTGAAGTGATGAGCATCAAGACCGCAGGTCAAGTCGGACGTGCCACCGTAGGCCATCCTCTGGTCATGCGTCTGCCGTCTGAGAGTATCATCCCTGTCCACGTACCGGGTTCGCCTGAAGAACACGTCGGTTACTTCGTGTTGCTCGATGCTACCGGTAACCCGCTTAACAAAGCGAGTAAAGCGGACTACTACAACGACTTGGGTCACAACCTGTCGCAGAACCGTGAGTTGGCGAGCCAGTTGATTGGTCAAGCCACACGCGCGGTAGAAGGCTGGCGGGATAACACGGTTGACGGTGTAGTCGATGAAGCGACCCGCATGTACGCAACGGTGGTTGAGAATGACCTGATCTCGCGGTTGAAGAACGGGTTGTACAACGACACCGTGGAGATTGCTCGTCCTCTGGAAGTCTACCGCATTATGTTGGCACGCACCTTTGCTAACATGACCACGCAGCTTTTGTACGTACCGGTTGAGTTGGTGAGTTACATCGCCTTTGACTACAACCAATACGGCGTGGGGCAGTCGCTTCTTGAGAACAACAAGATCCTGGCATCCTTGCGTGTGAGTATGATGCTGGCCAACACCATGTCAGCGATTGACAACTCGGTGGCTCACACCGGTTTGAACATCACCTTGGACCCGGATGATCCTGATCCGTCGACCACGGTTGAGAAGCTGGTACACAACTATGTCAACACCCGTCGGGCCAGTTACCCGTTGGGCGCCTCCAGTCCTGTGGATATCATCAACTTCCTGCAAAACGCAGGCGTCGACATTCACGTCAGTGGCAACCCTGCGTACCCTGAGACCCGTATGGAAGTCGAAGACCGCAGCCGGAGCATTGTTGAGCCGAACAACGAGCTGGAAGAGTCGTTGAAGAAGCGTTACCTGATGAGCTTGGGGTTGTCCCCTGAGTCGGTGGATAACAGCTACAACGTCGAGTTTGCGACCTCTATCGTGTCCTCGAACCTGTTGCTCACCAAGCGGGTGATCCTGTACCAAGACATGTTCACTGAAATGTTGTCGGACTTCTTCCGTAAGTACATCAGTCAGTCAGGCTCCTTGCGTGAAACCCTGATGAAGTGTATCGCTAACGCTAAACAGGCTGTCGATGAGGAAGAAGCTAAGGGTCAGAAGGAACAAAGTCCTGCTGAACAACAAGCCGAAGCCCAAGGCACCGGTCCTGAGTTAACCACCAACGACAAAGAGCTCGATGCCCAGTTCCAAGAGTGGTACCGTGAGTTTGTGATGTCCCTGTCGGTAACCCTACCGCGTCCGGACAACATCACGATCGAACGTCAGCTTGAAGCGTATGACAAATACGTGGAAGCCTTGGAGAAGGTCGTTGATGCCTATATCGCCAGTGACTTCCTGGACGGTACAGCGCTTGGGGAACAGTCCGATCAAGTCGATGTGGTTAAGGCTGCGATTCTGGCCTACTTCAAACGTAAGTGGTTGAACGAAAACAACGTGATGCCTGAGCTGCTCGATTTGGTGACCTTTAAAGAGGACAACCATCCGATGCTGGATCTGCTGAACGTACACACCGACCATATCACAGCGATTGGTGCTTCTATCCAGGGGTACATGATCAAAGTGTCTGAAGCTCAAGACAAACGCGACAAGCTGACCCGTGCAGTTGAAGCGGATAAAGGGATTGAGGTGAAGAGTGACGGTGGGGGTGGTGGTGACTACGACTCTGATGATGACGACGGCGAAGGGTCAGATGATGACTTTGGCGACGACGACGGCTTCGGAGACGACGGTGACCTAGAGGATGAAGGCGATCTTCCTGAAGAGGAAGAAGCTGAGGAGGAAGAGGAAGCCGAAGAGGAAGAGGCTGACTTGGAATCCAGTGGTGGTCTGGCCGGTGACGGTGTAATCATTCAACCTGAGTAACCAGCAAAAAAAAAACGGGAGGGCAACCTCCCGTTTATGCCGCATAGTAGGCCAGGGAGCCGAAGCCCCCTGACCCAACTACACTTAGATCGCTGTTACACGACGGATCAACATCGAACCTGGTACCAACCAGCCACGATGCACTTCCAAGATCGTACCAATCTCATCCACAAAGTAGTGGTGCTTGACACGCTTGGCATTGTCGCTGTGATGACGACCAAAGGAGGCACGGATAGCATTGAGCAAACCTGCATCCATTTCCTTCTCGATCTGCATAGCTTCATCGGACTGGAAACCAGGACCGAATACACCAGGCAGATGTACGACGACGTTGTTCTCAACCAGCGACAGCACCGACTGGTACTGCTTGCGCTGCTCTTTGGGCGTACCCTCGATCAGTTGGTTGAGATACGCAGACTGCTCTTCACCGGTCAGCACTTCCAACAACGGCATCACCACTGCTGTGTAGCGCTCCTTATTCAAGGTGTGCCACATGGTGTGGTAACCGTCGCCACGGATAGCTTCACCCAAGTCTTCCATGTCATACATGAAGTCATCGATGTTCAGCCCTTTGCCATAGCCTAGGTTATAGGCTACCGCATCGTTTACCGCTTCGGTCAGCAACCCGTTCAGTTTGGTCTTGAGCAGGTGATCCATATCGGCATCACGCAGCATCACAGCCAACTCAACCAGGGTTTCGCCTTGACGCAGTTCAGCCAGCTTCGCAAGGTGCGGCTTGGACAGGAACAGCGGAGTCACCTTACGGAAGGTGTATTCCACCGGCATGTCTTCAGGCACGTCGTTGGAGATCATCTCCTTGTGGTAGTTAAGCTCGGCCTCTTCAAAGCTATGGAACGCCTTGTTGAGGTTGACCAGCAAGATCTCGACCGGTGTAGGCTCTTGACCTTCTTCAAGCTTGGACTGCTCCTCGGTGTGCTCAGCCAGCTTTTCAACGGGCAGCGGTTCTTTGGTCAGGCTGGCCCACGGAACTTCAGCGACCTTCACGTTGTCGGGTAGACGGTAGTCAAGGTTCTTGCGGATCTCGTGGTTCAGGTACTGCATGGTAGGCCTCACGTCCTCTTCGATTTCGATCAGTTTCTCACGGACAAACATCGTGCCGTCTTCATTGATCTTGCGGATATGGAACTTAACGAACCGATCCGGATCGTAGTGGGTTCCGTAAGGCTGGCTTGGATCGTAGGAGATCTTCCAACCACTGGCATGCGCAGGACGCACTTCTTCACCGGTTTCCAGGACCAGATGATCCCACATGCGGTTAGCATCTTCGGAGATAAAGCCCATCTTGTTGATGAACCGCAGCTTCGACAGATTCAACGGCATGAACACGCCAGGCTCGTCCAGCTTCTCGATAACAGTCATGCGAGCAGGTTCAGTCTGAGTCGGCTGGATCTGCTGTACAGGCTGCTCTTGCTGGCGAGGCTGGTAAGCCCCTTGACTCATCGGTACGGTCTGGCTACCGTGTTGGTTGGTTGTTTCCTGACCCCATTCTTCCATGATTGCATCCACTCCTGAGAGTTTAGTCACTTCCACGCGACTGGTTTCGGCTTGTGCCTGCGGTTGTACGGCCGGGGTGAACGAGTTACGTTCGTTGTCCCGGTTAACCACAGCTTCTGCGGTGTTGTGCTGCTGAGTCTGCTGACCCCAACCGGAAGACTGGTTATTCCAACCGTTCTGCTGTTGGTTGCCCCAGCCATTGTTTTGCTGCACTTGCTGCTGTCCCCAGCCTTGCTGCTGCTGTTGCTGGACGTTAGCACCAGCCCAGGCACCACGGGGCTGCTGAGGCTGTTGGAAGCTGTTCTGGCCCCAACCACTGGCTTGGAACTGCTGTGGCTGAGGTTGCATGCCCCAACCACCACCGCCTTGCATTTGCTGACGCATCTGAGCGATACGCTGTGCAATCTGCTGATAGACCTGAAGTAAGCCTGCCAGTTCCTGTTGCTGCTGAGGCGGAATGTTCTGCACCAGCATCGGGAACTTCTGAGCGTAGATCGCTGCCAAGCAACTGGCTACTTGAGTCGCCGCTTGTTGTACAGCTTGCTCTGGGTTGTTTTGCACTTGCCCGGAACTCAACAACGTGAACGCGTAATCCGATACGGCCAGGAACGCGCTCTCAAATTCCGGGTTCACCCAACGGTTCTGAGAAAGCATGTTCGCAGTAAAGCAACGCAGCGGGTTGCGGCCCGCATTGTCCTGAACCACCTTAATCAGGTAGCCTGCAACCATCTGGTTGAGTTGCTGCATTTGGGGCAGGCTGTTGAAGTTGAAGGCAACCGGTAGGTTAGGAGCACTTAGGATGAAGTTCTCCTGCATAACGCGGTCAGCGGGAACCGGCAGAGCGCCGAACATGGGTTGTTGTTGGAACATAGCGGTAAGTCCTTAAGCGCTAGGCTTATCAGTTTAGTGCGAGTAATAAGGGGCGACACGGGTGTGTCGTTTAGTGCGTGTGCTGAATCTTTTTCTGAACGCTGTTAAGCAGCTTCGCGAACCGTTGATTGCGTTTGACCCGACTCCCTGCTTCAAGCTGCAAGTACATGTTCGTACGTGTGCGGCCGTCAGGACTGGTCTTTGGTAGGTTGTTGTAGCTACCGACCTCAGCGATCGAGGCGTGCAAGTACTTCGACGGATCGGTCAACGTTGTCTTCTTGTTACCACGACCACCGCCGGTTGCACTGGTTTGGGGAACCAGGATCGAGGTGATCTTGAAGTACATGTTGTCGCCAGGACTTGAGATACCCGCCACTTCCCCGTGACCACGGTTCATCTTGGCGATTTCTTCCTGACCGATCTTATTCTTCAGGGCTCCTATGATCTCATCTTTGACTTTCGCCTTTTTGATGATTTTCTGTAGGGTGAATTTGAAGTGAGAGATTGCCTTGTTGATATCGAACAGGGCATAACGCAGAACCATCAGTTCCTTGTCATACATCGTTGACTCAACGTTATCTGGGCGAATCACCATCTCTGCTAGCATTTCGATGGCATTGTTGAACAACATATAAATGTCATCCGCCTGTACCCCGACGCTTTGCAGGTCCATCCGAGAGCGTTCGTCCATGTACTCATCCAACGATTCAATGTGAGTATCCACATCGTCGGCTAGTTTGGCCTCACTCTGTCCCGCCCCAAAGATCAAGTAACCCATCAGCACCCGCCACAGGCGTGTGTTGTCGTAGTACTCAGGCGTCGGTTCGATACGATCTGGGAAATGGTCGACCACGTAGAAGAACGAGGCGATCAAAGCTTGCAGACCAATCGTCAGCCGATCCTTGCGTACCGCCAGTCGAATGTTGCTCGGGAAGTACACCCGCTTACCATTCGCCCCTGGGGCTACCTTTAACGTGCGTGGTAGGTCTTTAACACTTTCACAGATCAACCACTCCGAGCGATCCAGCAACTCGTAGTTAATGGTATCTGCATAACCCAACCGTACATCACACCCAGGCACCAGTCGCTGGAATGCCTCGGTGACCCCATACTTGCAGAACAGGTAATGACCAAGCGTATGCCTAGCCTTCACAAAGTACTGCCCCTGTCGCTTGGCACTATCCTGGTTATAGATCGTCGACCAAGCAACGTTTGCCTCTACCGTGTATAGCGCATCGGCCGCTTCAGACTCCATCGACCCGACTTCGTTGTACTTGTAGTCCAAACGCTCGAAGGTCAACTTTGCCACTTGAACCGGGATGAAGATGCTATCCGAACCATAGCTGATCGCTCTGTCAGCCAACACCGGGCTGATGGAGAACGTACTACCCCTGATCGAAATCAATCCAGCTTGGCGAGCATACGGCAAGTAGATGTAACGGTCCGGCAGGTCTTCCCCGTCGTAGCGAAACATATACTTCATCATGAAGAAGTCCGACCGAGCAATGTCGATCGTATACCGGTTGTTGCGTTTGCGGGTGATCTCTTGGTATTCCTCTTGGGGTGTGCAGCGCGAGCACCCAACGTATTTCAGCTTGTCAGGAAAGCTTTTCGAAATACTGCGAAAGAGAGAGTCAACATAACGTTCTACCCCTTTCATTTGTTCTACTGCCAACCCATTCATGATACTCGGGTTGAACTTGGGCGTTGCGTCTGCAACCAAGCTAAAGAGATTCATGTCCACGTTAGATAACCCTGCTGTGTTAGCGTGTTAGCGTAACGCGAGAAATAAAGCAGCACCGGCACCAATCAAACCAGGAATCCACTTGAAAAGCTCAGTGCTATCCTTGCGGCTGTAACTCCGCTCTTCGTAGTGGTCTTTGCGATTTAACGACTCCATTGAGCGACGATGCTCAAGGGCTCCAATCTCTTCCTTCAATCGCATCATGCGAATTGACTGTTCTGTCTCTTGGCGCTTCCACTCACTCTCGCGAGTCCGACGGACCTCTTCTTCTTGAAGGCGTTCAAGCTCGAAGGTCCGCTTTTGTTCATCCAGCGCTCTTTCCTGATTGAGCTTAGCGGCATTGAATTCAGCCAGGTCCCGCTTAAGCTGGAGCGCACGCTCCTCCAACTCACGACGTTGTTCCTCACTGATATCGCCGAGTATCCGGGCCTCCTCAATGGTCTTGAAGAATCCTAAGTACTGTTCTGCTTCCTCGAAAGTAAAGAGCATAGCGATTGGTGGTGGCACGACACCATTATCTCCAATCGGTGCTGTTTTGGCGTGGTATACTCCACTTAGCCGTTCACGGTCCACAATGGGACTAATCTCGTAAATTTCCTTATTAATGTTGATATACCGTTTACCGTAGATTCCCTCATTGTCTACGATCTGTATGGCATAGCCAAAAGAGCCAACCGTATTGATCGTCTCCTCACGCCCTACCAGGTAGTTACGAATACCATCGAGGTTATGGGGATGACGGGGGACATAGTGCCCCTGCATCGTGGAGACCACGATGTCAAGGTTTGTGAGATATAGCGATCCACCTCCTGCTTTGAGCTGTTCTTTCGAGACAGCATACGTTATTGTGGCGACCATCTTACCGAATGCGCCCTCTTTCACAGAGCCGTGACGAATAGCGTCACGCAAAGCCCTGCTTGTTTCACACTTCGCATTAGATAGACGTTCGATGTCAATTTTTACACTTCGGTTGTACGTGAAGCTAAACCGCACGAGAAAGTTATTTGAATACTCGATCCTCATCGGGTTGATCGCAAAGGGAACGCCTTCCCGTCCGACCACAGTGACTGACTCTGCTAACCCGTTAAAGAATTCCTTCTCCATACGACAAGGTGAGCCTTCGCCAGCAGAAGGATTGAACGGTTGTTGTAAGATACTTGCCAGAGCATTGATGGCCTCCGGGTGATGGATGTATTGATGTGTCATTGTTCGTAGCCTTTTCTACTGACCACACTCACTTTGATAATATAGATTTGTATTTGCTTTCAATAGGAAAAAAAAAGAAGGGCACAAAGCCCCTCTTCTTTTTTATGCCGCCTACTCCGAATCGACAGGCTCGAAGCGCAGAGCGAGGTCTTCAAAGAACTCGTTGTCTTCTTCAAGCTGGGACAGGGAGTTGATGCGGGTCATGCGGTAACGCACCGAAGCCTTGATACGGAAGAAGTTGGAGCGACCAGCGCCTTCGACTTCAAAGCCTGCATTGCGAATCTCGGTGAGCATGCTGCTGACCGTGGCGTCTTCGATACGACCACGACCGGTGATCTCGGTTAACTCACCCCGAGTGAACTGCAACTCCACGTCATCCAGGCAGCCGAACTTCAAGTTCAGTTCCAGACGGTTTTGCAGCAGGGTGATGATGTGTTTGCCCAGTTCTTTGTTACTCATTTTCATCAGAGGTTCTCTCTTTAAGGTTAAGGTTAGTACAGCTGGTTGGTCATGACGCGAGTGACAAACGCCCTGACTTCATCGACCGTCGTGTTCGGACGGGTTGGGACTAATCCATAGAGTCTTGGATGATGGTCCCGAATTACGTTAGATGCATGCGTGTAGGCGTGCATGAGGTTATCATGCGTGGCACGTTGTATCGAGAACGGGGTGGTACCTACCATCTGAGTGACTTCTGCTGCTAACTGCACCAAGGTCTTAGCCGGAGGGTTAAGACCGAATGAGGTCATCGCAGGAGCACCCCTGAACTGTTCAGCTTCTTCACGCAGTTGTTTGACACGGGCGATCTTGGTCTGAAGGTCATGGATCTCGTGTTGGAGTTGCGGTAGGTCCGAAGACGACAAGGTGTCGATTTGGACTTTAAGCTTTTGACGAAACTCCTCCATCAACGCCAGTTCCAATTGGGTGTGTGCAGAACGCATCGCGATCATTGCCATTTCCAAGTGACTGGCTTTGTAAGGTTCTGGTTCAGAGTCCACCATCTGCTTGTTACGACCTGTAGTCAATTCCTCCAGCACATCAAAGGGTGCGGTCAGAGTCCGTTGAAATTCCAACTGCTCAGCTTTGACCGGATCTACGTTGATCGACCAGAACTCTTTCTTAGCCGTGATGCCGTATGCGCCAACAGTATTGGCAACCACCAACATCTTGATCTTAGGGCAATAGAACGCCCGAGGACCTTGTGTCAGCAACGGCAGGAACACCTCGGTATAGGCGGCGTCTAACAACGCTACGTCAGCCACTTCAGCCACTTCATACAGCGGAGTTTCTTTTACCGCTTTGTGCAAGGCGTTAAAAGATGTAGTCATGAGTCTCGCCTCACTAAAGGTTATACGGATTTGGCCACCAGGGTAAAGCCGAGTTCTTGTGCCATGCTCTGGGCAGTGTCGTCCTCGAGCATGATGTGGGACTTCTCAAGTTTCCAGCCAAAGCCTGCGTGAGTGATTTCTTCAAAGCACAGGCCTGCTTCATCGTCGTTGAAGACAGCCAGCACTTTCCAGTCGTCTTCACCGCAACCTGTGCGACCCAGATACAGCTCCAAAGGCATGTTGCCATTTAGACCGACACGCTTGACTTGTTCGAATACAAAGAGGGCTTTAGATGTGTTCATGTGTGTTCTCCTAAGAACTGGGGGGGGGGGTGAATACAGTTATTTGTATTCTATTCCTTTTAGTAATATAGATCTGAGATTTTTTTATTTCGAAATTAGGCGGCATAAAAGAAAGGAGCCCCCGAGAGGCCGAAGCCTCTCGAGGTTTCCAATGTCCCCACTTAAGGACTCAACGTGAAGCACTCCAAAGAAGTACCTCACGTCTTACAACCACGCAAAGTGGATCAGCCCGCAGTAACTACGGTCTGACGGTTCTTCAGTACCTTGTCCAGGTTCTTGACACGGATGCGAGCTGCGCACGGCACGTTGTTCACGTGCAGGTTACGCGGCTGAACCATGGCTTCTGGGTAGGTACCGCCATCACGAGCAACCATCATGCTGGAAGCGAGTTCCGGAATCCACGCGTGAACGCCCCACTGCAGCGGGTCACCAGCTTCACACTGGCCGTCACGGGTCAGAGCGATGATGATGGTGTCGTCCATACGGGAGTCGAAAGTCGACTCGATCTGGTAGCTGGCGAACGCGATACCGAAGGTACGGCTGTCACCGGTGACCATCAGATGACGCTGCAGCAGTACGTCAGTACCAATCAGCAGCTTAGGCTGGTTGGAACCGTTGCTCGAGGCGTTCAGCGCAGGCTGGAAGCCGGTCGCACGGTACATGCGGTAGGACACGTCACGAATGGCGTTGACCAACAGCGCGTTGACGTCAGCAGCACGGTCGATGTCACGGATCGAGCTTACTTGCTCTTCCATGTCGATGGTGATGTCTTCGAAGAACGGCTGGATCAGGAAGCCGCCCACACCTTCAACCGAAGGCAGGCAACCCTTACGCTGAACGCCACCAACGTACTCTTTCAGAGTGCTGATGTAGTTGAGCAGACGGGTAACGGCGTTGTTGGTGTTACGAACGCGTACGGCGTCGATCAGGCTTTCCAGGTCACGTGCATCGCGGTTGGAACCAGCCGGGCTCGGAGCGGAGATCGGTGCGCCGAGTGGGATGGTGTAGCGGAACACTTGATCGTTGTGATCGAGCAGCAGGCCGCGAGTACGACGGTTGCTGTTGGTACGAGCAGCTTTCAGCTCGAAGCCCAGAACGCCAGCTTCTGCAACCAGAGCTTGAGCGATGGTACGACCAGCGCCGGAAGCCAGGCTGATTTCGTTACCGTCTTCGTCGACGATGGATGCAACGTTGACCTTCGAAGCGAAGAGTTCAGCGTTACCCAGCTGGACGTTGATGGTACCAGTTACGTTGACCGACAGGCGGACAGTGTACTTGGCATCGCGAACAGCTTGCAGGACTTCAGGCTGTACACCGGCCACGTCAGTGGTAGTGCTGTCGAGGACCAGGTCCTGCGAACGGAAAGCCAGAGACATTTCACGGCCGTCGCCTTCAACCGACTTCACGAAACCGGCACGAGCCAGACGCAGAGTGTTGAAGCGGATCACAGTGGTGTCGTTCAGTTGAACGTACAGCTTCTCGAGGCTGATAGCAGCGTCGATGGCGTCAGTGTGATCGATGAAACCAGCGCCCAGCAGGCCTGGGTGGCTCGACAGACCCAGCAGGTCAACTTGCTGACCGATCAGCAGAGGAGCGGTCGGAACGTCGATGTTGCCGATGCGACGAGTGGTCGGCGCAACGAGGGCTTCTGGAACGAACTTGTCGGCGTTGCTGCCGTTGGCCAGAATGGTCGGAACCAGCGCAGTGCTTTCGTCAGCCAGGATGGTGGCGTCGATTGCAGCATGAACCAGGTTCTTACGCTGCCAGTCGCTACGGTTGCCAGCGGCGCCGTGTTGGATGGCATTGTGAACGAGGGTGCGGCGCAGGTGGACTTCGTAGCCGCCCTGGTCGGGGCTGACGACGGTAGTCGGGTAGAACATTTCGCTGAAGCTGTCCTGACGCGAGGCTTTCACGTTGAAGGCGATCGAGTACGGGATGAACTTGGACAGTTCACGCTCGTCGAACGCTTCGAGGGACGGAGTTTCGCGGGTGTCGACAGCGCCAGCAGCACCAGAGGTAGCCACTTCCAGACGCTCGCCGCCTTCAGCAGGAGCAGAACGCAGAGCAACTTCGGCGTATTCAGCAGGCGAACCGGCAGCCATTGCAGCGATGGCACCAGCTTCCAGTTGGGCTTCGGTCAGCTCTTCGCCGTCTTCGCTTTCCATGGAGACTTGCAGGGCGCTTTTGATTTCGCCTTTGAGCATGTCAGCAGTGCGGGTCAGTTCGCCGAGAGCGGCGTTGTCCAGCGATTCCATGGTGATCACGCTTTGAGTGATCTGACGGGAGCTGAGGTCAGTGCCCTGAGAGTCGATAGTGCTACGCAGAGCACCAACAGCCATGGCCAGAGCGGAACCCTGTCCACCTTTCGAATTGATACGAGACATGTGTGAGTCCTTACCTTATTTCAAGATACAAGTGGGGAGTACGGCAGAGATTGCCTCATAGTGTAGTCACGTTTGAGGAAAACAATTTTAATCTGCTATACCATTTGCAAAAAAATCCACTTCCTTCAAAAGGAAAGTAGAAAGTTGGTGGATTGCGTTAAACTCCATAGAATAGAGTTATGCGCACAAACCATTCAGGTAGTTGGTGAACACCGGCTGCATGGCCAGGTCAGGCAACTTTTTCGTCAGCAGATGTTGACCAAACAACCGTTCCTTAAACAGGCGCTGGGCGTTCAGTACTTCATCGACAGGTGTACCCACCTCATGCTGACCCAGCGTGATAACGATGTACTCGTCATCCAGCACAGTGCAGCTATAACATAGTGGCGCACCCTCTACGTAATTGCGGCCGATCAGGTGCTCCATTTGATTGGTAACCGATTCCTTCATATCCAGGTAGGCCATGTAGGAAACGACGCGGTTGTGTTCTTCACCCAGGTGCAAAGCCTGTTCGGTGATGTCATAGCAACCACGGTACACAGCGTTACCGATCTGGATGCCACCGGCATTTACTTTGGCGTAAACCGATACATCCTCAGCAGATGTTATAGACAGAATTTTCTTTACGTCGGTGACAGTGGACAACGGCAACGCATTGGCCGCTAAGGTTTGTTCCAGCCACCGGGGTACGATGATCAATTTCATGCTGTAAGACTCCTAGGAAAGACAATGGACTTCAATATTCTGCTGGTTCAGGTGATCACCCTACTGTACCGGGAAAGTCAACTGGACAACCGCACGAGCAACTCGGCCGAACTGGCCAACACGGTAGTCGGTACTATTAAGATCCCAGACACGTCGGTCGAGATGGATCGTAGTCGCGATACGCTGATCTCACTTCGTAGCACCGCCTTGTGGATGATTGGTAATCCACCCACACAAGACTACGATCGGGGAATGCTGCTTCAAAGGATACGTGTAAACGTTGCAGATGACGACTACCTCTACCAAGCTGTGGAAATGGCCACGCAAGACTTGGAAGACATCGGCGCTGTGAAGAAAGCCGTTTTAGAATACCGCATGTCGCTTAACTCCTACGTTAACCTGGCAGCGGTCGAGGAGATCCTTAAGAACAACTACCATAAGCTTGCCTTCCATCGGGGTGCGATCACCAAAGACTTCGTAGGTGAGATCCTAGGGGCTCTGGAACCTTATCAAGCCGGTACCGGTGCGTCGGTTAACCCAGCCATTGTGGGTGAGGCTGACCTGGATGACATGGAGAAGGTTCTGGAGCTTCTGGAACAATCCCGTGACGAACTCTCCAGTGAAGGGATCTTGAAGACCGGCTGGCAAGCGATTAACCGGATGTTCGGGGATCAAGACGGTGCACGTCGGGGTGAGCAGATTCTAGTGGGTGCCTTGCAGCACAACTTTAAGACCGGCTTTACTCTGAACATCTTCAAGCACTTCTGTATCTACAACCAGCCGTACATGCGTGACCCTGCTAAGAAGCCGATGGGTGTACACATCTCAGCTGAGAACAACCTCAACGACAACATTATGCAACTTTACGTCTCTTTGAAAGAGAACGAGACCAAAGAGCCTGTGGTGCTGCGTGAGGTGGATATTGAGTATGCCTCTAAGTACGTGAAGGAAAAGCTACAAGCGACTGGCTACGCTGTCCGGATGCTTCGGGTAGACCCCAGCTTGTTCACTTACCGTGACTACATGGACTTGATCACTCGCTATGAGTCCGAAGGCTACGAGATTCACTTCTGCGTGTTCGACTACCTGAACATGATTAACAAGAAGGGTTGTCAGCAAGGCCCCCACGGTTTTGAAACCCGTGACCTGTTTCGCCGGATGCGCAACTTCAATGCGCCGCGTGGCATCACCTACATTACCCCACATCAGTTGTCAACTCAGGCTAAAGAACTCGTGCGTTCCAACATCGAGAACTTTGTCCAGGAGATTGCCAACAAAGGTTACTACGACTCCTGCCGTACGATCGACCAAGAGGTTGACATGGAGATCTCGATCCACATCGAGAAAGCCAACGGTAAGAGCTACCTGACCTGTCAGCGGGGCAAACACAGAAAGTTGGGCGTGACGGACCAAAAGGATCTATTCACAGTTCTACCCTTCCAACCAATAGGTGCAATACCCGACGACATCAACGGTCCAGATTTATCCTGCAGGGCAGTAGGCGGAAGCGCTGTTTCATCCGAGGAACAGGTCGATACTTGGTGGGCCAACTAAGGACGGCATACAACGAGGCTTCCCCTTCGGGGGAGGCCTCACCTTTTATGACGTCTATAAAGAGGGGGCATAAAAAGTCTTTCCGACCACTAAGCCAACGGGTGCACTCCGCGCTTAGTGATCGGTCCAACCCCGTAGCCTAACAACACTCTGCACAAAAGCTGAGTATAGGACAGTTACGGCTGACTACAGATTGACGGTCCATAGTCGTTCTCGTTCGTCCTCTGCGTGTCAAGGCAGAGTACACGTTAAGCGCTCTTAGGCGCTGAAAGGGCTTTCGTAACCCTCACCACCTGCACGATGAGTCAGTGATGGAACCGCTGTGTAAGGTTCATTCTTTACCCTATAAAAGTATTTTTTTACAGAATAGAGTAAATATATATTTTCTTTACCTTTACTTTGAGAGTAATGTGCTCTCGACACACTTAAGGTAGCTACAACAGTACCATAATCTAATCAAGCTTCGTGCTTGCGTATCGGACTAGCCATTGTGGATAATCACATCGTCCTGAACGGACGCGGCTGTCGTCACGTGCAGTCGCATCTGAGTCCGTTCATCCGTAGTACCCGTAATACCGTTGGATCTTCTAACACCGCTGCCCAGCAGCACGTCTCTGACGAGACTGTTATTAGCTTCGCGTCGTTTCTTACACTCGGTGATCTTCTTAACAGAGCCGTTCAGTGTGGAAAGACTGCTTTCTTTAGCGGTTTGGTATCTTCGTTCTTTAAGACGAAGCTTCTCTTTAAGGTTCTCTCCAACCAGAACTTTAGTCAGGCTTCACCAGTTGTCCAGTTGGGCGTTGGCCGCAAGTTGCGTGTACTCTCTACACCTATTGTCGCAGCGTTCGAAAAAGGTTCTTCTTGTGTAATCACAACGAGTGCCGACCGGTAACGATAGCGCCCCTGACCCCAGGGCCACCCTTAAGGAGGACTCCCTTGTGGGAGCCTCCTAAGGGATCGTTATGCCGCTTACTCACCAAATCCTTTTATGCCGGCATTGTTGAACAGACGCTTGGTACTGTAGTAACCAAACGAACGTCCGCTGTAACCGTGGCTCTTTGGCAGAGAGACTTCTACTACCATCATCCCTTGTTCCTTGAAGCGTCGCTCGAGCATTTCACCCAAACTGACAATAAAGTCCACCTCACGGTGTCTTAACTCAGAGAACAGTTGTTCTCCAACATACAAGCAAAAGCGTTGACGGTAATACTGACTGTCGTTCTTCACTTTGTAGGTGATGTGACCACTGCAACTCTTTTCGATGTCATCCTCAATTTCAGCGATGGGTACGAAAGTAGTGTTGGACAGAACTTGAATGACGTCACCGTTCTCCACCATAGCGTCCAATGTAATCATGATAAATACCTCGGATTACTGGGGCTGTGGCTAAAGGACAGTCTTGAGGACAAACCCATCGAAAAATTGTTGCAAGACGACTGGATCGGTTTGAAGGTGTACTTTAGCAGCATTGGGTCGTTTGAATCGTCCACCGTTGATTGTACGGTGTAGATCCACGCCACCCTTGATTAATGTGAATTTCCATGAGGCGATTTTAAGCACGCGCAGTGCCTCATAGAAGATAGCGTCAACTTCCACACGGGAAATGACTTTAGGCCCTTGGGGCGTTTGAATCTCAGGCTTCTCGCACAGTTTATCGTGCAAGGCTACCGCTTGGTCATACTCGCCATGACGAGGTACCAAGGGCCAGAGCAAGCGTGGGATGTCAGCACCATTAGTCAAAAACCCTAATTCGACGTCTACCCATTCTTGGCTGTCCTTAGTGCCGATGTAGTACCGGAAGGCTTTACAAACCCGCCAGTAGTCCCCACCCAGCTTATAGCTGGCGTTCTCGTCATACGAAAATGCCGTGCGGTTACTCAGTTTGGTAAAACCAACAAAAGTTTCCATAAGGCTCCCTGTAACTGCTGACTTAAACAAAAAAAAAAGAACGGGGGCGACCCTTTCATAAAATAGGCGGCATAGACGGGGCCGAAGCCCCGCCTAGCCGAGTATGCCTTTTACCGCAGCAATTCATACAACCAGTAAGCCAAGTTAGCTGTTAGAAACAGCCCATGACCCAACAAATAATTACGGTCAGCCAGAAAGGCCTTACGCTCTCGTTGTTGCTTGACCAGCGCATAATCGTACGTCTGCATCACCCGCTCCTTGATCGCTTTACCTAGACCAGCGCAAAGGCGTTATGTAGCCGCTTGATCAGTACGCGACCATCTGTGTGGGTTTCGTCTTCGGTTTCTACCTGGACGGAGGTTATGTAACGACTCGGGACGATAAACAGTCCGTCATTGTTACGCGGGAAGAACTCTTGAACGTAGGTGTTCTCCAGCTGGTCACTGACCAAATCACCGGACAACACGTAGTACCGCCCTTCGTCGTAGCTGCGCAGACAGAGGTTTTCCAACCAGCCGTCAGTACACTCCTCGTCTCCGTAGTAACGCGGAAAGTCTGGGTCGCGGGTTACGTTAGCAATCCGCACCGGCGGCTTGTCAAGCGCAGCGTAGGCCGCTAGAAGCTTAACGTTGTGCTCACAGGCCGAATGCATACCGAAGGTATTGAACCGACTGCCCAAGACCAACAACAACACACGTCGCTTGAGAACCTTGCGCGACTCGTCCCACTCGGTGATCGGGTTAAACCGTTCTTTGAAGTCTTGTGGGCTGCAGTAGAACAAGGTCTTGCGTTCGCTGTCGAAAGTTTCGGTCAGTACGCTGTACACCGCCTGCTCAAGGTTACAGTCTTGAGCCTGCTTAGCATTACCGTGGTAGAGGACTGGAAAGCCACTGCCGCTGATGTAGATGGTGTTGGGGATGGGATCGTGGTTAAGCATGAGGAACCTCAGAGGTCACACAGTAGGCGAGACTACCGTTAGACAACTTGTATTCTTGCAGATGCATGTGCTTCCACGGCACCACTTGGGTTTTGACAGCGTCTTCAAACAAGGCTTCAGCGTCGCTGACCAAGAGCTTGATCTGACCCAACTTGTGCAGGTAGGGGTTCAAGTCTTCCAAGGCGGTGGTGTCAACCTTGATGCGGGTGCCTTTGACGTTGAAGTAGACGATACCGCCTGAGGCTTTGATCACCCCGACCGTGGTACGCTTAGGGTTGAACTGTGTGAAATCTACGCCTTCGATAACACCTGTGGCGCGACCTAATCCGAGTTTCTTCAAATTCATCATACTACCCATCCGCTTATGCTCCTTGCTTTTTGTAGTGTTGAGTGCACACTTCAATCCCTTGTTCTGCACAGGTCAGTTGAGTACTGAGCAGATAGCCTTCAAGAGGCGGGTTGTAGAAAGTGTCACCCTCGAAATCCTGGTTGATGCGACTGACCAGGTACTCATCCACGCCGTAGGTGTCGGCAGTTTCGTAGAGTTGTTTTCCACCTATCACGTAGACGTAACCGGTTTCAGAGACGCTCTTAGCAAACTCAAGCGCCTCGGGGTAGCCGGTAAACACCCGAAGGTTCTCATCAGTCGGCAGGTTCAAAGTGCGTGTAACCACGATGTTTAACCGCCCTGGTAGGGGTCGGCCGAGGCTCTTCCACGTATTGGCGCCCATGAGAATCGGGCTGCCCATGGTGGTGGCCTTGAAAAACTGCATGTCGCAGTTCAGCCGGGGCCATGGCAAAGCGTTTTGCTTGCCAATAACTCCATTGCGAGCGATCGCCATGATTGAGCGAACACGTACCATGTACAATTTCCTTCTGCTGTGTTGCGATTAACGCGCGTTCACGACGAACCACTACAGCCAGTACCCACTCAAGTTCTGCAGTGGAGATAGCCGAAACGTCTAAGCCGTAACGCGGTGAGTGTTGGGTAGTGTCTTCCTTTTGCCCCTCCAGGGTCAACAAAGCAATACATCCTTGTAGCCTGTGGAGGTGGTTCAGCATTTTAGGTGCGGCAACGTCCATCAACCGGTACTGCGCTCCGGTGTTGCAAAAGAAGCGCAGGGTCAGGGTTGGGAAATAGGCCAGAAACACCTGAAGCTGCTCAGGGGAGAGCGGCTTTATCGTCATTCAGTACTTCCTTCGCGGCAGCGTGTTGGGCAGCAATTTCATTATGGGTGTACGTTGGTGCCAGCTCTTCACCCTCTTCGGGGTAATAGAGTAAGTCTTTGTAAGGCACCGGCCCGCCTAGGTTCTTGATTCCCCACCAGCGCGGCATGCCAGAATAGCCATAGGTTGCAAACATCAAATACTCAGCGTTGATCCCTTCGGTTAACCGGTGCTCCCACACCAACCAGAAGTTTGCAGCGGTGAAGATCTCGTGTTCGTTTTCAATCGCCCACCAGTAGTCGTCCTCGGTTTCGTAGGTGACCACAATCGGGTGTACGACTCCTTCGTAGAACACCATCCCTAACGCCCCGTCATCCCCCAGATCACGAGCCGGCAAGGCGTAATACAAGTAGTCATCGATGTAGGCATCGATTTTGTAAACAAAGGTGCGCACGTCACGCTTTTTGATCGCTTTCAAAATGAACCCTTGCGAGACTTGGGGTTCACATTTGATCTTACCGCGAAACATCTCCACAGCCTTTTTGTACATCGCTTTTTGGCCGTGAAACTTTTCCACTAAGGCCAGAATTACAAACGCATCGAGGTCGTGGTACATAGGCAAAACTTCCGATTAGGAATGTGAGTTTAAACTAACAGCAGGTCCTAGGCGTGAGCCTAGGACCCTATAGCAAGTGTGTTAAATGTTAAGATTTATTGACAGTCCTCACAGTCTCCCTAGATAACTGTCGCGTAGGGCTTTGATCCCGGCGGCGTGAGGATTCACTTGATAGATGCCCATGTCTCACCCCGGTTAGCTCTATGGATGGTTGATTCAGAGACACCATACTCCTCGGCTAGGTCTTTAGCACTATCACCCGAAGTACGGATTCGATCTATGTCTACAGCCGTCAAGACAGCCCGTGGATGTTTCTCACCTCGTGGTACTTGATCGAAATGAGTGATGCTGGGCGACGGTGTACGGCGCCCTTTCATCGTTTTATCCAACTCGTTGAGAAGATGGTCACCCAATTGGAGGTGGTCTTTGTTGATACATGGGGGGTTATCACACTTGTGCATGATGACATCTTTAGGTGTCAGCTCCACCCCATGAGTCTCGGCATAGACGACCCGGTGCATGCGAAGGGTTTTGCCGTGGCGTTTTACCTTCCCATAACCGTCTTGACCAATACCACCTTGGAAGATGTGACAACCCGTGGTTTCATCAACGATGTAGTTCGACAGTTGTTGTTGCCTTTTTAATTCAGCCCGCTGTCGGGTTATCTCTGCTAGTTTTTCACCTTTTGGCATAATTTCACCTGATTCATAGACGTCCTAAGTAGCTCTCACGCAGGGCCTTAATGCCCGCACTATGGGGGTGTCCACCCCCTTGAAACTTCTCAGCGAGGGTGTTGACGATGATCCCACCTTTCTTGGAACTGATCCGGAACACCCGACCCATCGGAGTCTCATGATAGATCATCACAATCGGGTAGTCATTTTCCAAGCGTCGACCAATCTGCGTACACAGGTACTTCGGGGCATTGACCAACGCTACGTTATCGAAGGACAGCATACGCCCCTGACCATCAGGGACCTCCAAGGTCACCACCCGTAAGGTGTTCTCAACGGCCCAGCTGATCTGCTCGTCTTCCAACTCCATCAACAGTCGACCTTGTTCTTGGACTTTCTGATCAGAGGTAAAGCCATCGATCATGTACATCTGCAAGAACGTATAGACGGCTTCTTTGCTGGTAAGCTTGGCTTTGGCGTAAGCGGCAAAGGCCCGGTACTCAGGGGCTTGGGCCAAGGGCAGTTGCAAGTCCCAGGTTTGCACCCGATCAATCAGTCGCGTGTAGTGGCGCAGGTCGCCAATGCGCAGGCAGCTGTGGGCCAACTCGTCAAAGACCAGCCGCGTACCACAACGTTCCAAGTCAAAGACCAAGGTCACGTCATCGTCAGCGAAGTAGCCTGCCGGTAGACGGTCAAACAGACGCACGGCTGATTCGTGGTGGTCGAACACGGTCACACCGTTGGCTTTCTCAGCAATGGCCAAGATCACGTCAGGAGAAGCTGACATGTCGGCAAAGACCACGTGGTCGCCCGGCAACACGTGACTCAGCAGTTCGTCACCGTAGGTCACCGGCACCAGTTGGAACGGTTTACCCACGTGCTCAAAGGTCATCTTAAGCAAGGCGCCACTGAAGTAGCCATCGGTACAGTCTTTGTGGTAGAAGCCCACGAGACGCTGGATGGTTTCAGTGTTTTGCCATTTTTCAAGGAATGTGTTGTACATGATACAAAACCTATTAGGTATTAACGGAGTTTAAGGAGTTGGACAGGGTTGGCGTACAGGGTACAGATATCAAGGTCTATGGCTTTGGGAGACTGGTTGACGCAGGCTTTTAACTGGTCCACCGCTTTAACGATGTCAAAGGGGCGTACCGGGACTGTGTACATGAATTCAACGTCACGGTCCACCACCGTCCCCTGCCAGATCGCAGGCACCTTAGGGAACCTTGGAAGCTTGGTCGCAAACAACCGGAAGGTCACAGGCCAGGTCCCGGCTTCTAATTGATTCAGGATACTTAACGGACTGAAGTAGGCATCAAAGAACGTACTCTTACCCGTACTGCGCGCTATGCTAAACAATTGTTCATTACTTAACACCTCAAGGTAACGTTCTACCTCTAAAGCGTAGGCATTGATAGCAGCCCGCCTAAGGAGGCGGGGTACCTTCTGATGGTGATACGGTTTACCTAGGTAGACTTTGTGCTTACGCATACAGCGCCTCAGGGTAAAAAGAAAAAAGGACTGCTAGGGTCTTAGTGCCCCTAGCGGTTCTCTGTTTACAAGCAAAGCAAGAGCAGTGGTCGTCGTAAGGCCGAATAAACGGCCTTACTCCTTATTCTATCTGAATAAGTGTTCAATCAATAGAACACGAATGTAGAATTAAATCATACTGGCTTTTAGCCTTTATGGACATAAGGCTTCAGCAACATGAGATCCACCTTATGAATCCCATTACCCATAGGCTTAGCCATCAGGTCAATCCCGGTGTCATGTATCTGTACAGGCATCACACAGGCTTCAGAGGTTGTGCCTAAGCTTTCATGGTAATGTTCAATACGACCCACCAGGTACACCTGTGCAGGCTCCTCAAAGGCATCAACACGGGTGGCCAAGTCACCCTCTTTAAGCTGAAGCCAGGCTTGGGTACGCATGTGCTCCATCAGCTCACGGGTAGCGGGGTTAATGGCCTTCTGGCCCGGTAGGGTTAGATCTCCTTTATAGATCGCCTGTTCCAGTCGTACACGGCTGGCTTGTGTCGGCGCCAGATGGATTTGACCAAACTGCTCCTGACACTCCAAACGAACCACCAGTTGACCATGGAAGAACTGAGCCGTACCGGCCACGGTCACCAGCTCCTTGTCACGCCCCAAGTAGGTCAGCCCCTTACCGATGTCCACCCCTAGGAACTTGAAGGTGTCAGTGAGGGGCGTCGTGTTGTAAGCAATTTCAAACTCACTCAAGTTAAAGAGCAGTTCAAAGAACTCAGGGTGCTCGTCACAGGAGATCACTTGCCGTTCAGCTTCTAGCTGACGACTCCTGTCACTGAAGCCATTGGGGACTGGGTAGGAGGGACCGTACGATTGGGAGAAGGGTGTGCCAAAGCCACCACGGGGTGCGTTAGCTTGAGCGAGGAAGGAGTCCTTACGACGGATGTAGTAGTTGTACAGGTTACGGTAGTTACGAGAAGCTGTCTCGATGATGTCGATGATATCCTGCTGATCGAGTTCCTCTTCGGCCACGATGACTTCCAGGACGTCTTCCAAGCATTTGTCAAAGCGACGGACGTTGAACAGTTGGTTGATGTCAAAGGTTTTTTTCGTCATGGGGGTGCTCCATTTGCGTTTAAGTAAAGGGGTATCACTAACTACTACCCTTGAATGATATACATTTGAAATTATTTTCGTTCTAATAAGAAATAACAGGGTTAACCTAGGGTATGCGAAGTGTCCGATTTCAGGTTTACTGGGGAGTCCTGAGGTCCGAAGTCCGGATGAGAGTCCGTTGACCCTATGGTATAGCAGACACACATTTTTAACCCCCGATTGACTTGAATTAGAAAAGGTTTTCCAATGCTTAAGACCATGGTGAAGTTCGACGGAACCGAAGAACCCTTTACAGCAAAGAAGGTCGCCCGCTGGGCAGAATGGGCTGCCGAGAAAGTAGGTAAGAAGGTCGATTGGCCGAGCATCGTGATCACTGCGGTAAACGAATGTCCTGAGCGCATGACCACTCAAGACTTCCAGAAGAAACTGATTGATGTCGTCCTGCGTGGCGAGAGCTGGCCTCATTACCAGATGGCCGGTCGCCTTTATGCCCCGCTGATTACCAAAGCGACTTACGGTCATGACGTCCCCACCGTTCAGCAGCTGCATCAGAAGCTGATCGGGTTGGGTTTGATGGATCACTTGGACTACACGGACGCTGAATACGCGGCTGTGGAAAAGGTGATTGACCACGATATCGACAAGTCGTACATCCATTCTCGCATCGAGTACATCTACAAGAAGTACGCGGTCCAGAACCGGGTGACAGGCAAGAGCTATGAAACCCCGCAGTTTGTCTACATGCGTATGGCGATGGCCTTGTCGGAAAGCTTCCCTGCTGCAGATCGCTTGAAGCACATCAAGAAGTGGTACTACTACCTCAGCACCGGCAAGCTCAATGCACCGACGCCAAACTACGTAAACCTGGGTACCCCACTCAAAGGCTTTACTTCGTGCTGCATCTACACCAACCACGACTCGGCGCGTTCGATTGGTATTGGTCTGCACATTGCCTACACCATGACGTATATGTCAGCCGGTACCGGTACCTACTTCAACTCCCGTTCGCTCGGTGATGAAGTGCGTGGCGGGGCGATTCAACACCAAGGTAAGCTGCCTTACCTGCGTGCTGAAAAGGCCATGGTTAAGTGCAACCTGCAAAATGGCCGGGGTGGTGCACTGAACGTGTCTTGGTCAGGCTTTGACCCTGAAGCCGAAACCTTGGTGGCTCTGCAGAACCCGATGTCGGTTGAAGACAAGAAGATCCGTGGTATTGACTACACGATGACGATCTCCAAGTTTATGGTTCGCTTTGCGGCCCGTAAGCAAAAGCTCTTCAGCTTCAACAGCCTGACTGCTCCTGATCTGCACGCGGCGCTGTTCTCAGGCGACACTGAGTACTTCGAAGAACTGTACAACAAGTACGAAGCCGACCCCCTGTTCGTCAAGAACTACTTCAACGCACGGGAACTGATCCTGAACGCGATGAACGAAGCCTACGAGACCGGTCGCTACTACTTGGCATGGGCTGACACCATCAACATGCAGACGCCGTTCTACGACACCATCTGGGCCACCAACCTGTGTGTTGAGATCATGCTGCCGACCTCCGGGTATGCGGACATGATGGATCTGTACAAGACCAGTGACGTCGGTTACATCCGCTTTAAGGCGAGCAACGACAACCAGTACGAACTGCCGGCGTCTCAGCCTGTGTATGTTGAACGTGCTCCGGTCAATGCGTTGCGTGCAGCCCGTCGGGTGATTCCTGCGATCGAATTGCAACAAGGTGAACAGTTCCAGTTCGTTAAGGACGGGTTGAAGTTTGACGTCCTACAAGTCGACGAGCGTAAAGCCGAGCCTGAAGTTGCGATGTGTAACATTGCAGGTATCTGTCCGGGCCTGATCGAGAGCGATGAAGAATACGCAGACGTGATGTACTACGCGCTGCTGATGATCGATCGTTGCATCCACATGACCCACTACGAACTGCCACACATCGGCTTCACCTCGAAGAACCGCATGAACGCAGGCGTGGGTATCATTGGCGATGCTTACTGGATGGCCAAGAACGGGTACAGCTACACCACCCGTGAAGGCAAGGGCAAACTGTTCGAGTTGAACGAAACCCACTACTACCACGCAATGACTCAGTCGATTCGTCTGGGCCGTGAGTTTGGTAACGCCCCGTGGATTCACCGGACCAAGTACCCAGAAGGCTATCTGATTTTCGACGATGGTGCTAAAGCCGTCCTAGAGATCCATGATCAGCCGTTAACGCGTGACTGGGACCAAGTCCGTCGCGATCTCGTGGAATTCGGTGGTGGACGTTTCAGCTGCCTTGTAGCGCACATGCCGGGCGAATCCAGCTCCAAAGGAGCCGGTCAACCCAACGGTCGTTATCCCGTGCGTAAAGCTGTGATGACCAAAACCGACAACGGTATCGTGACGCGGTTCGCTGCGCCTGAGAGCGACGTGTTACATTACGAATCGTGCTGGGATCTTTCCAGTGTGGACCAGATCGACATCTACGGCCTGGGTCAGTACTTCACCGACCAAGGTATCTCGGCTGACACGTGGAAGCGCCTGCCCCCAGGTGAGACGGTCAAGACCACCGAGATGATGAACGATGTCATCTATATGACCAAGATGGGCATGAAGTCGCGTTACTATACCAACAGCCTGACCTCGTCTGAGAAATCCCTGGACGATGGTACGGTCGTGATGGTTGAACACCTCAATACCGATAATGCGGTTGAAGTGGCTGAGTGCGCGGATGGTGCCTGCTCCATGTAACCTGTAGGAGGGCTTCGGCCCTCCTTTCTTTTTTGTCAGAGTGTTGTATGCAACTTAAACCCATTGAAATGCCGCAAGGTGGTTTCCCGCTCAAAACGGTTGAGATCGATCCTTCGGTCTTTAACCTGAACAAGACTGACTACCACGACAAGAGTTTGTTCCTGGGTCAGCAACCCGGCCTGTTCGATACGATCAACAAAACGTATCCACAGATCTGGGAAAACTACAAGACCATGAAGTCCCAAGACTGGGATGAGAATGAGTTCCCGTTCATTACCTGCATGGCTGAGTTCGAATCTGAAGACGCGCGTAAAGTGCGGAAGATGATCTACTCGCTCGCCTGGCAGTGGGAAGCCGACTCGGTGGCTTCACGGTCCATCAGTCACATCGTTTCCCTGTTTGATCCAGCGCCTGAACTCTGGGCGGCTTGGCAGCGTATCTCCGACAACGAAGTGGTCCACGGTGCGACCTATTCTGAAATCGTACGGGCAAGCTTCCGTGATCCTCGCAAGGTCTTGGAAGAAGTTTTGGGGATCGTCGAAGCGCATCAGCGTCTGGCGGTGGTGGCCAACGAGTTCTCCTGGATTCGTCGTCGGGGTCTGCAGTATCAGTTGGGCGACGTCCCGAATGATCAGGAAACCTACAACGCCATCTTCATGTTCACCTTCCTGATGTTCGTGCTTGAGCGTCTGCAGTTCATGTCCTCCTTCGTGGTGACCTTCGCCATGGGTGAAGAGAACAGCTTCATGCCGGCCTGTAAAGCGATTCAGAAGATCGCTCAGGACGAGTTTGAAGTTCACGTCGAACTGGACCGCATGATTCTGAACAACGAGCTTCAGACCGAGCGTGGCAAGATCGCTTACCAGCAACTTAAGTCGCGTATGCAAGCGGTGTACGATGCGGTGATCCATGCTGAAGTAACCTGGCTTGAAGACGTCCTGTGGGCTGATGGTTACGACCTACAGAACCTGAACCTCAAGCAAGCAGTTGACTGGGTGTACTGGTGTGGTCTGAACGTGGCCCGTCCTATGGGTCTGGAAACCAACCATCCGATCGTAGAGCGTATTCCGGTACACTACATGAAGACCTGGTTGAACATCTCTGACATCCAAGCCTCTCCGCAAGAAGAAGCTAACGGTCAGTACAAGGTCGGGATCATGGAACGTGACGACGAAAACGTTGAATTCGTGGTGGACTTCTAATGGACCTTATCTTTGCAATTGTAACGGTCTCAGGCATTGGGATCATCGCGTGGCTGACCCGAGGACAGGGTGGTGATTAATCAAGTCCGACCTCTGGAGCGTTTGGCGTTTCTCTTTGAATGTAAGGATTACCCAATCCGTGAAGAGAACCGTCATGGCTACGTGGTGTCAGACCGGGAGGAGAAGCGGTTCTTTACTGTCATCAATGGCGTGTGTAAGCCAGAAGAGGTACAGGACTACTTCAACTCTTACGGTATCGGACGAATGGTACTTGACAACCCACTGTTCGCTGTGGGTGAAGCAATCGACATTCACTTCCACACACCACGTTGTGGTTTCTAACCGCTGGTCTGGGGGCGAAAGCCCTCAGGCCTTTTTATGCCGGCATAAAACCCGTGAGGCCCGAAGGCCCCACGGATTCAATCACTCAGCAGGTGCGCCCGGCTGAACGAAGGTCCAAGTGATGGCGTTGAAAGACGCATCATCACCCATCGCTTCTGCAACACGCAGCTGCTTCTCGATACCATGACGGTAAGCAGTAAAGCCAGCCAGGGCTGGGCTGTACACGCTGTCGTTCGCCAGGATACGAGTCACGAGGTCTTCGAAACCGTCGCCCACGCCAGCCAGAGTACGCTTGTCGTTCAGTTCCTTGATGAACGGAACGTTCGGCTCGTCACCTACACGACCACCGTCGATCCACGCTTGGTATTCGCGGGCTTCAGTAACCTGCAGCGTCCAAGTGTGAGTTTCGGCAGTCGGGTAATCCTTGTTCAGGATAGTGACAGCAGAATCGTAGTCGGCGTTCAGACGACCCAGACGGATCACCAGACGTTCGGCCAACGGACGGGCAAGCATCTGCTCTTCCGGAGTCGGTACGTAAGGAGCGTCGACAGCAACAGGGTTGCCTTCAGCATCAGCTTCCAGGATCTTACCGGAAGACAGTTCAGCCATCAGAGCTTCTGCAACTTCGTCGCTCAGCTCAACAGCATCACCCACCGGCATGTTAAACAGGCCTTTACGCGAGGCCGAGAAATACGTGGTCATTTAGAGCACCTCAAGATGGGTTGAATTAAGCGGTGTACTTGATCCACAGGTCGCCGTCTTTGCCGTCTGTAGAGATCGGGTCAACGGTCGACACGAAGATGTTCGACTTCGAAGCGGTACCGAGGGCCAGAGCAGTCTGGACGTCAGCGATCACTTGAGCCTTGGTACGACCTTCGAGCTTGGCAGAATCGGCAGCCTGAGCAGTAGCGTCAAGCTTGTTACCCACCTGAGCAGCAGTGGCGTAGTGGCTTGGTAGTTGATTGCCGAAACGCGTCGCATCAGCAGCCGCAGCGTTTTTGTCAAGCTTGTCACCCAGCGCAGCAGCCGTGGCGTAGAAAGCAGGTGCTTGACCGCCGAGTTTTGCCGAGTCAACAGCCTGAGCGTTGGCGTCGAGTTTCTGACCTACAAGGGTCGTCAGCTCAGTGATCACGTCAGGGTTGTTTTCCAGGGCAGCAGCCAGTTCAGCGATGGTGTTCAGCGCTTCCGGAGAAGAACCAACCAGTTCGTTGACAGCAGCGTCGATGGCAGCACGAGCGGTGGCGGCGGTGACGTACTTGACGTCATCAGTACCAGCGATCGCTTCAGCAGCCGATGCTTTGGCAGCAACGAATTCGTTGAAGCCTTGTTGCAACGTCTCCAGATCAGCGCCGGAAGCCAGATCGGCCAACAGGACCGACAGTTCGACTTCACCGACACGATACTGGCCGAAATCATCGGTTTGTTTGACGGTAGAAGACAGAGCGGCATCAACGGCGGCAAGCGCTTCGCTTAGCTTTGTCGACACCCAGTTCGAAAAATCGGTAAAACCGAAATAACGCTTGTTCATGGTTTTGCTCCAATGGTTGGAAATTAAAGCAGGTATAAAAAAAGGGTGTGTCGAGAGGCCAGTTTCGAGAGCCCCTTTTTTCAACGCTCTCTCATAAGATTCCTGAGATTTCTACGTGAATATAAAGGGCATTTCCCTTACCACTGACCCCGACCCTTAGCCTGCTGCTACAAGTTGAATGTTTTCAAGACGTGAGGCTTTGCGTACATCGATTGTAGTAATCGAAGTTGCACCCGTCACCACTCGACCCAAGTACAACAGGGTTGCTGTATCGACTTGTCGTGTCAGACTCACCAAGTACTGAGCCACACCATCGACCACCTGCACGTGAACGTAGAACGTCCGGTTAGCCGGTGTAGCGGTGATGTTTAACAAGTTGATGTTCTGGGGCGGTAGCGTGTAGAACTTACCGTTCAATACCGCCGACGTTTCTTCCGTGAAATACAACACCCACCCTTGAGCCACCTCTTGTGAAACCAGTACACGGTAGTTGCTCTTTGCAGCACCACTTAACGACCAGTTGTCAAACTCAGCTTCTGTGGTTTTGGCGATAGGTACGAATACCAACTTCGTCCATTCATCGTTAGCCCCACCTGAACCCACGATCCCGTAGATCACACCCAGTCCCAGCGTCGGTGTAGCAAAGTAACTGTGGCTGCTGTGTGTGACGTTGGTAGCGTAAGCAAACAGGTTGCTGTTAAAGACAAACTCACCGGTTGTTTTGTTGAACTTAAACCGGATGTTTGACTGAGGACCCGAACCCACCGAGTTGAAGCTGTAGGCACTGGAGTGACCAATCAAGCACACAGACCCTACCGTGTAGATCACTGTGGGGCCTTGGTACATGTGGTAACCGTAGTTGTTAATCCCAACCCCTGCGCTCGTCAATATAACCCGTGGCGACAACGAGTGTACCGTCATTTGAGTGACGGTTCCGTTACCTGCACCACCTGTGATATTCAACCGTGCTACAAAATTCTGAATCGTACGGTCTGCATACCACACCAGACACACTGCAAACGGAGGCACGCCTGAGGTTTGTGGGATGACGATATCAACCAACAACTTACTGACAGTACGACCCGATTCCACCGCCAGTAGCGCCGTGGTGATCTTGTTCTTGATGTCATCAACCGCCGCTTGAGTGATACTACAGTTACCGCTGGTTGTGAAGTCCGCATTAATTCGAAGAGGTCCTTCTAATTTGTAGACTTCTTGGTAACGTGTACCTGACACCACAATTCCACTGGCTGAAACTTCTGTGACCGGAATGTACAACCGATTCAGATCAACCGCATTGACGTCATTGATAAAGTCGCGGTTAGCCGAAGGCTTGTAGCCCAAATACGATCCGTTATAGATCGACTTGTGGGTGTAGGCATCCGGTGCTCCTTCCAGATCGGTGTACGCCATGGTGTTAGCGGTATCACCAACTCGTCTACGTCCTTGCGAGAAGAAAATGATACGACTGTCAGACAACGGAATCGGTCCTGACAACTTACTCCCAACTGCACTGCCAAAGGCTGGAGGTAGCGAGATGCCGGAGTAGTTGATCACAGACGCTCGAGGTACTCGCAGCGCTTCAAACTTAGTGGTGAAGTCAGGCAGTTGTGAGCGGTACAACGCAAGGTTGTCCAAAGCATGTTGGATCATGTGGAAGACCCAACCACCACCGCTGTACACCCGTGTGTCAAACACGTTACCGGCTACTGGAAAACCATGGCTCGGTTCATCGTTCGAATACAACGTACCAGTCGCTACAATGCTGTTGTTGGCTTGTTGGGTCATCGTCGCTTGGGTGAAGTTCTGATTATCCAAATTAGCTGTTTTAGTAGCTGGGTTGAACGTGAAGCTGAAGGATACGTATCCACGTGTACTGGAGAAGCTGTTGGCAAAGTACGACCGACCAATGACCTTACACCGCACCATGCCTGTGGCTTCATCCGTCGCCACAGTGACATACGGAATCTCAAAATGGAACACGTTACGAGCACTGAAAGTCCCGACTGAAAGCACTAAGGGTTTCACATCAGGGTTGTCACTGACGCTGACGTTAGCCAACTGAATCAAGTTAACCCCAGAGACCGTACCGCTAAAACCTGCGGTGGTGATTCCGGTGATCTGAGTAAAGGACACCGTACCGCCAGCGGCGACTGCACTCTTACTGACTTGGTAGACCAGAAACCCAAAGGGTGCACCCCCGTTGACTGCAGTTGCAATCATGAGGTAGATGTTGGCCCCAAGAGCAAAGGCTGTTCCTCGTGCACCTTGGTAGGTCGAAGGTGAGATCAGTGCCCCTGTGTGTTTGGCATCGTTGTAGCTACCGTTGGTCAAGGAGATAAAGTAATCCCCTAAAGTACCGTTGGCATCCTGCAAGCGACCCATGATTACAGATTCGCTGGAGTTGATGATGTAACCTGCCTCCCATCCCGCTGGGAAGTAAGCTGGACGGTACTTCTTATTCGTCCGCACCGCTTGACGCAAGTTACCCACCACAGCGTTACGCAGGTAGGCGTAATACACCCCACGGTTAGAGCCATTGGTACCGTTACGCAGGATGATCAGCGTCCCGTCATCTTCTACGAACAGGCCTGCATCACGCGGTCCTGTAATCGTGGTAGCTCCTTCGAAGGTACCTGCCAACCCTACCGGCAAGAAATCAGGTGTGCCGTAAGAGGAGATCGGTAGAATCCCTTCAGGCATCCGAGTGGCCACAAAGTCGTTAACTTCCGCAGTGCTGTAACCACCTACATCAGCCGGGGTAAGGTTGTGTACGTTCCCTCGAAGGGCTGAGTGGTCATTGATTGTCTGCAGGGCTTGGGTTTCCAAACTGGCGTAGGAATTCCCATTTAAAGCATCGCTGTTGTCGGCACTTGTTGCAGGGACGATACGACTCAAGGCTTTATCATGTAAGCTTTGGAAGTAACGACCCATGGCGTCTGATAACATCGTTAGGTTGAGATTGATTTTCATACCACCACCTCAATGGTCCCGTTACTGTCTGTGTACACGCGGTACTGCGTCATCAATCGACTGACTTTGCGCAGTTTTGTACTAGCAATACCGCCTGCGTTTGTGATAGCCGTGCCCACCCACATCCGTACATCCGATTCAGCCAACTGAACGTCGCTAAATCGATAACGGAAAGCACCACCTTCTAACACTACATACACGTAGATGGTTTTGTTAGTCGGGTTCGCAACTTCTTCTCTGAGATCGTAAACCCCAACCGACATCACACCTTCCTGACCGGTCATGATTATAGGGACGGTGTTGGCGAAGCTAAAACCCCACGCGTTATTACCATTGACAGCGGTTGAACTTGAGAACGGGAAGATATTGTCCATCGTCCCGTAACGCGACACCGCCAGCTGTCCTTGTGGCATCAGAGGAGCCAGCAGAGCGTCTATTTGCGCTCTGGTGAGCATTCCTAACTGAGCCGCTGTCATTTGATGGGGGTTGGCTTTATTCGCCTCGTGCGACGCCACAACCACGTTCACGGTATTGGTGAGGTGGGTTTGGGTCTTGCCTTGTACCGTGAGGGCGTTGTCTGCCACAGAAGCCCGTGCAAGCTTCTTTGCAAGCAAGGCTTTGGCATCGGTGAACAAGCTATCAAGCTCGGCCCGCAGGGTTGCAATTTTGGTGAGCAGACTCATTTAAACCTCCCGTACCAGACCCAAGGTCCCGTTTTGGTTAGTGACCATTCGGCACACATCCAAACGAGATACGTGTGTTAAGGTGTTGCTGGTAATAGCGGTAGCAGAAGTCACCACTGTGCCCAAAAACATACTCGACAAGGTGTCGGCCGTCTTGGCTGTTTTGATCACGTAGGTCAACGCGTTGTTAACCACTTCCAAATACAGGTAGTTGGTGCGGTTGGTGTTGTTTGCAAAGCTCAACACTTGTTGGGGTAGGTTCACATAAATCCCTGCCAAGAAACACGCCACCGCTCTTAAGGTTAAGTTCAACCCAGAGACGATAGGTGCAATCGTAGTACCCGGCGCACCGTAACGAGAGATCGGTACGTACTTCGCCGCCAGCAGTTGTGACAACGCCGCTTGAAACTCTGCTGTGGTGTAGCTACCCACTTGTGTAGCCGTGGTGCTGTGGGTGTTGCGACTGGTGATATGTGCGGTGGCTGAGGCCCGACTCGTCGTCATGATTTCGTTGAACATTTTACCGCCCAGCAACAACGCATTGTTCGCTGCAAAGGCACTGGTCACCTTTTTCTTAAGGGCCACGGTCAGATCGTCGGTGACCTTATTAACAGCCTGTAACAGCGCCACCAGTTGTGTTTTAATGGACATGGCAATACCTCATATAAAACCCACAGAGGCGCGTAAACGCCCCTGTGAGTAAACCCTTAGAAGGTAACCGTAGCAGCCAACGACATCCGTGCTACTAGATCACCCCGTTTGAACATGTCACTTTCAGCACCTGTTGATACCATCATTGAATCGATCGACATGGTGGTGTAGTAAATGTTGCCAAAGTACAAGCGAACCACAACGTTGTTATTACTGTCGACGTACACAGTCGGGGAGAAGTTGCCTTTAGTGGCGATACCTTCAATCCGAGTGGACGAGGCTTTGCAATACCCGACGATAGTTTCATCTACAGGTTGTGCAGTGCCGTAACAGTAACCCCGAATGCGCAGGTGGAACATGCGGTTGTTGGTTGTGATTTTCAAAGGCAGTTTGAAGTGGACGTAGACCGCACCCGTGTCCCCTAAATCTGTCCGAGGAAAGTCGCCACCTGCACCCACACCAGGTGCCCCACCTGTGGCGTAGATGATACCTTGGTAGATACCCCGACGCACACACCCAGGTCGTGAAGGATCACCTTCAATACCTTGCAACGCTGCCAGTTCTTTGAACGTTTCATCAACCTCGGCAAGCCGTTCAGACTGGTCGAGCAAACGTTGTTCTGTGTTACCTACTAACAGGTTTACCGATTCGACCATAGACATCTCGTCACCTCATTGTTAGAAGGACGGTACTGGTGGCCAAACCACAGCGTACGGTGATTCGGTGTTCTCTGTGATATCACGCAACGCTTGACGGTACACAGCGATCTCTTCACGCTTGGCTTGAGACAACGGACTGTCTGGCAATTGCGTAAAGTCAGTACGACGCAGCAACTGGTTGCGAGTTTCACGCACCGAGGCCCACGCCGCTTTAAGTACTTCTTCTTCGTTCATACCCTAACTCCTTAGAAGTTCTCAGTGGCGTTAAGTGACAGGCGTGCAACCAGATCACCTTTCTCGAACAACCGCCCATTACCTACACGCATGGTGTCGATCTTAAGCGTGGTGTAATAGATGCTGGTGAACAGCAGTCGCAAGACCACGTTCCCACTGGCATCTTTATACATCGTCGGTGAGAAGTTCCCAGACGCCCCGTTGTTCAAGATGGTTTTGCTTGGCGCGTAGCTGTACCCAACAATGGTCTCATCAATGATCTTGGCAGCCCCGAAGGCGTAGCCTGTCAAATGAAACCACATCATCTCAGAGTTGACATTCACGTTGATCGGGACCTTAAGGTGCAAATACACGTTGGCATTTGTCCCAAGGTTTGGGATCACCTTAAAGTCGCCCTGTGACGGAGTCTCCTCGGCAGTACCTGTGGTGCCCGACACAAAGCCTTGGAAGATCGAGCGACGCACGGTTCCGATGTTATACGGAATCCCGGCAATCTCACGCAACTGACTTTGTTGGATGGCATTGGTTTCTTGTGCAGCAACACCTGTTTCCAAGGCGTCTGTCTTTTCCTGAATGGCTGTGGAAAAGCGATCCATGGCTACTGACAGTGCTGCGCGATTTTCAGCATCCATACGTCACCTCTCTTAAACCGCGTTGATCTTATCAGCGCCAGCGTTGAAGGCTGCAGTCAGATCAGTCAACATGGTGTTGACGTCCGCTTCCAATTGGGCCACGGCATCAGCGGTTGCAAAATGCTCCACAGTGTGTCCTGCCAGTTGAGCAGAATCTGCAGCTTGGGCATCAACATCCAACTTACCGGTTTCAACAGCACCGATGCGCTGAGCCAACTGTGAATCTTGAGCAACCAGCGAATCCAGCGACAAGCCACCAGAACCGGTCAGGAACAGGTTAACCCACTGACCATCAACTAGACGCTCCAACACGAGGTTGACGTGCGACAGGTAGGCAATGGCGTTGACTGTGCCTTTGAACGCTGAAATCTCAAGGTAGTTGATATTACGGGCGTTCTCAAGCGGGTTGGTGTAACCCGACACAGCGTTTGGGTCAACCGTGAACTCAAACGGATCACCTTCGTACAGGGCTTTAGAGCCGCCCTCGGCGCGGAAGTAGAAACCATCCTGTCCGCTACCACCAATGGTGTTAACAGTCACCCGCAGCGTTTCAGCTACGGTGGGAGTAAACTCCAGACGCAGGTTTTGTACCTTATTACCCGGTACATCCAGACTGGCTTCGTAGTCTTGGTAGACACCCGAACTGTTTTGTCCGTAGACATGACCTTGTACGTTACGAGTGTCCAGACCATCGAAATCATAAACCAGTTCGCCGTTTTCGTTAGGCGCGACGAGGTTCATGTTAAAGCCGGCCACGAAGCCGTCTTCTACTTTGAAGATACCGTTCTGACCGCTGGTGTTATAGCGGTACGAGGCAAATGGCGTAAAGCCAACAGCGGGGGCTGCGAAGGATGCATCACCATGCGTGATCCGAGAGATCACCTCAGCCAAAGTTTTACCTTCGAGGCGATGACTGTTTGCTGCAGTGTCTTCAACCCCCAACTTGGCGGCGACAAGGTCTGTGACTTCGGCAACTTGAGAACGCACCCAAGCTCCGAATTCACCGAAACCGAAAAAACGTTTATCCGACATATTGAAGACTCCAGTTTGTGTATAAGGGCAAAAAAAAAAACTAAGAAACCAGCTTGCAAGAGAGGCCAGTATCCCAAGCTTATCCCCAGTTCCTTTCCATAAGATTTCTAAGAATGGCGGCATAAAGCCCGTAACGCCTAAGCGTTACGAGCCAATGCGATTTGTCTCATTATTAACTCTGCACAACAACGAACTCTGATCGGATAAATTCGCAAGTCAAATGCAGACCCGCAACTTAAACGATCCTCAGTAATAAGGTCTTTATTGACATGCTCGATGGTGTCGTAGTTTTCCCGTATCACAAGCGTTAGATAATCAAAACACTCATCACTGATGATTGTCTCGTTACACTGGTAGTACGCATAACTTGCGATCAACCACCACGACACGGCCAGCTTAGGCGATTGCCTCACAAGCATTTGCACGTAGGTGTCAAGTACACCGTCAACGATGATGACAGGTGGGAACTGATTACCGGGTTGTTGTTGGTAGCGGGCGATGTAACCTGACCCTTGGGGATTCACGCTAACAGAGCCAGACTCCTTCGGTGCGAAGAGATCAATCTGCATAGCAACCTCCCGTACACTGTCTGCCTTGATAAACACGTTCACAAAGAACCCCCAAAGAAAAGCTATTCAGTCTCTATTAGATACCGCTTAGCTGTTAGATTTAACCGTCTTGCGACTTAGGAAATGATGCACTTCATGTATGCCTAAGTTCGACCAACGGTGATACTGCGCCATCAATTGATCAAAGCTTCTGTGCTGACAGACCTGATCGGGTCTGGGTCCATTGTTGGTAGTCAACCATTCCAATGCCAGTCGGATTTGGTGCCAGTATTTCTCAGTGGACTCAATGCGTGCAGTCAACCGATCGAGTGCCTTTTGCACAGTGTCGCCATAAGCCACAGGACACCACTCACAATCGATTCCACCTAAGCCCCACATCTCAACTTCAGAGTCACCATTTAAGGTGTCGTAAGAGGCTGCGAGCGACCCTGCGATTTCTTCCCGGCAGATGAAGGCGTAGTAGCCACCACCATAACGGTACTGTTTAACCACCAGGACCAGATCCACGCTGTCCTCAAGAAACTCATCCATTTTACTCATTTTAAAACATCCTGCATAAAACCCGGCCCCGAAGGACCGGGCTAAGGTTAAGCGCTTTTAAGCGATTGGTTTATCGCCAACGAACCCATGTGGGTTAGAATGGCTGCGTAGTCCCACAGTTTGTCGAATGCGTTCATGTACGCAAAATGGTTACAGGCATCGACGTCGTAGTTGTTGTGATCCAGTACATTGGACGAACCAATGACACTGAAAGTTTCGGTGAGGTAGAGTCTGCACACAGTGGTGCTAGGACGACCTGCAGGACTTAACAGAACGTCGAACATCACACGTTCTATCATATCCTCAAGGTAACCTACCGACATGCTGCTTGATTGGTGTATGCGCTTGTTCTGCAGCTCTTCGATCTCACGCAAGGTCAAGGACTTGTATTCGCCCTTGTTGTAGATTGTGGGGACCGGATGGGTACTGGGTGCTGTGGTCAGCACCTTAACGTATTCCTCAGCGGCCTCCACGGTTTCCAGCGGGACGTCCAGATCCACCACTTCAGCGTAACCGCGCCACGACTGAGTGTCTTCATCGAAGTCACCCAAACGCCGTTCGATGGTTTCGCGATGCGGTTCATACAACGCAACCAGTGGAGCGAACTGTACGTTGCTTAGCACGGGACGAGGTATAGCATTGCCGAGGGATTCGGCCATACCACGACTGGCGTTCGCATCAGTTTGACCGATGATCACCAAGTTAAATTGCCATGCCAGAAAAGCTTCGAGGGTGTAGCCTGGGATGCTGCTCATACGGATACTCCGTTACCGACGATCGCGGGTAAACTCATAGACGGTGTGTTGGGAAAAGGTTACTTTGTGAATGTAGACCTTGGGGATACTGTCCACAGGTTCGTTGATTAACTTGGCCAAAGCTTCCACGCCTTGGACGGTTTCGACCTCACTGGTGCCGTTCTTAAACACTTTGAAGTTGCGGGATTCCTGGTTCATCGTTTTTGACCATGTGTTCAAAAAGGGTGAAGAGTTTATCGAACGCAGCTTGACAACCATCGGGTAACTCGCCGCGATACTTACTGGAGTAGTCGGCTACGTAACCACCTTCACTGGCGAGAGTGAAGACAAAGAGTTCTGGGTAATGCAAATGCGGCAGGAGGTGTTGATCACGAACACCCAACTCCAATACCAGGGCACCTTCTACTTGCGTGTAATACCAGTAGTCATCCACTTGCATCGCACCACCACTGGCACGGAAAGCTTTGATGTGAAAGACACGCTGGTTCTCCTCGAACGATAGAAAGATTTTGTCAGGCAGATTGATCTCACCTAACGCCATGTAGCGCTGACCTAAAGTATCGATGTCCATTAGGACCTCCAGTTTAAGAGAGGGTGGGTTGTCCCACCCTCTTATGCCGTATTACAGTTGCCCAAGCTTCAGACGTTGGGGCTTGGACATAGTTACACCGCCGCTGCTGGATACTTGAGGACAGGTTGTGGGTTGTAGTCTACCACCGCGATGTCTTCGACTGTGAAGTCAAAGATGTCCTTTACCCGTGGGTCCAGAATTATCCGTGGGGTGTAAGGACCTTCGGTAGGACGAGACAGCTGCTGGTTGGCCACCTCGATCTGGTTCTCGTAAACGTGACAGTCACCCCCAACCCAAACGAACTCACCGGTTTCCATGTTGGTGACATGGGCCAACATCTGGATCAGCAACGAGTACTGGACGATGTTGAAGGGAACTCCAATGGGTACGTCACAACTCATTATATTCAAACAGCCTCGTTAGGGCTGTCCCGCCACCTGACGTCTCACGACATTAGGCGCTGCTGCATGTCGCCATGCAGAGTAGACTATATCACGGTCTCCATCCATAGAGACCCTTTCCCGTTTCGAGGTCACTTGACCTCTACCCTACTCATCACCCGTTTAGTCCTAGGGTGCTTTCGGTAGTCGTTGGGCTTTTAGACAATAGCTGGTAGTTTTTGAACTTGGGGTTCTCACTCAAGCATCTCCATCGAATAGTCACGATAGGGATGTCGAGGGTAGCTGAGGCTGAGTAGTAGGAGTCGTATACAACACCATCGATTAGGACTTTGAAACCTTGTCCCGTCGTTTTACCCAGTTTAGCTTCTCTAATCTTTTCTTTGGTTTCCTCGGAATGAGATTTACCGTAGAAATGATTGAGTTCACCCACACGTTTCTTAGCACTCTCAGAAACTGCTGCTCGAACATGTTCTAAGATTGGCAACCCTTTGTTCCAGGGAGTCATTCCCAAAGACTTCAAGTGTTGCGAGATCTTCTCTCGAGTCTCTTCACTGTGTCGCTTACCAAACATCGGGTTATCCGATCCTGGTCTACCCCAAAGGATGCTTTTCTCTTCCTTCGAAAGTTTAGCGTACATTCGTCGCTGTGCGCTGGCTTTTCGTAGGAGGATTTCTTGGCGGTTGGGATTAAGCGTCAGGGTGTCACCACCGTTAGTACCAAGGCCGATATTGAGACACACACCTTCTGCTAAAAACCGCTGGATCAAACGAAGCTCAAGTTGCTGAGCCTGTTCTACGGTCGCGCATTCGATAGTGAGGTGAAGATCGAAATCCCCACGAGTATCCCACAGTTCTTGGAACTTTACGTTGTGATGAGTCTTAGTGTTGAGGTTTGAGAAATGTCGAATCAGTCTACGGGTTAGGTTGACAGTTGATCCGACATAGCACATTCCAGTCGATTCAGATTTCAGGATATAAACTACAGGTTCCATTTTTTAAGCTCCAAACAGCATAGACTACGGAGCTATTGTCATTTAGCACCGGGTTGTCTTATTAAGAGTTCCCCGGTTTAGGGAAAGTTATTCAAAGTAGCTCACGCTACTAGGGCGCAGTTTAATTTACGCTGGTACAGCAACCCAGACAAGCGATGCGTTGCTACTTGCTCCAACGGGATGTCTCGCTCTTCAGCTATCACTTTACGTTCGCTGAGACCCAGCTTGTAGGGCTTGAGATGGAGGAGGGTGTGACACGGCGGCAAAGCCATCTCCTCAATTTCAGCCACGTTCCATGCCGACAGGATGATGCGACGGTCGTCGGGGTTATTCTTGAGCTTATCGACCAACATCTGGATTTGATCGTACTCCTTCTTCATGATGGCGTACGTCAGGCGGTCTTCAGGCTGATAGACTTCAGTCCAGAGCCGATACCCTTTGTCCCGGTAGTAATCGACCAGCGGACTGTCATTGTCCACCGTCTTGATCGATTCCCAACGCCGCCACTGGTGCTGGTAGATCTTCGGGAGTTCGCCTGCCACCAACGCCAACGGTTCTTTGCCAAAGACTTCACGGTAGGCATTACGCAACGATTCATCGGTACTGTACCGGATTTTCAGACGTACGTCGGTACGGTTGATTTCGAAGTAGTCCTTGTACAGACCTTCCGGGTCATCGACATCATCGATCGGACTGATCTCGTTCTGGTTCGAACGATCGCTGACCTTAAAGGACACCAATGCATCGAAGACTTCATTATGAGTCATATCGCGATACTCTTCAGTACCGGGTTTAACCCAACTGTCCCAGATATTTACCCCGTGTTGCTTGAGGTAACGAATGTTGGTATCGCCTGAGAGCATCCATACCAGTTCATGGAAGATGCCTTTGGTGAAAACCTTTTTGCTGTGTAGCAGCGGTACCTGACCATTGCTGATGTTAAAGCGCATCACGCGCCCAAAGACGCTATGGGTGTCGATTCCAGTTCGATTGCCACAGTTGATACCATGGTCCAAGATGTCTTCCATCAAGGCATGGTACTGGGCGGTTGGGTTTTGATGAGGCATTACAGGTTCCTTCTCAAACAAAGGTTAGCGTTTAGGTTGCGCGGCTTTTCATGCTGTTGGTAAAGCTGTGGACAAAGCTGCTAACGTCCTCGAGTGCTTCGATGAACTGCGTGAGTTCTTTGATCGAATCAAGCGACAGGTCTTGCGGAGGCACGGAGATATAACGCAGCTTAAAGCGTTTGTCGGTGACCTCATACAGACACCCATGCCAATGGGGTTGACGCGGGCTGTACTGACGAATCAGCCCTTTAAGAGCTGGGGTGTCACGAACGTCAGCAATGTTTAAGTCATCCAGTTCAGGCAGTACCTGACGCGGTAGAGTCACCTCGTAGAACTGACTGGCCAGATCAAAGGTCGACGGTGTTAACAACTGGATGTCACGGACCGAATCGGTAGCCCGAAACAAGAAGACCTGATCGGTTGAAGGATCGCCAGTTTGTCCTTTCTCAGGACCCTCAACCCACTCGTAGTCTGCATACACCGCAGGGGCTTGAAAGGCTTGAGAGTCTTGATCGCCAAAACGGTAATCAACCCCATCGTACCCATCGTCCATAAACTGCAATACGCGGTCGGTTTGGACGATAAACTCAAAGGCACAATTCGAGTAGATCTTCTTGAGCTTGACATCAGGTTTGAGTAAGACTTGGTATTTGACGATGTCCTTCAAATGGGGCGAGGACCAATTGTGTTCATCGTGAGACAAATACAACCCTTTAGGCTCGAGGGTTTCCATCGACAGTGATTCTGGGTGTTGACTGAAGTGGTAATACACCGGCGGGTCAATCAAGTCCAAGGGTTCCATAACTCAAGTACTCATTTTAGTTTTTTGGAGTTCTTCGTGGATCATCCCAAGCATGGCCTCGTACTTAGGGCGGAACAGTCGTATCGGTGCCACGCCTTGGCGCAACTGACGCAGGATGTCAGGAAACACCAGAGGGACCATGTTGTCACGACCAGGGCTTGGTGTTACCGTCCACAGGAACTGGTCCAAGGTAAACTCAGATCCTAGGTGACAACGCTTGTCCACCCATTCCCACACCTTGTCACGAATGCGATGGTTGATCAGGTCGGCGGTACGTTGTTCGATACGCAAGTCACCAAATTCTTCTTTCGCCGCTTGAAACGGCAACGTCACCAGATTAAGAAAGGCTTCCTTCTGGTAGACGGGTTCAAACTTTGCTTGGATCAACGGGAGGTACTCGTCAATCTGTCTTTGGGTCAAGTTATAACGTGCTTGGGCGTCTTTCACAGAGTTCATTGAATCACCTGGGGTCTGTACCGTCCTTGGTACGTTATTGACCGTTACATATATCGTGCTTGGCTGTAATTTGGAACACCGTTAGGCTTTTTGTCCAAACTGCAGTTGCACCACATTGCTTACAGGTACCGTGGTGTTGATAGGAGGTGGTGTGACTTCCCCTACGACCTGTTTGGTTTCAAGCATCAAGGTGGTCATCACGGTCATCTCATCGGGGTTAAGCGGAATCTGGTATTTGACATACCCACCCACTCGGACCTCAAAGGCAACGATCTCCTCCCACAGGTAGGTTTCCCTCAAGGGCTTACCGTGGAGCGCACACTCAAATGTCACGCCTTCGTAATCCATACCAAAACCAATCACCGCTCCCATGGTGATGTTAAGTAGGACACACTCCGTTTCTGGGTGCGCAAACAACTTAAGTTCAGGACGATTTTTGTGGGGCTGGTGAACCACAATGTGAACTTTATCGCCAGGGTCGAGTTCGGTGTACAACGTACTCAACACACTGCAACACCACATGCCGTAAGCACGTGCTAGATCATGCGTCCATTTGTTGTTGATACGATCCAGTTCCTTGAGGGTTTCTTCTTTCATGACGGTGCCCTAAGTTTAGAGTTTAACAGGGGTGAGTTCGAACAACAGTACTTCAGGGTCTGTTGGACGGGTTTCAAATGTACCGACTTGTAAACCAATCGGGTCGAGCCGAGCGATCACACCCTGCTTGCTCTCATGGAACGATTTGATGGTGTACGCTTTGCCTTCGTAACTAACCAACTGTCCGATAGCTGGAATCCACTGCGGGTTACTCATCACCCCGTTGAGCTGGGCTTCGAGCATCTCAATGATTTCAGAGTTCATCGAACGCTTGTGGTCACGGGCACGTTCTGCCAAGTCAGTGCGCATGCCGTCGGGTAGACGTAACACGAACTTCTCAGCCAGTCGCCCGTTGGCTGGAGGGTACTGCTTGTAGACGGTTGGAAATTGGGGATTCATGAATAAACGATCCAACACACAAGGTTAAGGTTAGGTAAACAGATCAATATCAACTTCACGCCCGTCGAAGGTGTGCAAGGCCTTGCCAATGTTGGTCAGTGCGGTGCCTGAGGCGGTTATCAGGTGTTCAACCACTTCTTGTACAGCTTTGGGTTTGACTACCATCGGGATGTAGTAGGCTTCAAACGCTTTGTCGTTGACCTTGACACCTGCGTAAGCGATAGCTGCCCAATCAGGCGCAAACTGCTTGAGCAACACCTGAACCGATTCTTGTTGCCACCACCAAGGGTTGGTTTGCAATTCGTTATCAGAGGTGATGATCACCTTGATGTGCGGCACACATTCCAAGTTATGCGACTGCGCCTTAACCACCAATTCGGCTTCTTTGATGTAGCTGAAAGGTCCGTTGTAGCTGTAGTGGTTATCGCCCCCTTGATGCCACAACCCTTGTGGTTCGTTGCCTTCACGTCGCATTGTACTCAAAGCTTCGTAACCCTCAGCCCCCGAGTAGTCCGTCGCTTGCGTTTCATCCACCAAGATGGAGAGGATGTCTTCGTTGAACGCCGCATTCACGTATTCGCGATCAGCCACCAACTTAAGCTTTACATCAGCGCTGAGGTCACTGATGTGTGGGGTCAGCAGAGCGTTCAAAGCAAAGTACAGTTTACGCATGGGGTGTCTCTCCTTTTTTCCAAAAAAGAAAAGGCCAGCGAACTGGCCTTAAGGGGTCTCTTACAGTACAACCGATACCCGACCGTGGACTTGCAGTCCTGCCCAGAAATGACTCAAGGTGCGGTCTTTGTCCAACGCCAGTTGTTCAGCACTGGGGTAGACCATGCACTGGTAGAGTTGATCGAACCAGTCACTGATCGCCAGATCCAGACCTTCCGGACAACCTAACCATACAGACGGCTTGACCGGCAGTTGGCTTAAGTCAACCGACGGTAGGGCTTCACCACGTTTGCGGTCTAGCACCGTGGTCAAAACCACAATGGCACTTTCGGTCATGAAGGCTGTCAGGTGAAACACCCGCACGTGACCTTCAGGACACTCGCCCAACTCTGCAAAATAGTTATCCCAGATTTCAGGTTCTTGTTTGACGAACAGAACGCGTCCGGCTTCAGGGGTCAGGAAGGTGCGGAACTGATCGTATTTTTGTGGTGACATGAAAGGTCTAGTCCTTTAAAGTTTATTGGGTTGATGCGGTGGTACTTACGTGTTGCAGTTCATCGACCAATTTGGCCAGACTGAACACCTTGTCTTCGGGATGGACGGTGTACTTGATCTCGTTACTGCCACGACGCCCTGGGTAGTCAACCACGACCAACGAGCGCTCGCCTTTTTCAGAGGTGCACTCACCGACCAACATACCCACCCAACTCGGTGTAGCCACCAAGTCGCCGTAGTTGTAGTGTTCGGTACAAGCGCTGCCCCATTTGTCACGCACGTTCGGATGATCTTCCTCAACGTACTGCTGAGACTTGAAGGTCCAGTTGAACAGACTCTGCTCAGGCTCACTGGTGAGCATCCAATGACTTAGCAACGGGCGACCTTGTTCAATCGGCAACAACTCTGCGCCCCACAGGTGACCTTTGGTGTAATCCCAATGGTAGATCTGCTTGAACTTTAAGGTCTTGGCATCCAACACATGGAAGTTGATGATCGAGCCTTGACTTAGGTTTGCACTGTCGCACGGTCTGGAGCCTGAGAACAACGTTAAGAGATTGCCCTCAACGTCTTTACCCACCACCCATTCCATCACCCGATGTAGCCGCATGGTTTTCTGGGCGTAGGAGGCTGCAAGACGACTGTCCACCTTTGAGGTTTCAGCGAAGTGCTTGAAGTTACCGGGGTGCATGACAATGCCCTTGGGGGCTTCTTCAGGCAGATACGAACACTTGTACCGCGCGTGGGTATAGGGGTCGAAAATCTGGTAGGACTCATAACCGCTCGTTGGGTCGTACTCCACACCTGTGATCATACGCACTTGGCTGTGTTGGGGTAGCTGAGTCCCGCCCAAGCAGTTGTGGTAAGTATAAGCACACCCATCAGCTTTGATCGCCTGTTGACAGGCGGTAAACAACTGGCTACTACGATGGGGTTGGATCTTTGCGAACAACGACTTAAAACGTTGTATAAGGTTAGGGGTGCTCATGGTCATTCCTTGATGGCATAGCAGAGTGGATCTTGCGACCCACTCTGATACGGTTGGGGGTTAACGCGCGCTCACGTCAGCACACGCGTCTGCGTCTACTTGGAACGCTTCTTGGATATCTGCAACCGTCTGAGCCGGGTTCGGATCATTCGGGTCCAGTTCCATTTCGAGGGTGTTAGCTGCTGCTACACCTTCAACGCCGCCGACTGCAACCAGGCCTTTGAGGGCTTCTGCTTGCTGGGCTTCGAACACGCTGAATTCTTCTGCTGCACGCTTACCGGCTTCAACCAGATCGTCAACAAACTCAGCCGGCAGGCCTTCGATGATCAGACGCGACCAGTTCTCGAACGAGTACTGATCCAGGTTGGCACGCAGTTCGTCGAGTTCCACGAAGCCTACTGTCACCATCGAGTCTTCGGTGCAGGTTGCCTCGTAACCGTACGGTACCATCAACAGCATGGCGATACCCAAGTGGCGAGCACCGACTTCGTCGCTGTTGTCGTTGAGGTAACCGTAGATGTTCGGCTGTGCCCGGATATTGCGATCGAGCATGGCTTGGATGAACGGAACGTTCTCGTAGGACAGCTCTTCACACAGCTCTTCCATCACGTTGTACATGATGGTCATGCCGAGGTTGAGGTGGGTGTGGCCGTCGTGGAACTGACAGTGGCTGACGTTGATGTGACCGCCCAGACCGACTGAGTGACGACCGAGCAGACGCTCTTCGCCCACGCCTTTGACACGCTGATACACGAAGACTTCAAGCTTGCCTTCGGGGTTGACGCGCATCAGTTGTACGTACGGCAGGAAGTGGCGGTACGCAGAGTGGTTTTCCACCGCTTCACGACGCTGGATCGACAGACCGTCTTCCAGAGCCGCTTCGAGCACACTGATGTTGGCGAAGTTGGGAGCCAGGTCCTGACCGATGGCAAAGCCTTCTTTCGGGAACAGTGCATTGATCTGAGCGGTTGGGTGAACCAGGACCATTTCTTTCTTCGACATGAGTCGTTATTTCCTTGTGATGTTGGCGGTGTCTTTCGTGTTAGATTCGATCCAGTGCTCAACTTGCTCAACGTCGTATTCATTTTCACAGCGGTTAGCTGAGGACGTTGTAGGGGTGAGTTCTTCTGTGCATCGGATGATGTCGCTAAACTGAAAACCCATTGACGCAAGTTTGGTGTACAGAAGACCTATGCGAATGGTCGGGGTGTCTTTCATGATCTAACCACGAATGAGATTAAGGTTAGGGGAGTTACAAATAAGTGAACCTGTCCGCTAGGGTCTATCCTTTCAGAGGAGGGATTCGAACCCTCAATGGCGTGAGCCCACCGATAGACAGGCAGCCGGTGTCAATTCACCGACCTGGGGATGATGAGTCCCCGCGTATACCAATTCCGCCACTCGTGCGGCCAGGTTCAAACCAGCGTGTTGCTTTCTCAAATCATGGGGTTCGAACGTTTTTTATAACTGAATGCCGAATTCCTCGACGAGTGCCTCGACCTGTTCAGGGGTCATGAACTCGATATGGCTGCGGAATTTCCAGCCACCGTAAAGCTTCAAGAAGCGCTCTGAGGTGACTGGATGCGATTCTGCATACTGAGGAAAGCATTCGTGTACGCGTTTGGCCAAGGCAACGCCTCGGTCCACACCCAGCTGTTGCAGGAGGTTGGGTTGTTCTGGGAACTGTTCCATCTCAAGACAGCTCTTTTCAATAAACGCTTTCCATTGGGTACCACGCATCACGAATGCTTCCTATGTTAGAGGTTAAGGTTGTGGGGGTTCTGATCGATGTGCCCGACCAACATGCTGTACATGTGGCCGTCGGCTTGTTGACGAACGATTTCAATGGGGAAACCTAAGTCCCCCAGATCCATCACCGTGATCTCAACGTTCTTCTCGCCTTCGACCTGAAAGTCCGGATGAGCCAACAGGTCGTTGATGAATGTGGCTTCATCAAAGGTGTAGGTCAGGTTTTCTTGGGCGTCTTCTTTAAAGTCCACTCGAGTCAGTGTGATTGTCGTCATCGTCCATATCCTCTAAGTCTTCTAGGGTTGCGGGGTAGAACTGAGGGGTGAACACACGGCAGATGTGGCGACCGAACTCATCAATGATCCACACGTTAGGTACCGTGGGGTAGAGCAGCTCGTTCTCACCAAAGCTTCCGTAGTTCAGGGTGAACAGGTCACGCAGTTCGCCACCGTCTATGAAGTAAGCTCTCGGGCGGTTGTTCTCGATACAGGCGTTCTCCACCTCCTTGCGCATGAAGTTATATTCGTTAACGTCATAAAAGGACAAGTCACCGATGATGACATAACGCATCTCGGTGGACAGGTTGGGCGAGACTGTGACAGGCACACCGTCAATCCCCTCAATCACAAGCGTGCGCAACACACGAGGCTGAGGAATCTGGAGGATGCGGGCGTAGTTGATCGAATCTTCACTGGAATCGTTGTTCGGGTGCCATGCCAAAACAAAGCCAGTGGCGCCTTGGTTGATCAGGTCTCCTACCTCGGCCAAGACCTCCGCATCGAGTTCACCATTACCCAGATAGCTGCCACGGATTTGGGAGAAACGGCTCTCGCCATTGATGCGGTCTTCAATCAGTTTAAACATTTCAAATTCCTTTAGGAATGTAGGTTAGGTCTTGCTTGCGGCGTTGTTTTTTAAACGCCTTGCGGTTATGTAACGCGTGAAGCAAATGATCCGGGGCATCAATCTCAATGTCCACAATGATCATTCTGTACTCATGTAGCTGGCCCTCGTAGCCGACCAATACAGATTCTTTTAACGTAGGCACTTGCCAGATGTGTGCGTAGTACTGTGTTACCCGCTGGTAGATCGTGTAACAGATCATCACCAGCATGTTAAATTCGTGCTCTTCCAGATCGTTGATCCGATCAGTTAACGCATGATCGACATGCATGTCTTCATCGTACAAGCTGTTGTCGAAGAGGTACTCGATCATCTCGGTATGAAACTTTTCGTAAGACATATACCGATAACTGGCACAATAGTTGATGGCACAGTCTAGCAAGTGGGGTTCCAGTTGACGAAACAGATGGTTAGCACCCAACTGCAAGTCTGAAACATCTATATAGACTAACATGGCTTAACACCGGATAGCAGATTCACTTGTATAATGTAGGTCTGAAATGTCTTTAATTACCGAAGCCAGACTCCGGTATCGTATGAGAGAGGAACTAACTCTCTTGTACTCAATGGGCAGGAAGGAAACGAGGAAACCAAGATGAAATTCGATATTCTGAAAAGTGGTATTGACAACGTATTGGGTCTGATCAACGCCGATAACGGCCAGTCCTTTACGCTTGACCAAATCTCTATCAGTGCTCCGGCTGTGTTCGTGGATGAAACGGGGGTTAATCCACGTAACACGCAGATCGTTGCTACCGCTCTTGAAGGCAGTGGCATGGCAGGTACCCAGACGTTCCGCTTTACGCGTCTGGATCTGTTTGATCGGTCGGAGAATGCGATCGTCATCCAATTGGGCGAAGCTACGACTTTGGAAGAAGTCAAGGCACAAGTGGTACAACAGCTGGAAGTTGCCGACGGCGAAGTTCAGTTGAGCGTAAGCGAGATGCCGGCATTCGAAGACAGCGACTCTGCTGTGATTCAGCTGGTAGCCAACGAAAGTAGCTACGGCTACATCGGTCAGATCGACGTAACGCTGCTAAAGTTCATTCCTGAGCCGACCCAGCTGAGCGACGCCGCACCGAATCAGGACCTCAACGGTTTTGATGAGTAATCGCTAAGGCGGCATACAGGGAGGCTTCGGCCTCCCTGTACGTTTTATGCCGTTACAAACCAGAACGGTTGATCACCTCTTGAACCATCTTCTCCAAATCACGATGAGCCGACATCAGGTAATACCGAGCCGGGTCACGGTTCAGTTGATCCAAGAAGCCTTGACGCACCCGTTGATGGTACTCCAACCCTTTGGCTTCCATCCGGTCCAATTGACCACGTTCACGTACGCGCTCAAAAGAAACTTCAGGATCAAGGTCCAGCACCACTGTCAGGTCAGGACGCAGGTCACCCAACGTGAGCTTAACCAACTGGTTAAAGGTTTCAACAGGGAGGCTACCGCCAGCGCACTGCAAGGCGTAGGTCGAATCGATGAAGCGATCACAGAGAACAATGTGTCCCATTTTCAACGTGGGTTGGACCACTTGTGCAACGTGTTGACGACGGGCTGCAAAGAACAACAAGGCTTCGGTAACAACATCCACCTCCTCGTCTCGATGTGCCAGGGTCAATGACCGAATCTCTTCAGCCATGGGTGTACCACCGGGTTCACGCGTGTAGGTCACTCGGTGACCCATTTCAGTCAAGCGGCGACCGACCGCTGAACGTAGGGTAGTTTTACCACACCCTTCCCCGCCTTCAAACACAATGAACATCTTACGACCCCTCTTCCTTATCCAGGAACAAAAACAGTGCGGTGTTGGATTTGAACCGTTGGCTGGTCCCGCCCTTACCTTCCATTGAGATAAAGTGCTGGTCCCCGACTAAGGTTCCATAACGCACCCGGACTTGGTTTTCAAACTCATACATAAACCGTACCGGCATGCCGGGATACAGTAACGTGTGGTTTGAGTTCTCCCATGTCGCGGTGACGTTATTGCCTTTACGAAACGCCGTAGTCGACAATTCGGCAAACAGGTTACTGCTCACCTTATTAGCGCTGCGTGTGATGTGGGCGACCCCATCGGCGACTTGATCGATCAACACCTCAGTGACGTTCTTACCGCGAGCGGCTTTAGCAACGTTACCGACCGTTGAGACAAACCCGTCCAGAAGTTCTTTGGCATCGTTAAAGCGAATACCGACACCCTGGTCAAGTTTGGCTTTGTCTGAGACGTCTGTGATGTCCGTGGTTCCGGTTGAGAGAACAATCAATTGACTGCCCTTTTGCAACCAGGTCCGCTCGATGCTCGGCATCTTGTTTTCCGGTACGTTCACAATCGTCAAGCCCCGTGGACTTTCCTCAAACCGTTTAGTGTTCAAGGCAGGCCACACATACCAATCGCCTGACCGTAAGTAAATACCCAACCCGGTACTGTAAATGCCCCCACACTTCTCCTGTAGGAAATCCCCCACCTCAACCAACGGCGTTGCATGTGGGATCACGATGTGGTCACGGCGCTCGGTGTTATTGGCAGGCACCATGTCCACCAGACCTTGGGTCTCCATCAACTCACGAGGGACTTCTTGAGTCTTGGAGGTTAGCAAGGTCAACAACACTTCAGCGGCTGTGCGTTTACGAAAGCTACCCCCGACTGAAACAGAACGTACCCACTCAGTAACCCGGTCCACCAACTGCAACCGCACCACTGCAATGTTCGCCGCATCGGCAACTTCTACGCTGTCCAGTATCCCAGAACCTGAAGCGGCTGCGACGTCCTTGCTTTCACAGAGCACCGCTTTGTACTCGCAGATCACAATAGGTTCATCGGCTGCTTCTAAGTAGTCACCCACCACTTCACGGGAGAGAAACACCGTTAAGCGTTCTTTGTTCCCGTAGATGTGTTTGCTGTAGGTACCCACCCCGAAGACCACCGAGATATACAGGTCATCGGCAAAGGTCTTAAGGTAGTCACGCCCCAAGTCCACAGAGACGACCCGTAACGGAACCAGTTCTTGACCTGAGGGCAACCGAACACTGACTCCGTAACGGAATTGAGGTAACGGGGTGCGACTGTCAGTCACCTCCCGTACCGAGTTCATTAATGAGCTACTCTCCAGCACTGTCACGTCCTCCGCGTTTGTCGACCATGTCAGTAATCACGTGGGCGAGTGAGTTGTGGGTGTATTCGACCTTTGGCATGTCTGCTTGTTCTTGCGAGACACGACGACGAATGCCACGACGTTTGTTCATGCGCTCCAGTGCATTGAAGAGCTTGGAACTGGTTGGCTGGGACTCCATATACAGACGGGCCATCGGGAAGAGCTGTTCTGCAAACTCCTCCAGAATGGCTAGGTCTTCAACCGGTGCATCCCGACGGTTCGGGTCCATCAGCAAGGCGTCATGCCAGTCACTGACGTGGTCCCGAATCCATTCGTAGATCTGCTTGGAGTCCTCAGGGTTGAGCAGCGCTATCTGAGCACCTTGACGCGTCTTGTCAGCCATTTGGGCGACTGTCAGACGTGCCATCACCGGGGCGTTCATTCGTCCGCTGTCAACAGCCTCATCCATAGAGGTCTGTAGGCCGAACTGTTCAGCGAAAGACTGATCGATCAAATACAACTGAGGGATCAGGCAATCGATGTAATATTGGAAAATCTTTTCGGCGGGTGAATGCCCAGGTTTTTCGATGATCATGTTAATAGTCTGCCATGGCGTACTTGATGAGAATCAGGATCAGGGGGATGTAATAGAACCGCTCCAAGTTAGGCCAAGTCTTTGCAGATTCAACCAACCGCAGTAGCTGAGCCTTGTCCACCACTTTACCTTCTAAAGTATTGCGGGTGACCAGTTCCAAAACCGACTGACCTTCTGTGTTATAGTAGAAGGCCTCACTCAAGACGTAGAAGTCATCCTTCGTCACCGGATGAATCAGCACAGGATCACTGACGGTGTTGCCTTCAAAGCCTTTAAGCTCGGTGTGACTTTGCGTAAGCTTAGTCAGGTTGTTAGTGCGCCGAGAACCTCCGACTACCCGATCAGGAATCAACGGGTCTACGTAGTCCCCACAACCACCGTTGAGCGTGGAGTCCACCAGCTTGACCTGTGCTTTATCCAAGGGGTAGACGATGGTGTCAATCCCGCTGTAGTAAAAGCCGTTGAACTGTGGGTGTTCGTTGAAGCGACCACGCGGCACGACGCCTGTTTGGTAGAAGGCCATGGTGAGCAGGTCTGCGTTGTTCTGAGCCAACACTTGCCAGAGGTTGATCTCTTTAAAGGCCGGATCACGTTCAACGTTCAACACCTTGATCCGATAGATCAATGGGTGTTCGGTTTGCTCAACCGTCGACAGTACACCTGAGGTCAGGAAGGGGTCGTAGAGTTTCTGAGGCTGATCTGGAACCAACAACGTTTGATGCTCGATGTTGAAGAAGTCCCGGAAGTAATGCGCCACCAGTTGCTTGTACCCCGCTTCGATCTTAGCGAGTTGTTCAAACTCAGACGTCACCAAGGTAGCGGTGTGGTTGTGTTGCAGGTTGTTTTTAACAAACACCTGTTCCACGACTGTCTTCTTGTCCAAGTCACGGCGGTAGGTGTCATCGACCTCAGCACGCAGCTTGTAGTTGATGACGTAGACAGAATCGTGCAACCGGGATTTCTTCTCAGAACCTAAGACCGTGAAGATCCCTTCCTTACCATCCCCGATGTCTGCAATGAACACGTCGCCGACGTTTGGGATCACCCCTGCGTAGACCGTGGCCTCACCGGTGACTTCCCACGTCCGGGTTTGTGCGTCTTGACTTTCCGACAGTTCACCTGTGACTTTAAGTTCCAGGTTCTTAACCAGACGGTACTGTTGGTACGCCGCTTGTTGCGAGAGTTGCAGGTCAGACAGCTCGTCATCGTTGCCGATAATCTGGCTGTAGTAGTTCACCTGCCAGCTCGCCCCTTCTACATAAGCCAGTAACGACTTGTGGGGTTGATAGCGGGTGTCGACCACATTACTTTTGAGCACAGGGGCAACAGCGTGCCCTGTGTTTTTCTGAGGAACCTTAGGCTCCTTGGAGTTAAGAATCGGCATGATGCTCATCCTTAGATTTAACGATGATGCTGTAGCTACCCACAGTCTTCATCACAGATTGACGACTGGTCAGGTTCAGCACCTTCTCAACGGTCTTGCGGGGCAGGAGTGAACCGCCGAGCAGTTTGGTGTCTTCAGGCTTTAGCGTGTTGTTCGGATAGAGCACCCGGATGATGTCCAAGGCCGCTTCCCCAAAGTGACGCAGACGTTCCAACGCTTGAGCACTTAAGGACTTTAAGTCAGCAATCGTGATCACCACGTGGTACATCCGCCGGGGATCTAGGTCCACGGTGGTCCGTACATTTAAGTCCGCATCAATCTCCAGTACCGTTTCATCCATCCGTGAGTCCCCTTGAAAGAGGTGGATGGTAAACACAGACTGTAGAGGGATGGCTAAGTACCGGTGTTCTGAGACCAAGTACTTAAGGATCGGTGCACTGAACTCGTGAGTCCCTAATTCCTTTAAGCTGAACAGTTCACGCGGGTCTTCAATGTTAACCCCCATCAACACGGTCAGGATTTCATGCATGTGTTTAAACTGCATGGTACCGTTCCAGTCGTCGTACTCAGGAATGCGTATCCCTTTAAAAGGATAGTTGGCATCGGTGTACAGGCGGGTGAACTTATCCAAACTGCGGCGCTCTGAGTTAGGCCGACGTGAGATACTGGACAGCTCGTAGGTGAGCTTCTCTTGACGGAACTTAGAACTGATGATCTGGTTATGGATCACAATCGGGTAGCGCATGGCACAGGCCACAGGCTTGTCGTATTGGAAGCGGTATTCAAACCCGATCTCCCACGGTGCTCCATCGCTAGCCGCTTGACCTTTATCTGGTTGAGCCATAAAGTCAAACCAACCCACGACACCCACCTGACGCTCTGCCATCGACAGCAGTGCACCACCACCTACTTGGTTGGTCACCGATACCACACGCGGGCTGAAGTGTTTACGCAAGTAGTCTTTCAAGCTATCGCCGTAACCGAAGTCTTCTTCACGCAAGCGCCAGATTTCGCGCAGGATGATCAGTTCAGCTTGAGGCAGGGGATAGTGGTAGTCGAACTCGTGCAAGAGCTCCTGCTGGCCTTCTGCCACCTTTAAACGCATCCGGTCACGCCACCGCAACGCACTGGTACGATCTGGTGCTCGGTAACGGAACGTGATGGCGACTTCTGTGCGCACATACACAGGTTTGATCACGACACCAATGGCAGGGTCATGGAAAATGAATTGCTCATTGGGTTTACGCACCGCTGTGGTAAGGGTACGTTCCTCAATGTAGTCCTCTTCCACTTCCACAAACACCCGACCGACAAAGCCGTACTTGTTGTTCGGTGTGGTATCAATCGTGGAGGATGCTTGGTACTGGGATTCAGTCACCCCGTAGTAATCGATCGCGGTCTGTTCCGGCAACCCCATATACGCCACTAGGTCTTTAACCATTTGGACGCATACAGGACGAGACACCGAATTGTACGTTTCCGGGATCTCAGAAACAATATTGGGCATGGTTAACTCCTTGGGTTGTGCAGTGTCAACCACACGTTTAGTCTAAGCCATACCATACGTGGGAGCTGCTTAAGGGCAAAAAAAAAGAGGAGCCCGAAGGCCCCTCTTTTCCTTTATGCCGTTAGGCGGTGTAGCGAAGCTGCAGTCCCATCGGAGCACCGCGACCGGTCAGCATGTGAGCGCGCATGCGGCTCATGGTGCTGGTGCGATCAGACAGTACCGACTTGAGTGTCGCTTGACGGGTACGCGTGACTTCGATGATGTTCTCGAGATGCTCGAGCATGGTCTTCTCGTCGTCATTCAAAGAATCACTGTTACGCAACATCGCGGCCAGTTTCTCAGCGCGTGCCAGTTCTTCTTCCTTGTCAGCCTTCTTGGGTTTGGCCAATGGGGCTTCTTCAATACGAACCACGTTGGCAACAGGAGTCGCTTCAGGGGTTTCAGCAGAAGCTTCTTGTACGGTTGCAACACCTTCACCGCGAACCGGCGTCATGCCAGCTGCGATCATGGCTTGTACCAGACTGTCTTCATCATTGAGCATGGTGGGGTCCATCTTGCTTACGGTGCTACCGAGTTGGGTGAGGGTTGCGATAACCGATTCTTGTACCACGTCTTCTTCGCTAGCCGAGTCACCCATGGCAGAGGCGTGGCGAACGATGTTGGACATAGTGGCCAAGGTCATGGCCAGTTCTACCGAAGACATCTGGAAGTACATGCCATCGTTGAGCTTGTGTTGGGCACAGTACGCATTGAACGCATCACGCAGCGAGTGACCGACTTCGACACTGAACTTCACAGCGCCTTTGAGTCGCTCACTGTTCAGTACGATGTCGCCTTCTGCGTCACAGCTGAAACCGACAGGATACTGATTCTCAGCCAGCAGGAACTGACGGCCTTCAGCATCACGTGCAGCACCGCTGTAGATCACACCGGCATGCTTACCACCGTTTTCCAGCAGAGTGGTCATGGCGATGGCGGTTGCGAGGTTAAGCTTTTTCATGGTGAATCTCCTTAGATATACGGGATAGTGGATACTTTATTGTATCCTATTCACCTGAGTAATATAGACTTGAGATTTTTTTATTTCGCCTCTTGGTCCATGGAGTCTACCAACCACATCATGCGCTCTAATACGTTCTCAAGCGAGTACCCATACGCTCCGAACACAAACATCTTACGGTATTGAACCACACACTCAACTAACTGGTTGGTGTCTAAGATCTTCTGGATGATATCCATGGGTAGATGGGGGTTGTTGATCAGCACCACCTTCTGTTCGGTGAGGTAACGGTGTGTCGTCATCCCTAACCCTAGGTGTGGGTTGTACGCTACATTGACTTGGTGGTTCGTCTTCTTACTGAGCGCTGCAAGCATTTCTTCGATAGTCATCATACCACTCCTGTAGTCCCTATAGTAGTACGTTGCCAGATATGTCTTTACAGTAGGCGGCATAAAAGCCCACCCCGAAGGATGGGCTTTTACAGAGCGCTACTACGAAGTAGGATTACTTCTTAGCAGGACCAGCTTTGTGCGCAGCGACGCCACGGTCTACCAGAGCCAGAGCCGCGCGAACGACGTTGAACTCGTGGGAGTAAACCTGGTTGACGCAACGGCTGATGTCGAAGTTGGCCTTACGCATGACCATGGAAGCACCGGCTTGCTTGGCGCTTTCCTTGATCTTCTTGGTCCAACCTTCGACCTTGGTCTCGGTGGCCTTGAGTGCTTTTTCGCGGGAAGCGGTCAGCTTCTCGAGAGGCTTCTTCTTCTCTTCCAGCTGGGCGATCAGCTTGCCAGACAGGTCGAGGACCTTCTGCAGATCGGCCTTGCTCGGAGCGGCGATTTCGGTACCGGCGTCGTCGACAGCCTTGAAGCCGTAACCCTTAACGAGCTTGGGAGCGGACAGACCGGCGTCGGTGCCCTTTTCCATGCTCTTGGTGCCTTCCGAACGGATGACAGCGTCGCCAGACATGACGTTACCAACGCTTGCCACTTTCTCGAAGACCTTCTCGACACCGTCGGTCGCTTCGGTCAGAGCTTTCTGCAGCTCTTCACGGGCGAAATCGTTGGTCTCGGCGCGGTTCAGCAGCTGAGGAACGCGGCTGTCGTAGAAGTCAACAGCGGAGTCGATCAGACCCTTGATTTCGGCGCTGCCTACGGACAGAGTGGCGTTCAGGCCAGCGATGATCGAGGACATGTCGGCCTTGCCCTTGTAACGCAGGGTGTTGGCGTTCGGGACCTTGATCTTGTCGCCTTTCTCTTCTTTGATTTCCTTCACGGCCTTTTTCAGGGCTTCGTGACGGCTCTTCAGCTTGCCAACGCCACCGAAGATCTTCGCGAAGAAGTTCTTGATCGCCTGGATCGCCTTGGAGACGGCGTTCTTGATGGCCTGCCAGATCTTCTTCAGGGTTTCGCCGATACCTTCCATCGAGATGGTGGTAGCTGCGGCCTGACCAGAAGCGCCACCGAAAGATTCCATCGACGGGGTGACGTCGGAAGCTTCGAGGCCAAGACGGCCAACGTGGGCTTGAACGGCGTGTTGCATGAACAGAGCTGCCTGTGGGTTCAGACCACCGTCTTGCATTGCGCTTTCCATGGAGATCAGGATGCTTTCCAGACCTTCAGAGATTTCGCCGAGCTCTTCGACGTTGTCGCCTTGCTCTTCGAATTCGGCTTCAGCTTCGCCAGCGTCGGCAATTTCGATCTCGAGGGTATCGTCAGCAGAGACGACCAGCTCGGTTTCGTTGGTGGCTTCATCTTCCATGGAGATGAACAGTTGCTTCAGACTCATGAGTAAAACTCCGTAACGTTAAGGATAGTCATGCGACTAGGTTTTGCGCACTTGTGCATACAATACAGTGATTGTGCGAAATTTGTTTTTAAGCAGAAAGCCGGTTAAGCCTTTTAATCCGATCGGCAGTCGATTCAGTTTTGTCGACCTCAAAAGAGGAACCGAACATCAACCACATCGTCATAACCATATCGTCAAAGCCATTAGGATGAGAGCACCATTGGGCAACGATCTCAGCACCCGGACGCCCCACCAAAGCCTTGAACTCAACCGGCAAACCACTACTAGCCCGCTGTTTGTGATCAGAATGAGGCTCAGCCCACTCAGCCAACAAGGGTTTCCAGTTATGGATTGAAACCTTGCGACATCCCGTGAGGATGAACTTCAGCGTATCCAGCAGAAACTCATAATTATAACCGTAGAGGAACGGGTTATTTTTCTGAGTCGCTAGGAAGCGGGGAAAGTCTCCGAACAGTTGCATAGCTATTGGGAACACTTCCCGATAGTACGAAAACCCCTGTGTGTTAACACGGCCGGTGAACAACAGGTCCACCAGCTGGTCAACGTCTCGGTTTCCCTGCTCCTTGACCAAGCCGCCAGAAGCGGCTGAGATCAAGAACCCGCGAGGGTAGAGCAAACCAGACATTTTAGTCATAGTCGCTCTCCATATCCATCACCTTCTTGTTAAGCTTCTGCAGACGGCCTTCAGTGTAGGCAATCTCTTGTTGCAGACGCGCATCCGGCTCACGCTCTTCCTTAAGTGCAAGTAGGCGATACTCGAGAGCACGCTTCTCTTCCACAGCAGCCTTGTACCGATTAACCTGCCACTCCGCTACGGCCATACGAACGTAGTAGATTGGGTTCAGGCGAACCGGAATCAAACCAAAGCCCAGCGGGTCGGTTTTAGTCGCACCAAGGGTCTGTTCAACCATCGGCACTTCATCGGCAGTCACAGTCATGTCTGGGATCGCTGCGAAACTCGATTCCAGTTGACGCGGTGCGATGTACAATATACGACACGCTTGTGAAAAATTATCGCGATTGTCCCAAATCCAACGCTCTTCGGCCTTGGACATTGCTTTTGGCAGGGAATATCCCGACTTGGTTTCGGCCTGCTCTTCACTCAAAGTCCACAGCAGCAGACGACGAGCGTAGCGTGAGGCGAAGGAGGCGACTTCCAGATACTGGATCAGGTTGGCGCGGGTGAAGCTGATGGCACTGGAGCCTACGTCTTGAGCGAAGGCTTTGTTGATCATCTTCTCGATCGTGTCCAGACGCTCACCCAAACCTTCCATGACAGCGCAAACGCCGAACAGGTAGTTGGCATTGCCAAGCTTGGGGGAGATCTTTTTGCTGAACTCACGATCGTAGTTCTGGCATTGCTTTGCATGCAGCTTGTTGCGACCGTAGTGCTCCTTAACGGAGAGATACGGCGGCAGAGTGATCTCTTCGACTTCTGCGCGCAGGACCGAGAGTTCCTCGGTCAAACGGCTGCGCTCGAACGTCGGGAGCATCAGAGAAAGGAACTTCTGGATCTTCATGGTTGACTCCGATTAGATCGACGGGTTGGCGCCCATTTGATAGGCCTTCATGATTTCGGCCACATCAGGCCCCTTCTTGCCGTTGGACACTTTCAGTTCCTTGAACGAAAGTTCGGTCGGAATCGCAATGCCACGATGATAGAAGGTCACGATCTCATAGTCCGGGTCCACTACGCACAGGATCATGCAGTAGGTTTCCTTGAAGACTTTGTCACGCACACGCACGTCTTTGAGACGACCGCCTACGTTACGCTCCAGTTCGCGAGCGGTGGGGGCTGCAACCACAATGAGGTTGGATGCAGTAGCTACCGACGGCTGGCCAGAGAAGATCGCGGAGATGCTGTTGCCACGGCGACGCTTACGGATCTCTTCATACAGACCGGAGTTATCCTTGGCGAGGGTTTTCTTGTGCGCATCGATCAGGTCTTGGCACAGCACGAGGTCACGGATGAACTCAAGCTGACCCGAACGCCAGGCATGGAAACGCTCTTTGACCGTGATTTGCTTGCTTCCTACCGATAGGATATGAACCAATTCACTGGAACCAATGCCAGTGCAGATTAGGCGCACATTAATCGGGAAGGTCGCGCGCTGGCCTTCAGACTCGATCTGCACTTCCAACATCTTACCAACCGAAAGGTTAGTGAGGTCCTGGAGCGAGGCGACCGTGTCACGACCAAAGCCTACAGCTTCTTCACCGCCAGGAATGTCCTGACCGTTCTTAGAGGCACGTACCATGTCGCGAACACTGGCAGCTTCCATGGAGATGCCGAACTTTTCAAGACCGGTGGGCTTACCCGGAACCGGGAGGCGGAAGCTGTAGGAACGAGCGTCTTCCAGTACAAGCGACACACCGTCACTGATACCGTTGGCGACGTTGTCTTTAACGTTACGCTGCGGGTTCAGCTTGTCGAGCAGCTTAACGACGTCTACACGACCGACGTTAACCGACAGGGCCACCGCCTGCAGGTAATAGCCACTGAACAACGAGGTCAGTGATTGCATGATGTCCGGTGCGACATCCAGTTTGGTAACACGAGCATCCATCAGCACAAGCGGTTCAACGCGAGTGGGCTTGGTGTACTCGATCAGAGAGTCGGAGGTGCTGTTACGCATAACCTCCGTCAGTTTACCGGCTAGCGCAAGGCCGGTGACGACGTCATTCATCATGGTTGAAAATCCTTCGAAGGTGTTTCATGAGCAAAACTATTAAGGATGTCTTAGGACAGATCTCACGGTCTGTCGGTCGAGGCGATATTTCCCAAGCGGCGTTGAATACGCTCTACGGGATCAACCACCGCGGGTATGGTAACCCCGTACCGAATAACAAAGACAATGTGGGACTGACCTTTTTTACGCGGCCTAATCTCAACCTAACATACGATAACATAGCGCCCGTGCGCGTCCTGACACCGCTACTCGATGGTAACGGCGGTGGAGTGAACACATTGCAGCGTGCTGTGCGTATGATGCTAGACCCATACCTGGGGAGTCCGGCTAAGTTCGATGACCCTACCTTGGGTGGCAGTGGTGTACCGTTGGCATGTCCGCTGATTGATCAGGACAGCGCTTTCATACCGTTACTTAGCAACAACCTGATCTCCCTGAGTGGTTGGCCAGATGTTGGTGTCGAGACTTTCACCTCCACACCGGGTCTATTCCAAGAATCTTGGAGCATGGTTGATAGCCACTCGCGTTTCTTTGAGACGTATGAACTCAACGCGACCTTCAAGAATATTGAAGGCGACCCTATATCATTGCTGTTTTTCGCATGGCTCCACTATATGTCCTCGGTTTACCAAGGGATAATGGTGCCGTATCCGGAAAACATCGTGCAAAGACGCATTGATTACCAGACGCGGATCTACCGCCTCATTCTGGATCACAAGCGACAGTACGTTCAAAAGATTGCGTGTTGTGGCGCTGCGTTTCCGTTAAACAGTCCGTTGGGCAATGCGTTTAACTTCACCAATGAGGGTGTCTACTCAGGTGATAACGACCAGCTCAACATTCGTTTTAAAGCTGTGGGTGCTGATTACAACGATCCGATTATCATTGCAGAGTTCAACGCAGTGGTCGCGATCTTTAACAGTAAGATGAAAGGCTCTGATGCTGATCGGTCTAAACACTACCGCAAGGTGACGACTGATGAGTTGGACTATTTCAACTACCACGGTTATCCGTACATCAATTCTGAAACACACGAGTTGCAGTGGTGGGTACCGCGTGAGCTTTACACCCAATACGAAAACCGTTTCAGTTTCAACATCGAACAATTGAACTCGGATAAGAATGCCGACTTCGACCCTTTAAAGATGTAACCCTTTCCGGAGCACCCCATCATGACTCGTAGACACCGTACCTTGACCCTTACAGGGTTTGCTTTAGATTATGCCCTTGCTATGGCCTTGGATTGGAAAGAACCGATTTACGGTGTCGGTCAGATTCGTTACCACGAAGACGACCATTACCTCACGATGGATGAACCTGATCCGGATGAGGAAGAATGTAGCGAGCCGCATCACTTTGACCACTACACCCAGTGGGCACCACAGCGCTTGAAGTTTATCATCTTGCAACTGATGATCGACCACCGCGTGAACGTGAAGTGGGAGTGCGGGTCGGCGCGAGTCAGTAAGAGTGGGTTTGCTCACACCGGAGAAAACCTTGGGACTGCAGTTGCACAACTGTTGGTCGCCTGTAAGTTCGGCTTGCATGTCGAACTGCCAGAACACATTAACTAAGTAAGGGGGCTACAATGCCACTGACGATTGAAGAGATGAAGGCGCAGATCGACCTCGTGCGATTTAACCCTTCAGCCATTTGCCAAGTGGCACTGGATGTTTTAGAGGAAGTTAACACCGGGACTCGGTTGGTTGTAGACCCCACCAACCCGTTCATGTTCCTGCTCGAAGCCAGTGCCGTTAATGCCTCGGCTGCCATGTCCTGCTTTGCTGACTACAGCCGTAAGCAATACGGGGTGATGGCGCAAGACGAAGACGAGATCTACATGCACATGTCCGATAAGGACTTCATGGGTCGCTTTGGGACACCGTCTTCTACCACCATGATCATGTTGCTGAGTTTGGAGGAAGTCAAAGCCAAAGCCTTGGAGACCGACCTCATCAGCATGCGTAAGTTGGTGATCCCCCGCCACACCACCTTTACGGTGGCAGGCTACAGCTTCATGATGCAGTACCCGATTGAACTGCGGGTGATGAGTCATGGTGGTTTGAACATCCTGCACGACGTCACCCGTAAGTCGCCGTTCTTGAGTCTGGAAACCAACGTGGTCGATTACGAGATCGTCAACATTGACGGGACCGTATTTATCTGCCTGCAAATTCCGGTCCTGCAACTGGACTCGCAAGTCTTCTACCCGAAAGTGAACATGGGGACTTTGACTGAGGCGACCTACGCCTTTGACGGACAGTTCCACTATGCACGCGTTTACCGTTCCTTAGAAGACGGAACGTGGGATGAGATGAAGACCACGCACAGCGAACAGGTCTTTGACATCACCACGCCGACGGCTGTGCTTAAAGTGTACAACGGATCGGTCAAGGTCAGTGTACCTTTGGTGTATCAGGCGAACGGGATGGTCACGCGTGAACTGCGTGTGGAGATCTACAGCACCCGTGGTGAGATCAACCTGATCCTGAACAACTATCCGCCAAACGCTTACGGAGCCACCTGGCTTGATTACGACAACGATGACGACGGTCGCTACGCAGCGCCTTTGAAAGCGTTTAACGCAATCTCGGTGTACTCTGAGTCGACTGTAACGGGAGGTTCGAATGCTCTGTCCTTTGATCAGGTCCGTGAGCGTTTGATCAGCACGGCGATGGGTGATCAACAGTTGCCGATTACCAGTGTGCAGTTGGGGACGACTTTGGAGAACGCAGGGTTCAGTGCGGTAGTCAACACTGACTTTGTGACCCAACGTCAGATCTTGGCAACCCGTACCCTGCCGACTCCAGATGACTTGAGTGTCTACACCGGGATGGCTTCAACGATTGGCATGCTTCAGTGTGCAGCCGATGAGATCCGTGACCTCTTTGGGGTGCGTGATAACATCAAGCGCCTGACGCTAACGCCGCAAGTGTTGTATCAAAACAACGACTCGTTGCTGACCATCATGCCTGAGGTGGCGATCCAGAACTTGGAAGCCTTGCGGGAAACGGATCTGTTTGCTCAAGAGGTCAGTGGTAAGCATTACCTCTGGTCGCCGTTTTACTACGTGTGGGAATTGAGTGGCGATTACTTCACCACCCGCGCCTACCACTTGGACAATCCACAGATCACCTCCAAGGCGTTCGTGGAAGAAAACCCAACCTTGGGGATGACTGTTGCGACAGACTCTTACGCCATTGAAAAAGTGGCTGACGGGTACCGCATTGTGATCACCACCCGGTCAGGTCCTGTCTACAAAGGTCTGGATTTAGAACAACGTCACGTTGTGCTGAGCTTTGAGGCCCCTGTGGAGAACGGTAGAGCTTCTTTGGAGGGTACGTACCTTTATACCAACGAAGACACAGGTGAGAGCGCGTACGAGTTCCTGGTGCAGACCAACTATGACGTGGACAGTGGCGATCATCTGATCGTGACCAACTTCACGCTCTTCGGTCAAGTCCAACCGTGCACGATCAACCTCAAAGACAAGTTCACACTGGTCTACGGGGTGAGTAGCTACCTTACACAAGACATGGAGTTCACCGACATTGACAAACTGACCGACATGACGTTGGTGCCAGCGAGTCATTACGCAATCATCCAAGAAGAGCTTAACTTCGTGTTGGGTTACTCTCTGGATCGTCTGTGGACCAACAGTCGCAGTGTGGTCGGTAGCGAAGGGTACCTTACGTACGAAACAGATGTACCGGCTGTCTGGGAAAGCACGCAGTACCGACGCGATCCTGAAACCGGTGGGTATCTGATTAGCATGGTCGATGGTCAACCTGACTTTGAGATCCTGCACAACATCGGTGACCCTGTGCTCGTCAATGGTGTCCAGCAATACGCTCACCAGAAAGGGGATTTGGTCTATGACGCTGACGGTCAACCGATCGTTGCAAGCCCACGTAAAGTGGTGCGTCAAGTGGATCTGTTCTTGGTCGATGGGTTGTATTACTTCGCTGACGATGACGTAACCTTAAACTACACCCGTTCGATTCCGAACACCGTGGTGGGTTGGTTGGAAAATGACATCAGTTCGGCAGCCAGTAAGATGCTTGAGTTGACTGAGCTGTACTTCTACCCACAACGCACGACTGGTTACGTTGATGCGCTGGTCTTGGAAGGCTTTGAGGTTCGCCTTGAAGTGGAACAAGCCTTGCACATTGAGCTGTATATGACCAAGTCAGGTTACGAAGACTTGCCGCTACGTGCCTCGATCGAATCGAACATCCTCGAGATCTTGGCTGACGAGTTTACCAATGACACGGTGCGTTGCATCGACATTGAGAACCGCGTCATCGCAGCTGCTAAGGACCAAGTGATCACGGCAGTCGTTTCAGGTTTGGGTGGCAGTAACAACTACCGCGTGGTTACCTTGATGGATCAGTCAGCACGCTTTGGAATTCGTAAGAAACTCCAAGCACTGGCCGATGGGACCTACTCAGTAGTCGACGACGTTACCATTACGTTCTTGCGTCACACCAACGCATAAGCGGCATACAGGGCGGGGTGACCCGCCCTGTACTTTTATGCCGCGTTGTTACAGCTTGATCTTGGATGCATGTGTCAACGCTTTCTTCACTTCTTCGTCGTCGTCTTGGACAGCCAAGGCGGCCACACGTTTCAGTTTAGTAGCGGCGTACTTTTCCATCGACATCCAGAACTGACGCGATCCACTCGAAGCCATACTGCACATCCGAGTAAAGATCATCAGTTGCTGCAAACCACTGCGCAGCGAGTAGGACACTTTGTTGATCGCCGCACGGTGATCAGCTTCAAGGTCTTTTCTCTTTGAGACTTTCTGTTCGATCTTCTCAACACGCTTTTCCAGATCGGACGTTTCGTGAAAGCCCCGACCATAGACCTTCGAGTCGCTACCGGTATGACCTTTGTGACGTTCAAACACAGCTTCCAGATCTTCACGGAACTGTACCTTGATGTCGCGCATCGAGGTCAGACCTTCCATGAGTTCAGACATCGCACTGCTCGCCGTTTCAGCGGAGAACTTACCGATGTGACTTAGGGCTTGAGGCAAGCTCATGTCCTTGGGGTCTACCAGATCACTGTCGCTTATCGAAACGTCTTTAGCATCAGCCAACTTTTCCAGCAGGTCGACCGAGTTCTTGACCTTCTCAAAGAGAGTCTTGGCCACTTTGTGACCGTCGGCAATGACGTGAGCCACTTTACCGTTGGTGATGACTTCTTTAAGGAAGGGGTTGAAATAACCACTGATCTGCTGCTGGTACTGCTCGTTCAGCTGCTTGGTGATTTCATCAACCTTGGCCTTAGCCTCGCTGTTCATGTTAGCCACGATTCGATCACATACCTTGAGGCAGCGTTCGGTGGATTCAACATGACCATCGAGCTTCTTGACGGTGAACTCGATCTTCTCGCGTGACTTCTTAAGGTACTGGAAGATCTTGACGGCCAGTACGGCTACCGCTGCCACAGCACCTGCAATCAACAAAGCAGTCTTGAGGTCGATCGACTCCAAGGTTACCTTGAGATTGGTTTGTGTCGGTGTTTGGCTGTAGTAGGCGTAGTTGGTATCAGCTGGCATCAGGTGAGCAGCTTTCTCAACCATACCACGGGAGACACCACCGGTTTCACGCACATCAGACAAGAAGCTGTCGATGTCAATGGTGATGGCTTCCAGAGCCGCTAACGTTTCTTCATCACTGGAAACGTCTGGCAGTTCGATTTCTTGTTCGTCCATGCCGATTACTCCGCGTCAGACAGGTACTGGATACCATCCAACAGGGTCGGGTAGGTCTTGAGGAAATCAACCGTGGCGTTGTCCACTTCGCTGACGCCGACACAGATCGCCATACCGAGCAGCTTTTGAGCCAACGGATGAGCCGGTTCGTGTACGAGCAGGTAGCGGGTGTACCAGGTGCGGAAGATCAGGTCTTCAGCAATGTCCATGTCCACCGGGACGGCTTCGTTGATTTCGTTGAGGGCGACGTACACACCACTTTTCACCGCAGTGCGGTAATACGAACGAGCGTTGTCGACACGAGCCGACGGCAGTACGAGGTCACGACCTACCACAGAAGCGGCCAGCACAGCAGTAGCACGGGCACGGTCATACAGACCGACGTTGTTGCTGTTCAGGTGGTCAGTGAACTGTTGGGTCAGTTGGCGCAGGTTGTCCATGGGAAGTCTCGCTTTAGGAAAGTTGTTTGAGGCGTTCGTGAGCCAGGAACAGGTCGTTGTTAACCAGTTTCTCCAACTCCACTTGGAATTTCAGCTGTTGGTACTGCTGACGCCCAGAAGGTAGAACCGAGGTGTAGAACATCTCGATCAGACCGCGTTTGTCATCGACTTGCTTGAGCAGTTGATCCACAGCGCGAATGTCAGCCAAGGTTTCGGCTTTAGTTTCGGCCGAGAGTTTCTGTGACTTGATCGCCACCATCATCTCGTTGCGGATACGACGCAGGCGCGCCTCAGGCGGATCGTAGGTTTTCTCAGCGGGGTTGATGAACAGGATCAGCAAGAACAGACCGAAGGTCATCACCGAGAAGAACAGGAACAGCGCCACGTTGAACACGGTAGCAATCACGTGTCCTGCTGAGGTGCGGTACGAACTACCACCACCGTAGGCACGCATGATCTTGTCCAGACCGGTAGCCAGAGCACGACCTGCACCCATGCGCACAGCAAACTGGTCAGCCAACGCTTCAGTTGCCGTGAGGTCATAGATCGGTGTACCCAAGGAGCTGCGGGTGTTCAGGATCTTCTTGCGCACGAACACCGTCTGGAAGACTTCTTTGTCGTTGCACTCGATCAAGGACTCAACGTCATCGATCTCAACGTCCAGCGCTTTGCAGGTTTCGTGTACCAGACGGACCTTGCGGACTTTGTCGTCGGACTTGAAGAACTGCTGAGTAGCCGCGTGCAGGATCACGTTCGTGGTCAGGATATGGCCCAAGAACTCGTAGTAGGTAAACAGGTGGCCCAGCTCGTGAAGCATCACCGCAGCGATTTCTTCAGAGGTGACCAGTTTACTTTCGAACATCCCACGCAGCACTACGGCTTTGTGTTTGACTTCTGAGAACGCACCGCCCAGACGACCGTGAGCCAGATCCACCCAACCTGTTACTTGGTCGATCTTTTTGTTCTTGATCAACGAGTCAAAGTCGTCGTTGCCCAAGTACGGCTTGAAGTAGTTGTAGACGATCGGATTGTTACGATCCACTGTTGGGATATGAACGTAGGCGTTAAGGTCAGAGGAGTCCTCGACCGTAAAGTCCAAACGCACGCCTGTACGCTTGAAGACCAGACCAGCAACATCGATGTCTTTCAACGCTTTCCCTTTGTAGGCCTTCTCGTCGCGGATACGTTGGAAAGCAAGGGTCAGCTCTTTGAAGAGCAGATCGGATTGGACCTGTATGGCCTCAAGTCCGAGATTGAGTTTTCGTGGGGTTAGCATGACAGCTCCGGAACCAAATAGAGGGCCTAAGGAAAAGATCACTCATATTGATAACGCCCAGAGGGCATATGAACCCAGCCCCAACCCCGAAGGGTTGGAGTGGGGAGGAGGAAACGGAAAGATAACCCGATGTCGACACGTTAGTACCAACACAGGATGGGGGATTCCTCTAAGCACCTTCGTGTCTACGGGAAACCTTTCCTGAGAGATACTGGGCTAAATACCTCTCATACATAAGGTGAAGAAAGTAGAGATTTACAGACCGGTTAAAATTGACGTGTGTGACGATGTTATGTCTTAAGGGCTTGCGAGGAAACGTACCATGGCGATGCCAGTAGCAAATGAGAACATTAAAGGCATTGAGTGCAAGCACGCAGTCTACACTCAAGCTAATGATGACAGTGGCGACGACGCCCTGATCGTCAAAGAGATCATCCACACCAAAGATGGTCAGCTGATCCCGAATCTGAAAATTATCGAGAACTACAAGCGCGACTTCTTTTATGCCCGTGAAGGTCAGCGCAACTATAAAGAGAAGAAGACGCAGGAGAAGATCAACAACCTGCAACGTTACACCTGCACCCAAAGTAACCTGCTTCGACAGATTGCCCGTGCTAAAGGGGTGGGGACCCTGCGGGGTGGTTTGCGTCAGATTGCCCGTGATCCGTATCTGTACGGGTGCGACATCACCACTCCAACGTTGCTTAAACGTGAGTACCAAGTCCGCAGTCCTGACTGCCTGTCTCCGAACGGTGTAGCGGTATTCGACATCGAGACGGATGTGGTACACGGCACTGAAGAACCGATCTTGATGGCGTTGACTTTCAAAGATCAGGTCTACATGTGTGCGACTAAGTTCTTTGTAGGCCAGGACGTTCGTTACCTTGAGAAACTCCAGGTGGCGATCAACACGTACCTACAAAAGTACACCACGGACCGCAACATTCATTACACCTTAGAGATTGTCGACACCCCAGGTCAAGGTGTGGTACGGTGCTTCCAGAAAGCCCACGAATGGAAGCCTGAGTTCGTCACGGTCTGGAACATCGACTTCGATATTCCCAAGTGCGTTAAGGTACTGGAGAAAGAAGGCATTGATCCGGCGCAAGTGTTCAGTGACCCCTCGGTGCCTGAGAAGTACAAGTTCTTCCGGTACAAACAAGGTAACGCAACCAAGAAAACGGCTTCGGGTCGGATTGATTCGATTCACCCAGCAGAACGTTGGCACGTCGCCGAGTGTCCTGCAACCTTCTTCCTGATCGACAGCATGTGCGTGTACAAGCGGATTCGGATGGCTAAGCAGAACCTGCCGTCCTACAGCTTGGACAACGTAATGAAGGAAGAGCTGTCGGGTTTGGGTAAGCTTAAGTTTGAAGAAGCCGATGCCTACTCAGGGCTGGAATGGCACGTCTTCATGCAGACGCATTACAAGATCGAGTACAGCGTCTACAACATCTTTGACTGTATTGGTGTTGAGTTGTTGGATGAGAAGACCAAAGACTTGCAGCTGGTCATCAGTACACAGTCGCGGGCTTCTGAATACACGATCTATAACTCGCAGCCTCGTCGGTTGGTAGATGATTTCTACTTCTTCTGTCGGGAACGTGGCTTTATCTTGGGCTCGTGTAGCAACGAGATGGTTCATGAACTCGATGCGTATGTCGTTGGGATGAACCAGTGGATTGTGACCCTACCGTCTCACCAGACTGTGGACAATGGGGTACGAGCGATTAAAGAACTGCCTGATGTACGAACCTACATTCGTCGTCACGTAGCAGACTTGGACATCGTCTCAACCTATCCGAACGTTCAGGTGATCCTCAACATCTCGCGTGAAACCACGCTGTACGAGATCTTCAAGATCAAGGGGTGTAACGAATACCAAGTACGGATGGCAGGTATTAACTTAACTGGCGGTCACGTAAACGCGGTAGAGATTGCTGTAGACATCATGAAAGCACCAAGCTTTGACAAAATGCTGGCAGAGTTCCTCACGGACCACCCAGACGCGGCATAAAGGGTTTGTAAAAGCGTAGGGGCTCCCGAGGGAGTCCCTACCGCCCTTATGCTGCCTATTTACCACACCAGCTCACTTTGGTCCCACCGTCGTACGCAATGGCGTGTCCGTCACGAATAGAGACATCCGTGAAGTTCTCACCATCAATGTAGACGTTGGCTAACAGACGAAAGTATTTGTCACGATCCAAGTCACGCAATTCCACCCACTGGGCTTTGTTGAGTTTGTCGATCAAGTACTGGCGCGACAAGCCGGCTTTGTACTTCTCGATATCCTTTTCCATCTGACTGGTACAGGTACTGCGGATCTCAGGAGCATCGATGCCTTTAATACGCACCGGCAGACTTTTACCGAAGACGTCTAACATCCCAGGCAGTTGGACTTTGAACGTGTCACCGTCGTAAACCTCAACCACGTTAGCTGGCGGAAACCGAATGATGTCAGCTGCAACGATAGGTCGACTGAAGGTGCCTGCGATTACCAATATCAAAAGAGCCAAGAACACAGGACGCATACCACACCTCACCAAAAAAAAAAAGAAACGATAAACCCCGGAGCACCCAGTCACCGAAGTGACTGAGCGCCCTAGGTCATACCATTTCTCGGTGAGGCATAGCCTTAGCCGTAGTGAACCGAGATCAACAAGTACAGCTTTTCAAAGCGGTGGTAGAAGAGTGCGGCATCTGGTCCTACGAGATACGCCACAGCCCGCTTAGAAGGTTTGTCGTTAAACCGTGTGGGAAGTCTTGCGAAATGCCACACCACGTCATGGTCTTGTCTCTTCTTTTGAAGCAGTGCCTGATCGAGTTCCTCGTAGGCCTTGAGGGTTTTGTAATTACCCGTGAGGTCAATTGGGATCTCTTCGGTCAAGTTAAAGTGCAGTGAGACACCCTCGGCTTTGTAGTTAAGCTTTAAGGTATCGTTCTCAAAGACTACTTCAACATCACCTTCAGACACCGGTTGTGAGCGGTTCATGATGCGTGCACAGAACGCCAAGATCGAGTGCATCGGTAGGGTGCGACGATTGGGATACTTCACCTTAAGCAAATTGATAAAGCCTTCCTTTATACCGATCCCCACCTGAGGGGGATTGGCAGCAGGATTAAGCAATCGCTTTTGGACCCGATCTCTGTGGCGCAAGATCTCCAAGTCGTAGGTGTGAGTCCCGGCAACCAAACCCCGTTCACCTTGATACCAGACCAACAACGTCAAGTGACCTCGATCAGCACTTAAGACTGTAGCCTCGACCCCTGACTTTAGCACCACGTTTAAGTGTTGCTTGATAAAGTGGGCGTGGTAGGTGTAGTGCTCAACCATCTCATCGATCAGGTTCTTAAAGGCCGCGACCATCTGTTCGGTATGGGCTTTAGCCAATAGACGCAGCGGATCATTGAGATCGTGTAACGCAGGTTCGCTAAACGCTGCAGCCTTGCTCTTAAAGCACGACAGGATCAAGGGTACGTGAGTACGCTCACCATCGGTGAAGACCACCTCGTAGGCTTCGCGAAAGGCACTCACACGACAGGGTCGCAGATCTAAGGTCCCCAACTCAGGGGTGATCATCTGCTGGGTTCTAAACCATGCCTCTAACGCCTCGGGATGAGGGGATACCATCATGAGTTTAAGTCCTTCTAAAAAATCAGCATAAAAGAAAAGGGGTCCGAAGACCCCCTTGTTTCAAACCACCGCTTCTAACTCAGCGATGCGGTAACGAGCCACGACCCGGTACCCTTTGCGCTCTAAGTAAGTTGCGTAATCTGCTCCAACGCCTCGGTCTTTCACCAACCCGATAAAGTCTAACAGCTTGTACGTCCCACTGATGTCATCTACCGTGTAAAAGCCCACTTGACCTTGTAGCTCTTCCATGCGGTCTGCAACTACCACGTGGTACTCCCCGTCTTGTGTGCGGACGATGTAACTGACCAACACATTCATAACGGGGGTTGCACTGGTGGCGAGGTCTTGCAGTACCAACAGCGCTCTGGTGCCATTCATCAGCTGTTCTCCTAAGAACTTAAAGGGGTTAACGGCTACAGAGTGTGGGGATACGTCGCTGTGTCTCAGAGGGGTATTGCAACACTTCAGGTGCATAGCAAGGTGAGTCGAAGGCGCGAGTAGACTTACTGAGAAAGTAATCTTCTGTTGCCCAGGTAAACAAGGTCCCCACAATAAAGAGTACTGTGAGGTAGAACATCAGCTTACCTTGCTGCCGTGCTTGAACCTGTTCCCTCGGTGTCAGAAAGCGTTTGTGCGACACGTTCGAAGTGGCGGCTATCGTACTGGAAATGTTTCTGTGCATCGGTTTCATCCAATCCTAGTTCTTGGAATGCGTGCTTGATTTTACGACGAACCCAATAGGCACTTGGTACCTTACCCCCGTTCAAGCGCTTGTGCGTATACTGCATGTTACGCTCCATGAACAGGTAGTGATACGGAATGTACCAGTAAACCGGACCACTGCCCCGGCGCACGTGAATGCTCTGGAACAGTTTCTCGTTTTCTGGAGTGATATTGCCCAAGTGATATTGGCGGATCAGTTCACGTTCTTCAACAGTCAAAGGATCGTTGTTGTGGAAGAGGTAGCTGGTAGGTTCTTCGTGATGCTGCTGCTGAGCGTTCATACGCGGCCTCTTACGGTGTACTGTACCCGTGGGTTGTTGCGGGTGTAGGTTTGATGCAATTCGTCGATTGCATTACGAGTGCGCTTAAGGTTGAGTTCTACAAAGCGTCGCTGGGCGGCATCGGTAGCGGTTTTGAGATCTTCTTCCAAATGGCGTTCGTTAGCAATCAACGAGGATAATCGAACTAGATACTGTCTACGCGGCATTAGAATTTCCTCCTTAGGAATATAGGGCAAGGGCCCTTCATAAGAAGGGTCTTGTATTAGTCGAGGTTGAGCAGCACCAATTTCTTAGGCTGGTCGTCCTCACGCATCTTCTTTACGGTGCGATCAAACTGCTTCTGACGCACCTTACGCATTAATGACAGGTTGTTGTACCGACGCTTGAGCCACAGCTCTTTTCGAGCTTTACGTTTGGCAAGCATGTCTTTGAGGAACTCTGAGACACGTACTCCAGCCGGAGATTCCCAGATATTGACGTAATCGGTCACCACACGCGTTCTCCCTAGAATCGATGGAATGCCCCTCCGAAGAGGGGCTAAAGGATCAATAGCCTTGTTCGGCTAAGAACTCCAGTTCATCGTCGATGTAGTCGTTTTGCTTTTTACGGCAATCGGCACACACCTCATAAACCGGACCACTTGATCCTTCATCGATGTCTCGGGTCATGCACAAGTGCTTCTGCGGTGTGGCTTTCTTACACCACTCACAGTGACCTTCGTCGTTGGCATGCTTCTCCCGGTAATACGCTTGGAGTTCTTCCTCCAGCTTGTAGCACTCCTCGCAGTAGTGCAGGTACTCGGCCCCAAAGGAATCAGTTTCCCCTTGGACGCGCAAAGTAGCAGCCTGCTCACACCGCCACTCCTCACCCTTAGCGTACTGTAGCTTAAGGGCTTCAGAGGCTTTGCCTGAATCGATGAGTTCTTTCATCGCCTCATACTGACCGGACTGTTCAAACTCACAGTCATTGGGTTCACGTATAGAGGTGACACGACCTGGAAGATTACCGAACATAACTGTTCTCCTTAGAACAAGTGTGGGGATAAGCGAATTGATTAATCCACTCACCTAGGTAATATAGATCTGAAATTATTTTATTTGATCGTACCTAGTTTACTCAATGCTCGGAACTCGTGGTCGAACTTTTCCATTTGACCGCAAAGGTACATCACGTTCCAAAAGCGGGTGGCCGACAGGGTGACAAAATCAAACCCAGACAACTTAACCAACCGCAACATAATTCTTGAGATCCTGCGTAACAAGAATTCAGATTCCTCTTTTGAGGTAATCACAGACTCTCGATACACTACCACGTAGGGATCAGGTTGTACATAATCAAAACCGTGGATCACTACTTCAACAAAGTGTAACTTTGCCCCCACACTTTTAACCATTTCAAGAGGCTGAATATGAATGTCGTAGGTAAAGTGTTTACCGTACAAAGCCTGTAAGTGTGGTGTTCTCGGTATCGTCTCCATTACAAAACGGTTCGCATCCATGATCTCTTGGTTATCCACCTCAAGCACCAAGTACTTGATCATGCTCGCCATAAACGCTCCTATTGTGGGGGTTGTGCTAAGCTGTCTATTTTCTCAAGCATTTTGGTATTCGGTTTGACTCTAAGGTATTGTGCCACCTCATGACGTTTAGCTTTAACCCACTCAAGGTCCGGGGCTTGTTGGTTATGTTTCAACGCCAACTGGTCTTGAACTTCAGGACTTGAAAAAACAGCCCACAACGGATAGTGCCGAAGTTTGCCATCCACAGCCCGTAAGACGATGGCTTGGCGATACGTTCGACGGGCTCTGTTACCTGCGGTGATGGGGTTTTTTAAATAGCGACGTAGGGAGTAGGCATCAGAACCATCGGGGTCAACGCGCTCCACGCGATTGCGTTGTCCGCTTGGTCGTATGAATACAACTGGCTTCTTAGGCGTAATGTCAATACCTAGGGCGTTTAATAGCTTTTTAGGGATGTCCATTAACAGTCCTTGGAGTTTAAGTTTATTCACGAGATAGGTGAGAAAAGTACGCAATTACTATGACTACAGGCAATGAACATTCATTGCTCACGAGGAGGTGATCCACTGAGGGGTTTGGTCCTGCCGTGAGGCACCATCCAACCTGGTACCAGCGCCTGTATAGTGACTGTTGGGAAACAGCCATGACTTCAGCCTCTGAAGCCCTCACCTTCGGGTGAGGGCTTTATGCTGCTTACGCGCCGTCGTCTTCTTGTACGGGGGTTTGGATGTAATCGCTTGGATTGCTCTGGGTCACTTGTGGGACGAAATAAGACCGACCAAACATCCGATGTTGTTGTTTCGCCAAGTGTTTGGCAAAACGTTGGTAGTTGAGTTCGGCGTCAGCATTCGCTTCAATCACCACCCGCCCTTCGAGGTCGATCTGGTCAGTAAACGGGTCGTAACGCACCTCGTTGACTGAATAGTTTTTGTAGGTCACAAAGAGCTTCTCCCCGTCTGGGGTGTCTGTGCTGATAACCACTTCAAGGGTTTCAGTCAATGACCGGTCTTTCTTCAGGTGTTCGATGAGCGTATCGACCTTTAGTGGAACCGAGGGTCCTTTATAATCCAAACGTACCGCGTAGTGTTCAAGATTAACCATCCACGTCTGTAGGCTGCTAATAGGGCGGCGTGGAAGTTGTGTAACGCTGTAACTAAAAGGAAGGTGTGGGTATTTGGGGTCGATTTCGAGGCGGCGAATATCTGTGTGTACATCACCGGTTTCTTCGTTGTACAGCATCTGGGCACCGTTGGTCTCAACCAACAGGTGGGTGAACTTCAGAGGCTTGTGCTCTGGGATGAAGTCGCTCGGATCGTGAGGGTTGCGGTTGTATACAAACGCTTGGTTGAGCAGGGCTTCAAGGGCAACTTTGATCATCGGGAATTTCCTTTCAGGAGGGTAGGATTAACGAATCATGTTAAGGACATCGTGACAGAACGAGTCTGGCCAGTAACGCATCACGGTTTCAAGATCACGCACTTGGGTTTGTATGCGTGAGACGCCCTCAAACCGCTCTAGGGGCATCTTTACGTGAGACGGGGTACCTGCGTCTACCAAAACAGGTCGCGGGTCTTCACCGGGCACGAGGAAGCCTACCAAGTAGGGGCCGGGTACAGGTGGGGTGGCAGCCAGTTTACGGTTAGCCCGATGGATCAGTGTCTTGTACACGTCTTCACTGATATTGCTCAAGGCTGAGTAGTGCGGGAAGAACTCCTGTACCAGTGCAGGATCTCCTGAACTAACGACCAAATCAATGTCGTAGATACTGGAGCGGGCCAAGAAATAATCAAACGGAGGGCGAGGGGACTTAACCACCGGTTTGATAGTACGAGGATCGGTAGCAGGGTGATACTTGACCATGAAGTACATCTGATTCTCCTAAGAATCCGTGCAGGTTAGCCTGTAGGTAATATAGGTTTGAAAACAGTTTAAGCCAACGGGCATACAACAGAGCGAGCGGTCACCCGCCGGCCCTGTCACGTATTGCGGTTGTACAGATAAATGCTGACGGGTAGGTCGATCTCTCCAAGCTTCTCGTACAGCAAAGGTCTGACAAACTTAATGTAGTCCAGTTTGCCGTAACCGCACCCCAAAGGAGGCAGGCCCAACTCAGTGATCCCCATCTCTTTATAATGGGTGACTAAGTGATCCAAGCCTTCAGTGAGGTACTCAGGTTTACTCGGGTCTTTCCAATGCTTCTTGGTGGGGAAGAGCAAGACTTGATGCTTAGCGTTCAGCTTATACACCACAGGCTTGCCCACCACCAATTCACCTCGGTCGCACAGATCCTTGTAGAAGTCAAAGAGTCCACGCACCCGTTCTTTCATGGCTAAGGCCAGCCCATTACCCATCACACCGACCGTGTTCACGGGTGCTGTGATGGTTTGTAACCGAGTGTCGAATAACGACCCTTCTCCTTCATACACGATCATCGCTTAGTACCTCCCAACCCTGTGGCATTTGCCTGTGCGTTCTGTGCTTGTCGAGCTTTACGAATCTGCTCGTTAGTCTCAGCCGTCATGCGAGCGGCTTTCTCCGAGGAGATCCGAAGCATCAGGGCACAGTACTCACGCGGCATCTCCAGAAACTCATTCAACGAGAGCCCCCACTCTTTATGCACTTCATACAGGTGATACTGATAGAAGGTGCGATAGAGGGCACTGTATTCTGAGACGTCTTCTTGTGGCCGATACTCAACCAACGCTAAAGGTCCGGCGTCAGGCGAGCCGTGATCGAAGATCCCAAACTGGGTTTCGTAAGCATCACGGATCACCATCTGCGCGGCAATATTGTCCAACTGCTTACCTTGCTCGAGAATGTTGTCAAGCAAGGTGGTCTTACCGTAGTACTTGATTCCAAAACCTGGGAACAGTACATGACCGTCTTGGTTTCGGGGGTCTAGGGTCAGAGGGAGGACTTTATTAGTACCTTGTAGATGCGTTGGTTGAGCAGGGTAAAAAAAACTTGCGCCACATCAACGGGCACCACGTACGGGCTGAAGCGTTCTTCTTCTTCACGCACTTGGTTGGCCTTACAGACCGGGCATTCATGCTTAGGCAGACCGATCACCGAAACCGTAACCGAGTTGATGTACTCAGACACGGCAGCAAGCGTTGCACTGCGCGAGGCTTCGTCAGCCGTCAGGACGCCCATCAAGTTTTCGATGGTGTCACGATCGGTGCCGATTTCAGCTTCTTCGATGTGAACTTCACGAACCCAGTGACCGTATTGACGCAGGTTGGTCAGACGGCCTTGGTTGGTGATATACGCATCACGCTCGTCGCCACGGATCTCTTCACCGAACGCACCTTCCATCACTTTGACAATGTTGGCGATCCACGCATTGCCTGAGTTGTAGTACTGCTCGATGGTCGGCACCGCCAAGGTGATGGCGATGTTGTCAGTGATCTGGACACGACGCTCACGGTTGTACTTGTGCTCTTCGGCGTAGCGCTTCAAGTCTTCGTCGGTCATGCGTGTTTTACGCTGCGACATCCGCTTGGTTTGCCATTCCGAAAGGACAGCACGGTTGGTCCACATCAACTTGCTCAGGTTCAGCAAGGCTTCGAAGACGTGGTTGCACACCTTCTCGGTATTGATGCAGCTGCGCGAGTACGGATAACCGTTCGGGTAGATCGCAGACGCCAGACCCCAAAGGATCAACGGGATGTCTGTGACCAGCACCACGCTTTCCAGATACTGAGGCGACATCTCTTTGGCGTTGGTGTCGTAGACGTGCTGGAGGGCAAAGTCGAGCAGGTCGTTGATCAGGTGCACCGAGGTGTTGGAGAACACCAAGCCGTTGGTCATGCGACCGAGCGTGGTCTTGACATTACCGATGCGGCGTTCCAGTTCCAGGATCGCAGCTTCACTGGGCGCTTTGAAGCTGACCCAGATACCGGTGTGCCAAAGGGGGACTTGGTGAATGGTACCGAGACCCAGTGCAGCAGTCATGCGCATCACGGCGCGCTCGCCAGTCAGGACGGTACCGTTCTCAGCAAAGCGTGGACGGGAGATCCCGAGTTGTACACCGGCGGCGTCAACCGTCTGCTGCCAGTCACCACCTTCTTGATCGAGGGTGTCTTGGAATGGCTCATCACGCAACAGGTTGGTCGAACCCAGATCCAGTTCCTGTACCCAACGACGGGTGCTTTGATCGGTCTCGATCTCAACGTTCGGATGGTTACCCCCGGTTTCCTTAAGGTCAGCCAAGGTACCGTTGATGAACGACAGGTGCAGGTTTGGGTCTTTGAACACAACCTGTGCATCGGCGGCGTTGTAAGGACCGTCAACCGGATACTGCAGGCGAACGTTCAGGTTCACCGATTTGGGCACGTAATCGCTGACCGGTGTTTCGGCCATGTCGGTGTCCTGCGCTGGGACTTCGAGTTGACCTTGCTCGTCTTGTTGAGTCAGTGTTTTCTTGGGCATTTTTACACCTGTGGCGCCTGATTGATTTGGTTGAACAGATCGGTGATCTGGATAGCAGTCGGAATCACGACCAATTGGTATGACGTGATCCACTGATCATAAGCCTGTGCCGTATCCAACAGCACCGACATCACCGCAACGTCAACACTGCTACCGCGATAGCGATCAGCTGTTTGGTTGAGTTGATCCAGACGTGCACTGAAGTCTTGCATGTCACGGTTGAGGGTATTGGCCAGTTGCAAGAGCGATTGCTTGTCCTGAATGCGACCAACCAGATCTTGGTTGCGCAGCAGGTTAACCACCTCGGCAGGTGATTGCTTCAATTGCATGCACTGGGCTTGCAGGTGGCTCAGATCGTTCCAGATGGAATCCAGATCTTCTTGAGTAGCGCGCTGCTGTACCAGCTCTTTCAAGCTGTTAGGCCCACGCTTAACGTAGGATGGATTGTGCTTACGGGACATGACAGATTCCGCCTTGATGAAAAGAATTCGTGGGCTCTACATTTATTGTGAGCATGGTCTCGTATAATTTGGGACGATCGTATTATTTAACCGGAGGTTGCTGTGTTAGAAGAAATTGAGGGTTTTTTAAGTGGTGTCGTCTCCCCCGAATTGACCGAGGTGTACGTCGATGCCGCACGCGCACTGGTTGAATCCGGCGTTACCACCCATATCGTTCAACTGGAAGTGTTGATCGATGAAGAAGAAAACATTGGTCGTGACCAAGTGGTCAATGAGTTCGATGCGTATTTGAAAAACGCACTGGAGTCGACCCTAAACCAATACGGTGTATTCCTTGGCGAGGAGTTTAAGCTTAAGCAAGCCACCGCCATTTACCGCAGCTTGAACCTGCTTGATGGCTACGACGACGTGGAAACCATTGAGGCCATCTGTCTGTCGGGTGAGTCCCCCGAGGAGCGTCTCGCAGCGCTCGTGGAGCTGACTTCTGAATACACGGTAGAGGACATCCTCCTGAACCTTGATCGGGTCAACACGAGCCTGTTTGAGCGTCTACTTGCCTTGATTGAGCGAGTCGATGACGGCTTGTCTGAATTGCCGGCTGAACGGACCAATTCGATCTTGCGTATCAAGAGTTGTACGGATCAGTTGGACGAACCGTGGCTGATGGAGTACGTCGATGCAGGCGGTACTATCAACCGTCCGGTTAAAGACATGGCCGATGCCTTCCGCAGTATCTACGAAGGTCGCCGTGAGAAAGACGTCATGCTCGATCGCAATATCCCGTTGCTCTCACTGCAATTCATGTCCTTTATACTGGCGTCTAATACCCCAGACACCGATCTGTTACGGGTCAGTGAAGAAGCGGTTGAAGAAACCTTTTTGAAACTCCCCCTGATCATCCGTGTGATGGAACAGGTGCGAGAAATCCTCTCGGCGGTGCCACATGAAAAAGCTTGATTACTTATTTGCCGCCTTAAATGCTGGGGCGTACCGTAAGAAGTCGTGGGCCTTATCGGTCTTTAGCGTTACCGCAGGGCCTGAGAAACATTACCCGTATGCCCTGATCCGTACTGAGAAAAATACGGTGTTCGTTGATCCGGAGAACCCTGAGAACCTGATCACCATTGAGGATGCTAAACCACAAGAGCCGTTGTTCCGCTTTATGGATCGGGTGGACATCACCCCTGCGCTGGTGCCTAACTGCAAGAAGCCGATGAACGTGCCGATTGGTAACGTGTTCTTTAACTTCTACGTGTTGATCTACGCACTGGGCGATCGCATCGAGTTCATGGCCGGTAAGGTCACTCCCAATGCGGTGCAGAGTAAGATCCGTCCGTTGATGGCTGACTACCCGCAAAAAGGCGAGCGTGATCCGAAGCTTGTGTATCCTGACGACTACCGCAAGTTCAACAAAGCCATCTTTGGTATCTCAGGCTTCACACAGCTCTGTGTGCCGTCGACAACCCGCCGCATGCTCAGTACCCACCCTGACGTGAGAAAGTTGCGTGCACAGCTCTTGGAGAAGCACAAGGACCGTTTGTGGGACCCTGCGGTGATTGCCAAGATCGAAGCTGAACTGATTGCCCTCGATAAAGAGTGGATGAAGTCAGACCCAGACGGTGGCGATGGTTTCTACGTTAAGGATTCTAAGTCCTACGGCGTGGTGCGCAAACGCATGCACTTGATGCACGGTGCTGAGATGGGTTTCCAAGACGGGACTCGAGCAACACTCGTGGTCAACTGCTTGAATGAAGGTTGGGACGTCGACAAGATGCCTGACATGATCAACTCCTTGCGCGAAGGTTCCTACAACCGAGGTCGAGACACAGCCTTGGGTGGTGAAGCGGTAAAGTTCTTGGGACGTGTGTTCCAAAACACCACGATCACCGAAAACGACTGTGGGAGCAAGATGGGCTGGGAGAAAGAGTTCACCGAGTTCAACCACAAACGCTACATCGGTTTTTATCGCGTCACCCCGAACGGGTCTGAGGAAATTACCGAAGAGTATGCGCGTTCTCAAATCGGTAAAAAGGTCACGGTGCGTTCACCAATGTTGTGCAAGACTCCTAAGACGGGTTTCTGCCAGCATTGCATGGGCAACCCTAACGCCATCAACCCAACCGCATTGGGTTTGCTTGCAGCCGACCTTGGGTCGCAGATGATGTACATTTTTATGGGAGCAATGCACGGTAAGGTGCTCAGCGTTGCCAAATACAACTTCAAACATTCCATCACGTAATCTGGAGATTTCTCGATGACCAGTATCAACAAACCTGCTGCACAGTGGACCGACGAAGAACTGCTGGCGTGGGCGCGTGGCGAAGCCAGCCCAAGTGGTCAGGCGAGCAACCGCACTGTTGCCAAAGAATGTGTCGCCCGTTTTGGCTTTGAAGCCACTGACGACATCGACAGCATCAAGGCGTTCGTCATTGCCAAGTTCGTAGTTGCAGCTGACGATCAGGCCGACGAGCCTGCCAGCGAAATAGGTGAGGAGACGGCGGATGAGGAAGTGGTTGAACCAGCTGACGAGGAAGACCCGGCGTCTGAACCTGAAGCTCCAACGCCTCCTGTTGTCGAGCCGACTCCGGCGCCGGTTGCACCGACTCCGGCTCCTGAAGCACCTGTAGTCACTGAAGCCAGTGGCGAACCCGAAATGCCAGAAGAGAACGTTCTGGTTGAACCCACCCCCGTCGTTTATAAGCAGGCTGATATGTCCCGCGAAATCATCGAAAACAACCTGGCCGGTTACGCCAAAGCCATGGCGCCGAACGCCCCGATCTCGGCAGACGAAGCCGCTGCTAAGCAGCTCTCGCTCTATCGTACATTCCAGGTCGTCCTGCGCAGCAAAGGCCCGGACTTCTTCAAGAACATGGATCTGCTGCTTGGCTTCATTGCTCAGCATCGCAACACCCTGTTCAGCGAAGCCCGTGCCTTCCGTAGCATGGACATCGTCCGGTTGCCAGCCAACGAGCGTAAGAACTTCGAGCGCTTGCTGAACCTGTTCATCGGTACTGCTGCTCGTGACACGCGTCTGATGGCTCTTAAGCAGGTGAGCCTTGAGCGTACCCTCGAAGGTCTGGATGCCGACACGCAACAGCGCCTGAACGAGTACTACTCGGTCTAAGCCGGCAAAAAAAAAGGTACTCTAGGACTCCCGAAGGAGTCCTAGAGCCTTTATGCCGTTAATGAACAGTCGCCTTTTGTGCCTTAGCATTCAACGGGTAAACCACCTGAGGGCCTTCACCCAACAAGCTGTTAAACTGTTGGTGGAGCAAGCTCTTCACAGGTGGGGGTAGATGGAAGTCATCGATCACAGCCCGGCACTCGTCCACGCTATAGCCAACTGCCAACAGAGTGTTTACCACGGTGTTGTATTGCCGTTGTGCGTAATAGGTGTCGTGAGTTGGGTACTGTCGATCAAAGGCCCAGCAACACAGGGAGGAGAACACGAAGATCTCAGGATACTTTCGCAGCAATAGCTTAACATCCAAAAGGCCCATGAACTCAATGCTAAAACCCAAGGCCCCAACCATCCACTCAAGATCGCTCTCTTTAAGAGTTGGGTACAGCACGCGTGCATCCATCAACGCCAAAGGGTAGTTGACCAAACACTGGTCGAGATCCACCACATTAGCCTCTCGAATACGAGGTGCGGTTTGTTCCAGTTGTCCCGGAACGAAGTACTGTTTGGCGCGCGCAACAATGTCAGGTGTTTGCATAGTTTAAACCCTGTGGGCTTAGGCCACCCACAGGTCCTCTTCAGACGGTAGATACAACTCCCACTCGACCCAGTCATCGTTTGCCGCCCGGTCACTGATCGTTACCCCACTGGGCACGTACTTGTGACTGAGCACCCTTCCGGTAAAGGCTTCCTTCTTACGATTGTGATACTCGACGTGTTTGTCAATGTCAGCACACACCAAATAGTAGAACTTAGGTGTTGACCCTTTCCAAGCCAGCAGTTCACGCAAACGCCCAAAGGCTTGCAGGTTAGCGGTGGACGAACCCAGTGCATCGGTCATAATAACTGTCAGCAAATCCGGGATGTCTTGCGCGGTACCTAGCGACTTCAGGGTGGAGACGATGATCTCGCCTTGGAAGGTGTCTTCAATACTGACCCCTTGAACGTGCAGCACAACCTTGTGGTCCCCAAAGATTCGCTCGAGGTGTTTCTGGATCTTGGTGCACATCTCAACCGTTGCGGCGTAGACTAGGCACTTCTGTCCTCGTTTGAACTCTTGGATATACGTCTCGCTGATGACCATACTGATCATGTCGAGGTAGGCCTTGAGTACGTCCGGTTGCTTCATGATCGATTGCTCGAACATCACGTGGGAGTACGACTTACGACTGTGATTCAACCAGCGCAAGCGATGCCCTGTTCGCAAACGGTATTCCAACCCAATGGCTTCTGCGTAGACCACCCGACCTTTAGGCTTAATCCGCCAGTGCGGCGGGAACATCTCAGCCACACGGGAGTTGATGAACGGGTCATCGCCTTCCAAGGTCCCCGACAGCGAGATGGTTTTCTCGATGTTGGTATAAAGGTCTTGCCGGTAGTTCAGGTGGAAGTCTTGGTGGACTTCATCGATCAAGCGAATACCGAACCCACAGACGTCATAGAACTCATGGGGTAGACAGGCGTAGCCCATCTCCAATATGGCGTCTTTATGGATTTCGTACTCTTTGAGGTAGTTGTAGAACGTCATGTTCGAGCAGATCACGAACTTAGCATCAAGCGTGTCATCTACCGCCATCTGGGTCACAGCCTTGAGGGAGGCCGAACCCTTAACCACAATGATGTCCCCTTTCTTGATCTTAAAGGCTTTCTCAATGTCGCTGATCCACTTCTCCACGTACATCGCTTTGATGCACACGAAGGTTCGCTTCTTAAGCTTACTGATCGCAAGCAAGGCGGTGAAGGTTTTGCCACGACCAGGATCAATAGTCGCAACCTTAGTCACGCCCTCAGCGTTGATATAGTCCACAAGCTCGACTTGGTAGTCGCGTGGTTCCCGAAGGTCGATCAACTCCAAGTCAATGTCGTCGCCGTAGTTTTTAGGTACTTCGACAATGTTAAGCAGTCCCTTACCGTAGCCGTGGCGTTCTAAGACAACCAACAGTTCCGGTAAGAGGTTACGGTGGAAATTAAAAACAGTACGGTCCCGTGTTACACCCACAAAGACACGCAGCATGGTTCTCACGAATCGCCCATTTGGACTTCGGGTGAACCCAAACTGCGCGAGCCGGTCGCACATCTCAAACAAGGCCGGACGGACACGGGGTCCGAAGTTCGACACTCGAATGTAATGGCTACCGAGCTCTAAGGTCAACTCTGTGCCTACTTTGGGTGGAACCGGGGTAGGTCTAGTAGGCACAGTGATGCTCCTATTTAACGTACGCCGGAATTACCCACGACGAGATAGTCGAGGGGATGGTCAGGTCGATTATCCAAGATGAAGGTTCTGATGTCACTCAGCACCGCACCCTGCTTCTCGTAAGCCATGGTGGCCGACAAGCTGCGGAACCACATGTTGTCCTCGTAGTAACCCACTACCCCATTCAACCGGTCAACCGGCATTCTGTGGTCGTGGTTCTCAGGATCAATTGCCATGGTCGACAACAAGATCGCTTCCAAGTGAGCAATGTTCACACTCAGCTTAGAGTTGATCAGATCGTCAAACGCAATCAAAGCTTCCTCGGTGGTGCTGTAGGAGCCTGAGTTCATGCGCTTGGTCGACTTATCGCGGGCCTTGTTCGCACTGGGCGAGGCCTTGATGAAGTTCTCGATCATGGTCATGTATTCAACAGTGTTCAGGTGACGCTGCGGTAGCTCGAAGACATCGTCCTCAAAGTCCCAGTCTGCAAGGTCGATCAGGAAGTCACCACGCGGGGTGGTGGTCCAACCGACCTCTTTCAAATGACTCAGGAACAGCTCACCGAAGTAAGCACGCCGAGAGCCCATTGAGACGGAGACTGTCACAGTATTGATCGCGCCGTCATTAATAATCTCCAGCTGGACCTCTACCAGTTCGGCCAAACGCTCCATCGGCAGCTCACGAACGTGACGTACCCGGTGCAGGTCAGTCAGACGTGGGGCATACTGATGAGGTACGATCAGACGCACTTCATCTGCGATCTTAAGCTCTGCCATCAGGCGTAGCTTCGACTCGTCACTACCCTCCCGGATGTAGTACTGGTCGTGTTCTGAGATCTTAAACGATTCCACGCTGGTACTGCCGTCCAAGTGTTTGGTCGACAACACACGCTGCGACAGGATCTCACAGAGTGTGGTAGCACTGACGTGACCCAGGACTGTCTTGGCAGGAATGGCGTTAGCCAACTCACCAAAGCAGGTGGCGCACACCCCGTAAGCATCTGGGTGCTGACACTTCAGAATGGTTCGGGTTTTCACCGTCCGCCCGATCATCTTGTTCCGGTTACGCTTGATGATCGGCTTTAAGGTACCGTCCTCTTCCAAGTAGATCTTGCCGAGCAGGTTCTCGAAGTTCGACGAGGTAATCGTCCACTCGATGTAATGCTGGCTACCACAATCCCCTGGGTGGATGTGCTTGAGCGTTTCACACACCAGCTGCATCCGACGGTTGAAGTACTCAGAATCGGCTACCGGGTCCTTGGCAAACCACAGGGCCTTGGAGGCTGAGCGGGATTCGACCATCGACTCGTACAGCTTGGTGATCCCGTGGGTGTAGCCTTGCAGTACCGGGGTGTGGAAGATCCGCGAGTTGATGTCAGTGAGGTAGCCTCGTACCGACACACACTGCAGAATCTGACCCATGCTCACCAGACCGGATTTGGCTACCTTAGCCACCGGGTTACCGACCAGTTCGTTCTCATCGAGCAGGACACCCTTCACCGCGGTGTAGGTATGCTCAATGGAGTTCGGAGACGGCTTGGTGTTCTCGTTGATCTCCTTGATCTTGGGGTGGGTCACGATGTCAATGAAGTCGAGGATGCAGATACTGCTCACCGACTGCGGGATGTTCATCGTGAAATCGTTGTAGATGTCTTGGAAGGTGTCGTACACGATCTGGCGAGCGACATCCAGATCCAGCAGGTGGCCTTCACCGCGCTCATCGAACCAGTCTTTGGTTTCAAACAGCGAGGTCTCGATCAGTTCAGCGGTGGTGCGCATGCCAAGGCGTGCTTTACCGATGTGATAGCGCTTGTACACCGGGGCTTGCGGGTAGAGCCGGTTGAACACCATGGTGTACCAGCTGTACTGCGTCAGACGAGTGTCTGTTTCAAGGTCCCCATCATCGAACTCCAGAATGAAAGGGCGATCAGCCATGGCCCAGATTTCTTGGGTGGTCATGGCCAGGATCTGGCGAACGGGAATACGTTCCACTAGGAACCTCCTCGGGTTCAGACGGCTGTGGGGGTTGCCCCACAGCGAAGTTTAAGTAAGCCTTAGAGGCTGCTTGGGAGTTGTGGCTTCTCGGGCTTGTAGACGAACCGGATACCGGCACACTCAAGCACGTGGGTGACGAACAGGATGTTCCGGCCCTGACCCAACGGGAAGTTCTTCCGGTCAATGACCTTCGGAATGTTCGTCGGTGTGGCAGAGCGCAGGATGTTCGCCGTGATTTCCTTATGGACGGTTGGGTTGTTGGATTGGTCCACGATGTCAGCTGCAACGTAACCACCAGCGGTTGAGGCCAGCAGTCGCACTTCGCCTTCACCGGTCAGACGGATCGGAGAGGCACGGCCTGGGTAGGCGTACTTGTCCATCTTGGTGATCTTGGCTGGGATACCGTGATGCTGCAGTTTCGCAGACGCCACCCCTGACCATTCACTACCGGTTTTCTCCAGCTCGATGACGTAGACGCTACCGATCATGATCGGCGAATCGGTCGTCACACGAATCCCATTCTGTCCGATGTAGCTGACAGGTCCGTAACACGGTGCGTACCGCGCTTGGATCTGCTGGACAGTTTCCACATAGTCGATGGGGTTGTGTGTTGGCAACCACAAGTAGATGCCGTCACGCAGGACTGAGAGCAGGTGCTCTTCAATCGGTGCTTTGTACTCCCCACGGGCAAACATCTGCGCCATCCACGGCGAAACGATGTCGTAGTAGCCAAAGAGGTATTCCCAAGCTTGCTGTACAGTGGCTGGGTCCAGTTGGATATCCGGGCCTTGTACAGTTGCCGCTTCTCGGGAGCCGAACAACGCGTTCTGTAGGTTGAAGGTGGGTTTGGGCTTAGGCGGTACATCAGTACCCCAAGGGTTGAAGCCAAACATCTGCCGCAGTTTCTTGGTGACGTCCCGAGACGCTGCGTTGAAGTACTGCTCGTACAAACGGCCCAAGTTCATCCGCTTGATGTTCGAGTCAGCATCCATGATGTAGTCAGCTGAGTTACCTTCTGCATCCACTGGCATGTTCGCCCGTGGCCAGATCCCACAAATCACCGCCTTGTCGCCATGGGTTCCGGTGATCTTGTTACCGATCGTAGGTACCATGTCGTATTGGTAGGTGACTTCGATACGCCATTCATCCAGCTCGTTACGGCGGTAGGTCTTGTTGACATCCATACTGCCTTGACGACTGTCACGATGACGCTCGTTCATGAACGTACGGGCTTCAACCAACAGACGGTTGAACTCATACCCCAGGGTCGGGCGACCATTAGGACGACGCGAGAGCTTCTCGTATTCGGCCCACAGACGCTTGTAGTAGTTCATCGCTGCGGTGTGGTACTTACGCAGTTGACGATCCATCCCTGAGGGGGTGTTGCAGTTACGCAGCAGGTGGTTGTGTTGCACCATGATGTCAATCACGGTTGCACCTGGGGTCGCATACACCAGACGGTCGTAGATGTAGTCCGGCTCACGCAAGGCAGTCGGGGACATCTCGATTGGAGCGAGCAACGGATCGTACTTACGCAAGGCGTAGAGCAGACCGTCATCCCGGATCTTCTCACCGATGTCTGGGACCGGCTTGTACTCATCAGGACGGTTCGGGTCTCCGTACAGGTTGATCATGTAGTAGTGCTGCCCGCAGCTCTCGATGCGCTTCTCAAACCCTTGAGCGGTCAGGAGTGGCAGTACATCGTCGGCAAAGATCGCACCGTCTTCAATTACCCCTTCAACCGACATCAGACACATGTTCAGCTCAAGGCCGTACTTGTAGTCGCCTTCTGGGGTGACGCTTGGGGAGTCAGCTACCTTGGTGCCTGCTGGGATGCGGGCGGTTGCGGTAAGCTTCTTCATCACCTCAGGGTCTTTGTGATACTCGAACCCGAAGTGTTGGTGGTTGCAGTTGTACAGCGGCAGTACCATGACATCAACGACACCGGTGGCTGCATCTTCGTAGATGTAGGCCGTTTCCGGGGAGAAGGCAATGCTATCCATGCCAACAGTCTGATCGTATCGGGGTACCACAGCCAGGATGGTAACGTTGCTCTCAAACTTCTTGGAGAAGGTGTACTTGGCAAACTCACGCTCAGTACCGGTTTGCTGACGGCGCAGCGTACTGCCTTTGATCACCAGACTGGAACCCAACGCCGAGTTCGCCATCTGGACCCGCGGGGAACTGTCACCACGCAGGTGGGAGTTAAGGTTACTGACACCGATCAATTCGGGGAACAGCTGGCAGCTGGCTTCCATCGGATCGTAGTCATTGTAGTGAGGCACCGTGGTATGTTTGAAGACTTCTTTTACTTCATCCGACACGACAGACTCCTTAGTCTTTCAGTTTAAGGGGCAGAGGTGAGTACACTCACCGGGCTATTCACCTTAATAATATAGGTTTGTATTTTCTTTACTGCGGACAGACATCACCATGAGCATGCCCATCCAAGAGCTGTTGACCAACCAAGTGGCTCAAGTGTACTGCGATCAAGGCTTTCGCGATACGGTTGAGTCAGTACTCAGTATTATCAAGGCTAACCCGAATAACCGTGCAGTGACTGTTGAAGCCGGCACGGCGTATAAGTACGAATATGACTTCTACGGACTCCTGTCTCACCTCGGCATACCAACCAGTTTGCACTGGCTAACGCTTAGAATGAACGGGTACCGTGATCCTCGGGACTTTTTACACGACCACGTACAGTTGGTTGTCCCCACTGAGGATGACTTGACGTACGTACGACGCATGTACAAAACACGCAAAGGTGTTCTATAAAGGCAAAAAAACAGGGGACCGAAGTCCCCTGTTGCTTTATGCCGCCTTAGATCCCGGTGGGGAACATTGGCTGCTGTTGCTGCATGAAACCCTGCTGCGGGAACTGTCCGGGATAACCCATCATGTTCTGTTGCGGCTGGGCGAACTGCTGTACGAACATCTGCTGAGGCGTCAACATTGGCTGCTGGAGCATGGGCTGTTGCATCATCGGCTGTTGGTACTGCGGTTGGAGTATGGGCTGCTGCATCGGTGCGATCCCCATGCGGTTCTGGAGCAGGCTATCAAAGCTGATAGTACCCGATTCCTTTGGCGCTTGGGTTTGCTGCACAGGGGCGGCTTGTTGCTGTGGTTGAGTATCCCACGGCATGACCTGGTTGGGTTGCTGGACCGGTTGCTGCGCCGGTTGCTGAAGGGGAACTTCGGCATTCTCGATGCTGGCCAGTGCTTGGTGGGTGGCTGCCTTCGGTACGCTGGTGTCGAGCACCACGACCTTGTTGTTAACCGGCGCCTTGACTTCAGCACCTGCCTTGTCGAGCACCACGCCTTCGTTACCCGAGAGGCTCGGGATCAGATCGCGGAACTTGTTCAGATCGTTCAGCTCTTTGTCAAACTCGACATTGATCAGCAGCTTGTCCGCATCGTCCAGGTGTTTCTTGAACTTACGGGTGATGCTGTTCAGTTGCTTGGCGATCTTGGCAAAGCTTGACATCATGGCGTGGAAGTACGGGGCCACGTCACTGTTGGTACCGAAGCTGTACTTGTCGACGTTCTCAGCCTCAGGGAGGATGTAGTCGAACAACGCCTTGATGGCCTTCTTGTTCTTCTGGCTGTGTAGCGAGAAGGTGAAGACCTCTTTGCCTTGGGTGCCCAGCTGCTCGATCAACGGGAAGGTGGTGACAGCTACGCGAGAGTAGCCTTTGCCTTTCCACTGACCGGCACGCTTCAAGTACATGTGGCACAGTTGGTTCTTGTCGATACCGAGTGACTCAATGATCTTGGTCAGATCCTTGAAGGTATTCTCGGAAACCGCACCGACCAGCGAGAGGAACTCGTGTTGGTCAGGCGACAGCTTCTTCTGGGCATCGACGTTTACCGCAATCGCCATCAGCTGGGTCGCAAGCTCGGTGGTGACACCCAAGATACGCACCATCAGCAACGCCTTGAGTTTACGCAGGACTTCAGACTCCCCACGCAACAGACTCTCGGACATCGGGTGGAACGCGATCGTGGTTTGCCAGTTCGGGTTAGCCAACACCTCAGGCAGCGGCAGGACCAAGCGCTTGGCTGGATCTTTGCCCACTGTACAAGGTGTATGAATACCGTCCAGGTCCATACTGATCAGACCTTCCTTGTTGGCAACCAAGCCGGCAGCTGCCAGCACGGACTCATATAGACGAATTAGCATAGTTTAGGCCCCCGTTGGGATTGGATTGGTTTGCGACCGAAGTCACCGTTTTGTTCGCCAACGACTCGATGTCACTTACGTAAGCCATAGCGTAGTTCACGTTCTGCGACAACAGCGGAGTGGTCAGCGAATCTGCAAAGGACGGTGCACAGAAGTGCATTTCCGGGCCACCCGATACAGAAGCGAAGATGTGGGTCTCGCCATACATGTCAATCATGACACGGATGTTGAAGTCCACAGCGTTGTTGATCGAAAGACCTTGGAGGATCTCATGGATCAGACGGTTGATGAAGCTATTGATAGCGAACTTCACCATATCCGGAGTTGGCAGCCAAGACGACGGAGTGCCTTGAACGTCAACCACGAATTCGCGGGTCAGTGTGCGGTTGGTTGCGGAGAAAGCGATCTTGGTCAGGAAGTGATCAGACATCAAGGCCGGAACCTGCTGACTGACGACTTGAGCAATGATCGCCTCGGTGTTTGCCGCATTCCAGTTAGCAGTCATGCCAGCCTGGTGCAACGGCATCTCGAAACCACCGGCAGAGCTGGAGGCGTCAAGCAGGACCACACGATCGTCCAGGTTACCGTGGTTCGAACCGATTTCCATCAGGCACTTGTAGCTAAACGTCGAGCCTTCTTGGAAACCACCGTTCTGGATGATCTGGTGCATGATGCGGTTCTGGTTAACCGACATCTCAGCGTAGTGACCGATGGCACGGTCCAGCGTATCACCATACGGCGTGATCATACTGTCTTGGGCTGAGATGTTGTTCATCGGGATAGCACCCTTGAGCACCCGAGACAGGTACTGGTTGGGCATGTCGTTGGCAATGGTGGAGAACTTAGGCGTGTAGCCTGCGAACGCCGTACGGCCATCGATCACAGGCTCTGCGTAACCGCCAGGACCTGCTACCTGCATGATGCTGAACACGTCCTCAGGACGCAGACCGACGGTCACTTGCTCACCGCCTGTCATGCCGAAGGTTGGGTTGTACTCACCGGTCAGTACCCGATCAGAACCGGCCAGACGAATCCCCTGACTACCGCCGATGTTGAGGCTCAGTACCCGGTTGACGACCAACTGCATGTCAGGGTCAAAGGTGACTTGGCTCAGGTTACGGTGGAAGCCTGGGTAGTTGGTGTAGCCCGACATGTACTGACGCACAAGACCGGTTTGGTTCTGGATCTCAACTTCCATCATGAACCGCAGACGCGCTTCCTGCCAACCACCCACGATGTGGCTGTCCCAGAACACGTCAGCCGCCGGACGCAAGATGCTACCGGCGTAAGGAGCCAACGCACCTGCGCTGATTTGCTGACCTTCTTGGGTGACGTGACGGATTGTGTCGACCATCTGACTGTCCAAGTTGTTGGTCAGGTGATACGGACGCTGGAACTGCGGGTTGTGTGTTCCGGTTGGGGTGAACAGAACACGGATGATCTTAACGTAGCTTGGCAACATAGAAGGGGTCCTTACTAACAAGGTTTAGATTAGGCGTGCAGCAGCCAGGGTGTGGTCTTCGCTGGTGAGGATGTGCTCCATCAACAACTTAACCAATTGACTCTTGACATCGGCTGGCACAGTGATCACGTTGTCGAACTCAAAGCGGAACTCAGGGAGCTTCTCAGCGGGTACATAGACGGCCCAGTAGTTAGTGGACATGTCCAAGGCCAGTGCATCGATCGCTCGACAAGCCGCATTGGTTTGACGATCGGAGGTCTTACCGCTTTGCCGGGTGCTATAGGGGTACAGGCCCACAAGCTTGGTCACCGCTTCAGAACTGATGCGGCTACGGCTTTCCACGGTAAACATCGCTGACTCTTCTTCCCAGACGTAAGCTACAGCGGTCAACAACACCGCCAGCTCTTTGAAGCCCCAATGGAACATCAACGCTTGAGTAGCACCAATGGTGCGCAGAAGAGACGGCTTATCCAGGTTCGGGATTGCCCGTGGGGACAACACCTTAGACATCACCCACTGTACCAGTGTCATCTGGTGCGGTGCGATGGGGTCCAACTCCAGCTTCCATGCATTGCGAATGCACATCTCAATCAGCTCCGGCGGAACTGTGGGATCGATGGCATGCGTCATCTGCATGTAGTTCTCGGTGTAGATGCTCTGGGGAATCAGATCACCGTCCGAGATTTCCTGCTTGACTTTGTAGGTCTCGGCGATGGACATGTTGTCTTCATCACCGCCCCGATCCGTCGGGTTGTGTTTCGGGTTCAGCTTACCGTCACCGGCTGTGAAGCTGCGGTCCAACGACTTGTAGGTATTGCGCAAGTAGTGGAACACGTTACTGATGGCGCTGCTGTTAACATCGACCACCGTCACTTCGGCTAACGCAACCTTCTTAACGATGGCGCGGCAGTACAGGTGATCAGGCAGCTCCGTGGAACTTAGGCCAAAGCACACCGAAGCAATCGAGATCGCCTCACGGATCACAGTGGCTTCGACGAACGCACGCAAGCGTTGAGCACCGGGTGTACTCTCAATCCACGTATCGCCCAGCAAGCCGTAGGCGTACTGTTCTTTGTGGTTGTTGCCCACGTTCTTGTTGATGAAGATGAACTGGTAGAACACCGGAACCATGGCTTCAAGCGCCACTGCCAGAATCGCCAGCTCTTTGTAATCGTTGACCAGGTAGGTGCGATCCTCAGGATTGCCATTGAACTGATCGTAGATGTTCTCAGGGATATAGATGTTACCATACCCCAACACCCAGTACCGCAACTGTTCGTAGGTGAACAGGTCGTACATTTTCTTAACCACTTTTCTCAGTTTGCCGAACAGCAAACGAAGTTCCCCTTGCGTACGCATCAGCTCGTTAGCTTCAACGTAGCATTCCCACAGCGCTTGTTGTTTATCAGCAGGCCAAGTGGCGATGAACCCATTGATTGGGTTGAACAGGTTATCAAGGTTTTTGAAGCTGGTACGATTGAGCATCGACCCACTCCACTCCAACTCCTGTCCCTGATGGCTCGTCACAAAGGAACCGATCATCTGAGCGGATTGGTTCTCTTTTGAACGAATGCCGGCAATCTTCATAGCTAGTACTCCTTAGTACTGTGGTTGCCAATGGATATTATACACCTAAAAATGCTTTCAATCCCATGGCGTTTTGCAGGAACTGAGTTGGGGCAGCCTGCTGCCGGACAGGCCGACAGCAGGACTCGTGGAGAGTGTTACATGTTGTAGTCGTCATCACCCCAGTCGTTGGCAGGCTTGCTACCACCGCCGCCATTACCACCGCCACCGCCATTGTAGCCACCACCGCCATTACCGCCACGGTTGCCACCGCCATTGTATCCACCACCACCGCCGTTACCGCCGCCGTCTTTGTTCTTCGGCTCAGGTGCTACGTATTCAGCAACCGCCACACCACCGGTGAGGTTGTTGATCGTACGACGCCAGCCACGGGCGAAGTAGCCCGACGCATCGGCTTTGGACATCGGCTGTCCATCAGGACCGATCAGGGTGTGGTAGCCGGTACCCAGGAAGTCGAACTTCAGATACGGACGGTCTTTGGCCACCAGCGCGATGAACATCACGCCTTCTTTGTCGCGACCCAGAATGGTGGTCGACACCAGACGTGGTTCTTCAGAACGCTTGCCTTCGAAGAAGGTGTGGTTCTTGTTTTGGATCTTGTACGCAGTGTCCGGACCGGACTTGAGCACGGCATCGAACAGCTCGAGGAATGCACCGAACGAAAGGTGATCCATTGCTGCACGAATGTTGCCGTTGTTCTTGTCGTTGGGAACGTTGGTGTAAACATCCAGATGAATCTGGTTCTTCACAACGCTTACCGCCAGCGCACCTGGGAACTTGGCACCTTGGTCAGTCAGCGTAGGACCAGCCAGACGCAGTTTGTATTCATCCAGTGCGTTTTTCTTACGCGGTGCCGGACGGAAGTTGTTGTTACCAGCCATGATTTATTACTCCTCGGTTCTACACATAATGGGACAAAGAGGTAGTTTTTTACCTTTTGCCATCAAAACATCTTCAACAAGATCAATTTAAATTCAGGATGAAACGGGTAACTGTTGATGCATTGTTTCATCCGATTTAACGTGGTGGTCGGTGTCCAAAGGTACTTAGACGCCATGTCCACAAACTGACGTTTTTCCTTAATCGGGAACGTCTGAAAGTGAATACCATCACCGAACAGTTGAAGGGTGACATGGTTAAAGGGCATCCGGGTTAGGTCCAGTCCCGCACCGCCTGTAAGCTTAGAGCTCCATTGAGTGTGAGGCTTGATTTTACCGGTGTGTGATTCTAACAACTCAAGCGTGTGAAACTCATACCGCGACAACAAATCCACTGGCATATGCGTCACAATCAAACTTGCATGGGGCGAACCCTTAAGTGTCAAGTCGCTGTGTTGCAAATCTACCACCGCACTTGTGGTCAAGGCGGACAACACGTAATCCTCTTGTGACAGCAGGGCTTTTTGTAAGTCGGTTTTAGGCGTCTTCAAAAAGCAGTGTTGGTATTTCTTCTCCAGACCTTTGTAGGTTTGGATATAGAAGTAGGGAACGCACAACCCCCGTGTGACCGATTCTAACGAACCGATGATCACTTGGATCTCTGCCGTCAACGCATCGAGGAGGTCTTCATCCTTAATGGCGTCTTTTCGATCGCGCGCTACCGCGCCGATCAGGTTCCGTAGCAGGGTGCGTACGTTGAACCAGATGGCACGATAGTTATTGATCGGGGGTTTGGCTTTGTGTTCTGGGTGATCCTCCGACACCCCGAACGCACTTTCCAACGCAAGAGCGGTGGCAATGGAGATCGGAGCGAAGTTACCCAGTTCACGTTCTGCCAGAGGAGAATATCTTCTGGTCATTTAACAGGTTCTCCGCAAGTTGGTGATACAACGGATCGTGAACTTCCTCTTTGAATTTGTTCATCATCAAATCAAACAGGTTATCAGGCGTAATCGCAGCGGGAGTAAAGGGGGTGATAATGCGATCCACCGCCTCACGCTTGCCCTTTTCCTGATCCATCACCTTGGTGGTAATGAAGTGTTCGGTGTATTTCGCCTTAAGCTCACCCAAACTTAGGATGATCGGATCGGTCTTGTTCGCCAGCACCCTTAAGTGCGAGCCTACCGGTAGACTCAAGATCTTGTTATGGATCTTATCGGTGGCCAAATCCAAACTGTCCCCTGCGCAGTCTACGGAGACGTAGAGTTTCGCGTTACGGTTCTCAATGAACTTGATCTCGTGACGCCCATCGGCTTTGGTCTTCACCCACAGATGCCCTTTGGCTTCTTCTTCACCATGCGAGAGCCGGTCGAAGGAACCTGCCGCCAGGATGTTGCCATTCTGGGAACGCTTGTGGATGTGTCCGCCAAAGACGAAATACCGGG